AAATCAACTACTACTACCTATGGCACTAGTAGAACTACTAGTAAGAGCACGAGTACGGGCTGGACTACTAGCTATAATACTTCATTTAATACTAGTAAGACTACTACTACTACTTACGGTACTAGTAGAGTTACCGGCTTCAACACTAGTAAAACAACTACAACCGGCTACGTGACTAACTATGGTACTTCATTTAATACTAGCAAGTCTACGACTACTACATTTAGTACTAGTAGAAGTACTAGCTTTAGTACTTATAAGTCAACTACTACTAGCTACACTACTAGTTATACCACATCACGCGGTACTAGTAGGTCTACTACAACTACGTGGAATACCAGTAGAGGTACTGCATGGAATACAAATAGGGGCACCACCACTACCTACGGTACAAGTTGGACCACTGGTCATTCGACTAGTAAGTCTACTACAACTACGTGGAATACCAGTGGAAGTACTACATGGAACACTAGTAAAAGTACAACTACTAGCTACACTACTAGTTATACTACTAATCGTACTACTAGTAAGTCCACAAATACTTCATGGTTAACGGTACATGTAACCATTGCCTCTACTAGTAAATCAACTACTACTACCTATGGCACTAGTAGAGGCACTAGTAGAGGCACTACAACTAACTGGACTACTCAAAGGGCTACGTCCTTTAATACGGTAGCGACTGTATTGACCGAGTATAACACATCTAGAAATACTAGTAAGTCTACGACTACTAGCTATAATACTAGTAGAAGTACTACCTATGGCACTAGCAAGTCCACGACTACTACTTACAGTACCGGTTGGAATACTAATAAGTCTACTACGACAACTTGGGGCACTGATATAACAACCTCATTTAATACTAGTAAAACCACTACTACTGTATTTAATACTAACGTATCAACTAGTAAATCAACGACTACTTCATGGACTACTAGTTATTTAACTGACACAGTTACTAGTAAAACCACTACTACTGTATTTAATACTAGTAGAACTACTAGTAAGAGCACAGTGACTGAATGGTTATCTGGTAGAACCACTAATTATAATACCACCTTCGGTACATTAACTAGTTATACTACGTCCAGAACTACCAGTACTGCGTTTGTTACTATACGTGAAACTGACCGCACTACCAGCCAGTCTACTACGACTAACTGGACTGTGTCTTCTACTACTAGTGTAGCGATGACTACTCAGACTAACACAGTTTGGGGAACTCAACGTTCTACTGATGAAGGCCGAAGTGCAACGACCACCACTGCTTGGACTACGTCTTACAGCACAGATGTACAAACAACTGCTTCTACAACTACAAACTGGATGACAGACTTCCAGCGTGTTACTGATGTTGATGCAGGTAAGACTACAACTACACATTGGTCTACGTCGAAAGCTACGCAAACTGATTTTGCAACTGCATACTCGACTAACGTCAATACTGTAAGGTTCACTCAGTCTAACTGGACTACTTTTACGAATACAATCAAAGAAGTTGGTGAGTTGGTTACGTCTAAGAGTACCGTTTGGGATACAACCCGTGAGACGAATAGTTCATTCACTACTTCAGGTGGACAAGCTGTTCTAACCGATACTAGCTGGCAGACTGCTAAGTCTACGTTGACTGTATGGTCAACAAGTACAGTTGGTTCAGGTGGCACAACGTTGAATACTGATACGTTACGTAGCACTACAACATCTTGGTCTACAACTGTTCAGACAACTACTACTGTTGCTGGCGACCGTCAGACTACGACTGCGTGGACTACAACGTTCTCTACTACAGCGGACATTACGTACACTACCAATGCGGAATACATTACTCAGTGGAGTACTGCAAGACAGACAGATGTGTTGAACGCAACATCAATCTTGACGTCTACTTCTTGGAACACAACTGATTACTACGGTGCAGAACGTACTACAAGTCAAGTGGATACAACCGCTTGGATTACTGGTACTGAACATCAAACTCAGTGGGTTACAAGTCGTACTACTTCTTAATCTAAATAAGGGACTGGGGAAACTCAGTCCCATGTTAAAGGATAGTTAAATTGAATACTACAACAAGTAACCGTTACAATACCTTTGCTGCCATATGTGATGAGAGAAACGTTGAACTCATCGCTGACCATAAAAGCAATACTGGTATTAGTCGTAAAAGTAACGCGTTAATAATCGGGGAACTATTGGGGGGTATTATATTACTTCCTCAGTTATTAGGACTTCGACTGAAGAACTTGAATGCTGCACTTAACGATAATAGCCATGGCAATTCTATTGGCGAGTTAATACCTGAAGCAGACCTTCCGGATAATGGAATGAAGTTGATGGTTATGCCTGAACTACTTGTCTTGGAGATTACACCTAAGTGTTGTAATCAAATCGTTGATTGGGCTGATGGTGAACCTTGTTTAGTTATACCCAAGGATGATACTCCACCAGAGTTGATTCAGGCGTTACACGCCACTGGGGACAACTTCACTATCCTACCAGTTGATTCTGATAAATCGGATTTACTACGTAGGTCCAAAGAAGTATTGTGCAGTACAGTCGATGGGTTAGCCATAGAAGCCATATGGTACAACAAACCTCTCTCCTTTATGATAGAAGGCAGGTCCCACGACGTAGGCCCGTTTAGACTGCTAAACATTCTCTTGTCCAATGATTGCGAGAATCGACATAAGCGTCTTAACAATTTTCTGAACTCAGAGTTTGGTGGCTTCTTCTTACCCGGTAAGCAAGGACTTACTGAACTCCGAACATTCCTAGCGAAACACGAGGATAATCATGAAAGATTTACCAACCCACATCGCTCTTAACATGACCAGTGCCTGTAACATGGATTGCTCATATTGCTACATGGATAAATTAAATTCCGGTAAGCGTATGTCAAACCAAGTTCTTGACGGCGTCATTGAGATGATTAACAAAACCGATGACGGCCAACGATTCCAAGTTAGCTTCTTCGGCGGTGAACCTACTCTTGCTAGTCGTAGCATTGGGTACTTTATCGATAACGCAAACCTTGACAAAATCGAAGGTTTCTCATTAACTACTAACGGCACAAACATTGATGTTGTAAACCATGTTGCAAGACGTGGCTTTGAAATGACCAATGGTCGTATTATGACTAGGGTACTTGTATCTAACAAAGATGTACGTGCCCCTGCTGAAGAGCTTGACCTTGAAGTAGTTGCAAACTCTTACCGTTACATCGTTGGTGTCGATACCATTGATGAAGTTGACGAAGCATTAGTTACCGAACTTCTTGAAAGTGAATTCATTCAAGTTGACTTCCGTTTTGACTACTACGCCAACTGGGAAGAAGTTGACCAGACTAAGGTGAACCGTGTTATTGAAATGTTACGTACATTCCAGAATACAACCAACCGCCTTAAGTTCCAACCACCTAAGATACTTGAAGCTATGGTGCAGAAGAAATGTCCTGCTCCACACATGAGCATCGACACTGACGGCGGTATCATGCCTTGTCACCGTATGTTCAACAGTACTCGTGGTATCGGTATGTCTGTAGGTAATATCCTAGAAGATATGGATAGTGCGGTTGCTCAGTTAGCGAAGTTCCATTCCGAAGTTCACTTCAGTACTGGCTGTGTAGGCTTCACTGAAAACTTTGGTCAGGACAGCGACATTCACGTTCTTAACCTTGGTACTCTGAACTATGAAGACAAGAGTAGTAAGATGACAGAAGGCGTGCTACAAGCCGCTGGTGAAATGAGTTGTCGTTAATTAGGTAATTCAAAAAATTACATTTATAGGAGGAGGGCGAGAGCTCTCCCCTTTTATATGACCGGACGCGGTTAAATAGAAGATTCTAGAATGTTTTATAAGGATTAATCCCTATGTCAATCGAACCTATTATTAAATATCCGTTCGATAGTACAGCTGAGTCACCGACGAATTATTTCCAAAATGAGAGTCACGTGATTGAGCCGGATGGGCAAAAGACAATAGTGGTAAGGGCAGGTCCCTTCTACAGCGATAAGCTTATTGTTCACACCCCATCGTCTATCGAACCTCTTGTACGTGGTGATGATTACCATGTAAAGTATCTTTTCGAAGATGCGACATTGAAGACAGGTAAAGAAGTTCACATAGCCATTTCAATGGTTGACCCTAACTGGCACGGAGAGTTATTAATCTCTGGTCAAGTTGTGGGTGGTGACTACTCTCACCTGTATCCGACGGTTGTAGATATAGTAAATGAGATTCGCAAGAATTACGAAACAGTAAGTTATCATGACCTTGAAGACTTACCTACCGCTTTCCCACCTGTAAGCCATCCACATGACGTCAATGACTTGACTAACATGGATGAATTGATTGCTGCTATTAAAGAGAACAGTCAAAGCTTAGCTGGTACGTTGTTGTTTAACCAACGACCTTTGGAACGCATCGTAGCCCAAGCAGTTTCACGTACTGACCGTTTACAACGTCAGCCATTTGAAGGTTCTACCTACGTTGGCAGACACACTGGTCCCCTGACATTTATAATGCCGGGTACGCAAACTCACAATTCTAACTTTGTTGCTCGCATCCAAGTTCAGAACCATGAAAGCTTTGAAGTCTTAACTGTCTCTGGTCAAGAGAACATCGAGTTAATCGAAAAGGTTAAGGTACATGGCGATTCGGATTACGATGTAGATATATATCGCGATAAGAACATGCGTATCTGTGTCTCGATGGGTGACGACGCTACCGAGTGGATAGATGCTACTGTTGCAATCGACAGTATTATGTGGAGTGTAGATGACCCCGTATATCGTGAAGTTCCTTTACGTTGGTCACATCTATCGATAGACACGTTGAAAACACGTGAACCTACCCACATGGAAAAAATTCTTGTTGTTGGTGCACAGACCAAGAATAAGATGTATGGATATAGTGATGGTATTTTACCTAACTTCCCAGTAGTAGCGCAAGTTATGTCTCTTGATGAGCCTACTGAAGAAGAAACTCGTCTAAGAGAAATCGAAGCGGGACTAAGCTTACTTGAACCAGCATCTTTTGGTACACTAACAAGACCTGAAATTGAAGGTGCAGCAATCCGTCAATGGGTTAGCTTAACTGACGATAGCGGTACTAATACGATACTTCGTGTTGCGACTATTCCTGAGGGGATGATTGATGACATGGATAACTCAATGCGTTGGGTACTTCGTGTTAATGACCTAGACGGTTATGTCTACAGTGAGCCGGGTACTATTTTATCCGATGGTTCTGTAGCATGGCGTTTTGCAGGTTCTGAATTAGCTGATTGGCATTACTGGGAATTCGGTAGAGCGATACAAGAACGTCTTGAGTTGGCTAAAGTTCCAATGCACGCACTTGACAGTATCACTAAACCTGAAGAGCTTGACCCGTACATTCACAATGTTGTTCCTACGTGGGGCACTATTTGGGATACGGACTACGGTACTACTTACTCTACCACTGAGTACGAGAAAGAGAATACTGCATGGCTTACACACTCAGGTCCTGAAGCTACAACTCAGCGCAGCACTAATTGGTCTACTAGTTTACTTACGAGTAAAACTACTACCATTGCGGGTGATGGAGATTACCAGACTCTGTGGACAACCACTAAGTCAACCTCTACTACCTACAACACTGGTTACAATACCAACACTTCTCGTAGTACTTCTAAGTCTACGTCAACTACTTGGTCTACCGGTACTGGTAAAACAACCAATCGTAATACGTCGAAGTCAACGACTACGGCATGGACAACCTCTTACTCGACTACCAAGTCGCGTAATACAAATGCTGGAACACAAACCAATTGGACCACTTCTAAGTCTACCACTAAGTCGCATACCACAACGGTTAGCACAGGTGGAACTAAGACAACTAGTAAGAGTACAACGACTAGTTACGGAACCAACTATGGTACTAACTTCAATACGAGTTACAGTACCAGTAAGTCAACGACAACTGTCTTCGGAACAAGTAAGTCTACAACCACTACCTACAATACTGGTTATGGTTCAAACTACACTACTAGTTACAATACAAGTCGTTCGACAAGCACAGGTTGGACAACGTCGCACGCGACTACCAAGTCAACTACGACAAGCTATCAAGCATCTCGTAATACTACGTACAGTAAGTCAACCACTAAAGTTGCGTCTCGTAGTACCAGTACCAGTTACAACACTAGCTGGAGTACTTCTCATAGTACATCTATTGGTACATCTAAGACGACTACAACCACATGGTCTACTTCGCATTCTAAGTCTACTACTAAGTCAACTACGAAACCTCGCAGTACTTCAGTTAATACGACTAAGTCTACAAGTAAGACAACCAGTTGGACAACCAGTTATTTAACTGTAATTGGTAGTGCTTTCGTACCACTACCCGTTCTACTAGTGGTACAACTACTTGGAACTACACTGGTTCTACTAACCGTAATACCTCTTACTCTGCGAACACCACCTATAATACTTCTTGGAATGCAAATACCAATAGAAGTACAACTACGGGATGGACAAGTAATTACAACACGAGTTACAACACTAGTAAGGCCACTTCTAGGTCTACCACTACATCGTGGAATTACAGTGCAACTACTTCTTGGGATGTCAGTACTAGTTACGCGGCTTCTAAGAATACGACAACGGGTTATAACACTAGTTATGACACAGCACGTTCAACTACTACTAGCTGGACAACCAACCACACAACTAGTGGTGGTGTTACCAAGTCTACGTCGCATAGTACAAACACTGGGTGGAATACTAGTAAAGCTACAAGTACTGTTTGGAACACGTCACGCACAACCAGTAAAGCTACATCGCACACTACAAGTAAATCTACAACTACTAGTTTCAATACTGGCATTACAGGTAATACTTCTTGGACGACTAGCTACAGTGCTAACACAAGTTACACAACTGGCAAATCAACCACGACAACATGGGCGACTAACTACTCAGGTTCTACGTCACGAGGCACGAACAAGTCTACTAATACTGCATGGTCAACTAGTTACCAAACTGGTATTACCAAGAATACTAGTAGAAATACAACTACAACGTATACAACTACGTTTAGTACTGTTACTGCTGTGGCAACTAGTAAGAACACAAACACTGCTTACCAAACATCTCGTACGACAACAGGCTTCAGTAATGTAAGCGTCGACAGATTGACGGAACAAGTAACGTCTGTGGCTACTACTGGTGAGAAATTGACTACATGGTCAACGACTCGTAGTACAAGCGGTGAAAGAGTTGCACAAACTACTACAAGCTGGTCTACGGACTATGTGGATGGTACGTCTTGGACAACATCTCGCATTACTAATGTTGGGACAAGTAGAACAACTAACACAACTGTTGACACTTCAGCAACTACCACACTTACTACCGATAGTACTTTCGAGACTTCTTGGGAAACAAATGTGGATACAAGTATTTCAACATCAGCTACTACGACAACCTCGTGGAACACTGTACGTGAAACATCTTGGTTAACTGCTAAGACTACAGTGACTGTATTCTCTACAGTGGTTGAAGGTGTAACTAGAGAGACCATAACTTCTTGGACTTCTGACTTCACTACTTCACACAGCACAAGTATTAATACAAGTGCTACAACCACAACAACTTGGACTACTAATGGCGGTGCTACTCGTACGACAACGGCGGATACAACAACAAGTGGTTCAGTAACAACGACAACGACATGGGCAACTAACGTGTCTACACAGACTCAATGGTCTACTGCGGCGAATACTAGCTGGACAACCGGCATGAATACAACGCATACTAAGACTACCTCTGGGTCTACAGCTACTAGCTGGACAAGTTCGCATGTTACTAGTTTCAATACAAGTGTACTTACTGACATTCAATGGCAGACTAACAAACATACTCGTTGGAACACTTCAATTACTACTACAGTACAAACAGGTGCTACTATTACTACTAAGTGGGAAACTCAGGCTTCTACAGCTGGACAAACACTTATGGCATTACGTAACACTACTACGGCAAATGTTACTAACGTATCTACGTCTTGGACTACCCAAGCTACTACGTCACATAACACTTCTCGTGGTACAACAGTAAGTTGGCAAACAGCTGACGCTAATGACCCTACCGCTACGGTAACGACAAGCGCAGATGTGAGCACTTCTTGGTCTGAAGAGTCCGAGGTTTCTGTTACTACAAGTAGTTCGTACATGACGGCTGTTGAGCAAGAGTTCTTAACGGAGCACACGCAAGACACCGATTGGTACACCAACATTAATACTGATGTTCTTACTACTAAGACATCGTCTGTATTGACAGCGGTTACTACATCTCGTGATACGAGTTGGCAAGGCACTTAATTGTTAACGGCATAATCTAGGGGGGGCTTCGGCTCTCCCTTTATTTTTTCTTTAGGTATGATAACTAAGAGGAAGATACAATGAAAACTAGAAATCAAATCATTGAAGACACTGTCCGTCTGAAAGAGAAAGGCTATGCTAATCTCAAGAACGATAGTGGGGGTGAAACAATGTGGGGTATCACTACTGGTATTGCTGAGAAGTATAAGAACCTATGGGATAAATATGGGTTCACTGGCGATATGAAATCTATGCCTCTAGCTTTGGCGTATGAGATATATGCAATTGCTTATTGGGATGAGATGTATCTTGATGAGATATTGAAGATATCACCTATGTTAGCTGAAGAGATATTCGACACTGGAGTTAACTGTGGACCTAAGAACCCACAGGAGTGGCTACAACGCTGTCTGAACGTCTTAAATAAACAGGGGTCTCATTATTCGGATATTGTAGTTGATGGCGACACAGGGCCTGCTACGGTCTCTGCGCTGCAAGGACTGTACAACAAACGCGGTACTGAGGGAATGATGGTATTATTTTCAATGCTTAACGGTTTCCAAAGCGTATACTACGTTGAAATAGCTGAAAATAAAGAGACCTTGGAAGATTTCGAGTACGGCTGGCAAAGAAGTAGGGTGTTCCAGAACTTAGCTGGTAATTTATAAAGACAAAAAAATAAAGGAGGGCACTAAGCCCTCCGTTATGTCCGCCTACTGTTCTGCGTAACCTTTAGCCCTACCGTTTTCAATGATGTACAATTCCTTCATTACTAGGATGTACACATATCTACTAAGGACAAGACATGCAGTTGTTAAGGCTACCCCGATTATGGTAGGTACACTATAGAGAACCATTAATCCACCGATACCACCTAAGGTTACAGCACTTAAAGCATTTATCCTACCCCGCAGTAAAGAGAACTCACCACAGGATTTAATGACCTGAGAGTTGTTCTTATCACGCAAAGGTGTAATAACTGATTTAGTTGCCATCATTAACCCAAGGCTAGCCAATAATATCGTATCAGGATAGATGTCCCATTCGGTTAACCAGAAACCTAGGATACACAATATCTCTATTGCTACAATCCAAGTATAGGAACGAACGGGATTCTTAATCACGTATCTACTTAACCCCGGTAACAGAACAGCTAACCCCAATACAGGAGTCATCCAATCTTTTATCGCCAGTCCTTTCTCCCCAAAGGTAGAGGAGAGAAGACCAACGGTTATTGAGATTAAGAATACGTAAGTAGACTTCGATAGAAATTCGTAAGTAAGGTAATACTTCCTTAACTTACTTAGCTGTCGCAAGCTCGTTATCATCGGTTACCTCTTTCTTTTCTGACTCTAACTCTATCAGAAAATAATGGTAAACCCAACGCGACAAACTCATGAAACCAATAGCTAGAACTGTATTGACCATAATGTCTACTTTATAGACAGTCATCGCAACACCAACCGAAGTGACTATTACCAGTACGATGGAAGAGAATCTCTCAGCAAGTACTGACTAATCTTGGGTATGAACAATAACAAACCAAAGATAGGAGTTGAATAGTCACGAATGATTATACCTAGACCATCGAAGTACTTAACGATGAGTATTACAGTAACGGCAACTAAGAAGATGTTACAGGCATTCACTAGGAGTACGTATAACAGATGTAGTTTCCTTAACTTACTAAGGTTCTGTATTTGGTTCAACATCTTCCACAGGCTCCTTTACTTCTTCTACCGGGGCAGGTGGAACTTCACGGCCGTACATAGCCAATACTTCTTTTAAATCATTAATGGTATCTTCACCACCATGTTTAAAGATGTGATGAATTTGGGCATCACTGAACTGTAGAGCATACGCTTCAGTTTCCCAAGGTAAGTCACGCCATTGGTAAGGCATGCGTTCTGGGGTAGTAGTTTGGTCAATCAATGATTGTGGGTACAAAGTACCTTTCCAAACCGTACCACCATCAACGAAGCGTAGGTCACCACGTTCGAATTGACCTAAGTGGATAGCTTCGTGAGTTAGTGTCACTTCAAGTAGATTCACATCTGTGTTGATTAGAATCCAAGGTTCACCACCAATGGTAGTGAAGAATGTAGATACATCAATGTCTACAACTGGACGTAGTTCACGACCAACGATTGCTTGATGATGGCGAGAAGACATGGCGCAAATCTTCACGTTACCCAAACGAAGCTTAGTAGCTTTCGATATGGCATGTTTCATTTGACGTACGTAAGTCTGGTCATTACAGGCTTTAGCCATTTCACGACGTTGTTGCTTATTGTACATACTTAATGCTTCGCGGTTTTTCTTATCTTCGAAGAAGTTTTGAAAGTTCATACTGGGTCCTAGTTATAGTTATTTACTACGGTTGAATTGTTTGGGATGGTAACACCGTTCAATGCTGGGTAAGGACTCTCCACTATAAGAGTACAGCTATCTGGGTATTTCCAATCGAGACTGGCGAAAGAGTTAATAACTCCATTCACTACCTGCTCTGGTAAATCATTTATGGTTACAGTAAATAAGTCAAAGTTATCTACCGATTGGTTTTTCTTAACGAACTTAATACCGTATTTAGTATTAATGTTAAGGACAGGCATTGCGTCACCTAACTTACAGGTTATGCCTAAATGGGTTGTACTCATGCTCTTCCCTTGGATTCGGCGGTCGCAATCAATTCAGAAAACAACACTGGTTTTAAATCCCAGTGGTCTATCGCTTTTTAGCATTAGTGATATATTTCCTTAAATCCCTAACGCCCTTAGCATGTAGTTTACTACACCTTTTGGGACTTAAGCCATAGTTATTTATGGCAGCGGATAATCTAATCCAGTTATTTCCATCTAGGATATATTTAACCCTACCGCCTTCGACCCGCTCTCTGTCATAAGGGATTACTTCACAGTAGTGTTCAACTAAGTGATGCATCTTTATTTTCTTCTCACAACAGTGGTTACCGGGTATGTTAGTAATCTTAGCAACGTGATGGTTATCCACCAGTTCTTTCATTCTACCTAACCAGTAAGAGGTCATCGTCTCTTTATTCAATAGTGCATGGTGATAAGCAACTAGTCCACCGCAGTATCTTCCACCGTTGATAAACTATCGAACATACCCTGCTAAATCATCATCTGGGCTACCAAATGTAAAGGCTCGTTCTTAACTATAATCATTTCGTAAATTCCTGCAACAGGTTCTATATTAAAAACGTCCTGTGTAAAAATAGTATAGACGGCAAAAAGAACTACTCCCACAAGGAGAGTAGTCTAAAGGGGAATATACAATGAAACCTAATAAAAGGAAGTCAGCATCAAACACATCACAAGTGAAGCTCGCCTTCTAACCAAAGTCTGGACCCGACTCCGTCTAATGGTTATAGTTCGAGAAAGTTATCTACTAACATATAATAGGTTATGGTTGACTATTAAAACATAGCTCTTCTTGTTGACGAATAGATTCTACCATGTAGGTATCACCATCCCCTACCAACAACCTATTTCTCTCTTGTACCTCTTTAATTCTTTTTGCGCACCCATAATACTTAACAATTACTTGCTGAAGTTTATTTCCGTCCACATCGTCAAAGTAGGTAACTCCTTCTACCGTATCATCTTCAAAAACTCCCTTTGAATGAAATTGCAGAGTCTGAAACTCTGTACTAAAATATACCGAGCCTAAAAATCGAGCAGGTATAGTTAACAAGGCTATTCGGAAACAACTTTCCAAAGAGGCAATCATTTTGTAAATATTATCGGGCCTTACGTTAGCTCTTGCCAGAACTGTCTGTAATCGTCTCACAATCCTATCAGGAACTAGTTCGTCATCTAACAGGGGAGTAAGTCGGGCAATCACATACTTGCAGAGAATGCGCATTAAGACAACGTTAACCTTCTCGTCATCGTAACACAAGCGTCCACGTACATTGAATATAACCGTCTGACCTCGGTCGAACATTAGTTCCGATAATGGATTGTCTTCGCAATTTGCCCATTCATCTTCGAGAGGGTTAATCCCTCTTCGCTTACCGGGTACAATCATTCAGTTACCTCTGCTGGTTCTAGAAAAACACACTTACACAAACTTACAACTTAATAGTTCTATATCAAGACGTTGGTGTGTAATTTTTATTCAGCGGCATAAAAGGACTCTTACGAGTCCTTGTAGTATATGCTTAAGATTACATTCTAAGTATTTTCTTGGTAATGACACTACCGATAGAACCACCTAGAGTACTCTTGGGTTCTGTAGGAGCACCTACCTGAGCATTAGCCCTTGCACGCTTATCTTCACTTCTGTCGAAGAAGTAAGACCTGATGACCCAAATAGGGAAACCTAGTATTACACTCCACGAAGTATAGTCAGGTAACAAAGTTCTCAATGCTGTTAATTCTGCTGCTGTACCAACACCCATGCTGTCAGACTTAAAAGCTTCCATCACAGACTTGGCTATAAACCAATTAGAGTAGATAGCTGCACCCAAACCAACAACAACCAACAATGCCATTAGGATAACTACCACTGGTCTTACCCAACCATAGCCTTTATCTGCCTGCATCATTGCTAAGCGTAACTTAACAGTGTTGTCATCAATGTGTGCTTCATGCTTAAGCTTCTCTATCTCCTTCGCGACTTCACTTTGAATAATGATAGCCTTCGTTTCTGGCGGGAGACCTTTGACTGCCTTAGCAACTTCTTCGCCCGTTGCCTTTTTCGGGTCGAGTCGTTTATCTGGTTCGACGAATTCATTTACCTTCTCAATTAATTTATCACCAAGTGACGGTATGACCGCACCTAGTACTGCTTTACCTACTGTTCCTAGTATCGTTAGGAGGCCCATTCCAGTACCCTCTTCGTATTGCATCAGATAGTGCTAACTTAATAGCCTGATGTTCGTTTAAAAGTTCAGAGCCAATTGAAGTGTATCCCAACTTAGCCCCCCATAACTTACCGTCACCACCACTAAAGGTGTATCCGTACTCGATAAGTTTATCATACACGGTGTCTAAGTGAACGGTGGTGTAGCCGTGAGAACCGTAATACGTTACCAACTCATTCACTATAACAATAGCGAGAGGAGAAGCTTTGATAGTAGCCTCTGTAAGCATCTGTATGACCTCGTCGTAGACTTCTTTCTCAGATGCTTCCGATGATACCACAATTGTAAAAGGATTGTTCTCCGCGCACTCTAGGAAGCGTTCACGCACTTCTTGTTGATACGTTTTACCTTTTAGTTCAATATTGTCACGTTCACGGTCACCAATACGTTCATCGGCTATATCCACATCAACATCTACAAGTATAATGATGTCAGGAGTAACTATGTCTACGTGCAACTGGTTAAATAACTGACGCTGCTGTTGACCATCCACCTGATATGCTTCACTACACATCAAACATCTATCCGACACTACATGCTTATCGGCAAGTAGTGCTGGTTTAATTAATTCGTTCTGCATAGAGTCTCTAGCAGTATAGATTAATAATAGTTGTTGTTTGAGGGTTAGGTTGGCATCTTTATTTTCAAGAATGAGTTCACGAATAGCATCCGCTGTGGGAGTTCCCGAGTATTCATGTACTTCAACTATTTCTTTTGGTTGATTTTGTTCCAACCACGATTTTACGGCACGAGAGGCTGTGGTCTTGCCACAGCCATCTATGCCACTTAAGGCTATGTACATTTTACTTTCCCTTGTTAGACAGAGTGATGATTAGACAACAAATGAGGGTGTCCAGTAAATATTTCCCCATCGCTATCTTTAATCCATTCCCAGCCTGTTGGAGTTACTACAATGTATCCACAATGACGCATTGAGTATAACCCACGTATACAGTGTGTGCCGAAAGGAAGAGACCGGTCGTGAAAGTGTTCTTTGTAACCATGTGCTTTATAGAAAGCAAATACGTCACCAACACTATTCTCGTTGAGCTCTAACCACTTGTCAGGGTTTATGTGAAACACTGCTACATCATCGTGCTCAGGATGACGTCGTGGCTCTTCCTTACCCGCTAAAGGTAATCCAGTTAATATATTTGCGTGTGCTAAATGAATTTTACTCATACCTACAAACTGCTCTTTATTATAAGTTTTTATTAAAGAGTCTATCGATTTTCCAATATCCAACGGCTACGGCATCTGCCGCATGTTCAGACAGATAATCGAGAAGTGTAACCGTGTCGGCATCGTAGACCACGTTCGGCAACCTTTTAATAGCCGCCATTACTTCTTCTTTATCTTTGGACTTACCACTTACCCCTACTGCCTTTTTAGCACTGGGTGGGTCAACATGGTCAAAGTCGACCAGTATGTTGTACTTGATAGCTGCTTTACGAATTCCACTAACAGCTTCAACTAGAGCTGCATAACTGTTAGGGAACCTACCTAAGAAAGGAGCCTCATGTACAATCGAATGAGGTCCCCATCGATTGAAGAATTCCAACAAGTATTCTTCATGGTAACAAAGCTTGGCTGTTCGTAGTCCAAAGTGAGAGATAACTTCCGGAAACTTATTAGAGCCAGCTACTGCATCAATTGTTTCAGCGTAACGAATGTGGATACGGCCAGTAGATAGACATACGTCCAATACTGCTATACCCAACTTATCTAACGCGGGGTCAATTGAGACCACTCTATAGAAGTTATCTTCCATTTTATTTACCTTATTAAACTACTGGAGTACCACTAGAGTTAGTATCAACAGCTAACGGTTCAGATGCACCCAAGTCAATCTTCAGATTGAAACCATTGTTAGCAAATGCCATAGGGTACATACAAGCAACGAATACAGCTACTTGAACACCACGAGCTTCTAACATCGAGTAAGGGTTACCTGATACAGGCTGAACGTTAATGTTCGTGTCCTGACCACTACAGATACCAATTTCGGATACTACAGCGTAAGCTTCGTCATTATGACGGATACGACAAACTTGTTTAAGGTTTTCTGCATCTGTAGCATTGAAGTCGATTTCAAATGTAGTGCTAACTGAAAGAGTTTCACCAGTACCTTCCGTAACACCTTCTGCTGCTATTTCAACAGGAGTAGGGTTTAGGTCAGACTGAGTAGGTTGGAAGTTGATTGTGTCAGTTCCATTTTCAGTAACTACTGTGTGTTCGTAAACAATCGGTTGTTGTCCACTACCTACACGCTTCATGTAGTAACAGTAGTAGTCTACACCATTGAATGGCTCAACTGTACGTAAAGCATACTTAGTACGTTCGTTATCGTCTAAGTCATTGTCCAACTCACGCATTACAAATGGTAAGTGTTTGAACAAGGCTGCGTCACGCGCACGGTGAGGACGAGATTGAACTAATGCTTGACCATCGGCACCAGAATAGTTCTTGTGTCCACCACGACCGATTACATAGTAACCTAGCGTAGGGTTCTCATCAGGGTTCTCAGTAGCAAGTACGTTGAACTTCTCGTTGAGGGTTGTATGTTGCTGTATAACGTGCTCACCGTTATTAAACATAGCTGTTTGTAAACCATTGCCATAAATGGTACGTTTAGTTGAAAGAGACATTATAGTTCCTCAATATTTGAAATACGAACTGGTGCACTACTACCAGACGTTAATTGATTGCTTTGTTCTACGACCTTAAAGTCTAGACCAATAGAAAGACTGTGGTGATTCTTTATGGTATCGTCGTAAGCGTATTGCATCATGGTCAAAGGGTCATCTGAATTCAGGTGATGACGTATCTTACTAACCGGTGCTACCCTATTAAGAGTAGTCTCCTGCGTAATTTTTGAATAGTGCTTTGTCCGCATATCGCTACTTCTAACAGTAGGCCAGTCGGTACGCTTTAACTCTACCTCATTCGTTGTTTGAATGAATTGTAAATCGTAACTACATAAACGTTTCATTGCTGAAAGCATTGCAGTCTGTAACTCTTTAAGAGATTGTCCAGCATTGGCATCAGTACCAGTAGCGGCAGCTAATATCTCATTAGCCATAATCTCAGAGTCGGCAGCAGATAGAGTATCTAACGATAAACCATTTTCAATCATCCAGTCACGGAAGTCGGTAACCTCGAAGACGGCACGATAATCACGGAAGCAATAATCGATAGTCTTTGCGTACTCACCATGACTACGGAAGTCTTCAACAGCCCCAAGGAAATTACGGTGCTTTATAATAGCTTCCATAATTTCTTCACATGACGCATAGAAATCTTCAGTGTTGGTGTAGAGTTCTAGACTTGGAACAGCTGCAATTAAATCTCTAACTGTAGCTTCTTCAACGTAATTAGCATCTAGGTACTTCATTACGTCTGTCCAAACGAAATACTCAGTTCTTACTGTACGGTCACAGAACACATCGGGCATAGTTGTTAAAGTAACGCCATGTGCTTTGTTATAACAATAAAAATACGCAATAACCGCATCCTTTGAACTTAACCTCATGGTATTATTGGTGTACGGGTTAGACACGCTTATATAAGCATTGTATCTTCCTGTAGCTGCCCAATCTATCCAGTGGTTAAATAGAATGTCACCTATCGTGATTGGTAAAGAACCAGAAACATCAACTGCTTCAGATTCCAATACTTTAGTTGGTAACGAGTCACTTGCAGAATCAACGATACGTTGAGTAATATCAGCTTCGTCTCTAACCTGATGGTCTATGTTCCACAGACCTAGTTCTTCTTCAAGTCTCAGTACCTGTCCGATAGTACGTTCTACTTCCTCAGCATAGTGATTGTTTAGAGGAGTTCTACGAATACGAGGCTTAGGTTTATTATCGCCCTCAAGTATTTCATCCACGGTATGTTCTATACGGTGACCATAAATACTTAATCCACGTTCAGTAAGGAAGTTATGAATTAACTCTTCAAATATTTCCTGCTTACCAACGTTGGCTTCTAAGAACCTAATGTTACGGTACAGCCAATGGGCTTGTCTGAAAGTAAAATACTCTCTAAAGTCGTCCATAGCCGAGTGACTAGCAAGGTAACTCCAAATATGATACGTATGTACCATTTCACTATGACAGTTAGCTAGTCTTATGTTCAATACCCTAAGGGGCATATTTAGATAAAGTATGCCTAACAGGCTAGGTGTAAACAGTTCGTCGGTGATGGAGTAACCATCTACGTCGTAACGAAATGCAAAACCATTTATCCAATTCTGGAGTTCAGGAATAACATTAGTTTCCTGTGCTTCCAATAAGCTACTATCCCAATTAAGAATAGTGAAGTCGTCCGCCGCAACCGCAGTGTCAATATCAACTGGGTTTATAATGCCGCGAATCAATTCTTCCTGTTCAGGATAGTTAAGAACCAATTGTTCGTAGTAGTCACTTTGTAGAGTGTACTCCTTACGAGTAGTTTTATGTAACTCAAGATTGGCCTTGGTAAATTCGATTGTTTCTAAAGTATCAAGAGATGTCACAGTCATTACCGTATCGGTAGCGTGATATTCTCCACCTAAGTTAAGAAAGTACTTCCATTTATGAGTCTCCGTCTCTGGTTGATAACCAATTTCGGTAAGATAAACATTAATGGCCTCTGCGGTTTTCTGTGATTTAATAACCATAGATTTGCAGAGTTTGATAGTATCGTTCTTAAATAATAAGAAATAGTTATTACTCACAGGTCCTCCGTTTCAATTAGAAGGAGTATTAGGATGTCCAAAGAAAATAAGGACGCCGTTCTCAAAAGATATGACCCCAAAGCAAAGCGTTTCGATGCTTCTACACTTCGTAGAAAATTGGTAGGTCAATCTGGTAACGTCGAAGGGCGCAGAGTCGGTAGTCCCCAGTATGATGTAGACAAGTCGTCTACTCGCAGAGTGGTAGATTCTACTGCTGAACATATCACTGATGTCAAGTCGGTGTTTGAAATATTACCAGATACCAAACTGGCTATGGATATCTTAGTATCTTGTATCATGTCACCAAACGATATGATTTCAAATGAACTGTTATTCCGTGTTAAAGAAAGCACAGTAGATGATGACATAGCTCCAATACTATTAGGGGTTATAGAGAAGTACTTTACTGATGACGTTAACCTAGCTAAGATGTGTGTTCCTGCATTGGAAGACATGTTATTCAAAACTGGTAGTTATCCTGTCATAGCGGTTCCTCGTTCAAGCATTGACGGTATCATTAACGGTCAGTCTGTTTCATTAGAAAGTCTACAAGAAGATTTCGATGAAGAGTTCAACGTTAAGAACTTAGGTTTCCTATCACATGCCAAACCGGATGATGATAAGGCCAAGGTATCATTAGAGAACATGGCAGCAGCGGCTAGTCGTAACTCCGGCCAGATAGCAGTAAACACGTACCTTACTTTAGTGGATAACCCCACTGTACTTAAGAAACCATTGTTATCTGAACGTATCCGCGAAGAACGTAGTCGTGACCTACTTGGTCTGATGAATTATCACGGAACTAAGTCTGTGGTATCTGTTGAGTCTACCGAAGACTCCAGCGTGATGATAGATAAAGATGTAGTTCTTTACAACAAACGTAAGTTTAAGAAATCACCTTTCATGGAGTTGATGGACTGTAAAGAAATAGATGATGAAGAACCTATCTTCTTCCATCCGCCGTCTGAATCAATCATTCCAATTAACGTACCGGGTGATGTTACTCGTAAAGTTGGTTACTTTGTAGTACTTGACGATGCTGGTAATCCAGTAAGTGTTGCTTCTAGCCGTAAGCATTGGGACCGTTTAAAGACCCAAGCTGAAAGTAATAAAGACTCTACTGAGATAACTCGTATACGTGAACAGTTGTTTGGTCAAACTGAACACAAAGACATTAAGACAGTGAATGAACTCCACAAAGCTTATGTCACCCATCTAGAGCGTCGTTTACATACGGCTCTTAAAGAAGGTGTACATGGCGATGATGTAGAAGTAGAAATCTCTGGCGATGCAGAAATGTTAATGATGACACGTGCCCTAGGTCGAATGAAAACACAGCTTCTTTATATTCCTAAAGAGTTGATGGTTTACATGGCGTTCGATTATAATGAACTAGGTGTTGGTAAATCATTGTTAGAGACAACTAAGATTATCTCTTCAATGCGTGCTATGCTTTTACTTGCTAATACACAAGCTAGTATGCGTAACTCAACTCCGGGTACATTGTTAGACATTGAACTAGACCCACTTGACAAAGACCCTGATGCGACTATTGAAAAAATCCTTACTCTTCGTGAACAAGCAGCCTTAGGCTCTTATCCGATTGGTAACTTGGACTTAACCAATATTGCTAACTCACTAAACCGCTCTAATGTTCAGGTATCTGTATCTAACCACCCTGCTTACCCGCAGACTAAGATTAAGAGTGAAGATGTATCTCGCTCAGTCGCTACGGTTGATACTGATATAGAAGACCGTCTACGTGATAGACATCATCAAGGTTGGGGTGTTACCCCAGAAATGATTGATGCTACCAAAGACACGGACTTCGCTGCTAACATTGTCATGGGTAATAAACTCATGGTTAAGCGTGTATCAGTTTATCAAGGTATATTCACTCCGTTCCTTACGGAAATCGTTGAATTGTTCGCAAGACTATCTCCTAAGATTCAACAGGAGTTAGTTGATAAGCTAAACGAATCTGAAGTTAAGTTACCTAAAGACACGACTATCGAAGAAGTTATTACTAATTTCTTAGAGAACGTTGAAGTAACTCTACCGTCACCTGATTCGTCTAAAGTAGTAACACAGTTAGAAGAGTTAAGCTCTTACATTGAAATACTGGATACTGCGTTAGAAGCTTACTTCTCTGAAGATATCATGGATGGCGTTGTAGACACAGAACTAGAAGATAGTATTGTATCTACCCAAGCAGCTATTCGTGCATTCTTTATTCGTAACTGGATTCGTAATAACAACGTACTTCCAGAAATCGAAGCAATGTTTGTTGTGGATAGTGGAGAAGCCATTCTTGAACAACATACTGAGTTCGTGCAGGACATTTTGAAAATAATGTCTGAGAAAATGCTTAAGACTACTAAGGTAGGTCGTAAACATGAACAAGATGCTGAGAAGGCCATTGAAAAGGAAGAAGAGGAAGCTGAACGAAAAGCTCAGGAAGAAGAGGACGCACTTGATGCTACACAAGCAGAACAGGACAACCAGAGTGACGATGACTTAGCTGACACCGATAACCTTGACGATGCCGATAACCAAGATGATGAATTAGCTGAAGGTGATGATGCTGTACCAGATGCTGGTGCGGAACCAACTCCAGATGAAGGCGCAGATGGCGACGTATCGGAACAAGACATCGTTCCTGACGCATAGTCAAAAAAAAAAATAAAGGGCATAAAGTAGGGAGGCTAGCGCCTCCCCGCTTATGACGTAATGACTGAAATTACCACACCCTGCATAAAGCAAGACTAGTAAACCATGATTACACCTTTGTCGGTGCGTACACGGCCAGCTACAACGTTAGGCTTGTTAGCGCGATGCATTGCAAACGCGTGGAAACCTTGAGCTTTAAGTGCTTTAACGTTGTCGACGTTACGTTTACCATCTTCGCCTAACATAAAGTTAGTGATACCGGCAATCAAGCCCGGCCAGCGTTGGTCTACGTAGGCTACATCAACTTCGCCTTCGCTTTTCATTGGTAGATTAGTATCGGCATTTACTTCGCCTAACTTAGCTACTATTTCCTCTATCAACATAGTGGGAATCTCCATAATGCATTGGAATTAGGTTGTACAAAAAAGACATGATGCAGAGCTCACGACCTTAGCGTTCAGGACTAGCATAGTATAGGTTAAAAAAAGAATGGTTTATTACAAACCATTCAGTAACTCCCTACCCACATCATTGTAGGGGAGGAGTATATATCCACGATGTGGTTTAGTATCTAGAGCTTTAACACGGTTCTGTACTGTACCAAGTCCAAGATGTAGGACTAAGGCTTCATGTTTCCGATTATAACATCTTTGCTTCATTGAGTTCCAACTGCTGTAGCCGGGAGTCCCTCTTCTAGTTTTATATTCTTCCACTTATAGTACCTCTAAATACTTAATACACCTAGATGATATATGTCTAAGATTTAGTATAGGTTAAATTAGAACAAAAAAAATAAAGGGCGTAAGCCCTCTATTTAATTTGCGTCACTACAACTTAAGACACTTTAGAGAAAGCGTAAGTTTTAGCAACAGCACCAAGTTTACAGATTTGGTAAGTAACACCATCAGCAAGACGTAAACTGAAGTCACTGATTTCTGTCTTAGTAAGACGAGAGAATACAGTTTGAACAGCTTCGTGTAAACCACTATGTGAAGAATCACGTACGTAGAATAACTCATCGCTTTCAGCTGAGATATTTAACTCAGATAACGTGTATGGTAATGCTAGAATGTAACGTGAACGCTCTAACAATAATAAGTTATCAGTAGTCTTAGGAATTGAATCACCTAAAGACGCGATAGCTTCATCACGCATTGCATCCGGAACAGTGCGAATGTTGTTACGCATAATGCGAGACAATTCTTCAGCAAACTGGTCAGCCATTTTACCTGAACGATTTTCACGAATGTAATCTTCTACATCTACGATATCGTCAAAGTCAGTGATGTTTAACTCTGCATCCAATTGAACTTCCAATAGGTAACAAACATCTTTAAGGATGTGACCAGATACCCATAACTGCATTGTGCGAGGTAACGTACCTAACGTTTCAACGTATGTGTCAAAACGCTCAGATGTGATACTACCCATACCAGTTACAACTGATAGTTCAAAACCTTCAGGCATTACAAACGGCGTAACTAACTTGTCGTATGTTTCAATAGACTTGTCAACGCTGTCTTGTGTCTGTACCTTAATAGATGCAGCAGTAAATTCTGAAGTTTCACCTGAAGTATAAGTACCACGACTTTCATCAATGGTCTTACCACGATGCTTAGACACCATACCTTCGTCACCAACTTTATCGGCTAGTGTAGTCATTGCAGCTGGCTTAACCACATGTTTAGGATGTACGGCCGCTACTGGCCCGCTTAATGTGTGACTTACATAATCCATTTCCGTGTCCCCTTTATTTACCGGAATAGTTTTAGATACGATTAACTGTTTCTCGTAATCCGCCCAGATATAGTCTAGTAGGATTGTATCAGCATCGTACGCTAGTTTAGTATCGAACGCATCATCTGTCTTAACAACTTCGATGTCGGTTTGTCCGTATGGCAATACCAATACGTTATCCGCATCATTCTTACCAGTGATGATTGCAACCTTAGGTAAGAACTCACCAAATACTGCTTTAGCAACTGGGCTAAGTACAGGACATTTGATGTCAGTAACAGGACGACCATCTGAAGTTGATTGCAATGGTGTATTAACATTTACTTCGTGCGGCATGTCGTTGCTTCCTGTGTTGTTATCGATAAAGGTTGAAGTAGGTTCTTCTTTAACTGTCCACTCAGTAGTTTCTACACCCTGAGGTAACATTTCATCAAGTGGATTTACCTGAGGCTTATTCAAGTTCTCGGCTGCTTGCTGTTGGGTAGATTTAGTTCCCCAACCGCTTGAAGTTGGACCCGGTCCTTTACTTGCCACAGAGCGAGGTTGCCATTTAGAGTCAACTGGCTGCTGCTTTGCGGCAGGTGCACTATGTTGTTCGTAGGCAGATGTAGTGGTACGAATACCTGCTGCATTACGAGACGACACTGGTTGTTGAGCATTATCGTTAAAGAAACCAGAACGATTAGTACCGCTAACTTGTTGGCTGTTTCCCCAAGACTTAGCAGGTTGCGAGTTATTAGCAAACATACTTCCGCCTTGTTGTTGATTAAAACCACCTTGCTGGACAAAGCCGCCTTGTTGCTGTTGGAAACCACCATTTTGTTGGAAACCCGTTCGATTTGTTTGACCCATTAGCTGGTCAGCTCTTCCTTTCCATTCCAATGCGCGAGATTGGTATTGTTGAGGGAGAACCTGTTGAGCTACTGTAGGGTTATCACACCAGCGTATACCTGCATCCATTTCTAGAATAGGTAACACTACATCGTTTTGGAAGTTATTACTATTACGACTTTCCGCAACAGTACACATACGAGCTACGCATTTAGCGAAGTCTTGATTTTCAAAGTTGTTGACACTAAGAATGTTCCAAGATGGAGTAAAGTACTCATCACCTTGTACAAGATTCTGTAATGTCCAACGACCCATCCAATAAAGACCGGTGAACAACTCAGGATTGTTAATCTGCACAGAGCGTGGCAAATTAATTGGATGACCGTAGTCAGGCTCTTGTTGGAGCCCGAACTGTTGGTTCATTATCTGAGTATAATTTTGATTCTGATTGAACATACTGTTATCCTTTTATTTATCAGAAGTAAGTTTCATTGTTTGTTAATTAGTCACGCATGACTACTTTTTCCATTTCGCGTAATACTGGTTCATGGCGAACTGGAATTTGAACGATATCAGTTGCATCCATTTCAATGAATGGGTTAATACAATCACGTCCGGTCGGGTTGGACTTAGGTTGATTGAGATAACTTGCGACTGCCATTTGACTAGAATGTAATACTAGCTGCGGGTCGTACTCTGTTGTGTCAGACGAGTAACCATCGTTAGCTTTAGTTTGCTGAACAATATTACTTGTAATCTTCATGAACATATTGTCACCAGAGATTTGATGGGTAGCAGTTTCACCATGCTTCTCACCATTAATCTTGAAGATTGCATCGAACTTAAGAGTCTTAGACAACGTCTCGTTTATAGATTCGAATGTCAGTACACGCTTGTCGGGTGCTAGCTTATACATTGTCATGAATATGCTGTACGTAACATCAAACAGGATGTAACGTAGAATAATCAAATTCTTGTTGAACATACTGGAGATACCTAGTAAGGCTGTTGAATCATCTACATTACCACGACGTGAACGCATTAAAGCACCCATGTTAGATATAATGTAGTGGAACAATTCCCAAACATCAGATACGTTAATATCTGCACGCTTGAACTTTTGTACTGAAAGGTCATCAACATACTCCGCAAGCGAAGCCATGTGTACATCCATTTCATTTGCAAGTTTACCTTCACTGCGTTGGTTCTTAATAATACGACCTAACGCAAGACGCCACATACGCGGGTCATTCATTTCATCGATTACAACTTCCTGAGGAAGATGGTCAGCAACGTAAAAGAATGAAGCAACATAGTCACGTACTACTTCACTAAAGTCAGACTTGCGAATAACTAAGCGTATTGTACAACCTTCATACATCTGCACTCGACGTGCAGCTTTCGGTCTCGTACCCATCAGAGAATGCAGGGATGAGAAGATATACCATTTGTCCTCCGGATACATTTGATTGTTTAATTCTGGTCCACCTACAATAATATCAATTCCACAGAATCGACGTATTGTTTCAAGGAAACCAAACTGAGCGAACATGTAATGAATAATAGATACTTCACACTTCACAGCGTTAGGACCTTTAGCTTTATCATCACCATTATTATATATGCGTGAAGTTACTACGGCTCCATTGTTTTGCAGTGTACCGTTAACCATGAAGTTATGACTAGCACGTTCAAAGTTTAACTTAGCGCGGGTAAGCGGAATGAACAAACCATTCTGCTCAATTGAAATAGCTTTGTCTGCGATTACAGGACTCACGAAATATCGAGTACCTTTAACGCGAATACAGCCACCGGGGCCAACAGCTGGTAGGAACATAAACTTTGGGGGTAATGTTCTTGGACCAGTTCCATCGTCGTATGAGAATAAGAACTTAACTAGATAGACATCAGACTTAGATAACTCAATCTGGTGTTTACCATAGCGCTTACGCGTAAGTTCATTATACTCTTCCCGTGGAGTACAACGGACAACATCTTCAAATACCAAACCCTTTGGAAAGGACTTAGAAGCACACTTCATTACACCTTTGACATATGTCATGGCTTCTTTGAGGTGCTCTACAGCTAGTCCTCTACAGACTCTCTCATTAAACTGAGGGAGCTTTTGATGTATCTCATCGAAAAGAAAGTTATCCACCTTTATCTCCTGTTATTAAAATATTTATGGTTGGGGATTTTTTTTACATGAACTACCGCTCTATGATATAAGAATGTAATGTAAATTTTAACCTAGGTTAATGCTTTCCAGATACCTACTCCAATAGTTACAGCGCTCGCAACATACTTGAGCCAAGAACTAGTATCCTCTCTCGCATCACTTCTAGCAGCACCAGCCTCTTTAATAGTGGCTAGCTTCAAATCTAATTCCTTCTTCTCCTTTGCAGTGTCAAGAGACTGCATTTTAACTTTTTGTTCTAATGCCTCCTTCTCGTGCAAAAGCTTCATTTTCTCATCGCCATATTTATCGTGTAATTCAGTGAGTGCTTTCCGCTCATTCTCTAGTGCATCCATCTCCATTTGACCGATGATGTTTTGACTAGTAGCAGAGTCTGCCTCAATTGATGTCTTAAAGATAGGTATCTCGTGCCAGAATTTAGTAACGCCTAATTCTGAATCCTTTACAGGTACGGGAACAACCATCTTATCTCCATCGCGAATAAACCGATAAACTCCTGTTGGTAATTGATAATTTCTTACCACTGGTAGAGTTCGTGTACGCTCACATATTCTAACGTAATAGTTAGGTGGACGTTCTCCCTCATTCCAGTTCACAAATGCTCCAAACGTTATACCTTTACCATAACTCCGTCCCTCAATTTTAGCGATTGCATCTGGATGGTAAGGTGCGTCTAGATAATTTGTTATCTTAGTGATAAACAGATTTAACTCAGACAAGTATAATGTATCCTCTTGTCCAAACTCCCCTGCATATATCACTGACTCCCAATCACACATCTTCAGGTTATGTATCCCACCCGATTGTCTCCAACCTTCACTGATTGCTTTATCCACTAACCTATCGGTAAGTACGGACTCTATGCGCTCTGGTGAAGATTTGCTATTAACACTTACTCCAGCTGAAGCAGTTATTCTACAAGCAATTTCGAAAGTACCCGTTATGTTAGACGGGTCGTAAGGTATCCTCCAATATAATCCTCTCGAATCAAAGATGACAACATCGAAACCTAAACCGTTAAAGTATTTGGTGTGTTCCTCTAAAGAACAAGGTCTACTGCCAATACTAGTGGAGAAGTAATTCCTACTAGCTACTTCATCTGGCTGTAATACTTTAATCTGTCCTGCCATAGAGGCATTCTCAGTTACAGTGCTACATTCCATATTCTGGCTTAAGTTCTGTGGTACAAGTTCTGTTGACTGTGGTGCGTCAGATATAACGCGTGGAGTCACTACATTACTAAAAGACTGCTTCCACAATTTACGTGGTCCACTCAGTATAGTGGCAGTGCGGTCCATAAGCCCCCCTTACATTAAAACCATTAGTCATATTCCCTAGAATAATATAGGTTTATAAATAGTTTAACTAGGACGGCATAAAGTAGGGGCAGTTGCCCCTACAATAGTTTAATGTTAGATAGCTCTACGGATAGAACTTCTAATTTGTCCGGCCAATACCGCTAAGCCGTTGAGACCGATGAAGTGATTATTATAGATAGCTTTCTTAAGCTTTCCTTTTTCGTCTACAGACGCGTCCAGTATAGCCTTGGCGTTCTTCACTGCCTTACTAAACATATCTTTATAGTCTTCGAACTTCTTGATTTCACCCTTAACAATCTTAAGGGCTTTGTCTGGAGTGATTAGCTCAGACACCATATCCTTAGTACTAATAGGTAGGTCTAAGTCATCTTCAATGGATTTCATTAAACCCTTTTCCATCTTATCGTCTATGAGCATCACTGAAGAGATGTTGACGCCACGCCACGCCATAGTGGATGAAAGTGCTTCCATGGGGACATCCAATCCTTTAAGTTCGTGGGAATGTATGTTGCTATCCACGTATTTATGGATTGCCTTTTCCATCTTATCCATGCCGGACTTGATGCGGTCGATGTCCCAACCAGTCCATCCGCCAATTTTCAATACGTCCCTTAGATGTTTATAGGTAACGTGGTCTTTAACAGCCCCACCTATTTGCCTACCAATACCTTCCATACCTACATCATCGTCTTCGAAATCTTCCAACGCATGGTTAACATCGGAACACCAGTCTATGTGGTCTTGTACGAAATTTCTCACTTGCATTTCCTTACTTGTTTATAGATGGCATAAACAAGGGAACCGAAGTTCCCTTGTCCACGACTAACTTAGTTTAGCTAATTAAACTTTGCTAGATAACACTTTATCAAGGTTAGTAACCGTGATGCGTGCCATTACTGGTAACAAGCCGATGTGGCGGTTACGAGTTTGTACAGTTGTAACGTTAGCAGTAGAACCACCACGCGATACTTGTGCACTAGATACCATTTCAGGAATCCAACCGTGAGCACCGAAGCTCAACGGGTCAGCTTCACCAGCTACGTTTTCACGAGCGAAAGTCAAGAAGATTTCACCTGTCATACGAGCATCTGGAGAAGTAACTACTTTGTGGTCCATGCCGATTGAAGCAGTACGCTCGTCACCAGAAACCATGATGTGACGTTGTAATACTGAATCAGTAGCGATAACTAAACGAGGCTTAGTTTCACGACCATTAGTAATTATCTCTAACGCCGTTTGGTAGTTAGAATCTTGAGCCATTGGGTAAACCAATGAACGGATTGCGTTGATAATCGTATCAGCAACGTCAGCAGCTTTTTCATGCGACTTAGTTGAGTTGATTACAGCAGCCATGTCGATTGTTAACTCTTTGTAGTAAGGGCTAACTAAGTGACGACCTGCACCTTCAATTTCAGGAACTGGCATGTCACCTTCAACAGCTTCGGCGTATCGCTTAAGCATGTCTGCACGAGATAACAACTTACTAACTGCATCGTTTGCATTACGCGTACGAGAGATTGCAGTGATTGTTTTCAAGTCAGTTGCTTTACGCTTGTCAGTTTCGTTAACTGGCGCTTTAGCAGTGATTGGAGCATTGAAACCGATTGAGTAACGTTCAACTTTACCAGTGTAGCTACCTAAGATACCACGGTGACGCAAGTTAGCGTTTGAGTGGTAAGACTCAAGAGTGTAACCAACTAATTCGAAAGTTAAGTTATCAACGATGCCTTTACCAGCACCTGAAGCGATAGAAACTTTTTGACCATCAGCAGCGTACAAAGAGTTTGCAACTGGAGTTGGGTTGTAAAGATTCAATTCACCAGTTTCAAGGTCTAATGTACCAGACATTTGAAGAGTGATGTTTAACTTCTGACCATTCAAAGAAGCAAGGCCTTCAGCAGCAGCGCCAGCGATGTCTTGACGGTCGTCCATTAGAACAACAGTTTCGTTAGAGAACTGGATGCTCATTTCACGGTCTGATTTACCTTCAGGCGACTTGAAGAAGCTTGAACGTGGTAAACCGTTTACGCTGATAGCGATAACAGAAGTTTTGCTTGCAGCAGCATCAGTTACTTGAACGTAGATTGTATCAAGGCCAGCGTTGCTGTCGATTGAATCTTCGTCAGTAAGTTCTTGGCCGTTGTTTAACGGAGAACCTGAGCTAAGCGCTAATAGGTCTAATGCCATACCAGGCTTAAGAGGAGCAGTGGTTACGTCAACACCATCAACAACGATTGTTTGCGGAGCAACCACAGCAGCGTCAGTGAAGAACTTAGCGTTTGAACCATTACCAAGTACTACCGGGTAGATACGAGTAGTTTCTGATTCTAAGATAGTGTGGTCAACCACAGCATCTAAAACTTTACGCTTGTTGAAATCAGTAACGTCACCAGTAGTAGCACGGCGAACTTCACGATGAACAACAGTTTGTTCGATGTTTACGTCTAAACCGCCAACATCAGCAGTAAGAACGATAGTTGGGAAAAGAGTTTCACCAAATTCGTCTTGTTGAGCTGATTCTAAGTTGAACGCTAAAGAGTAAGACTTGTAGTTACCGATTTGGTTTTGGTCGAAAGCTTCCATTGCTGGAACGCCGTCTGCATCACCAATAACTGTAACGCCTTCAGCAGATACTGTTGGTTGAGCAGCTTTTTCGTGGTAAGCTAGAGGGTCGCCTAAACCCATTGCGATGATAGTCGCAGCTTCCATACCAACTGAATCTTTAGCAACTTCGATTTCAGCCGACTCTAGTGAATCAACAAGTGCACTTTGAACATCACCAAAGTTTTGCTCGTGACGACCAGCAGCTTCTGGACTGATAGACTCGATGCCTACAGTTACAGCTTCAACGTTACCCGGGTTAATGAACTCATCGCCTCTAGAGGCAATGTCTTGACTTAATTGAGTTGCGATAGCTGCAACGCCAACTTTATTCTGAGATGAAAGATTATAACGAGACATATCTTCATTCTTCCTTATAAATACGTATTTTTAAAGAAACTCCGGTAAGGAGTGACAACCACACATACTATAGTTAAAACTTTAGTTAAACTTTCTTAACGAAGCGTTTAAACGTTTTTAACTTAGCGACTTTTTCAAACCCTATCTGTTTCTGTAAAACATCAAGGAAGTGTTTTAACGAATCAACTGTATAGTCTTCGTTAGTAGGTTTAACAATAACGGCACAAACCTCAGGTTTAAGCATTACCGTTTCATAACTATGTAAGTTACAATCCCCATTATTAAGAGCGTCTTGATTTAAAACGTCTCCATATATAAGTAGGTCTTTAGCCTTAGCATTTGACTCAAGGTTATGTTCGGCTTCCAGCATTTCAAGTTCGTTAGGACCGAAGCAATGAAGTAGCTCCTCTATCAAGTTGTCATACTGGAAATCAGTACGTATCAAACTATAGTCTTGTTGACTACGGGTTTCGGTATTGTCGTGGTTCGCTTTTAGTATAAAAAATAAATCTTCCTTAGTTAGTATAGAAGACAATCGTTTAATATCTAAAACCACGGTTAAAGGTAAGTTGTTAGCATCGAGCTTTCGTCTCAGCCAAGCAGGTATAATCAATACTTGCATCTTAATATCCTTAATCGTCTGTTAATGAATAAATATTTTAGTAAGAGAATAGCCAATGGACCATAAACTAGTTTTAGTCGACCTGATTACTCTATTATACCGCGAAGCTGAGTATGAGGGTGCAGGTGTCGACAACACATCTTTAGTCCGCAGTGTGGCGGATAAGATTAAAGTGTCTGAATCAATCTCTGAAGTAACGTCAGGTAGAGATTCTGTCGTAGCTTTAAAAGCCACCGTGTTCTGGATGTTAGAACAGGGCACAGCTACAGCATTCAATCGCGATGACTTGCTTCAAAGAATTAGAGTAAATGTAGCAGATGAAACGTATTTAGTGGACGCTCTGGAAAACAGTACTCTAGAGTTGACCTCACAAGATGAAGTTATAGACTCTATACAAAGGGCAGAAACAAAACTTCGTGTTGAACTGAATAAAGAACAAGTAAAAGAATTAATTAAACAAGCCTACATGGATAGTCACTTTAACGATGGTGCTATTGACTGGCCAAACTTCCCTGAGAAAATATCTTCTCAAATGGAACCGTTTGCTGAATCAATGTCAGGTCGTCAAGTACATGATGAGATGGTATCTGAGATTGACTTAGAAAACCTTAGCTCTGTCGCTGAGGCCCTGTCAAAGGCTCGTAGTACAAACTCCTCTGAAGGCGTAATGAGATTAGGCTGGCAAGGCTTTAACGCAATGCTGGGACAGGTAGGAGGCTTCAGACGTGGTGATGAAGTTTGTATCGGTGCACTACAGCATAATTTCAAATCTGGTATGCTATTACACCTACCTCGTCAAGTAGCAATGTACAATACACCGTTCATGTTTGACAAAACTAAGAAACCTTTAATATTACATATCTCTCTTGAGAATGCCGCAGAAGACAACATGATGATTCTGTATAAGTGGCTTAAGGAGAATGAAACGTTTGAGGACTTCGATACTCGTGACCCTAACCTTGATTTAGCGGAAGCTGCCAAGTACGTTCATGAGAAGTTAACTGTTAACGGTTATCATTTTAAATTCCTACGTTTTGACCCGTCTAGTTTTACGTTTGCTAAGTTCTGTTCTTTGCTTCGTGACTATGAACGTGAATACGAGATTCACTTGTGTGCTGTTGATTACCTAAACATGATGTCTAAAGAAGGCTGTATGGGTGGTACTGATTCTGCATTGATTCGTGACTTGTTCCGTCGTATGCGTAACTACACTAACCCACGTGGTATTACTTTACTTACTGCTCACCAATTGTCATCGGACGCTAAACAGTTAGTGCGTCAAGGTTGTGAGAACTTTGTTAAGGAAGTTGCTAACAAAGGTTATTGGGCTGACTCTAAACAAATTGACCAAGAGTTAGACTTAGAAATTATCATCAACTTAGAACGTCCCGGAGACGGTTCTACTTTCCTTACTGCGCATCGTGGTAAACACCGTATGCCTTTCATTACACCAGAGAAAGACTTATATACTGTTTACAAGTTTGCGGAAGTGGGAGCTATTCCAGACGACATAAACACTGAGAGTGCTGCTCTCAAGAAAGTCGGTATGGGACCAATAGGTGAGGGAGACTTCCTTTGGGATTCCTAGGGCAAAAAAAAAGGATGTTCATCGTCCTTCTTTCTCTAATAACTCCATTAGTAGTTTAGTATTGGCCTTGTTATTATAGGCGAATACAAAACCATGCAATGGGGTTAAGTCTTTATCTTTCACTCGTCGTACTATGGTCTTGTGGTTAGTAAGTCCCAATTCTCTAGCTGCTTCTCTTGCGCTATTGATTATGGATACCTTCCTACCAACTGGGTCGAGTACCGCTATATCCATACCTAACTTACTAGGTAAACCATTAGCTGGTACACATAGAGCATCTTTTATAGATATGCCAGATGTTAATCTAGACCTTAGGGTTTGTAGATTTATACCTCTTAGTTTGGACCATTCGGCCACGGTTAACGTGAGACCGTCATGTGTTAGTTTAAGTGGTTCCACACTGGTTAGGGTAAAAGCTTCCTCCGATGACATACCTGAGTTAAGTCGATATAAAGTTTTACCGTAGTGTATTTTAAGTTCTTTACACCAGAGGGCTAGGCTCTGCTCTCGGTTCAGGTACTTAACTAGTCTATTGGTCCTACAATTATTGGCTTGTTCTTCCGGTGTAGCCCAACGACAATTCCATGGTGCATACGGACCATCTGTATCTATACGGTCTATAGAATGTTTACTAGTTGGTCTATGGTCCATGTCGGAGATAAAGTCATAGAACGAGTTGGTCCATCGTTCACAAACAGTTATACCACGACCACCGTAGTTGGAGAAGTCGGGGTTGTTTTTATTAACACATCTCTGTTTTAGATTCTTCCATATTCCGTATTCTGGTATCTTATTCATAAATATTTTCCTTGTGGGGAATGTTCACTAATATGATATATGTTTGAAACTTGGTAGACCAATAGGTGGCGATGAACTGTGGGAAATGTAACCCGCTTTAACAACTAGTGCCTGTAGTAACCCTATGGGCTTGGTTATTCTATGACTAATTATTAGTCGGTTAATTTGGAGAGTATAAATATGAGCGATGCAGCAGAAGAATGTTTGCCAGTAGTAAGAATCAAATGTCTTGATTGTAAGAAAACTAAGGCTGAAGATAAGTTCCGTATCCGTGGCGGTAAACGTCGTGAAGTATGTTTGTCATGTGAAGCCAAAGGTGCACGTGAAGTACAGACTCGTAAACTTCGTAAAGAACACGGTGATTCAGTAGTCCCCCTTGAAGGCAATATTAAACACTGTCGTGCATGTGATGGTGTTTATGAAATCAATAGTTTCCGTGGTGACACGTCTAAAGATGGTCACTTCAGCAAGTGTGTTGAATGTGAAACTGAAAAGAAACCATTGATGACTAAAGCAGAGCTACACCAGTTCCGTTTAGACAACGGAACTATTGTTGAAGAGAAAGTGGAAGAGATTTCCGATAAGGTAACTGACGCTGTCAACACTGGTAAAGATGCTGTCGAAGACATCGTAGAAGCTGTTGAAGAAGCTAAAGGTTTCTGGAATGGCGTTCGTAAGTGGTGGAGAAACTTGTTATAATGACGTTGACAGACCTTAAGGAAAGAGTCCTTTTATTTATTCTAGGTCTCTTCCTGCTATTTGTTTTTTATGGCAGAATATTCGGTAGCAGTTCCAAAAGAAGTCCTTTTGGCGCTATCGTCTTACTATGGTCTAGTTGGCTTAGTGCTTGCACTAGGTTGGGATAAGATATTTGTAGACACGGATAGACGGCATAGAGAGGAGGGGGGTTGTTAGCCCTCCTCTCTATGCCGTCTATTAGGCTAACTTCTTAGACATTCGTATAGTCATTGGTTTGTAGCCGCTTTTTTCTAGGTATCTGATAGAGCTGGAATTATCTGAGTAAACTGGACATTCAATCCAGTGTTTTCCATTTTCTCCAACTCACTAGTTAGGATGTTTGCAAAGTTTCTACCTCTACATTCTTCCGCTATGGTTATACCAAATCTATATATTGTAGACCCAGCTAGAGTAACGTTCTTTCTACGTTGATAGATTATCATTCCCACTATGACGCCATCCAACAACATAGCCATAATCTTTTTACCAGCCATCAGACTTCTAACTACGTACTGTTCAGCTCTCTCATGTGAGGCGTTATCGAATACAGTGTCAAATTGTTTATGGTAAACCATGTGTGAGTAATGTAACTCTATAAGTCTGGTTAATTCAGGTACTGGGACATGTTCAACTGCCCCTATTACCTTAAAGGATATCTGTTCCATAATTACACCTAATATGAATAAAGATAGGGTCGAGAGACCCTATCGATTATGCCGGTTCTTCTAAATCACGTTTAATCCAGATGACTAAGGAACTGTTACAACGAACACGTTGGTCAGTAAAAACTTGAGTCTCTGTAGAGTAAGCATGAGCACAGGATATTAAAATACCCTCTAACCCTTTCACTCCATCCTTACCTGAATAAAGAACTTTAGTTGGAACACCCGGACGTAATACATCAGGGTCTGAGTTTTCCCACATTACATTAACCACTGAGCCTCTACGAACATTAAGTTCTGATAGTTGTGCAAAGTGATTTGAACTTATGCGCTGTTTAGAATAAGGAACGTAGTTAAGTTGGTCTTCTCTAGCCTCGACGATATATTCGCGAAGATTAGCAGCCCTACTTATCTCAGTTACTCCAGCCTCAGTCTTAGCGTAAGTATCTATAAGCTTATTAGCGTCCTGATACCTAACACCATTACCTAAGTTCTGTAAATATGCTTCAGTGTTATCTAGATGCTGTACGTTACCCGTAGCGACTACCTTAACGTGTTTCTCCTCGACAGAGAAAGAGTTGTCGGTAGCTGGTACCACATTAGTGTCTATGACAGCTATGGTAAGCGTACGTTCAGATGATTCGTAACGACTAGTATTGTGTAGTCCCCATAAATACCATTCGCCCCTTTCGATGTAACTGCCCAAAGAAGTTTCATACAACCCGTACTTCTTCTGACAATAATCAGGGAAGTCCATCAGTCTAGTTCCCACAGGAACCAATAACTGTTTAGGGTCTTTAGTATTATCTGTATCAACGACATCAACACCAGCTAATTCATGCTGTTGTTTTTGTTGTACTAATTCAAGGTTAACATCTTTTTCCCAAGGTTCGGTACGGAGCTTAGCTCTACAACAAGCCTTAAGGATGTTTTCCCACGTTCCTGCAAATATGCCGGAGATGAATTTTGTACGAATATTATCGAGTAATGGTTCAACCAACTGTAACGTCACAGGAATCCGTTTAGAACGGTCACCTTTAAGTTCGTCGTTAGTAATCTCACTACTTGCCTTTAGAGCTAGACTGGTTTGGTCTACGAGGACTGCCCTGTATAGTTCTTTAGTTGCAAACTTAGTTCCATCAATAGTATCTCTAGTTCGGAGTACAATCGGTTTTCTAAGTATCTCAACTCTAAGATAGGATTTATATGGATATAGTTTCTTAACGTAACTACCCAATCCCATCTCGAAGTTAAGCATGGTCTTATCGGAGAAATCATTCGCATAATCTCTCTCGATAGTCATTGACTGAACATTGTCCAATACTAACTCACCATCAGGGGTAAAGACGGTAACCGTCCACATGAACTCAGGATGTGTAGGAGCTACCTCTGCAATCTTAACTATGTCTTCGTAGAGAGTTGAATCTCTTACTTCCAATTTCTACTCCCTGTAAGTTGTCTAACGTCAATCTTGGTTGTAAGAGAAACGTGAGCTTCAGGAGCTGTCTTCTCTTTAGTCCTAGACTTACGTAAACGTGAACTAAGGTGAGACATTAGTCGACTTGAATCATCAGTACCAGCAACAAAGTGATGTCTAACACGAGGGAAGATATACGATGCGAACTTATCGAAAGTTTGCAAGTCTTCAATCGGAGCCATCTTACCGAACATACCGTTTGATTGATATTCGATAGCTTCCTTAATGTGTTCCGTTATATGGGTGTACATCTCGAAAGCTTTCTCGTCGTCATCAACTTCTACCTTGAATCCCTGACCATGAATAGTAGCTAACTCAGCAACGGTACGTAAAGCACCAACTAAGTGTTTAGCGTTACTTACATCGCGTCCCTCATCCCCAGAGACAAATGTACCGAAGTTATCCAGTACGGCAGGAGATAGCACAACCATCTCCGGTATTCTACATTGGTATTTCCAATGGAAGAGTTTATAAGCCGGTGTTTGTGAGGCATCGCGTTGCATTTTAATTCTCCAGAGATAAAAGAAGTACCATTATAATTGGTATTTGGTAGAACTGACTTAAGTCGTCCCACTCATGAGCTTCTTTAGCTATTCTAATAATTTCAGTGGTGTCAAGTGACTTACCGTCAAACCACATCATTAAATAGCGTTCAAGTTTAGACATTCCATCGGGTAGGTTATTATAGTACCAACCAGATAAAGCGTAATGTCCTTCAAGTGTAGATGGATGATAATCTACATCAGCAGGTGTTTCAGGAACAGGGTCTACCGGTAGCTTACCAATCATAGGTCTACGGACTAATTCCATAGTACTCCATGCGATACCACCCATAGCAGGTAGCTGACTTAAGTTAGACGGTGGAATCTCTTCCATGTACTCAATCAAATCAGTGAACCAAAGATTACCTTCTAACATGGTAGTCCATATTGTTGGGTTATCAAAGAATTCAATGCCGTTAGCATTTAGTCCACGAGGAGTCTTCTGCCACGGTACATCCAACTTACTAATAAAGTCCACTAGGAAGTGGTCATACATTCTACTGTATTCAGATGCAGGGTAAACAAGTGTCTTAAACTCGTTATCCCAGAAGCGACGTGTATAAGCTCCTGTAAGGCGCTCTAAGAGCTCTTTAACGCTCTCGCGTTCAATCGCCTCTTCAGTAGTAATAAAAGCTTCAGAACCTTTCCTTAGACCTTCCTTATCGAAATGTACGCTCTCTACAACCTTACCAAGTAAGTCATCCATCTTTTCCTGAGTTGAATAGGCCTCAAGTTTATAACTAACCTCATAACCAGATTCGTTATAGATAGATAGACGCTGTGCGGTACTAACACTAAAGATAGCTGAACGACCATCACCTACATCGGCTACAAACATATCACCTGAGTTGGCAATGATACTTGGATAAAGGTGTGACGTACCAGTTACTTCGAATAACTTAGTTTCAGGGTCTTGGTCTTGACTAAGTTCACTCTGTACTTTCAGTTCAAAGTTTTTAATCTCTTTGTACTGTTGATATACTTCACTTTGTTCTTGGTCTTGACTAGAGCCTACTTGGTCCTGTCCTAAAACTTGACTGTACCAATTAACAGTCCAACTAGAACCGCTGATATAAGTAAGTAAAGACGAGTGGTCTATCTCCTTAGTATCGATGACATTATCCTGATACGCCTTAGGTACTTCCCTAGGACGTAGGGGTTCTTCTACTGGTTTCGGTTCTTCAACCGGTTCATCAGTTACAAAAGACATTTTATTTCTCCGAACTTCTGGCGGTCACTGCAAAGTTACCAACCGTTAGAGTATTACTTTCAACTCTGTTGCTGAAATGTTTCTCAGTATTCTTTAAAGTAGTTTTAACAACATTCCAACGAGGTAAGCTAATAGCCCCGTCATCAAGTATATTAATACTATCCACATCATAACTCGAATCAACAACGCGAATAACCTGCTTAGCTGTTTCACCATCTTCGATTAATTCCAAGATGGCCTGTTCCGTTAACATAGACAAGTCTGTAGTACAACCTATCCAAAGATGATATTGTTTACGTGGGTCTAAGTCCTGTGTCGCATTGACATACAGGTTCTCATCCACATACAACATATCTTCATGTAGCGGTAACCCGTCCTGATAAAGAACTATGTGGAACGGATTCTTGTAACAACTATTAAGGGTATAATGATACTTAGCCATGTAGGCTCTTAGTATTGGTTCTATGGTGGCAACGCCTAACCCATCTAGATTACCCAACACTCTAGTATCAGAATTAACCATACACATGATTCTAATGAGAGATGAGTAATGGGTACGGACCCTTTGAGGTAACCACTCGTCCCATACAGGGATACTTATCCCGCCAATAGATTGTCCCGGAACAATAGGTCCACTCTGTAATCGCATATAACGACTCTTAGTGTGGCTTGCATGATTTGGGTCAACTAATTCATTAAAGTTCTCACCACGCAATCTCAGAGACTGTGGTACTAACTGATTGTGAACCATTAACGGATAACCCATAGCGAACGCTGTAGGTTTCTGATATTCAAACGTGTAAGTAAATGAAGACTGCCACTGTTGAGTATTTTGTTCAGCAGTTGGTGGTTTCTCGAAACTATACCAACCATTGAAGCCAGTTTGTTTCTCAGACACAGAGAAGTTACTTTTAGAACCCGCTTGGTTAGTCTTTACACCCACTAGTTCAGAGAAGTTATTCTTAAGCCATATACTAAAGCTTTCACCGTAGCCAGACTTAGCTTCACGTAGTTTCCACAACTCCGCTAAGATATGCATTATTTCAGCAGGTAGAGGATAATGATACTCAGCAGTATGCATTTGGTGTTGTCTACCGTTACCTACTCTACGACGTATGCCGTGAATCCAGTTATGGGCAGCGTTCTCGGACTTGAAATACATTTCGATGGTCAAAGTAATTCGAACGTTATGGTAGATAGGTCTTATCCACACTTCCAACTCTGGGTCAATAAATGTTTCGTTGAAATCCGAATCAGGGACAGTACGATTTAACATACCGTCATCCATGAACTCTTCTTCCATACTAACTTTAATTCTTTCCCCTTGACTAAACTTAGCCTCGTCTGGGGCAGACTTAATACCAGTGTTGAGACTTCTAGCCTGACCATCTCCTTTATTAAGGTAGACGTCAGTATCTAGACTTAGGCCAGTTCGTTGAAGTAAGTCTCTAGCAACGGCAAAGATTACCGGTCTAGTTATTGCCTCAACTGTCTCGGGCAATTCTTGAGAGATGATAGGCATCTGTCGACTCCCTTATAAAATTGATGATTACATAAAATTACTAAAACAAAAAAAATAAAGGGGCACGAGGCCCCGATATTCCAAAACCAACCGAAGTTAGTTTTGAGTGTGTGCACCAGCGTTACACATCGCTTTACATTCTCGATACTGTTCATAAAGGCTATCAATCTCAGTTTGAGGCTTGCCTTCTTTCTTAGCATCTAACCATGCTTGGCGATATTGTGACTGACGTACTTTCATCTGACCTTGGGTCATTTTGTCCATTGGCATTTCCATGGGAATCTCCGAAAAGCTATTTGTTAATTAACAGTAGAGAAGCTATCTCCATACAATTACTCTTCGGAACCTATCCATTTGTCAGTGGTTACAGAATAGCCTTTGGCAACTTCAAAGATGTCACCACCAACCTTACTCCAGTGTAGCCAGAAGTCTCGGCGCATGGCTAGATTTATACGAGAAGCCTTAACGATTCCACGCATACCTTTCGCTAGAATAGGTAGATTGTCTTCGTCAAACATCTTACCGCACTCACCAGCAATCATGTAGTCAATGGTTCTAACTTCATATTCTATTTCACGTACGGTCATTGCTGCAAGTCTATCCATTTCTTCTTTACTGTATTCGGCAAGTACAGTTAACATAGGACGACCATCGGCTTTAGTGAGGATGTTATCCCACTGCTCAATTAGTTTGCCCATCAACTGTTTGTTCTTTACAGTAATGCGACCTGCGTTATGTTCCAGTTCAGCTTCAGAGAACATTAGATTAAACTTATACCAGATGCTCCAATAGTTTGTTTCTAAGTCCATAGGAACTTTACGCTCCCCTTTCTTGCTGTACAAGGTAGTCATCTTGTAACCAACTTCATGTGGTTCGTCAAAGCTACCAACGCTATGGTAATAACCTGCACGGTTGTCTGTAATAGCCCAACCCTCACGGAACACGGAATTGTCTCCATCATTTCCAAACGAACGTACTTTCTTAAATAGATAGACGTACTTCTTTTTCTTCATCATATCACGAGCAACGTATAGTGCTTCTCTGATACATATCTGTCCCCATGGGGAACTCTGGAACTCTTCTACGATATGTAGTTCGTGTTTCATAATCCTATTCCTTTTAATTCGGATTGATTAGTTCAATAGGATAAAAGGTTAATGTATTTTATCTTTATTGGAAAGTTTTAAGGCATCTCTACCTTCGTTAGTGTGTGGTATTATAAAGTACCCACGGTATTCTCTATATTGCTTTTTCTTAAACCTTAGGTTCACCGCCGTATGACTAAGACCTAGCTCTTTACACATATGTCTAATGCTTGAATAAATCATTAGCTTACTACTGGCGATGTCATAAGTTCCCACTTCCGTGGATTTAGTTACGTTCTTGTCTACAGACAGAACCATATCTACTTCCCAACCCTTATCGAGTCTAGTAAAAATAGTTTGTCTAGACAAGTCCAGATACTCAGCCCATTGTGTTACACTCAGCGTTTTACCATCGTGAGTTATTAAAGTATTATCTCCTCTATTCCTCACCTGTTCTTTCTTAGTAGCCCAACGACAATTACTAGGTTCATAGTTACCATCATTATCGATACGGTCCACGGTGTGTTCTGTACTTGGCCTAGGACCCATGTCTTTAATGTATGTGTCAAATGAGTCTATCCATTCATCACAAACCTTTATACCTCTACCGCCATAGTTTGGGTAAGCCGGATTATTTACGTTATAGCATCGAGCTTTCATCCCCAACCATCTATGGTATCCCGGTCTGTTCCTAGTCCTGTTTACGTATTTCATTATCCATGCCTCTTTAAGCTTAGTGGATATACTACATTGATAATATATATCTGTAAATTTATTGAGACGTCATAAGGGAGGGGCTTTCGCCCCTCCCTCACGATAGCCGACTACGACAGTTTAACAATGTGTGGTTGTCAAATTTGTGTGTGGTCAACTGTGTGTCAACTATCTACTTATTTGTAGTTAGAAAGCGACTTATTACAAAGAGACACTGCTGCACGAACTGCTGCTAATGCGTTCTTAGTAATTGAGGCATATTCCATACCAGTCCAGTCAGTAAATGACTTAGTGAAACCTTGTGCAGCTTTCGGATATGGGCGAACAGCGTTTGGAACGTCGTCGAACTTACCGAATACTTTACTTAGTGCTTCACCACCATCGTTTACATCTTTAACTAAGTCTTTAACTTTGCCGATGTTCTTACCACGTTCCCAACCTTCGATTACATCGATGATTTCGATACAAACGTCAGCGATAGATTGGATATCTTTAATAGACATCGTTTCCATTTCGTGGTCATCGATAGCGTCTTTAGACTTTTCGAAAGTAGACATGATACGAACAATGCGTGAGCTTGCTGCATCAGCTTTACCTAGAACAGTTGCGTCATCTGCTTCAACACGTTCTTGAACGAACAAGCTCATGTTAGCGCCTATGGCAACAGAACTGATAGTTGCACTTTCAGGGAAACGACGGTCTTTAGTCTTCAATTCTTTAGCGTCGAAAGCTCTACGAATCTTAGACGAGTCATCACCCCAACCGAACATTTCAGCTACTGCTGATGAATGTTGTTCTTCAGTCCAGTCTTTAGCAGGCTTGTAACCTTTAAAACCTTTCTTAAGAGTTTCACCACGCTCGATGATACACTTAGTGTAAACTTCGAACATACCAGTTGCAACAGTTAATTCAGTCTTAAGAACTTCTTCAATCGCAGAACCGTTAGAAGGTGCAACGTTGTTAACAACAAGTGGGTTAGCTAAAGAACCAACTTCAGTTTTGCTTTCTTCGATAGATTTGTCTGCCATCTTGTCAGCACGGTCTTTCAATGCAACCATTGCCTTACGAAGGCGAGGAAGAGCACCAAAAACGTTGTGGAAGAAATCATCAACACGTTTCCAGATTTTCTTAACGAATTCTTTAATCGCTTTCCAGATATCTTTAGCGATTGTTTTAATGCCTTCAACAGATACTGTAGTACCAGCTGAATCTTCAAGACCCGGAGTCATGATAGCACCGCTGTGACCAGAACCAGCCATAGCGATATCGCCAGCAACGTCAATTAAACCTAATTCGTTAGGGTTAGCTTGTTCGATACCAGTAGCAACCAATGCTAGGTTTTCTAAACCAGTAGCTAGGTCAACGTAACGGTCTGCTTCGATAGACAATACTTCAATGTCACCAAATGCTTCAACCGATGCAACCAATGCATTTGCTTGGTCGTCTTCGCTCAACACTGGCTTTTCAACTAGAGCAGGAATGCTCTCGTTGCCAATTTGAGTTAAAGGGTTAATAAAATTACGCATGTAACTTTCCTTGAATGAATTCAAACTACTAGGGAGACCGAAGTCTCCCTAAACTATTCGCTAGTTAGCGATAAGCTTAGCTGTATTGAGCTAAAGACTTTTCACAAACTTCTAACGCACTACGACCAGAAGAGATTGCAGCTGAAGTGAAACCATTAGTTGGTTGTGAAGTAGTACGGTTCAATGCTGAGTACATAGCACTACATACTTTATTTGCTTCTTTACCAGCTGAACCTAGGCTTAGCTTGTCTAGTGCTTTACCTAACTTACCAGCAGCTACGTCTGCTTTTTCAGTTGCTTTGGCGTGTTTAAAGAAATCGGCTTCGAAAGAAATGATTTCTTCAGCTAAGCTAACGACATCTTCAGCGATGTCTTTAACTTTACCGGGCTCGATTGCAGTGAATTCAATATCGTCAGCTACTTTAGGTGCTTTTTCTTCGAAATCGAATACGATGTTTAACTTATCGAAAGCAGATTTAAGTTCAACCATGTTAGTTGGTTTTTCACCAGCACCTTCTATCTTGAACTTACGACCGCCTAAGAATACGGCACCGCCTCCAGGTTGTGGAGTTTCGGCAACGTCCTTACCTAGGAATTTGCCACCGCTGAAGAACTTAGAAGAATCAGAACCTTCAAGGTCTTCTTTAGGCGCACTAGCAACAGCATCCATCATTTCAGCTGCTCCACCAGCCATGTTAGCAACGCCTTTGGCATGTTTACCGTAAATTTCTTTAGCACCGGCAACGTAAGTTTTAACGCCTTCGGCCAATTTAGAGATGTCGAATTTACCGTTTTCGTCAACAAGGTTCTTAGCACTGCCACCAAGTTTGATGTCTTCAGCACCTTCGTTCTTTTCGCCTTTCTTATCTACTGCTTTCTTAGCAATAGCTTCGGCACGGCTTTTCAATTTAGCAGCACCAGAGAAAACTTTCTTGAACCACTGATAGATTTTTTCACGAGCTTCTTTGAACTTCTTAACTAAGAAATCCCAAAGTTGCTTAGCTTTTTCTTTAATAGCTTCAACAGAAACTTGAGTAGCTTCTAATTGAGTTGTGGTACCACCGAAAGATTCGATAGATACCATTGCGTCGTTAGCGCTTAAACCAACACGGCCTAAGTGAGATTCAACAGCTACTTCTAAGATACCAGCAGATTGACGGTCTAAACCACCATCAGCGATAGAAGCGCCAGCTTGGTCAGCAATGCTTTCTAAAGAAGCGATAACGTTACCAAGGTCAGCGTGCATAGCTGAGTCAGCTTCAAGGTTTACTGCTTCAACAGCAACGTCAGCTACAATAGCTTCAAGACCTTCAGAGCTACCGATTTCAACGTTAGCGTATTTTGATTGGGCAATTTGATTGCCGATGTTTTGTAAATTTCTCATTTTACAGATTTCCTATTTGTTGCAACAAAGTTGGGTATGTTTACCGAATAAAACGACTAGCGTACATAACATATCGTTCACACCGTTGGGTTGTGAAACCCATTGAGTGTATACGGACTCACACGGTTGTGAAGTTCGTTTAATACGTGGTCGATTACCCGGGGGTAAATATTTGAGAGGATGGAAAACAACTTTCTCATCTTCTCCGTGGAATTCCACCAGTTGACGTCGAGCATTAATACTCATCGCTCTATTACCAGTCTCAATGAAAGAGACAGTATCCTGTAGGAAATCATAACTATAGTCAGATTCACTAACAAGACAGCGTCGTTCATATATGGAAGATAAATGTGCGATTGGATTATCGCCAAGAATTAACTTAGCGGTGTGTACCAATCTACCGATGAAATCCATAGAAACATATTTTGACGACGACGTCACGTACTCTGAGTACAATGCTTCTACTTCAGGAAGAGCGAGCACTCGTAATTTAGCGCCCACTTTAGGTGAACCAAAGCAGAAGCCAAAAGGACTTATAGCTGCTTTAGACATCCGACATTTCCTCAGTTTGGAATTGAAGTTTTTGAACACGAGATTCATAACGCTCTATTGTCTCTTCGAGACGAGCATCTTTCTTCCCTTCACGTTGGTTCTTAAGATGAACCAATTTGAATTCCAATAACTCTTTTTCTTCTTCAGCCTGACGTAAACGATGGACCTGATATTTAGTCCAAGCCATACGAATGTGGTAGATAGGATGCAATTTAGCACTAATAAAACCAAACCCATGTGGGTCGATAGCTTTAGAGCCAACCGATTCTTTAACTACCGCAATAGCTTCAGGTTTAACCTGCATGTCAGGAATAGCTTCGAAATCTTTCTTAAGAGTCTTTTCTTTCTTAAGGTTTGCTTTGACACAAATAAGGAAATCGTTAAAACGCTTTTCTACCCAACGGAAGTCACGCGACAATGCTTTATCGACATTGCCCTTACTACCCATTGCTTCAAGGCCATAGATGACCAATAGAAGACGTCGTGCATAGATAGACATGAAGCTCATCGATTCGATGTATTGGTTAATGTTGACTTTTAAATAAGTCATACCGTCACGAACAACATCGTTCGAGTAATGCTTCTCTACCAACTCTATTACAGTAGCAACGTTAGACGTGCTCTGCTCTAGTGCTGCCTTTGCAAGCAATACTAGGTTTTTGGCTCGATGGTCTACTCTACGGTCGGCAATTTTCTGTAAGTCCAGAATATCACGAGACTTAAAAGTGTAGTTCTTATCGAAGAACTCAGCTGCGGCAATAAAAGGAGGAATTGATTTTGAATCCAACTCTTCCTTTAAGTTACGCAAGTCTTCTTTAATCTGCACTTTTTCCATAGAGGGTAACATTGAGCGAAGGTAATTTTCGACTTTCATGTTTACTCCAATTAGAATTGTGGGGAATTACCAAGTTGGTAAGCTTTAAGAATCTCACCAACATCCGGTCCAGTACCCTTGTTCACAGACTTGAGTTCTTTTACGGTTAGTTGAGTTGGTTCTTCAATGCCACGATGGTAGATAGTAAGTTGTTCCCACTCTGTATCAACGACCATCATAATCATTGTAAGAGTAGATGAGAACATACGCTCACGGTCTTTAAAGCGCTTCAGCTTGCCACCTAAATCTTTTTCGATTTGACGACGAGTTGAATCGCTAATAATGACCATGGCAGATGCATTGTTCACCGAAGGCTCACCAGAGAAGATACCACTAATACGATTCTTTGTCCGGCGATTGGCTAGCGTTGCAATCGTACCATCTTTGTCTTGTATCATTGATTTCTTCTCAGCGGCAATAAGGTCACTACAGAGAACAATATCTCGCCATAACGAAAGTTCTTTAGCGTCCCATTGGATGTAACGCATTCGAGCAGAAGTGTCTTTCGCTTTTCCGGCCATAAGCTTAACAAGTGCTTCTTGACCAGTGCTCTTAACACGTAGTCGTACAGAAACATCAATGTCTGCCTCATGACCATTTTCTTTAATTTGAACTTTTAATAGTTTACCTACCGAAAGGTTAGATGCATCGCTAAGTTTAGCGTGAGCACCAGAGTCAGTACGTGAACTTGATTCGTCGCCTTTATCGCGACGTGAGCGGCGTGCTTCAGTTGAAACTGTCGGAAGCCCCACTTCATATGATTCCATAGATAAAAATGAGCCAAAAGAACCGGCTGCGTTTTTAGTCGGAGAGCGTTCAGTGCTAAGCTTATCGAGTAGCTTAGCTACATCAATATTACCTACGTTTGAAGATATACTTACAGCTTGTAGATAGTAGCCCGAGAAGATGCTTACTAATGATTGTAAAGCATCCGTGATATATGTCTGTTGACGCAAAGTGGAATCTAGAAGTACTATCGGCTCCACACGAGTATCTTTAGTGTACTCGATAAGTGATTCTGAGGTAGCACTACGCATCAGGTCGGTTACACGCCCTACTACACTTAGGGTAGTGTCTACACTTTCCTTATACATGTTTTCTTTCCCCTTAGGAGTTAAGTTAAATGTCTGACAACAAAAATAACAACATTGGTTATAACCCTCAACCGGTAGGTGATACTGGTTTACAGGACTCACAATACGGTGACAGTTATATTAACCAATCAGTTGTAAGAGATGCTGTTGCTAAAGCTGGGAGTTCCAGAGGGGAACTCTCCAAGGCGGCCACTAATGCGTTTTACGGATTCAACCATCGAAACGTAGGCGTTCAGGTAAAGCCGAATAGCGATAACCACGGGTTAACGTTTTTTACCCGCCCTAGACTAAATTTGTCATATGATAATATAGCAGGGGTACGTACTTTTGCACCTTTGCTAACCGACGACCAGTTTACGATGGCCAGAGCCATTCGTTGTATCCTAGACCCAGTGTCTCATAAAGGTATAGAAAATACAGGATTAAGAGAGAGTCCAACGGCTAAGAACGTCTCTGGTAAAATCAGTTCACCAATCATTGACCCATTAAATCCTTTCATCCCAATCATGTCTAACCTGTTAGTTAGTATCTCTGGTTGGCCTGATTCAGTAATGGATACTCACACCTCACCAAACGGTATAGGTAACGAGTCTTGGAGCATGATTGATTCATTACCTCTTGACCATAGTACCAATGACATCACCGTTAACTTACGGAATATGTCAGGTGACCCAATATCATTACTAATGCATGTTTGGACACAGTACGCCTCAAGGGTAGCTGAGGGTAGTATGTTACCTTGGCCAGAAGCAATTGCTGAAAATGAAAAAGATTACGATACTAGAATTTATCGCCTAGTATTAGATAACCGCCGTAAATACATTACTAAGTTTGCTGCCTGTGGTTATGGTGCTCCGTATGTAAATCCGCTAGGTGCTGATTTCAACTACGATGCCGCCTCACCAATGATTCAAGATAACCAAGAGAAGTCTATTCCATTTAAGTGCAGTGGTTTCATTTACAATGACCCTATCCTTATTATAGAATTTAATTCTCTAGTTGCTGAGTACAATACAGCTATGGCTGATGGAACTCGTGAACAACAGATGGTTAAGCTAAAAGATGAGGAGAAAGATTATTTTAATTACCAATCCTATCCTCGTATTGCCGAAGACGGTAGTATGGAATTAGAATGGTGGGTTAACAAACAAGATTACCAAGACGCTGCTGATGAATTAGCAGAGTTCAACCCTAACCAGTATATTAGATAGAGGACTTCCAAATGGAGAATATCCAAACTAGTGAACTACTAGGGGACTTAGAGAAGTTCCGAAAGAACCCTAATGCGATACAGCGTTCCGTATATGGATTGCTGGATAAAGCTTCTGCTGGTCGTATTAACGTAATTGACCCAAGTAACCCATTCTCTCTTTTACTAGAGAGCTCAGCAGTAATGAGTGCAGATGGTTTATCTGAAGCTGAAGCATTGACTCGTCGTGTCTATCCTAAGTTGGTAGCAAACGAAGATGAGTTGTATGGCCATATCTCAGATATGGAATATGTTGGTGTATGGGGTGCTCCTAGTGGCAGTAACTTCATCTTCATGTTTAATGTCGATGAACTAAGAACATTGTCTAAAGAGGTAGAGGGTTCTACTAACCGTAAACTCGTTATCCCTAGAGAGACACGTGTTAATGTAGCCAATGCAGATTTTAGTTTCGCTTACCCAATCGAGATTATCTTTGCAGCATCTGGTTCAATCAGTGTTCTGTACGACACCACTGAAGAGTCTCCATTCATGGCTCTTGAAACAAATGTAATTGATTACAAGACAATGACCCATAGTGGCAGTAATGTAATCATGTTTGAAGTGGCTGGTATGCAGTATTCAGTAGAGTCGTCTGTAGCAGCCCTATCGAGCACCAGTGGCTTCACTACTACATTATCTATACCAAACCACCTTTACTACTGTCGTGTGTACCACAAACAGCTTGGTGGCGAATGGGAAGAGATGGTAACAACTCACTCTGGTCGTGTTTACGATAACGATATTCCTACAGCTACTCTTAAATACACAGATTCAGCTCTACGTGTTAAAGTTCCAGAAATCTATTTCAATAAAGGGTTGATGGGTGTAGAGATTCGTGTTGATGTTTACACTACTAAAGGTGATGTACAATTAGCCCTTGGTGAATATCCATCTGGTTCTGTTAATGTTAAATGGAACGATTTGAATAAGGCAGACGATGGTCGTTACTCAGCTCCCCTATCACAATTGACTAATGTAGTTATTGTTGGTACTGGAGTAACTACTGGTGGTAACGATGGTTTAACGTTCGAAGAGTTACAAAACAGAACTGTTCGTAATTCAACTTACAAACCTGCACCTGTTACGGAGTACGACTTAAACAATGTATTGGAAGACCGTGGTTACGACATCCTCAGTGTTACTGATAATGTTACTGACCGTAAGTTCCTTGCTTCTCGTGCAATGCCTGCTCCAACTACTGGATTGAGTTCAAGTCCTATCGGTACAACCGTAGAGTCATTAAGAACCTACGCAGAACTACTCTCTACTTTAGAAACTGTTAACTTCAGTAATAGAGTTTGGAGTATCATGCCAGATACACTATACAAACGTGATGGTGTTGGGATGACTTTCGTAAGTGACATCGAACGTAAGGCTATTGAAGAATCTTCAGGTGATGAGTTAATTAGCTTACTTGACCAAGAAGAATATTTCTTCAGTCCGTTCCTTACTGTTCTTGATACTAACGATTCAATGTTCGAGTACAACAACTACTACATTGACAATCCATTGATTAACAATCGTTACTTTGGTGCGGCAAATAGTAAAGTGGATTTTAAGGCTACTATAGACTCGATGGCTGTGTATCGTACTCCAAACGGATACGAACTCTCGGTGACTGTTACAGGGGCTGTGGGACATGAAGAACTACATGCTTCTAAGATTGGTTTGCAATTAGCATTCCGTCCGGGTGGTCAGTTACAAAGAACTTACATCGAAGGTACTAACTACGACAGAGATGTTGAAGGTAAACTACTATTCCGTTTCCCTCTAGATACAAAGTTCGAAGTTCTTAAAGAACATCAACTACAGATGGAAAACTTCAATATGGTCAATGGTGATACGCTAATGTATCCGGTTACTCCTGACACAGAGTTTGATTTCATTCACTACGTTACTAATGTAGGACTTGACATCGACAAACGTGATGACCTGCATGATTTACTGGGTGTACCATTTGCTCCAGCGGATGCAATTGTACTTACCCATGAAACTGCCAACATTCGTCTGTTTGAAAGCTTGGATGGTTTAACCAATCGTTCACGTGTTAGTATTAACGAACCGACCTATGAAGTATGGGACAGAGATGTACCTTCTACTTACTCGGCTGACGTTTATCAACGAGATAGCGATACTGGATTTTTAACCTTAGTTGAAAACGATGGGGGTTTCGAACCTATCCTACTTCACTCTGAAGGTGACCCAGTAATAATCGACGATGAACCGCAGTATGATTTCCGTCAAGGGGATTATAAACTAGATGAGAAAGGACAGCGTATTGTCGTTGGTAGTAACGGGGAAGTTTACTTCTTCGAACAAGTATTACTCGATGGTCGTTACCGTTATGCTACAGAATCAGGAACAGCAGCTTACGTTACTACTGTTGCAACTACTGTGGTGGACTGGGTTAAGAATGATATAGAAACCATTGCTGGTAAACTATTAGCAAGGACTGACCTGTTGTTCGCTCCTAAGACCTCTAGTGGAACATTAACTGCGTATTCAGTAGTTGGTGAGCCTAAACAAATCAATGCTGCTATTAGTGCACGTGTTGACTTATACGTTAACTACAATGCTTACTCTAACTCAGCCATTCGTGCTAGTATCATTAATTCTGTTAAGACAACAGTCATTGATGAATTGAGTAAAGATAAAATATCTACTGGTTCTATTCATGACCAATTACGTTCAGTGGTTGGTGACGATGTAGTGACAATCAAGGTACATTCATTTAACGGTGATAGTACATTGGATGCATTCATTGTTGATAATGAATCTGTAGGTTGTAGTTTAGCTAAGTTACTTCAGCGCCAACCCGATGGTTCAATTGCTTTAGTAGATGACTTAGAGATTAATTTCATAAGACATCAAAACTAAGACGGCATAAAGGAGAGGCTCCGACCTCTCCTGATTTATGCTGTTCAACTATTTATTAGCTTTATCGATTGCTTGTAGGGCAGCGAATATCTTATCGAATTCCGCAATACCTTTAAACATAGCACGCTTGCCTTTAATAGAAACCATTAACAGTATACGAATGAAGTAACTAGCAGTACGCATTGTTTGCAGTTGAAGATTAACAGCTTCTTTAACTTTAGCGACATCGTCGGCCGTCAAACCAAGCTCTTGTAAATCTCTACTTACAAGTTTACGTATTTGATTCTCAAGAGATTCAAACTTGCTAGAATATGTATCAGTTAACTTAAACAGTTCTACATCACTCTTTTCAAAGTTAAGACCTGCTTCCAATTCAGCCGCTGTAGTCTTTAGATTACTAAATTTGTTACCGCAGAACTTACGAACCAAACGAAGGTCAGTGTCTAGGGCTTCAAACTCTCTAATCTTATTTTCAAGACTAACGAATAAAGTGTGTACTTTACTGATACTACTAACATCACCTTTACTAAGACCTAACTGTTTAAATTGTTCGTTAAGGAACTTACCACCATCATCTTTAATTGCGATACTCGCAGATGAGGTAATGGTAGAAAGATTATGATGGGCAAAGTAAAACTTATCACCACCTTCCACCTTACTGTACGCAGTCATGAACTCTTTAGTAGAATTCAGTATTGTTTCGTACATGGCAATAATGAAGTCGTTGATATCGTTATATAGTTCAGGGCGTGGGTTACTGATTACTCTGTATTCCCATTCGTTGAATCTGTTATCTTTCACAGTCTTAGCGATAGCTTCTTCAACTACCTTAGGACCTGCCTCGTCAACTGCTTCAATTGTTTCCTTACTACTTAACTTCTCCACAGACTTCTCAGCCTTAGCAACCGCGCCTTCACTCTTCTTAGCACCGAATAACCATTCAAAAGGTTTAACGAATAGTTTTAACACTCCGCCAACCAATTTAAAGATTAATTCAAATACCTTAGTAATAGCATTGCCAACGCCTTCCCAAAAACCTTCAATGGCTACATTGATATTGGTCTTGGTAGGAAACTGTGTAAACAAAGTAGGCATAGCAGATTCAAGAGACGGAGCATTCTTTAGAATAACCGTCCCCTGTTCTCTGTCCACAGTACCATTGGACTCAATCGAAACGAAAGTGTCCATTAGGTCTGATTGGGAATCGACTAATACGGCAGCTTCTTGAGATACTTGAACATATATTTCTTCTAAGTCGTCAAGAAACGTTTCCATATTATCGTGCTCCTAATACCTGATAGATAAAGTTGATGTCGTGCTCACAGTCAGCGAATTCAGCTTTCATTGCAGACACTGCATAAATCATTGGGAAGTGTGTTAGCTCGTAACGGTTCTTCCAGTGATTGTAAACTTCAGCTTGTACCGCATCGATGTTAATAACGATTTGCTCGTTAATAGTACCAATCATTTCGTTAACGTCAGCCGCCGCAGTTTCAACATAGTGAATCTTAGGGCTACCTTCAATTGCAGAAGATGGAATTGGTAAACGGCCCGCAAGCAATGCAGCAGCGAATTTTGTTTGAATGTCTTCACGCTTCTCTAAAGGAACCTGTGAGTTATCAAAAGCCATACGCAACAAACGCATCTTGGCTACTAAATCTTTAATTGTATCCATTGTTAGCTAGCTCCTAGGTTGCTAAACTTAGCCGCAGATGCAAACAAGTCATTATTTAATAACTTCTCGATAGTCTGCTGTGCTTCTTTATGTTTTAATTCTTTACGGGTTGTAGGTGAAAGTACTTTCCACACTAACTGCAAAGAACCATTACGTTGAGTCATGGTTTCCATAACAGCTTCAATCGCTGCTAGGTCATCCAGTAAAGACTGCTTGGTTTCTTTATCAAGCTTTTTATTCTTAAGTTGTTCAACCAAATCACGTTTGACTCGCTCAGCGCGGTCACGTGGTAAATCATAAGTAGATTCATGTGGGTTGTTAGCAACAATCAAAATAGCTATCAAAGCTGTGGCTGGGCCACCTACTGCTACGGCAGCAAAGAAACTTAAAGTCTTAATCATTTCAAGACTATAGAAAGTAGCCGCATTACGGTATACTGGGTTTCTTTGGTAACGTTGGATTTTATCCAGAGCTGTAACTAAAGATAATCCACCGCCATGACGAGTAGCGAATTGGTCGGATAGGAATTCAAAGCCTGTGCCGTCGTACATACTAGCACCAGTTTCAGAAACAGACTTCTGAATCTCAGCTTGTAATAGTACGGTAGCAACACCTTCTTTACTTTGCATGTTAATGATGCGTTCTTTCTCTTCGAATGTAACACCACGTAACTTAGCATACTGGTCTATAATCTCAACCTTGTTCGCTTTATAAAGCACCGACAGTGGCATTAACAGCATGGTTTAGACTAACAGTAAGTCCAAGCATTTCAAAGTAAGAGAAGATGTGTCCAACTTCATGTAGAAGTACGGAAGCAATCTCTTCATCAGACATCTTGTTAGTGGTGAATAGATTCTCACCAAGGAAGATAGAGCAAGGTACTTTACGGAAATCACCGTGAACCTTACCGTCTTCTAGGTCAACCCAACCTTTAACAGTGTCTTGCCCTTTTGCAATTATAGATAGAGCGTCCTCGTCTCCATAATTAACATTTTTAAACTTGCCCATCAAAGGATGGTTTTTATCAAGTTGTGGAACGTATACGTGAGCGTCCCATGGAATTTCAGTAGTATTAAGGGAAACGTTGATATGCGTCTTCTTTTCAATCAGGTCCGCGATACCTGACTTAGCTAATGTAGAACGATTAATCTTCCCTTTACGGAATTCATTAATCAAACCTGCCAAGCTCAAAAACAACACATCGTTACGTTGTACCTTAATAGCCTCAATGCCGAGGCCGGTGGTACGCAGATTATTCATCTGAAGTAACTCCTTGCAAGGTTAGTGTTTGTGCAATTGCATAACATAGGAATGCTTTTATATTACCACGTCATATTAACCCTGTCCTTGAAGGACAGGGTTAATTAAAAGAAAAGAGACTAAGAGATTAAAGACAAGGGATAAGGATTATAAAACCTCGTTCCTCGCTTTTATATTTTTTATATAATCCTCCCCTCCCCTACAACAAGATTTGAATCAGTAATTTTTATTTCTAACGAAAGTTCAGTTGAGTTCTAGAATCACTAAAATGTTGCAGTCAAAAAATACTGAGGGACATTTTAATATAGACTAGCATAACTAAAAATTTTATTCGAGGATAAACAATGAGCAACTTACCAAAAGGTGTTAAAGGATACGAGTGTAAGCACGCTATGTATACTGAGGCCACCGATAAGTCTAAAGACGATTTAGTATTAGTTAAACGCAACGTCTTTATGGAAGACGGCTCTATCGTTCCTGAAGTTAACTTTGTTGAAAACTATGAGCGTGAGTTCTGGGTAGTTAATGAAGCGCACCGTACCTACGAAGAAAAGAAAGCGTGGGAAGATGAATTCAAGTGTCGTAAGTACAAGACACGTCAGAGTTACCTAACTGATAAAGTAACTCGTGCATTAGGACGTAACCCAAGTGGTTGGGTAAGTAAATCAATCTTGTTCCGTAACCAATACGTTTACGGTGCAGACATTACAACTAGCGCATTAATCAAACGTGCGTACATGGAAAGATTTGAAGAATGTACTTCTGAGTCAACCATGGGTGTAATGGATATTGAGACCGACGTTGTAACAGGCGACGGTAGTGAAATCATCTCAGCTTCATTCACTTACAAAGATAACATCTATCTAGCATACACTGAAAAGTTTGTAGGTAAGGTAAATGATTACAAGCGTAAGTTGCAAGAGAAGTACGAGTTCTACATTGGTGGGATTGCAGACGACCTAGCCGAACAAATGAAAGACCCTAAGGTTGGTAAGAAGCGTAGACAAATCTTAGAGCGTGCAGAGAAAACACTCCGTGCTCGTTCTCAAGTAGAAATCCATACTGAATTAGTATCTAGTCCAGCACAGGTTACTAACTTCGTATTCCAAGCAGCACATAAACACAAACCAGACTTCATTGCCTTCTGGAACATGAACTTCGATTTACCAAAAATGATTGCCTCTTTAGAAGCAGCAGGTATTGACCCGAAACATGTGTTCTGTGAACCTACTCTCCCTGAACGTTACAAGCGATTCAATTACAGAGCAGGACAGGCTATTAAACAGATAGCTGGCGGTAGAACAATGTCAAAGCACCCTGCCGATTTATGGCACGTTGTAGACGCTCCTGCTTCGTTCTACTTGATTGATGCGATGTGTGTATTTAAGCAGATTCGTGTAACTGAGGGTAACCGTAATAGCTATGGTCTAGATGCTATCCTTACAGACGAGTTAAACCTAGGTAAGTTAAAGTTCTCAGAAGCCGACCATCTAACTGGTTTAGACTGGCACGTATTCATGCAGACCAACTACAAACTAGAATACCTCATCTATAACATCTTTGACTGTATGTCAATTGAAATACTTGACGACAAAAATAAAGATATGGCGTTAACGGTTCCGACCCTGTGTCAGCATTCTGATTACGCTAAGTTCCCAAGTACACCAAGACGTCTGTGTGATGACATGCACTTCTACTTGAAACAACACAAGAAAGTTATATCTACTACTTCCGACGATATGTCAGAAGAGATGGATAAGCACGTGGTTGGCTCTAGAGACTGGATTGTTACATTACCTAGTCACTTGGTTGCAGAGAACGGTTTACAACTATTAGAAGAAGCCCCACACGTTCACTCAATGCTCCGTGTACACGTTGCCGATTTAGATGTTGCCTCAAGTTATCCTAACACAGGTTCGTTCATGAACATGAGTATGGAAACTACAGCACGTGAGTTGGTTGGTGTAGATGGTGTTGATGAGTACGACAAACGTATGTCAGGATTAAACCTAACAGCAGCACGTACAAATGCAGTGGAATGTTCTGGTACATTCTTTAACTTCCCTACTATGGATTCATTACTTACCGAATTCCGTAGAAAGAAAGATGCGGCATAAAGCAAAAAAAAATAGGAGAGCGCAATGCTCTCCTTTATGCCGGTATTACCAGCCACCACCACCCTTAGAATTAAGCATATCCCTCACTTCAGTAAGCTTTTCAGGAGTTACATCGCATTGTATTCTGAAGTCAGATATCAGCAGGGTAACACTTTCTATGTCGCCCCCACCATTGGATGCTTCCAGTAATACTCTTAACTTATTAAATAAAGATATCAACTCCTGTCTATTAAGGACATTAATACTATCCATATCGGATGCTCTAAGCGCCCTTATCTTTTTAGTCGACATCCCCAACTTAAGCCCATACGTTTTAACCATCTCTTTTACTTCACGTAAAGAAGCCCTGCCGAACCCGGGTAAACGTAAAAGGTCAACTTCAGTTGACAGGAGCACATCTTCAAGAGTAACTAATTTCCCGAAAAGGCAACTATTGCTTACCTTAGTAGACAATAAGTCTTCCAACTTTGTTGCAACAGTTACTTCTTTAGGTAACGATACTTTATATATTTTCTGCATTATCTTTTTCCTTTTATTTAAACGACATAGGTAGGGACTTTCGCCCCATCCTATTATTTATTAACCAACGATGTTAATCTTTCCAGACAGAACACGATAATGACGACCCTTTTCATTAATAGTACATTGATAGTAGTTACCGTTATGGTAGCTAAGAACAGATGCTTGTTTAACTAAGGTCTTAGGTAATTCTTTAAGTGCAGCTTGCGCTACAAAAGAATCGCGTGGTAGTTGCTCAGGACTTAACTTAAATACGCCTTCACTGTTTGGGGCAGATACATAAGCTTCGCCATCGATTATTGCACGAACATCTAATGTATTACCTTTCTTGGTAGTAGCTACCAGTTGTCCACGTTCTTCCTTCAATTGCTTGAGGATTGATTCCTCGTTGATTAGTATTAATGCTTCAGTTGACATTCTTCTCTCCAGAATTAAATTACCAGTAGTTGACCTACCTTGATTAGATGAGGTTCAGCTAGACCGTTCTTCTTAGCCAGTTCCTGCATAGGCATTTCCAATCGGCGTGCTATTGAATATAACGTATCACCATTGGTAACAAGATACATGTTACTACCTACGTGTAAGAACTTACCATATTTAAGGTTGGTGGTATATTTACCCTCACCCAGCTTAGTAATCTTAAGTCCGTTGACAGACATGAATATCTTAGGATGCATATCGTGTTTAGCAGCGATACCTTTAATAGTATCTCCCGGCTGTACGTAATACTTGGTTCCCTCATAGAATCCCATAATGTCTGCAACATATTCTCTAGTCTCACGGAAGTTAGGAGGAAGGTAACCGTTACCAACCTTTCGTATCCTTGCAGGACCAGCATTGTAAGCAGCTAATGAAATCTTTAATGTGTACTCTGTGAATTCACTCAAAGGAGTATTAAAGAAACGACGATGTAAATGGTCTAGATATCTAGCAGCCGCATCAGCAGACTCGTAGTTATCCATGACGTTCATAACACCTAACATAGCAGCTGTACGGTCACGTATTTGAAACATACCCTTAGCGCCCACTACAGACTCTTGTGTATTGTCCTGATGAGATTCCTTAAGACTCATCCCTTGTAATATCTTTCCCGGTAAACCATGCGGGAATCCAATAACATCTAATTCTTCTAACGTAGGTATGTCGTTAGGGTATCGATTAAATGTCCTTGCCGTTATAGGTAATATCTCCACTACCTCAGGCTCTATAACTTCCACCACTTCTACTTCTTCCTCTACTACAGGAACAGGTACAGGCAGTGGTGCTGGTAACTCAGTAGGTGTTACTTTAACAGTTTCTGATTTGTGGAAATAATCAAAAACCATCCATGTCGTCATAATTACGATTATCATGGTAGTAACAAATGAGTACCTTGTTAAGTTCTTCTTTAGCATTGTCTTGTCTCCCTTATGCTAGAGTGTAAAGTACGTTTAACTCAGATGCCATTTCTTTGACTTCGTTGTTACGGTACTGTTTTAAATGATTGATTACTTGATTGATTTTATTCTTCAACTCAGTACGAGTTTTAGATTCAGCAATCCATTTTACAAACTGTAATAGTTTGGCGGCAGTAGCCGACTTAAGTACATTGTCCTCCACAGTACTCTCAATAATAAGGGTACGGTGTAAAGCTTGAATGCGCTCTTTAAATATTTTTGACATTACGATTTCCTTTTATTTAATCGTTAAAGTTAATAGGGTAGTGACGCATAATGGTTACTTCACTATAGTAATATGTATCTATCGTTTCTTGGGAACGACAAAAAAAAGGGAAGCGCGAGGCTTCCCTTTCCGTCCAAATGGACAATGGTTGTGGGCTCCAGAGAGATACGACCCACATACAAAAGACCTATAAAGGCTTCTGTAGTTTGCGTACACCTAAAGAGGTTATCCCGTTAAGGCGATTCACCCAACCAGTAGTGACCACATCGATAGTGTTGTCATCCATGGCCATAGAGCTAGATGAGAAGATTTCGTGTGATTCTTTAAGACTTTCTACATTGCGTGTTGTGGTAACGTAGATAAGGAATACACCTGTATCTATTTCCAATTCAGCAACGCAGACATTATCCTTTTGAATATTCTCAAGAACAATTGATTCAAGTGTCCCCTTGATAAAGTCTTCCAACTTATCGTAATCGATATCTTTGTTGTTTCCTTCCAATTCCTTGACGAAGTTAGTCCAGCTTCCTTTGACTTTAATAGTTTCAACTGGAGCGAACTCGTGTGACGATGCGTTCTCATGTTTCAGAACCTTTCTCAGTTTTACTGGGTACATGTTACAATCCTTTTAGTAAGTAAGTTTAGTATAGTATTACACTAAGATAATATGTATCTGTTATTAATTTATTTAGAGGCTGACATGAAGAAGACATTAAAGGGTTTACTGGCGTTAGCCGTTGCTTTACTTATAACCATCTGTGGTAGCGCTATGCTTGCCGATGACCAAAGACCTAAGAACATGATAGATAAATGGTCAGATGGTGAACCACACCTTAGACATGTATGACAGCATAAGCAGGAGCCCAATAGGACTCCTGCTTTAGTTATGCCGTTAATTCAATATTAACGATAGAAGCCACGAATCTTCTGTTCAACATCAGCACCAAAGTCTTTGGCGAATGTTTCAAAAGAAATAGCTTTCAATGCAGCTGCACGACCTTCAGGGTCAGCAGTAGAAGACATCAATACTAAGATGTTTTCAAAGCGAGCACGTGACGCAGCAGCAATACGCATTTCGGTGAAACCACGGAAGAGTAGGTTGTCAGCGAATGTGGTTTTGTACTCAGTCATGATTTCCAAAGCTTCGTTATAAGCTTTATGGAACTCAGCACCTTCAAGGTTGTTGATGATAGCTGTAACTGCTTGGTACAATTCCATCTGCTTACGTAAGATAGCCATTTTATCGTTAGGCTTGTTTGGAGCCATAGCTATAGCGTACGCTAAGATAGTTTGACAGTTAGGGTTAAGTTCGCCTTCAACTTCAGGCTCTTCTTCATCTTTCTTGCCAGCACCCGGCTGTTCAACTATAATTTGATTGGCAACGTTGTCACCGGCGTTAGCATCTTCTTCAGATACTTTAGGACCTTCGTTACTACCAGAACCTTCAGAACCAGTTTCTACTTTAGGAGCAACCTGCTCTTTGTTAGTTTCAACTGTCTGTTGGTCATCTTCAACTTTAGTATTTTCAGGCTTAGGGTTTTGTTCTTTTTGCTTGTCTTGCGTATTAGCAGACTGATTACCTTGGTTCTTTTTAGACATTACCGTCTCCAAAATTAGTTTTCATTCTCTAGGTTATCCACAACCTCACCTAAGGCTGCGCTCTTTTCTTTAGCCACTTCAAGACCAGCAGTTAAAATCATCTCTGCTATATCTCTAGGTAAGTCCAAGAACTCAGTTACGGATAGTCCAAATGTTTTAGCGATATTACGCTTACCAAACTTACGAATGGCATCATACAGTAAGCTGTCACTACCAGTAGATTCAGCGGGATGCATCTTGACATAATCTAGCCCAGATACTCCCTCCTTATCATAGTCAGCGATACCATATGCTGTATCGTAAGCCTCTACTTGCAAAGTCTTTGCGAGCAAAGTGCTGATACCATCTTGGCTTTCGAACAGGAGTGCCAATTCTTTACCATATTCAACACCCTGCTCTAGACCAAAACGAACATCTATTACAGAGGACGGTCTACCGTCGACTGAATTCTTTGCCCGCATAGGGTAAAAAAAGTTGTGGTCATGTCCAGAGGGATAAACTCAGGAACTTTATCGCCACGTACGATTTCACCCGGTACGCCTTTTTCTTCAGATTCTTTAATACTATCACCGTAGCGTAAACCACAGCTAGGACAATCGGTATTAGGATAACCAATGATTGCGATAGTAGAAGATTCGATGTACTCACCAATATTGTTCATGATAGATGTACGGATAATTTCATCGGCTGAAAAATCTGAAAGAATAGAATCGATAGTATCTCTATCTGAAATCAATTCAGGTTCTTCGTCAGTACCAATGTCCAGTGCGCTAATCCAATGAGCAAACTGACGTAGTGTCGCAAGACGACCTTGGTCAGTAATATACTGGTCACGTTCGCCACCTTTAAGTGGAACACGGAATGCTTGGTCAACCATGTTAACTGTAGAGTCAACCCAGTTAAAACCGACCTGTTCATATTCCGCTATAGATGGAACCGCAAGCGACATCTTCATGCCTTCAGCACCGTCTATGGTAACTGACTTAGTATTGAAACTAAAGCCAGCCTGATACTTTTCTAAATCTTCAGCAGAGTGAGTTGCATTGCGTTTAGACATATGCTTCATTTGCTCTTCTGATAACTTAGAAGTATCCACTACACGCAATCGTGCAATGTTCACAGTACCTTCAGAGATATGATTACACTTAGTGATTTGTGCTACACAAGGTTCACGAAGTTCATACCCGTCAGGATACATGGTACAGACCATACCCCAGATTAAACTAGGTAAGTCAGTACACAAAATGATTTTCTTTAACTCTTCAGCATTCTTCGTACCAAAAGAGGTATCGTAGATGTGCGCTAAGATAAAGTTAACTAAATAACTCTGGATGTAAATACTAGTGTTAGAGAAAGCCATGCCGTTAGTAATACGACCAAGAGTAATCTTCTCTTGACCAATACGACGGTTCAATTCAAGGATAGCTGCGTTGCTTGGAGCCTTGATAGTTACATAGCCACCAGTATGCCACAACGGCACAGGTACAATGGAACCTAACCCCATACGAGCCTTAACTTTCATTACCGCTGCTTCGCCAGAAGTAATACCACCTGAATCCTTAGGCTTGAGACGAGAAACCGTAATAGGCTTATCTTCAAACGTAGGACGGTTAGTCCATTCAGATTCATCGTCGGCAAGTCTTCCTTGGAATAACTTACCAGACATTAAGTGTTCTACGCCTTGAGCAATCGTGGCTAACCACAACGCACTCTCAGCGGGAGCACCTGTTTGCAAGTTAGGTAACTTGCGTACGTCAGCTTCGATTGTTTCTTCATTAGCACCGAGAAGAACTAAGGCTTCCGCAATGGAAACCTCTTTATCGCTTTTCTCAGTACGTAAAGATTTAATCGGAGCTTTTGAGTCAATGGTTAACGACATCTTTACTCCTCGATGTTACCAGCACATAGTTCTGTGATTTGTTCCAATGTTGGACCAGTCACGTTTACAAAACGGTCTTGCCATTGCTGATAGCGAGATGCAACATTAACCGTTATGTTCATTACGTCAATATCATCGGTCTTTTTAGTAATGCCGTTGATTTCAGCAGTACATTCTTTATCGATGTTATTAAGTTCAATTTGGAGAGCGTTAAGGTCACGCGCTAAAGTGTTGGCTAACTTACCAACAGCTTCTTCGTCTAAAGTAACCTCAGGACTTTCGTGAGCAGCTTTAATTAGTTCTTTTACGTTAGCTGTACTTCGGATTAAACCAATGCATGTCATTTTAACATCATTAGCTTCTTTGATGAAAGTGTCGCGCTTTGACGGTTGGACAGGTGCTCTACCTGCTACTACTTTACCGTTTTTGCGTCTGTTGCTAGATTCGGGCATTAATTGCTCCTTTAATATGAATTCAATGAAATTACTTTCTACACATAACTAAACGAATGTGAGTAAAAAATACCCTAAAGAGGAATTAGCCATGCACTTAGGTGAACTACTTAGAAATAACTACGACATTGACAGAGTCAGTGTGACTATGAAAGCCTTAGAGTTATTCATGGCTTTAGACTATCTACAAGCAGAAGCTGACTTAGATAGACTAATTGAAAACTGGGGTAACCTTACAGATACCTCAAGTCTCCTCAGTGAGATAGATACTCGCATTGCCGAACACTTGCTATATATAGTAGAGGAGTACGGCATAACGTTAAACGAAGACTACAACCCATCGATGTACGAACTGTACACGCTTGTAAACGCCATTGAGTCTTTAGTCAACTACGAACAGCCAGAAGAACTACTGGACGTAATAGAAGCACAAGAAGACGATGTCGAGCGGATGGTTGAAGTCATGTCGTTGGTAGTTAAAGATATGGATAGTGGAAATATCTACGACTACTATAATATAGTGGCAATTATCTCTGAAGATTTCTGGAAGAAGCTAATCCTTGTACTTGATGGTACTAAAGAAGAGATAGTGGACTTCGATGCAAAAGAACCAATCCTTACACCTAGTACTCCAAGTGAAGTATGGCAGTGGATTGCAATGACAGGTAGAGCTAACTATAACTTAGACGCTGCGTTTAATTTACATAGCGACCTCTTTGATGATATCATTGGTGAGAAACCAAATCGCATATCTATTAAAGACATCTGTTTAGAATTGAAAACCCTTGTTCATTATTCTAGCAGTGATGATAAGTCGGACGATGTAGTGTACCGTCTGTTAGAATTAATTGACCCTAGCCCTGATACGTTATTAATAGCACAATCATTCTTACCGTACATAGACCTAGGTATTACCGAAAAGGTTTAGACCATGAACAAATTAGAATTTTTAAAATTCCTTGCCCGTAATAAGTTATACGCTAAGAAGAAAGTATTGATTTCTTGCTTTGCTATTATTACACCAGAGGAACGTGGAACTAGTGAACCATTTGTTGGTCAGATAGTTACCCACGATGGTAAGGTTAGTGTTCTTGATGAAGAACTAGAATCCCAAATCCTAGATGGGTGGGTAGATGGTAAACCATACCTAGATGTAAACGAAGTGGTTGAATTAGAAGCTGGCGATATTCCAAATATCAAAGGTAAGACTAAAACTACTTACGGTATCGCTCTTGTTAACATGTTGATGCTTACACATGCATTCGATGACAAGATTGATTACATTAATGGTACTATAGGCTACGGTGTACTTGAATCACACATCCTTAAAGCGTTACATGGTAAAGAAGTATCTGTACCAGAGCTTAGGGTGTTTCTCAAGGCCGCATCTTGGGCAACTGGGATAATGCCATTGTTTATTGCTCCTACGTCCCCTAAGTCCATACAGGGCTCCCCAGTGGCTAAGTCTCTACGTAAGAAACTAGTAGAAGAACGCAAAGACAGATTGGATGACCCAACTGCTCTAGCCGAAATAGATACTGCTCTATCTAAGCTAGATAAAGAATACATCGAAGGTGATGTTACTGAAGCTTTCTATAAGTCAGGTAAGGCACACAACGTTACTCGTAAACGTATGTATTCTATCTTTGGTGGTGAAGCAGATTTAGAAGACCCGTCTAAGATGAACCTTGTAACTAACTCACTTGAAGAAGAGTGGGATATTGCACAGATGCCATCTATGGTTAATGCTCTACGCATGGGTTCTTATAAGCGTGGTGCAGAGACTGCACTAGGTGGAGCTGACTTTAAAGATTTGTCTCGAATGTTCCAGAACATCAAGATTACTGAAGATGATTGTAAATCTAAAGTAGGTAAGCAGATACTATTCACTAAAGAGAACTACAAGCGTCTAGCAGGCCGTGTAACGGTTAAAGGTAAAGTAGTCAGTGAATCAGATGCCAAAGGTAATATCGGTAAGAGAGTGCTTCTTAGAAGTCCTCAGGCTTGTCTTACTAAAGGCTCTAACTTCTGTAAAACTTGCGTAGGTGAAGCAGTAGCAATCAACCCTAATTCGGTTGGTATGTTAGCAGCAAACCTTGGTGCATCATTCTTAAGTATCATGATGGCAGCGATGCATGGTCGTGCTTTGAAACTTGTAGAAGTGGATTTAAACGAAGTGATGTCTTAGTCTTAAACATACTGGAGAGCTTCGGCTCTCCTTTATGCCGTATTGTTATGATAGCCTACCGTAGTATAATGGCTAATAACATGTAAGGGAGACTAACCATGGAATTAGAAACTGCATTAAAGATGGCTTATCGTGCTGGGTTGAATAATAACAATAATAGTTGCAGGACAAATGAAGATGTTGTAGTTACCGATATAATGGACAAGGTAACACTTCGACGCTTTACAATAGGAGATTGGATTTTCGATGTAAAGTTAGTTAGAGCGCTAAAAGTGAATGTGTATGGTGAACCTTATACGATGGCCGCCAACATAACCCTTAATGGTGAGAGTTCGTACATTGACACCTTAGTTGGTAGAAGTGACACACCAATGACTAGGAATGATATCCGTTCGTTATCTAAGGCAGCTAAGAAATTAGAGGCTGGAAAATTACAATACGATAGAATGAATAGTAGCGGTAAGAGAAGCGAAGAGCTAGCTCTTTAATATTTTCAACCAAAAAAAAAGAAGAGGAGCGCAAGCTCCTCTCTTTATGCCGACTAATGTTCATCTAAGGAAGTCATAGCTTCATCGTACCTATGCTTAGGCATGACTCTATATTTACCAACCAAGTCATCGGACTCTCTAAATAGATGTTCCGCCAGTTCTTCTCTAGTAATAGGGAACTCAGTTCCCCGCATCGATAGCACATGGGGTATGTCTAGATATATCTGAGCATTTCCAGTGTACGTATCAATTAGTACTGGTTCTATATTGAGACGTCTTTGAACATTTATTCTATCTACCATATACATATCTGGTTTACGATTAATATCGAATACGCAAATCATGCTAGGGTAGGTGGAACTATCCTTACGTTCTACACCGTGTGTGGTAAATGTTAATCTACCGTGTATAAATCTAATCTGTCCTTTAACTAGGTCACTTATGAAAATCTTGGTTGAAGTATCCACTGGTATAAACAATACTACCACCGCACCCTTCCTAGATTCCTCCCATGCCTTCTTAATGAACTTACGTTTTATACTAGTACCGTTAGGTGGAGCACAAAAGACAACCTCATTGCTCCAGTCTTTAGTAAGTGCATCATCTTCCATAGTGTAGTACTTCTTACACTTAGCGTTATCGTCACTAGCCGCAGCATCTAGAGTAAAGCCAAACTCACTATCTAGTTGGTTATACATCCCGTCCAGAGTCCCGTTACTATCCGGGGTACTTGGATTAAGGTAAGTCTTACCAGCCAAGTTGTTAATTATTCTATCCTTCAGCGCCACTAGCGAATGTCTCCAAAATATGTCTTTTCATTTTCTTTTTTTCCTGTTATTTAAAAGTTAATTAAAACATTGAATTCTCCAATGCACTAGAATAATATGTGTCTAGCAAATATTCGAAACGGCAAAAAAAATAACGGGGGGACTAGCCCCCATTTCTTAATACCAGCATTTTACGCTTGGTCCAGTAATCCAACATCATCAACCAATTTCAATAGACAGGATTGTGCTTCTGCCATTGAATATAAACCTAGATGCGAAATCAGATAACCTCACACACTCAGCTGTAGTAATGGTGTACTTGCCCGGAGTAGAGAATAGAAGTATCGAACGTTCTTTCTGAATATCAGTTAGACGTTGTAATAATAATTCTTTCCTTTGTTCCAGTGGCATCCTACCCAGCGTGTATGCTAAAGCTTTTCCGACTATAACCCCTTCCATGGTCAGTGATGGATATGTCTGAACTTGTGGTTCTTCATCCGACATTTCCGACTCATCAAACAGGATACCCTGACGTAACTTAACTTTAGCAAACACTTCAGTTAATGTACCCATGCTAGTATGCTTGAGTAGGATATCTTTCTGTTGTTCTGACATGTTCTTAAGCTTCCCGACGGATAGCTTACAGTTCAGGTGCAGTAATTCTTTAAGAGAACCGGAATCAAATGGCATGTCTTCGCTATAGTTGCTTAACTTACCTTCCGACCAATGTCTTAAAGACGCTTCTAGTTCAGATTCGTATATAACTCCATCGTCACTTACTCCCGCTAATAACATTAGCGAAGCAACGTCTCTTGCATCCGTTTCACGCAAACCTAATGCGTTAAGTTCAGAAGAGTTGAATTCAACGATTAAACCCTTAGATAAGGCATCGACGATTTCATCTGGTGTTCTACACGGGTCTGATTTCAGGTTTAGAACGTTTAGTAAAGAACCTAATTGTTTACGTTCAATTACTTCATCCACTAGGCGAATAAGTGTTTCCCTGTCAAGATGTCTAACTTCAGACACCAATCCACGTAATACAAATACTGCTACTAGCGTATCTTCACTTCCGATTAATTCTCTAACCGTTGAAAGACAGTTACAGGTCTGTTGGACCCAACGTTCAGTCACCTGCGGTTCCATCTGATACCGTGACCATATTGTTAACAGAACTGCTGCCAGTTCGTTTTCTTTGATGGATGAGTGTTCAACAATTGGGACTTTTCTAATAAGTCCTGTTTCAACTGTATACATTGTATAACTCCTAAAATAGGTGATATCACAATGAGTTGTTAGTTGCACTACTCTTTGGTACTACTTAGTTTACAATAAACTCACCACGTATTTGTATACAAGAGTTTAAGTTGGCATTAATTGCATCAACTCTGGATTTAAAGTATTTCGGTAAAGATATGAATGCCAAAATGTCTAACATTACAAGCGGAGCACTTGCTGGCATTATTCCCGAATCTTTCATCATGGCTAACAACTCTCCTTTTCCTTTCAACACATGATTATCCTCCTCTATTTGGTTTATAAACTTCTCAGCTAAGGCTACTCTATACGCTAACGTAAAAGTATCCTGCATTTTGATAACACTGCACATCTGGGCATAATCATTCACCCACTGATGTTGACCCTCAAAGACAACCTTGTTACCAGCCTTGAGTTGTGTCAAATAGTATCCCATAGATTTTACTATAACTTCTGCTTGGAAGTCATTGCAACCCTGTAACTCACGGACATCGACCAATAGTTCGTGTCTATATACGTCAACTAATGCAGAGTAGGTACGAAACTTACTAGGCATAGTGAAGTATGGTGATAAATACAAGTTTGATGGTATGTCGGAGATATGACAGTACTTCGTATAGTCAATCCCGATACTAGTTTGAGCGACAACTTCTTGGTTCTTATCTACCGCAACTAATTGCGGTCGTGTAACATGGTTGTCTTTTGCTTCAGTTCCTAACGATGCACCGTCCCTAAGTTCAGCGCACTTAGCTGCGATTCCCATCGCAGCATTCCCTAGAAATTCTAAAGACCAGTTTTTAACGGACTTTAGCTTAGTCACTTTGAGGGTCTCCCTATTATAAAGGCGGAATTCATTTCACCTATCGACTTAACACGTGGACGGAGAAGCTTTTTCTTCTTCTCATGATATTCCATATGCTTTGGCAAGTTGCGTGCTAGGATATACATGAAATCCGGTTCAATATCAGGCCAATCCTTTAACTTCCTCAACCTGCCCACAATCTGGATATTAGCCTGACTGGAACTGATATTGGTTGTCATTAAACTATAACGTAAGCCGGGGATGTCCACACCAGTACCCGCAGAGAGGGCAGTTGATGCTGAGATATCAGATTCCATAAGAACCTCATAATCATCTTCGGATATATAACGGGATACGTCTAGCGTAGGATTACGCATAGCTAAATGGTCAGCTATTTTACCACACATTTCTTTAGTCGCTGCGAATACTAAACATTTCTGTCCTTCCTCTCTACGACTAACATACATGTCATACACCAGTGCATCTATCATGCCTAGGTATTGTGCTAGATAAAGTGGGCGTTTAATAATGCTCTCTTCAAATAGCGTATGACTGTACATCTTCTGTTGGTTGATGTGTCTAATCTTTTCAGGTTCCCATAGTTCGTACATCAATGCTTTAACACGAATGTACTTATCGAAATCACCCGGCATGAAGCGCATACGCTCTGGCCATTGTATCTGCAACATTTTATTGCGGAATGGTGAATCGGTAGTAATGGTAGCTGACAAGAAGATAGTCTTGGGTATATGCGCATACAAGTCCATCTTAAAGATTTGGTGTTGGTTTTCGTGGGCTTCATCTACAACTCGCAGACCTACCCCTAGGACTTTCCACAGTTCCCAAGGTTTAATAGGATAGCCTCTCAACTTACCCATTTCGTAGTCTTTATAAAAACGCGCAAGTGTTGTAGTTGACGCAATGATAGCCTTGTAGTCAAACTCTCCAGCTATTGCAAGGTTTATCGCACTTAACAAAGCTTTACTGCCTCGTATAACGCAAATCTCCTTTTTAGTTAACTGTAGACATTCTGCAAGGTCACCAACCCACTTCTCGATATACTTACCACCCATTTGAAAACAAGTGAGTACACCAAGTGTTTCAGCAGCTTTTTGGCTACAGAAAGTTTTACCACCACCAGTAGCAAGAGTAACAACCTTTGATTCGCCCGGGTCTTCCATATACTGGATAACTCGTGGTTGGTCGTCTCTCGGAACCCATGACTCAGGAATCTTGTAATCTACCTCGGTTGGCGTATACATACGTTTGACCGTAATATCTACCAAGCTAAGTGGAATACCAGCATTCTTTAACATGTCGATGAATTCATCGTACTGGTTAATGTGGAAGCGATAGTAACTTCTATCGTCAGGCGCAGCGGCGTAAACCTTCTTTGCCTCTTTGTGGAACTTACCTCTCGCGTAATAACCCGCCCACTCAACGAGCGGACGGAGAAAGTTACTGATGAGAGGTCTCATACGTGGCGATATCTTAGTCACCGCAAAATGGTGACTGTAAACATCTATGTTGCAATATGAACTCACTTTAACCTCTCCCGTATTTAGCCAATTACCCCGCTAGAATATTATCGAAGTTGTGGTCAGGTACGTTAGTCTCGGTAAATGAAGATGCTCTAAGTATAACATCACCATGACGTTCAAATGCCATCGCCGCAGACATACTACGGTTAAACATATTTTCACGATGGATGTTAAAGGTTTCTTCTTCTTGCCCAACAGGTGGACAATTACTATTCGCACGAACAGATGAAGTAACCATAGAGGATAGTAACAATACTTCTAGATGTAATACATTTACATTAGCTCTGCTATTTACTATATCGTAAAGTTTACGCAATGCTTCTGCTGATGTCTTACAACCATACACACCGTTTCTACTCTTCTTCTCAATAAACTCAGAAATGCTTTGCATGTACTCAAGCATGTTCATGTGTCTTTGAGGCATTACCAAGAATGGCTTACTAAACGTCCAATGACTAAGGTCAATAACGTAGTCGCCATAGTTATCTACTTCCCAACCGTACTTCTTCAAGTACTCTAGAAAATCATAAGTAAAGCTAGCAAGACGTGGACCTACTGATGTAGGGATGATGTTATCCACTTCTTCCGGTACGTTTTTACTGTTAGGCATAGTTCGTCTAATAACGATTTCAGCCATTGCAGCAAGTGTTGTAGTCGGAAGTATTTTAACATCAGTAACATTACTATTATTGATGTCTTCCAGATACTTAACGTACTGTTCTGGAATTACTAACTTAGGCTTCTGGTCTCTAAGCGTCATGTGGAACTGAATCTTCGACTGGTCACCACCATTCAACTTAATGAACTCAGCGTCTCTAGCTTCTATATTCAAATGTTCCGCAACTGAAGAACCATCTTCATGTTTAGTAGACATTACCTTTTGCGTTACGAATGAACACAATGCTATTGCACAGATATGACCTAAACGAGTTGCTTGGCGGTAATACATATCGCTAGGAATCGAATTACTCAATGACCCAGCACATGTTTCACACACGTTATATTCATGACGATGATTACATGCCATCGGAGAACGTAAACGAATTAACTTACCCTCCAAATGTTTAGACTCAGGAGTAATTTCTTCGAGTGTACCATTATCCAATACATGCATCTTACCATTGAGATTGCCAAGTGATTTCTTGGTTACCATAAACTCTACAGTTTCGGTAGTACCACAATCACCCGGAACCAAAGCTTTCACGTATTGATTCTGTAAAGAAATCTTACGACCGAAATACTCAGTCTTACGTAAAGGTTCAGTTGTTGCCTTCAATGCCTTAGTACCTGAACGACTTTCTTGTGCCGAATCAGCTAACACTTTCAAACCTTCAATGAAACCACGTAGTAATGGCTTACGGAAGATGTTTGAATCGTAATCGGTAATGAACCCACGAATAAATGCTTGTAACACTTGTCCGATAGAAATCAATGAAGCACGACACGCATTTGTAATCGCATTTGCATTTAGGGTAGGACACGTCATTACCACATCAGTGATTTGACGATAAGCCTGTTCAATACCAGCGGTACTCGGACGAACTTCTGCAATCGCTTCAGCAACTACAGGATGCTCGAATATTTCCAAGTAATCCATTACGGATATTGTTGTTACGTATTCTTCTAACTCTTCACCGGTGAATACGAAAACATTGTTAAAGATAATCATTGCCATACGGTTGAGTAAATCCATATCGCGTGATATACCTTTGTCGAAACATTCCCACAGGGGACGTGAGATTAGTTTCTTGTGTATGCTATTACCAAATGTAACGTTACCAATATGGTGATGTGGTAGTAACGGTAGGTCTGGGAAAGCACGGTGATAATCCCAGTAGATAGTAGATACAATAGTCTTACGACCATTTAGAGTTAATACAGTACCATCATCGAACTCAATTTGCATTGTTAATACATTATCGTATCGTTCGATTAATTCTTCAGGGCTGAGAGACAATAAGTCTCTCGCCTTTATTACGCCATCAAGATGAACTGGTTGCATTTTTGAATAGTTCCTTTTAGTTTATTCAGGTTATTTGTTAGGGTTATGTTTACTGTGTCGGAATTCCACACCACCACACATTAACAAATGCTTCATTAATTGTAATGGACGTGAATTGCCACGAGGTATCTTCTTACGGTTAACTACACAATCGATGTCAGTTGGTTTATCCGCCGTCATGATTGAATGGTTAATTTCTTCTGATGAATATAACGAGTTAGTTCTATCCAATAGTTCCGCAACTGTATCTGGGTCCATGACCGCAGACATTAATCGTACCTCAGACTCACCTGCAAAACGCACAGGAGATTCACGATATGGATTCAAGTATTTATCCGCCCTACCTAACTGAACAACGATACCGTGATGTTGACGCTTAGCAATAGATGTAGTAGACCAATCTTCACCAGTCTTATCCAATAACATCATGTACTTCGTATCAATCGCAACAGGTTTCTTGGTAGTAATCATCTTACCACTATTACCACGATAGGTAACAGGACCAACAATGCTAGGACAATTTGCTTCAATGTCTTTCACTTGTTGGATACCAACGTTAGGACTGTTTGGAGGTAACATTAATGTTAATGCTTCTTGGTCCGACAACTTAGGATTCATAATAGCCTTGACGTGATTGTCCTGCTTTGATTTATCCGTAAGATGTTTTAAACAATACCAATACATGTAAGGTGATGCTGCTTTATAATAGGCCATGGCAATTTGAAAACCATCTTCTAAATTAGCTGCACTACGAACACGTCTAACACATTGTGTGCTTGCTTGGTTTGTCCATTGTTCAAATATCTGACCAACATTAGAACGTTTGATTACCGATAGTGGGTCTTTGATTACATCCGCTACAATACCACATTGAGTTGTTGGCATATCAGCATCAGGTCGAATTCCTACAATTACACCTTTAGTACCGTGAGTATCCGTAATCTTATATCCGATTGTTGGAATCTTACGATAGGCGTAGGTAATCTCAATATTGAAATCATCCAGTGGAGCTTTGTTCTTAGTGCGGACAACTCGTTCTTTAGAAGAGTCATTGAAGTTCGCTAGAGCCTCTACAACCCAAGCATGGAACTCTGGAGTAATATCAAGATTGTTGTGACGTAAACGATTGTTCTGATTATACAGCTCAATGATTTTCTTATAGAAGATATCTTTGCTCTGTACATACTTAAGCATTTCACCATCCATTCCAGTAGGAGTAGTACGGTATCTTACATTGTGGTCAGTAAGTACTTCAACATCTACAATAGTTGCACCCGGTTGTGCATAAATAGTTTTGTCAAATTCAATGTCAACTCTATCCGCTAACAGATTACGTGGATGTAAATCTGAGATGGTTAAATTTTCATCAATGGTACGAAAGGCCATAACTAAGCCATCTTCGCGAATCTTCTCACCCGGACCCGGAAAAGGTTTGTATTGATTTTCATCGCCATAAAGATTCAGTGGGAATAACGCTTTACCACAAGAAGCCTGACGAGTACCTAACATCGTTGTTGCTAGTTTACGTTGGTAACTTTCACTAATTTCAAAACCATCCTCAATAATACCGGGAACAGTCATGTACGCTACATTAGTTTCGATTCCGTACTTGTAGTTGCCTGTTTCATCAACACAAGGTGAATCAGCAAGGATTGTACCTTTACCAATTGTTTGTCCTTTATTCAACTTAGCAATTGCTTGTGGGTTCTGTTTGAACTTCCACCCAAGACTTGTATGTTGAAAGAAGTACTTCTCTAGTAAGATACTACCAATTTCTTTTGTTTCGAAATCTTCGTATATAACTAATGTAGACGGGTTTTCTTTGATAGCACCTTGTGATACTTGTTTAGCGTATTTAGGGAATACACCAAGAATGGTTGCGTTAACTGGAATACGTTGGTTAAATGTATATTTACCAAACTCACGTTCAGTACCAGTAAGGTTACGTCGAACTGTCGCACCCTCAGTAACTAAACGTTGTTTAAGATGTGACGCTTGCATTTGTTGTCGTGATGCAGAGTTAACTGCTATCCATGGATTCAAGTTAGTAGGTGCCCCAACTAATTCGATATCTAATTCATTGATTAAACTAGCCTTACCCTCTTTATTGAGAGTCACGAATAGTTCAGATGTCGTATCCATGTAGACCGGTTCACCTTTCATATCCGTGATATGCAGGAATCGTTCAGTATCAATCATTATCATCTTTCCCTTTTATTTATTAAGATTGGATTACACTTTGATAATATATGTTTCAAATTATTTAATCGAGTAGGAATCTCTTTGTATGTTTTAGTTTGAGAAGCTTCGGAGACCAACTCATGCAATTGACCCAAGTAATGAACAGCGAAGGGGCAGACCTTTACTACGATTCAGATTTCCGGAGTGTTCTGGAAGACCATGCTCTACTATTGAGAGATGATGCAAGTACTGAAGTAATAGTTGTCGACCCAGCTGTAGCTTATAAATTTGAATACGACTTATGTGGCTATTTAACATCTATTGGTATACCCCATTATCTGCATTGGATTACGATGAGAATAAATGGATGGAGGAAGGATACAGAGTTCTTTAACCCTAAAACTATCCGTGTTCCTCACAGACACAGTGTAGATAAAATAAAGCAAATGTACGAAGCATCCACTACAAAAAAATAGAGGGCTGTGTATTTTTTACCTTAATAAGCTGGAGATTCTCAGGAATCTCCAGTCATATGCCGTTAACTATTTCCACATTATCGTATCAACTTCACCCGGATGGTCATAAGGTACAAACTCGTGCCAACCACTATCGTTTATAATGCGTTTACCAAGCTTCTGAGCATAGAGTTCTGCTGAGTAATATTCCATAACCATACCTAACAAACTAGTAGATATCATAAGCTTGTATAGTGCACCGTAATTCGTATCTAGGTATACATTATCCCTGAAGAACATTTGTACTTTCTTTACTGTGCCGTCACCCACTAGCAAAGTACTACCTATCTTATCTAGATGGACTAAATTTTCAGCCATCAACATTCTATATCTATTCTCTGCGCTAACATCTCCAAAGTCGACCGTAAGTTCACTAGGTATATCTAGACCCATTTCCTTACCGTACTCAAATACGTTTAACATGACCACTTTAGTAAACATATCTGGTAGAGTCAGTATTGTAGGTTTAACACTACCGTCCCCCATAAGGTCAAATATTAACTTATTATTTAATCTATTTACTAAGTCGCCCTCCAAATTTAGTAAGTGCGGATAAACCAACTTTCCAACCACCTGTCCAGTGACCCAGTATAAATGGTAAATTGCTATAGTTCAAAGTTTTCATACCCCTTCCCCTTTTATTGGTAAAAAATAAAGGGAGCACTAGGCTCCCAATATTTATATTACTTACTACCAACCACCTTGACGATTGAAGCCTTGTCCGCCAAACTGATTTCCAGTTAGGTAAGGAGTACTTCGTTGAGCAGGGTGTTGATTGAAGCCTTGGTTAAATCCACCTTGCTGTGGGTTAGCCCAAGCTGGTCCACCCATAGGTTGTTGTGCAAGACCTTGCTGTTGTGCAGGTTGTCCGGCGTTAACCATGTCTTGAAATCGCTTCTTCTGTGGTTGTGCCGCAGGAGTTGTCGTAGCTTGCTGCTGGAAAGGTTTCTGAACTGGTGGAGCTTGTTCAGCTAACTTCTCACTAAGAGTCATCTTACGACCTTCTTCACGAGCCTGTGCTTGCTTATCAGTCCAGTCAAGTTTCTTCTTAGGAGCTACCGATGCTTGTACAGTAGTGTCATCTACTTGCTCAACTTCATCAGGATTAACTGAACCTTCGTTACCACGCAACGAAGGAATTAAACCTTTGTATTGGTCTAGTTCTTTAACGTCATCGGCCCAGTCAATGTCGATTAGTAAATCGTCAAAGTCGTCACCCCAGATTTTCTGGAACTTACGTAATACAACATTCAAGCGATGTGCAATTGAAATGTATGCATGTAGTAAGGCATGGAAACCCGGAGCTACCATTGAGTTACTACCAAAGCTATAAGCATGTTCATTAATACCCGGAACAATGAAGTCTAACATTTCAAAGAACGGCTTGTAATCGCACTTACGGAACTTCACACCAAACACAGTACGGTCTTTGTTGTCACTTTCTGCACGCAGAGGAGAATGTATGCTGGCAAGACGATTTACTTTTTTACCATTTAATTCACCTGCACGCTTAACAAAGATACCAATGATTTTCTCAGCTTCGTTAGGATTGATTTTATTCAATAACGAATCGAGAGACTTAACAGTTTTCGTATCGAAGTCTGGAACCAGAGTAAGATATTCTTTCTGTTTAATAGTCAGTGGCTTTTGACGAGCTGGGTCTGCTGCTAATTCACCAAGTTCTTGAATGATGGTAGCGGCTACGAAGTTCAACTTAAACTGCATCTGTTTACGCAATTCAAATAGTACTGCTGATTCACCACGCATTACATTTTCAGACATTGGATGGAACGCTAATGTATTATCCCAATCAGGATTACGTAAGATTGTCTTAGTAGGCATTACTAATTGCTTATCCGCTATTTCTACCGGACCTTGAAATGCTGTGACGTTACCTTTGTCGCTTACATCCCAACCAGCTGATTCAACAATAGCTGTATATAGTTTAATTAATTTCGTCACAATGGACTCCCGTTTATTTTAAATCTTGTTTTAGGGATGTTTCCATCCCCACTATTATTACCAGTTACTGTTACCAGTGCCACCTTGGTCTGCGCCAAATACATGAATGTTACTTTGTGTTTCAGTAACCATACCTACAGATGAGGTAACTGCATTTAAGTCAACAGATAGTGAACTAAGGTCAGCATTGTCATTGCCAATGATTGGTGCAGTAAGACCATCCGCAAATGATGGAATTACGTAAGGTACAGGTACATCACCATCAACACTAATTTGAATACGTGTCTCACCTAGAATATCTACTTCCATTTCAATACTAACGATGAAGTTCCAGTTGTTGGTAACATCAGGCATTACTATATTGATTAGGCGGTCAACAAACAAACGAGCGTAAGTATCTAATGGAACATCTTCTACGAATCCACGAGGGACATCAGTAAGACGAACATCAGGCACACCATTCAACGTTGCATTAGTTGCAGTGAACTTAACACGAGTTAACAGACACTCCATTGCTAGAGGCGGAACTGTGTTAGATAAGATTGTAGACATAACAGCTGTTACATCAGAACCTTTCATGTGTTCACTATTGGTAGTGTGTTGTGTAGCTTGTTTAAGAGCTGGTTTCAATTCGAAGTGGGTAGTGTTAAATCCAGTAGATGGAGACATGTCACAAAGCATTCCGTAGGTAATGAAACCATCTTCGAAATAGTTTGCTTGGTCATCCCAACTACGCAACAAGTTATCGTCATGAATACTAGCTTCACGAACCTTAGTTGTTGCTTCTTGGAAGATGTCAGCCATTGTACCACCAGCCAAATGGTCAGCATTGTTTTGTGAAGTATGAAGAGCTTTCATAGACTTCGCAAGATACTCGTTATGGTTGGTATTACTACGGGCAGACTTACGGGCACCTTTACTAATGTTTGCACGATAGTCAACTATATCCAAGTCATCTTGAGTGTAGAAACTTTCAGTTTGTAGAGTATTGAATACATCTTCAGGACGCATTACAACATTCTGCACCATGCACTTGTAAGTCATTTACCACAATGTGATTAGACTCAAAGATTTGCCATTGGTTCTGCCCCATAAGACGAAGTACAATAACGTTGTTGATATACATACGCATGTTAGGGTCAAGGCTACCACCCATACCTACGCCAACGTGGTCGGTATAGCCAATGATGATTTTACGAGTAGCCATGGCACCCACCATCATTTCCACTTCCATAAAGAAACGGTAACGACGTTCGCCCCAACCTTGCGCAATATTAATATCACGACCAGCTTCAGTAGACGGCATGATGATGTTTGACGCAATACCTGCCACTGAGTTAGCAGAGATATTGTTACCATCTTGAGTAGCCGTCTTCAATAAGTTTACATTGTTGGTATCGTTGATGTAAGTGTTATACGGACGAGCAGCTTGTTGATGGTATTCGCCAGTCTCGATGAACATTAGTTTGGTTACATTAAATTGATGCATTTTCATTTCCTTTTATTTAGCAATCGAATGCTTAGAATGATTTGTTACACTACGATAATATATATTTATACTTCGCACGGATTAAACGGTTTCAGAGTTTAGAGTTGTTCCACGGAATCGAGCATCCATGTCCATTAAATAACGAGCACACTCAGGACGGAAGTTACCCGGTATAATTAACTGGGTTCCGCTAAGGTTATCGGTATCAATAGAAGCAGGGAGATTATACTCAATGTTTACAGTATTAATCTTACCTAGTAGATTCTCAATCCAATCGCTACCTACATTATTCTTAGGTCCTAACGGCTTAGCACTAGAACGACGGTAATGTGGATAGATTTCAGAAAGTATCTCTAAGTCACTTCGAGTTACGCGGGTTTTCACATGTCCCTCACCACCAAGTGAGAATTCATCTGGGTCACGAGCCATAAACTTCGCACTACATAGATTACCAAGGATTGGGAAACCACGAGTGTAAAGGATAGCTTGTACTATACCTAAAAGATGACACATGTGTATATGCGTTAAATGGTATTGTGCACCTGATGCAAATATCTCAGATACCATGTTACCACTAAGCATATAGTGTACTTCATTAATTACCAAGTTAGAACGATTGAGGTTATCGATGCATTCTTTTACGAGTTTCATATCTATGCCGGGCTCAAGGCTATTCGCCATTTCTTTCCAGTGGTTCTTAATGTAATGTTCAATGTCACGAGGTACACGCTTTGATATCTCTTGACGAACACGAGTATTCTCCATGATGGATAGATTATCTTCATCACGGTTTGTTTCAGTTGGTCGATGCTTATCACCAATACGTTCGAATGACTTATCCATCTGGTCCATTTTAGACTTCAGGTAATTGTACATCTTACGCACGATATGTTCGTTACCATCGTTAGGGTCTATTAAAAGAACCTTACGGATAACAGCGAAAGCTAATAACCACTCAGGCAATTCTTCAGTACTTAAAGCACCGTAAACAGCAGAAGTAGTTTTACGACTGTAAGTTGAGTTAACAGTTACGTATACCTGTAATCGTTCCCATTCAGGACGGGCAAGGATACGTGGGTCAATTAGTTCCATTGTACGATACTCTTTATAAACAGTACCAACATCTTTGTAAATGACAGCCATGTATTCGCCGATAATAGGTAGCAATGGTTTTAACACCATACCTAAACGCACTAAGCCTTTATACTCACTACGGATATAAGTTAATTCACGAGGACCGTCATCTTGACTATAGTTCTCATTAACTTCGCCAGCATTAATATCTAAATGCATTTCTAACCAGCGGAACATCTTCACAACATTCAATTCATCATACAGACGAACAATGTGAGATTTCAGTTTAGCAGTTAAGCGCTCACGTGAACGTACTGAGTCTAGAGAATCACGGATGTCGTCGTAGATACCAATGATATCTGTTTGTTCTTGTTCTGACAGAGAAGCAAGGTATTTGTTTAATGGCTCCATACTTCTTGTCGGGTTTTGCACATTACTTCGGTCAAAGTTCTGTGTATTGAAACGGACTTGTAAGTCGCCCATCTCTACGTCCACGGATGTGAACTTATTGTTAGTCGGGGTTATAGTTAACGACATTCTGTTCTCCATACTTTTATTAACAGGGTCTATGTACACTTTGATAATATAGGTTTATAAATAGTTTAAGTAAGTCCACTAGCAGTCTCAGTGATTTCAATCACGGTATGCTTCTTACAGTCACTCACTAATACCTTGGAGATATAAGAGTGTACAACCTTAGAACATTTCCCACCTGAATCTTCTATGGCTACCTTATTTATAATTCTACTTCTAAGGTCACGAATGTTCTGTGATGTTTCTTCAGTACAGTCGGTTATACTGATTACGGATACAGGACCTACGTCGCTAGTAAAAACGAATCCTGCCTTTAAAGTTAATGTTGTCATTGTTTATTCATCTCCCACCAATCTTTTAGACTAGTGAATTGTGTAACGCTAAATGGTTCGTATTTGTCACTGAAGTCTGTCTGTACACTAAAGAAATCTATTTCACGTAATCGCTCGTTTAAATGTGCACCAACGATACCGATACAGTAATCAAGTTCTTTATGTAGTTCCATCTTAGGACATCTACCTCTCAATGTTCCCACCAATATATTGCGATTGGAAAAAGAACATCTTGCAATACCTAAATCATGTACGAATCCAAACAACGTTCCATCTTCATGTATACGTCGAGTATGTCCGTCAATGTTTCTACTATTAAGTGGTATAACGTCAGGGGTACAGAAACTAATAGAAAAAGAATCTCTGTGTTTGATATTACCAATTAATGTACGATAACATTCTGGTGTCCATGTGTGGTCAAATTCCAAGAGCTTAATGTACCAGCCCATTATTCCGTGTTCCGTATTATACGTTGTTTTTATAGACACTTTATTTTCCCCTTGAATAAAAAAAAGGAGGTTGAACACCTCCAATATTGTTCCCTTTTTAGAGGGATTATATCTCTGGACGATAGTTAGCTTTGCGTGCAGCCTTGGCACGTGGGTTGACTGCTGGCGGGTACACATCCATTTCTTTAGGATACATTTCATCGCGACCAAACTCTTCGTAAGCCTTGTTCCCAATTAACCCTGTACCGACGTGTTCAATGTTACCTTGTTCATTGACAAAGAATTCACCGTGTGGTAGGAAGTTACGTTTGTACCGTCCATGCCATTCGCCATTAAACTCTTTATGCTTTTCACCGCTAGGGTATTCAAGAGGAGCACAGGCGCTACATTTAGCAACGCCTAGGTCTTCGGGTTTGTTCATCGATTCAATGTCTTTACAGTGATACCAGCCAAGGGCTGTGTTTTCAGCACAGCCACAGACTTGACATTGATAGATACTCATTCTTAGAATGGAACATCTTTATCGAAGCCGCTATCACCGCCTTGGTTTCCACCGCCGCCGTTATTACCGCCATTGTTATTGTTGTTGTAGTTGTTACCACCACGGTTATTGTTATTATAACCGCCACCACCACCGCCGTGTTGACCACGAGGAGCTGGTTCTTTGTAAGTAGCTGTAGCAACTGCCGCCATCAACTGACCAACGTGTGTAAAGTAACCACGAGCAAACAAACGAGATTCGATAGCTTTATCTACAGGTTGACCTTCACCATCTGACAATTTGTGGAAGAATGGAGATGACATGTAGAAGATTGCTTTAGGACGGTCTTTAGCAACAACTGATACATAGATGCGACCATCTTCAGCTTTACCAATAACTGTCTTAGAAATTTCAACAGGAGTGTCTGAGCGCTTACCGCCCGGCCACAAGTAATTCTTGTTGGCGATGTAATAACGACATGGACCGTTGTGGTTAATTACTTCTTCGCCTAATTCAAGTAATGCGCGAGCTGTACGAATATCCATAGCAGCACGGATAAGACCATTATCTTTATCGCCTTCAACGCCAGTATAAACATCAATACGTGGATTACCATCTTCAGTAAGATAGAAAAGGAATGATGGTGCTTGTTTAGCTCCGTCAATCTTCTCACCGTACATGCGTAACTTCATGTGGTCTAACGCAGTCTTAGTACGCTTTTTAAATTGTTGGGACATTGTCTAATTCCTTAATAGGTTTTTATCAATAAATAGATGACCAGTGTATTTTTTCACCTAATTCAACTATTTGGTTTTTAAAAGAAGTCAGAGCGACTACTATATAATCGCTCCAACCTGTACTTTTTATACCAAGAATTTATCTTGGCTTGTTTCTCAACATATCCCTAAGCATTTGCATTCCAACTTTATCTTGGAGTTTGTTTAGGTCAGATTCAATTTTCGTTTTGCTAGTTATAGGTGACCAACCAGCTATCGTAGCCAAGTTAACTACTTCCATTTTAAGCTTCCTAGGGAAAGCCGCGAAGCTTTCTCCATCACCAAATACTTGCAATGTCAGGGCATTGAATGGCATAACGTCCGTATTCTTACCGGACAGTTTGCTGTTCCAGTAAGTTTTACTTTTAATTTTGCCAGTATGTGATTCAAGTAGTTTTAATGATGGGAAACTATATTCTGATAGTAAGTCAATTGATTGATGCGTGATAATTAGTACTGGGCGTTCTTCACCCTTTAACATTATATCGAAAATCTTTATCTGTTCACCTAGAGCACCCATTACTTCTAATAGGGTTTCGTTAGTGAGTTGTAACTCATGTTTCTGCTTTGCCGTTTTGTAACCTTTCGGTAGGGCGTGAGGAAAACATCTTGAGAAACTTCTCTTCTCGGTGACATAGTATACGACTCGTCGAGTGTTATGACTCGCTTGATGTATCCAGTCTGAGATGAGTTGCATCTCTTCCATAATAACAGGAGCGACATCCATTGGTGAAATAGATATCTTCTCTTCTGTTGACAAACAATTAAGACAGTTACGAACAAGTGTACGGACATTAATCCAAATATCACCTTTCTCACCATCTTCTTTCAACACTACTTCCTCAATAGGAATAGCGGTCGGGATAGAGACGGGGATTTGTTCCCCAATCTCTCTACTCATAAGTGCTGTATTCATTATTACAATACTCCTTCAAGAAGATTAAACATCTCCTCTTTCTTAGACACATCAATTGTATCAAGACGACTATCGAGTAAACGTACAACTGAGTCTTTAGTAATGTCCACGGTTTGATACTTGGTAACTAGTTCTACCTTTGAATCATTAACCATGTCCTCTGCTGCTTCACGATTCACTGTCCACTTGACATGTTCCCACATCATTTCTAGTTCACGTTTAGCTGCTGCTACTTCTGACCCTGCCCTTGCAATAATTCTGACATGCGAATTAATAGGTAACTTCTCTACGCGGTCTTTTAAAACATCCATCGTATCTGAGAGAGTCATATCCAAACAATTGATTGTGATAAACTTAGTTGCTAGGTCATTCTCCACAAACATTAATTCATCTTTACCAGTACCGTTAACATTTATCTTAATACGATAATGTCCTTTAGCGCCTTCTTCCCCGTGACACAATCTATCGAACGAGCCGTTGACTGTTACACGCTTATGTTGACGTTGGGTATGGTGATGACCAATGTTTACGTAATGTTCTGTTATACCAAGGTAACGTTCAGAAAGATGATGACTAATATTAATGTGTGCAGGAATTTGAAACTCAAACATCCCATGCATAATACTAAAATCTACTTTCTCTAAACCTCGGTCATGTAACAGACCTTGAACCTGCTTCCAAGTATCATTAGGGTCGTGTTCCCACTCATCTGGTACATAGAGTACATTTATATCTAAAGACTCTATATATTCGATTGAGAGATTCTCAACCCACTTGAAATCACATTTGGATTCTACTAATTCATGTATCTGTGTAAACATGCAACCTTGCTTCCAGTCATGGGAGGGAGTGCCTTCCAACAACCTTAATACAATATTGTGTTCCTCACATAGACGAATCAAATACCTTACGAATATTTGTATCTCGCCTACACCACCGAATGATAGATACAAGTTACGGTCAAAGAAATCACCAGCAATAAAGATAACATCTAATTCAGAAGTTTCTTTGTCATTAGGGAAAGCTTTATATAGACCGTCAACTATGTTCACAGTAGGTACTCTAGGGTGACCTAAGTGAATGTCAGAAATGGTAGCAACGTTTAATTCGCCTTGCTTACCTCTCTTGGAAATCATCTACTACATTTCCTCAAAATCATCTTCGCCTAACTCCATCTCAGGTTTAGCAGGCTCTAAATCAGTTTTTGGTTCGAGTCCAGCTATTAATGGATAGCCGTAATACTTAAGTATCTCATTCCACTGACGAACCTCTTCTACACTAACGCCTTCTTTAACAACCTTACCGCCAAGATTATCAACTAAGAACTTAACGCCCAAACTTGGATGTCTGTCTTGATGTTGTCTAGCTTCGTTGCTTATCGTACCCGCGCTGTTACGTGGGTCGGCATTAATGAGAGTAGGGTGACGTTTGATTAATGGTGGTACTACGAATAGTACACGTTTATCTTTAACTACGTTTACTGACTCATACGCACTGCCCGCTACATCTAACCACGGGGATAAGTCTACATCTTTCTCGGTAGATACGAACATAGGTAAGTATTTACGACGGAATTCTGTTTCAGGTATTGCCCTGACAATATCATCTGTCATTTCACCAATAGATACCATTGCATCTACTAGGTCTTGTGGCATTGTGATGTCATTTACTTCATATTCTTTATCCGACATTTAACAACTCCCCGTTATTTAATTGGTTAACAACGCGTTGAATGGTGGAATTACGAACCGCTAATAGATATTGTAAATCAGCAGTCTTACCATCGTTAGTAATGATACCAGTAACAACTATCTCCAACTGTGCACCATCTTCTTTAATGGTTACATCGATATCAACCGTATCGAATTGTTTCTTGAGATATTCATCAAGAACTTTCTGCATTACCGATTGTAGTTCAACTAGACTATTACTGTACTTAGAAATAATCCATTGAATACTAGTGACCTTACCAGCAAATGTAACCGACTGGGAATTATCGCTAGTAAAGGCATACGACATAATAGCATCCAATCGCTCAGCCGTATCTTCATTATGCAACCAACCTTTAGCTGCTAACTTAGGTACTGTACGTGCCATTTTTTGAAACTCCATTACAAAAAAGAAAGGATGGTTAATCCCCTCTTCTATTTTTTACAGCCTATCGTTTAAACGAGAAGTAGTATCTTCTCTACGACGCTTCATCAACGTACGTTGAGTCTGCCATGCTGATTCAATATCGACCTGTTGTACAAATGTCAATTCGTCTTCTTCATTTACATGAGATTCAAAATAACTTGTACATTCACCATTACCTTCATCGTCTTCGATGTAGATACCGTCAGTAACTCTACGGTAGTCATAATGGTCTTCGGCAATACGTGTAGGTTCCCAATCTTCATATGTTTCAGAGTAACCGTCACATAATTGGTCATTACGCATTTTACGAACTACTGGGTCAGCCATAAGCCAACGCTGCATAGTAATCTGCGCTTGCTGTAAACCGCCTAACGTTCCTATAGACTTAATATCATCGGTATCCCACATATGTCGGAACTTACGAGCTAAGGCTTCGGTACGTCGGAATGCTTCATCACTTGTGGCACGTTCAACCATCTCGCGTTTATCTTCGAGAAAGCTACGTCCCATTTCGGTTAGATTTTCCCAACCCTGAGAGAACTGCTGCTTTACATAATCAACAGTTCCTTGATGAGGCATACCATAGACAGCAGCGTCGAATACATCCAAACTTTCTATTTCCACCTATATGTCCCCTTTTATTAAACTCCTGACGTACTTAGAATTATCGTCGGTGAGGGGTAAGATAACACAATCGTGATATAGTTTCTTACTGCCCGTCTTAATTCTCCTAGCTATGCCAGATAGATGTAAACCAGTTAATCTTGAAGTTTCACGTATAGAAGAATATAAAGTAATTTCTTTAGTGACCGTATTACCTACGATTACCTCTGTATATTTACTCATATCACCGCTATATAAAACTTCCTCTATAGTCATACCAGACTTTATTCGTTTGCATATGGTATCTGGAGTAACTCCAATCTCTCTACTCCATTCACATATGGTTAATTTTCTACCATCGTGTTCGAGTATGGTATTGTTGTTTTTGTTATTGGCCTGCTCTATGTGAGTAGCCCAACGACAATTAGATGGTTCATAATTACCATCGTTGTCAATCCTATCCATAGTGCACCCGTCAGGTCTTTCCCCCATATCGAGTACAAAATCTTCAAAGGAATTAACCCAACGTTCACAAACCTTTATACCCCTACCGCCATAGTCAGGGTAATTGTTAGCCTTAGGGTTGTAACATCTAGTAACCATACCTTTATATGTTGGATATAATGGGTGTTTACTTCTACCGTGTCGTGTAACCAACTCCAAGTTATAACACCCACAAGATACAATTTTACCGTAACGTAGATTATCGCCCAATACCGATTTTAAAGTACCGCAGGAACATCTACAAAGCCAGTACGGTCTTTTCCTATCTCCAAACCTACCGGCGAAACATACGACCGCATACCTACCGTACGTTTCCCCAGTTATATCTATAAGGGAACTAGGTAAGGTAGCGTCTGGTAAATATAACTCGGGATTCTCGAGCGTATCTATTTCCATACTAGTTTCCTTTTATTTATTTAGCCTACCTATAAAGATAGGCACTAGTGTAATTTTACCCTTTATTCCACAACATCTTCAGTGAGTTCTTCGAAGAACATGTCTAATTCTTTAAGACGTAATTCGGTGTCATCGTTAAGGTGTTGCATGAAAGTAAGGTTGAAGTGTTGGAACGGTACGAATATAATTCCACGATGTGAACGTACTATATCGTCACCCCATTCACCTTCAATTCCTTCAGGTATGTCATCTGGATGATATATGCCTATTCTAGCTTTCATTCGTTCTTTCACGAACTGCATTGTATTAGCGTCAGGCTGATACTCAGAGTTTGCTTCAGGCGAAATACTACAGGCAGGATTATAGCGGTCTATGTTCTCATTGTAACAGATATCATAAATCGCTAGTTCATCTTTAGTCATTGAACGTGGTGGCATGTGTAAGAAGAATGGATTATTAGGTAACTGGTCGCGGGCAGAATAGAAGTTAGCCATTGCTTCTTCTAAAACGTCCTTAGCTATATCAGTTTCCAAGTTAGGGTAATCCGAATCCAAAGCAATCGGGTCGAGGTATTGGTTTACACCATCGGTAACCTCATCCGCTGCCTTTATAAGGAACTCTTCTAAGATAGCCCCGTTAACTTTAATGAACTCCATTACATTTTCATCCAGTGCATGTATGTCTACATCCTCGAACTCTGCAATTTGTTCTTCTAACGGGATACCTTCTTCATGTGCCCACACAATCTGTACATAACGCCATGGGAGCATTTGTCCATGATGTTTCTCTATCTCACACTCTTCACGAATGATGAATGTAGAATAGTTTACAGCTCGTGATACTTCGTCCAACAGAGGATTTCGATATGCTTCTTTGTCCTCTGGTTCTGCTACCACAGTGTGTCCTTGCTTGTCAACATCGAATAACACATCTTTATCTAATTCATCACTAACTGAAAGACATTGACAACTTGGGTCGCCTACCATATTTTCAAATAGTGATGGAGTTACGTTAGTTGAGTGGTCACCCAACGGTAATTTAATTCTTACATCTAACAATCCCTGAGACAGTCTATTGTGCGTATGCATTTCTAACGCACTACTGCCTTCAGCTTCCACAGTATGTATTATTGTTTTACGTTGCAACAGTGCGGCTAAACCGATGATGTTTATGTCATCGGCTGTCGGGTTAACCGGTACGTTGATGTTTAATGTTTTCATTGTTACTTCCCTTTTATTTAAAGTAATTGTTAATCGCGTAAACGGTTGCTTAACTCGTACTGAACTTTCTCAGCAGTATGTTCACCAACCATTGGTTTATTACATCTGAATGAGTCACTCAACAATCCTCTAAGTAAAAAGGTATCGTCTATGTTTCTCGATTCATCTTCGGTCACCTTACCTCGACCACTAAGTATGTAAGGATAGTCTGATAGGAAATCTAACAGGATGCCTCTATTAACGAACTTGGTTTGTTCTCGCCAATGTATGACATCATGTAGGAATAATGTAGGAGATTCAAATACTGTGGGACGTTTGTTTCCGCCCTCGCAATATAATCCAACCCAACTATCTTCCTCGTCCATAACTCTGTCTAATCCACACTTAGTACGCATTACGTAAGGTAACAGGTAGCGCTGTACTTCTGTAGAGTCCCATCGATTGATAGTAGCTATAGTCAAGAATCTTTCTGCCGCATTCTTGAGTACATCATCTAATACAAATATTTCTTTAAGATACGCTGCATCAGCAGCAATCGCTTCAAGTAAAGTCCCTTTAAAGACCTTGTAAAATTGTTCTATACCATCGCTCATGGAATATCTCCTCTAAGTCAATAAGCGTTCCACCCAATATTCAGTTGTTTCAATACATGATTCCGTATCTTCACGTATCTGTTTAAGTACGTCGTAATCGAAATCTTCTTTACGTATCAAGAATGTGCCACTAGAATAATACCAGCGTTCACCCGGATACTGCCTTAGTTCTTCTTCAGCTTCTTCACAGACACCACGCATGTCAATAACTTTGATGTTGGCTCGGATATAATCCTGAGCGTACTTAAGTTTATTTTCACACAACATACCTGACCGAAGAGTTGCTCTCAGAGCTACTGATGTTGCCAAACCATGTGCAGCGCCATCGTAGTGGTCATTATAAACAACGGGAGTGTTAATCAGTTCCCGATATTCTTTGTACCACAAATTCACAGATTGTATCGCAAGATAGAGACCATCTTTAATTTCAGTAATAACCATAGTGTTACTGATGTTGATGTCTATGTATAACGTCAATCTTACTCCATCGAAATAAAACTTCCACCATCCATGTTCATGCAGCTCTCCATCGCGCATGAATTTGATAATGATTGTTTCTTCGAATAACGGACTAAGGCCATATAACCACAGTCTTATGTTCTCCATACTCTCATACACCTTTGGGTGTGGATGATTCGAATATAGAGGACTTAGTTTATTGTACTTGGGTTTTATATGTAACCCTTGTATCTTAGTGCTGAACGAGCCAACACCTTTACTACTTAATGACATTTCTAGGGGTTTCCTATTACTTAGTTATACTCTGGAGAGAGTGGGTAGTTTAAACCACCCATTTTATTATAGTGTTGTTCTATTTAGCCACCACACGACTTGTCTCCACAATAAATCTGTTCTGGTAGAGAGTGAATAACTCTTTCGCCATTAAGAAATGTGGTTTATCCTTAAACGTGTAAACGTGTATCTGATTGTGAACCATTGCTACGATTGCCTGTGCAGTCATTTCTGCCATGTCAGTGATTGGTGTACCATCTTCTTTTTGTAAGCGCGGTACTACCGTGTAATATATGTTCATCTGCTTTCCTTTTATTTAAAGCATGGGTTAGAAGAAGAAACTAAGTATTCCCAAGGAAGCCATTATTGAGAATAAAACTCTGGCGGGAAATAACTTAAAATCTACTCTGATAAATTTGTGTAATACAATTGCTAATATAATAGTAGCAGTTGCATGTGGAGCTAATTCTGGATTGTTTGTCCATGCATCGTAAAGGACGTAGAACATTCCTACCAACACGAATAATATACCCGCTGGTCCTGCTGGGACTGCTTTTCTTTTTCTAACCAAATGATTGTACTTTCTTCGCATCACGTCTCTCCTGTAGTAACATAGACATCCATTTTAAATATTGTGGTCTACTTAAGAAATAATTATCCATAACTTCATCGTCACACACGGGACAGAAGTGTATAGTATACTCAGGCATTTCCCAGCCATCATGGGTACCCGTATCTACATCACAATCTTCGACTTTGAATTCTTGTCTACAATTGTTACACTTACACATGTCAGCTTGTAACTGAGATGAGTGGGTCGGTTCTGGTAAACCTTTAAAAACTAACATTTATACGTTCTCCGTTTATTGCACGACATAATGGGACGACAGCATTACGCCATCGTCCCTGTTAAGTTATTGAGCCTGTTCCATTAGATTTTCGTGTTCACTAAAGTAAGCCCCAATCGTTGAACACGTAGGGGCAGGTATATTTACAATGCTTGATACACTTCTCGGCTTATGTAAGTCTTGAATACCCAAGTGGGTAGACATATTGTAGAACTGGTCGTACATCACTTTATCAGTAATGAGCAACATGTTCAGAGCATCTCCATCAAAGTCTGCATTTGGACCTTTCAATACCAGCACCGATAAACCAATGGTGTTGTCTTCTAGGTTGTCAGACTTAAACTTGGTAACATACAATAACTGTGCTGACAATCTATCCAGCGTAGGGTTACGTTGTAAGATAATAGGAATGCCCTTCATACCGCTACGTAAAGTACCGTAAGGTGATTCTGCTATTAACTCATTTAGAATATCCGCAACTTCTTGGTCGTAATGATTAGCCGCTAATGCAAGCTTTCTAGAACGTTCGCGAGGAGTATATCCACACTTATCCAATTTGTTGTTGATATGTATTCTGAATAGACCAATTGCCATTGTCCAAGGCATGTGACATTCATCGTAGTCGTGTGTGTTAGAGATAGATGTAATTACACCACGTGCTGTGAACTCTAGACGAGAACCAAATACATGATGTCGTGACATGCCTTCTTTACGACCGATTATATCTTTATAGTTAACCTTGTAATAGTTTGCCATCTGTTCATGGAATCTAAATACACGGTTTTCTATTACACGCTGTGACTGTGTGACATTCTCACCACTAACACTACACACTGCACGAATAGCATCTAAACATTCAACCTGACTAGGGTCAACAACTTTACCCGCTGTTGTAGTTTCAGTTACAAATGCAATACGGTTAGGTATTGGTAGATACTTAGTAAAGGTTACTTTAGCATTCTGTATTAACATCTTGTACACAAAGTCTCTGCGTATCTGAGTTGCCAATTTGGAATCTGCTGTTTTACCATATCCGTTGTTGTGTAGGTAAGTAATGATTTCTTTGTAGTTAGCTACGAAAGAACTCCAGCCACGCTCGAAACCTGCATTTCTGAGATTGTCGATTAATGGTTGATGGTCAGGGTTATACTTGTAATCTTTATTAGCGAACCAAGATACGAAACTTGTATCTGATTTACTATAGTGTTCCTGAAGTATACTCCAGATGATTGGATTACATAAATGACTAACTGACTCAGGTGGGCGAATCCACACCAAAGCATTAATGTCACTTCCGAAGATATCTTCTACCACGGTATTACAAACCGGACAGACCTTACCTTTGTTTGGTACACCACGAATTGGATTATCGGGACATGCACACTTTGGCACAGACTCGATTGTATCACCATCGTAAGTTGTAGTTAGGAGATGAGAAAGTTTCTCACGTCCTTCAATTGTTTCTGGTGAAAAGTCATTAACGAATACTGGCGTATGTGACAACGTATTGAAATTCTTCTCATGGTTGACTACGCTAAGGTGATACCCCATAATACTCTCCTTTTATTTTAAGTTTATTAAGGTACGGGACAAGTAATTCTCTGCCCTCATTATTGTGTTTTACGATGACGAAATTATCATCTACGTATTTTGCTTTCTGTTTCAAATGACGCCCGATAGTCCTAACGTCACGCTGTAGGTTATCTCTTAGTGTAGTGAAAACCTGTCGGATATCTTTGCTCCTGTTATTATATGGTTTATGAATACACCTTGATAATATATGTTTAAAAAATTATGCAAAGGTAAAAAACTTAGGGAGTCCTGAGACTCCCGTAGTTATGTTGTCTTAACCCATTCGTTCAATCTTCCAGCCTTTAACAGTAAAGCCTTCAGGAGTCTTACCAAGACGTTTGGTAACGGTATTGATAGCACAGTCACAAACCATAGCGATAGCTTCAAGTGTATGTACTGTTTCAACAACCTCACCTTTAGTTAAACGGAATGTAGCTAATTTCTTTTCTTCGCTAGCGTCACCAAGAGATACTCTCCAACCACCACAGATGTGTTCAAAATCTTCACCAGCTTCTAAGCTAGTAGTTAACTGTTCCACAGGAATGTCTAGGTAGCCATTGGTAATAATGTACATGAATCGTGCACCTTCATCAGCAGAGGTAACTGGATGTACTTTTCCATTCGGTGCCGTAATACTCACTACTTTATTTGTCATTTTATCAGGGCCTTATAGTTTAGTTTGTTATATAGACATAAGAAGATGAACTGGTGTATTTTTTGGACGAAAAAAAAAATAAAGGGACGCGAGGTCCCGATATTTATATCCATGTAGCAAAGGATATTATTACCATATATCCTTTTTAGCAAACCGTTTATCGTCATGTACATTATTGAAAGCATTTATAAGGCTACGCACCTTCTGTTCTTTCATGTTAAAGTTAAGAGCACATTCCTTAATAGAATTAAACTCAGCCACTGCTTGTGTCTTCATGCAAGTTACTCTCACACCTACACCCTTACGTTTACTTTTAAGGTCGGCTTTAACAATCCACCCGTTCCAGTTATAAACTTGACGAGGGTCTGTCTTGAGAGCTTTAACAATCTCATCGTAATTGTCCTTAGTTAGAGTATCACTTAGGATTACTACGACTCTAGCAGCTTCTTCTATACTGTCCAGTTCATGTTCCTGTCCAGTGGGAGATATTACAATACCTCGTAGTTTACTTACCATCGGAATTCTCCTTACCAATTCTTTTACAGTTGTTCTCTACCGCACGTAATGCATCCGTACGAAACGGACGAACTTCAGCAGCGTCTAAACCTTCCTTGCCTGCTTTGGTAACTATGAAGATTTTCTTACTGTCAATTACCAACGTAAACCATAACACCGTACCTACACTTCGGTCGATTAATATGGACATATCTGTCTTGTCTTCAAATGCGATAACGCCTAAACTTACTGACATAATAGTCTTCCTTTTAATTAACTATATAAATAGTAGTGTGTGTAAATTCATACTGACAAAAAAATAAAGGGAGCCGAAGCTCCCAGTATTTATATTACTTCAAATCAACTCTTACCATTTAGTACGAGCATTCTGATTTGTGTATCCGCCACGGTTTCCACCGAACTGGTTTTGTTGGTTAAACATACCAGAGTGTTGGTTACCTTGAGACGCGAAACGTTGGTAGTTAGTCGTTGGACGAGTACCGGTAGTCATGTCTTGGTAGATGCCTTCTGGACGTACATTCGCACCAGCTGCTGCACATGCTTTAGCTAGAGTAAGAATGAAGTCACTTGTGAAGTCAACGCGACGAGAGTAACCAGTTACGAATACGTTACCTTCACCTAACAAACCACGTAGGATTGTAAGACGACGCTGTAGACGCATGTCTTCAGCTATGCCAGTGTTGGTGAACGTATCTACGTAATCCATAACTACTTGCATGTCTGCATCACCTTGTAGGTTCAACATTGCTAAGTAATCAATTTCACGTAGGTCTTTCTGGTTGCCATCTTGGTCAACGTAGTAACCATTGTGGATACGAGTAACATCACCAGTGAACAACGCCTGACCTTGGAATAGGTTAGAGAAGTTACCATTAGTCATGCCATCCGCAGCATCAACGATTGCTTGAATTGCTTTGTTGTTACCAGAAGCCGCATCGATTAAGATGTGTTGTACCCAAGTCATTGGACCCGCTTCTGCGATATCCATTGAGTAAATTAAGTTAGGGTGTACAGCTACGCCAAGTAATTGTAGTAACATTGCTGGAGTAAAGTCAGCAGCTTTTGTATCTACTTCTACGTCAGCTAGTGCAGGACACTCATGCTTAACCGCACCGATATCATGCATGTCAGTACCTTTAACATTGTAGTTAGGTAAGAATGCACGAGCCCAGTTGTGGTCTTCGTCAAGGATTGCAGCATTTGCAAGACCTTGTAATTGTAACTCAAGAGATACAGAATCGATACCGTGAGTAACACCAGTCATTACGAAACGTGGTAAGTAACACTGTGTAGCAGGAGCTTGTTGGTTACCCCATGCTTGTGGCGCTGCTTGTTGTAACGGCTGACCGAATGCATTTTGCTGTGCTGGTGGAGCAACGTAGATTAAGTCCATGAAACCAGTAGTTTCAGCAATCATTAGAGATTGTTGACCCCAACCTTCATCTTGACCACCTTGGTTAGCGGTAGCTTTCATACCGATTTGAATATCTGCACGAACGATTTCGCCAGTACCTGATTCAGTGCTAGTACCCAAGAAGTCCAGACGAGCTGATACTGTTTCTTGTTGTGGGTCCCACATTGCAACAGAGTACTTCTCTTCAACGCCACCTAAGATACGGTCAAGTAGACCGATGTTAGAGTTAGACACGTCGAATACGATGTTGTGTAAACGAGGTTCATCTTCATGGCTAAGACCACGAGGAATAACTACTACGCCAGCTTCGTGTAATTGTGCGCCTTCAGGGAAGTGACCTGATAATGCTTCGCAGATGATGCCCCATAACTTATCAGTTTGGATATCACCCGGTACACGTTCAACTTCTACATTAACACCTTGTAGGTTAGAAATGCGAGGAGCTAACGCTTCACCTGAGTCTTCTAATACAATTGCAGATACTGCAACTACGTTTGATTCAGGAACTGTGGTACATGCAAGAACCATCGAGTACGGTAAGCCCATACCTTCGCGGTCCACTGCTACGAATTTAAGTGCGTCCGCATCTTGACCTTCTAAGATATCTTGGAAAGCTTTAACGTAAGCGGCTAAGTTCTTACCTGTGCCTTTACGAGAGATTGCACGACGTAAACGACCAGCACCACCAATGATACCTGCGCGAGCACCAGCTTGTGCATTAGGAGCAGTTGACTGAGTAGCTTGCTCAGAACCTTCCTCACGACCAGCGTTCTTGAACGCGTCTTTCATTGAAGTGTTAGTTTCGTTTTTCTTGTTGTCTTGAATTGACATATCAATTTCCTTTCATTGTTAAATCGATTTAATTAAATTTAATGTTTTCTTTGCAACGTTGCTGTTATTGCACCTGAATGATATAGATATGAAAACAGTTTAAATCGAATGATTATTGTGCTTAAACGCACAGGCTTCGGTTGTGGACAGCATACTGTCCAGTGAGACCACGACAGTCTCTCTACATAATATATAGAAAACTATGTAATTTTTATTTAGGGTTATCTATAACGTACTTATCAAGTATCTCTTTTCCGTTAGTATCGTGATAAACTATAACGTAACCTTTATATGGTTTATGTTTACCTTCACGTAATCTTTGATTTACATAATGGTAAGGTAACCCAATATTGGTAGTTAGAGTTTTAACTGTACTATCGAATACTAATGTTCTAGATTCAACATGGTAAGCTATCACCTCCTTACCAGTATACCCTGCTTTATTAATAGTGGTTGATAAAACTTCCTCTATAGGGAGTCCTTTACCTAAACGGTAATTGATAGTAACTCTCTTTAAATTAAGTTTCTTGCTCCACTGTTCAATATTTAAAGTAATGCCATCCAATGTTAGCAGTCTATTACTACTTCTATTATTGGCTTGTTCTTTAGGCGTAGCCCAACGGCAGTTGGTGGGCTCATAGTTACCATCATTGTCTTTACGGTCGATGGAATGCCTATAGGGACGAGGTCCCATATCTTCAATGAACTTACGGAAGTCATTCTTCCATTCATCGCAAATAGTTATACCCCTACCACCGTAATCTGCGTACTTTTTACTATTGGGATTATAACACCTATCTTTCATAGCTAACCAGCTGCGGTAACCTTTTATTTCATTAATTGGTTTCATACGTATCCATCCATATCGGTGTATTTCATATGATGGTATTACTTGTGTGCTATTTAAACCCTAATCCTATTACTATTTATGATTCCTCTTAAATTAATCTGCAAGGATACACAAATGCAAAATCTAATCTTCGCCTCTAGAGGTGAAAAGTGATAAGGTGCGTATCATCCTCGTAGCGTTCGTCTATCATGATACTTTTTCGTACCGAATCAACATCAAAGACCGAACTGTTTGAAGGAATGTAGCCAGCTACCGCAGACTTTAATACCACGACCACCGTAGTTGTCGTATCTATTATGTTTCTTGTTATAGCAGCGCTTCTTCATGTTTTGCCAAGTATGGTAACCGGGCGTATTTACAACTTTCACAATGATTGTCCTTAGTTAACCACATACTGCTAGGATAATATATATTTACGATTTTATAATAACCAATAGGTTATAGGGTGTTAACTATGAATAATATTGTCTTCGGAGACCTACCAGACTTCAAAGTCTCTAAGGTAGAGTATCCTAAACTTGATTATGTTCTACGCGGTATGGAAGATAACTTAAATAAAGTAATCAAACACGAACGTCGTAATAGTAAGGTGGTAGAATCGGACCATCCTTTATTAGAGATGTTAACTCACGCCGGACATTCTCTTGACGCAGACTTACGCTTCCATTATCTAGCAGCGCTTGACTTAAACGACAAGTGGTGTGCAGCATCTAACATTACGACAGCTAGTAAAACAGCCAGTCCTTTGTTAGGTGAATTCCTAGGCGGTGGTGATGTTGAGTTCTTAGTAAGTTCAGTAACAAGAATACCAACCTCTAAGTTCAACAGTGGTTCATATGTCGACTGGGAAAACTTAACACCTGTAAAAGTGATTGCAAGTAATTACCATGATAGTTATCCTTGGCTTCCGGGTGAAGCAGCAGAAGATGGTAACCAATGGTCGTTAATCACAATAGATTTACCAATGCTCTCCATAATGTATTGGGAGTGGGTAAAATTTATGAAGAAAGAGAATCGTGCAGATACTCGCTCTTCTTTCCTACGTAACTACGTTCTTGCTAATGCTATTAAATCTCATCAGAGAGCTAAGACATTAAAACGTATGGTACGCTTAACAGAAGGTTTAGATGTAGACCACGTCCGTTCAAGTTCTGAAGTTGCTACAGTTGACTACGAAGGTAGATTCAAGAAAGAGCAATACAAGATGCTTAAGGACAACTCAATGCGTGACCTTAACTGGATTGAACTATTAAAGAACACCAAGTTAGATGCAGAAGAAGATTTAACTTACTTCCTTGATAACATTGAATCGGCAGAGACAAGCCAGAACCGTTGGGCTCTAGCTTTATCTCAAGTACATCTTTGGAAGTTCCTTTTACTTAACGACAAGACCGATGGTGTTAACCAAGAGTTTCGTGCTAAGTTAAAACGCTTCCTGTTTGAAATGGAACGTGACCGTGGTGTTAATGGTTTACGTAACTATTCAGCAGTAAACCTAGTTAAAGACGAATTTGAAAGAATCTTAAATCTCTGTAAGGAAAGGTAAGTCTTTCAAGAAGTCCGACGGTAGTTTAGAGTTGTATTGGTTCTTCATGAAGATACCCATTGACTCTAGTACCAGAATGAAAGGTTCTAATAACGTAGCACATACTTTACGAATGTCCTTAGCTAATAGTAACTCTTCTGGTACACCAACTTGACTAACAACTTCGATAGGGAGGACTGCAATCTTGTAGTCCTTCTTACTTTGTCCGGTTAGCCATTTTTCCATACGGAACGCAATGTCTTCATCTTCTATCTTAGATAACCAAACCTTAACTGCTGTTGGGTTAGGTAAATCAAGAGATAGCTTAACACCGATGTACGGTGGTGGTGGAGCTTTACCATACTTAGGAGCAAATACATAATCCCACATCTCGTAATGCATGTACGGAGAACTTTCAGGATTCTTGTACGATTCCTTAGCCTTAACAGAAGCCAATTGTAAGTACTCTGTCTTACCCGTGACTAATGAGTTGGTAATTTCTTTTTCAATGTCCACAGCGTCCTGTAGGAGCGATTTCAACGATAACTTCTTGCCGTCCATTACGTCAGTCATGATTCCCTCAGTGAAAGCATTGAAACGCTTCATGATGTGTTTAGGAATCTTAGAGTTCTTTAATGATACACCTTTATACTCAGGTTCGAGTTCATCGTAAACGTTACCCTCACAGGCACTGATATAACTAAAGTAATGTTTCGCTTTAGTAGTCAGAGACAATACAGGGAAGAAGAACTCATTCTTCATTTCAAGTTTACTGATGTGTTCAGGTACAACACCCATGCCAGCAGAAAGCTGTGCTAATAGATGTACGGTTGTTTGTGAAGTAAGGTAAACCATTACCGCACCAACAGAATTAGATACTTCGTCAAAACCTAACTCACCATTGTTATACCACTTCACCCAATCTTGTACGGTAAAGATAGTCGAGTCAGTATCTGATACAATTACCGTTTTACGAATAGACTGTAAGAAGTAAGCCATTGATGGTGGTGGGTTATCAGTACACCAGAAAGTATTAATCAATAAAGAGAACTTTTCTAGTGTTTCAAATGTTTGTTTAACCTGTGCGCCTAGTAAGGCGTACTTATGCGGGTCATCTTTTTCTAAGTCCCACCAAGTAGAACCTTTTAACTCGCCAGCATTCACAATACCGATAAGAGCTGTGATGTCAGTATCCATCTTTTCAATCCATTCTTTAGGATTGTCGATAGGCTGTGTAGCTTTTACCGCAAGAGGAGTAATCAATGAACGAACTACTTCAGGATTGTATTCAGTTAGATGATACAAGTCTTGACTATATAAATAAGCCGCACGTTCGATTGGGGTTAGTCCCGCAATGTAATCTGCAATACGTTGGAATCTATCGGGAGCTCTCCAGTATTGGTCAGTAGAACGTTGTACCGCTTTAGTTACTTCTTCAGCACTTGGGTAATGAAGATTGTAAGTAGTCATTGTCTTTTCTACTTTCTCGTAGTCCGTAGAACGAACCACAGCAACGATATTGTTAATAGCAATATCAGCGTTACGATAATGTCTGTTACCCATCAGGTAGCGCTCTGTGTTAGCATTTGAATACGAGGTAGCAGAACGACAAGTAGATGTTAATGTAGGGTGAGCGGATTTCAAGTACAATGAGTTATGTGCCGATAAGTGAGCGCCTGATATTGAGTTGTTCTTGATTTTGAATGTTGATTGTAGTACGTGTTTAATACCAGCAGCTTCATGGTCACCATTAGCTTTGTCAACTTGACCTTGCTTCTTAACTACCTTACGCTTAGCAACGTTACCATCGATGTATTCGGATAGGATAGAACGCTGTTCATGAGGACTTGTGTAGTTAGTTAATGTAGGAGCCATTAAGTAATTGTTATCTTCTATATCGCCTAGGAATTGGCTGAATGGGATAACTGCTTTCTTACGACCAGTCTTAGCATCACGATGTAGAATCTTAGTGTTAGGGTCATTTACTTCAAACGCCCCACCTTTACCTGTTGTTTCCTGAACGAACGCAACAGCTTCTTCGTAAGGAATGTCCTCAACTGTTGAGATGTAATGTGCCGCGTCTTTAACTGCCGCGTCTAAAATATTTAAGTCTCTTCCGTACTCTGTAGCCGGATTTACAAATGGAGATGTCATCTCGTAACCTTTTTGGTTGTTTACCACTATACCAAAATAGTATCCAGTATTTTTTCCACGAGGCAAAAAAATAAAGGGGCACTGGGCCCCGATATTATAACTTCTTAGTCTCTTTCTGAAATGGGCCTTGATGGAATAGTTCCAAAGGTTCTTTCATTGAGAGTCCAATCCGCACGTCATCATAACGCTTACGAAGTTCTTGTTCGCTTAACTGCATAAGTTCGATTTCAGTTTCTTCGTCGTCTTCAGGTAATAGTTCCCCAAAGATAACGGCCTGCACTAAATCTTCCTTATCGTCGATACGGTAGTACTTACCAAAGTCAGGTTCACTACGAGAAATCTCCCCGTTGTTTAACCATACTCGTCCACGACATGAGCCCCAGATAATAACTAAGTTGGATGGGTACTTCTTACTCAACCCGATAGCTTTCTCTAAGATGTTTTCATTTACGTACGCTTCTTCCCTTGGATGGGTTGTCTTACCGTACACTTCTATGTTCCACATAATCGTCTCCTTTTATTTAAACGACATAAGAGAGAGCGGAATGTCCTCTCTAAAATATTCTTTTCGATTCTTGAACGCCTAGCTTCAGTATTCTATCTAACTCAGATATTAACGACGTCTTGTAATTACATGAAACATGCATATACGTAGGCGCAATAATATCGCGTTCGATTTTGACCATGGCATAATCGTCTAGATGGCTTAGGGTTATTGATACGTAGGGATACCTCTTTGAAATGTATCTCGTAGTTGTAATACTACGAACAACGTTAAACCCGTCCATGTAGTTACACCATCTTCGCCTCTAATACTGACCAGCCACCTGCCGCGACATGGTCTTTGAATCGTTGTAACTCTGTAGAGCTTATATTACCAATGGTAACTTGAGCAGTACTTGAATCACGCTTTTCAATTGTTGCCTGATTAATCCAAGGATAACCTACAGCAGTAAACTGTCCATTAGACAATTTAACTTTCACGTAAGTATAACCGTTAGGGTCATCAGGACTAGTGCCGCCTTCCAATAAAGGAAAGATATTGCGATGTAGAGTATACGGGTCTATTAAAGACTTCGCTGTATCTGCATCTAATACGGCTACTAACTGTACGTTTTCGAACTTGGTTGGTATAACAGCTTGAACTTTATCGTGCACGCTAAAGCTTACTACGTCCCCAAGTATTATTCCCGGAAATATTTCCATCGCTATAAAACCTTTATCAGTAATGATTCACATTCGTCAGCTGGCTCAATGTCGGTAGAGTCGGCTAAGGTAAAGAAATCTAGTTGAACACCATACGATGAAAGAGTTTCTACGAGCAATTCTAGTAAATCAATGAATACTGGATTCATCTCTTCAACAGGCTTACTCAATTCTTTCTTAAATACCGCAGTTAAAACATCCTTCATATCAGGCATGTCTTCCAATTGGTACTCGTAACGTATACGGGTTATATGGCGGGGTAGCCTTAGAGGCTGTACAAGAACAAGTTTCACGCAACCTCCTTAGTTGTTTACTTCCACAATGATATCTCCACCAGTCGTGATATCTACTACGTATAAGATAGGTAGTATTCTATCGGGTGAAGTGTTTAATTGACCTAACCCTACACGTATCATTACATTATGTAATTTTTGTGCCAATGCATTAAGTTTGGGGGCTAGACCTTCTACTTCAGATAACGCACAGTTCTTCATAGTAACGCTATTGAATTCTCTATCCATTCCCATCAGATGACTGTCAGTCGTGCTATATGGTTCATAGAAGTTACTCGGTTCCATATCAGCTGCACCATCAACGACAATAGAACATAAGTCGTGATAGTTTACCTCAGGAATATCACACTCAACGATAAGTTCTGCTATAGCGCGAGTGATTTCCACCGATGGTAATATTGCTCGTTTACCCTTCATGCTTCATCTCCTCGTTGGTAGATTTCAACAACCATGTCTCCGTGTTTCGATATGTCCATTAATGTCATGTATGGTAAATCGTTATCGGGGTCTGTGTTGTATCTGTCTACTTCGAGATTAATAAGTATTCTATAAAGCTTCTGGGATAAAGAGATAATGCCTGTATGTAATTCGGGAATCTCACAAAGACTATTTCCGCTAACCGACATATATTCAGTTTCTTTACCCAACACTTTAAGAGCACCGTAAGTAACCTCACTTAACTTACTCCAGTTAGTATCATTAAAAGATAGAGACCCAACTAATATAACTTTAGCTAGTTGAGTCAGGTCTACCTCAGGTATGTTTGAGTCACCAATAATTTCGGTTATCTTACATACCAACTCACTGGTAGGTATAATCGCTATTATTTTATCCATAACAACTACTCCAACAAGAAGTGTGCACTATCGCCAATGAGTTCACTGAAGTATGCTTCTCTTCCGGGGTACAGTTGAATAGCTCTACTTAAATCATTGATGAGGAATCTAGCAGAATCATTTATTAATCCTACTAGGGCTTGGTAATCATTCCCGTCATTTATTTCTAACGAGTCGGCTATATCATAGGACATCTCAGCTACCATGTCTTTGTCATCCGCATAGGGAGCAATGGCACCTAGTATCTGTAGTACGTCTCTAAATGATAAACCGAAGTTGGTATCGGCACTGAACATGGGACTATGATGATGTCTCATTTCAATGCGTAACCTGTGGATATTGATAATAGCCACGGCTGGTTTATTAGTTTCCATAAATAAAGATATCTCCGTTTATTAAATCTATACTTACTTCACGTCCGCACATTTGTGTATCTAATTGATAGTTCTTTAATAGGTAACGAGCATAGGTAAATGAAACGTAGGCAATGAGTTCGTCTTCTTCCGAACTACTGCCCACATCCCAATAATTATACCGCTCCATGAAACGATACCACCACTCTTTAGCTATTGACTCTTCAACCAATCTCACGTAACATGAATATAGTTCCGTGTATAAAGTCTTGCCTTGTTAATTCCTCAAAGTCTTCTATTAAAATGTTAGTACCACGCAATGCAAACTCGACACTATCCCCTGGGACAATACAAGCTGTTGCTTTCATTACTTACCTCTAATAGTAACATGCAGTTCTCATTCGCTCAGGAACAAAGCCACCAGATTCTTCAAAGAGTTCATCTTCTTTCTGTTGTCTTTCTAATTCCCTTGCCCGACGGTCACCCATATCTAGAATCTTTAAGTTGTAAACTAGACCTTGCCAGTCTTGTTCTAAAAACTCTACATCGTAATCATGGGTATCACGTACAGGACCTAATCCCATACGTATCATTTCAGTTAGTTCAGTTCGCATTACTGCCCGTGCTTTCTCAAGCGTTTCGGTAGGTAATCCAATATCACCAAACTGAGTACTCCGTTCCTCTTCTTCATCCACAAGTCCCCGAAGACTGAATGGGTTGAGCAAATGTCTAAGCTCCAACTCTATCCATGGTCTCCAATTCATCATGCCTAATAAAAGGTTGTGTTGAGAACCGATTGTTTTCTTGGCCTTATTAATAGCAGGGGCTACATCAAATATTGCACCAATAGGTCTTGTCATTTATCCGTTCCTATCTAAAATCAGAAATACCGTCTTCCGCTATCGAACCTGTTATGTGGTAATTAACCAACTCTTCGATTGCAGGAATAGAGTTGCTGTTAGTATCCATCATGTAGCGATATAGTGCTTCAGCATAGTTTCCTTTATAGATAATGAATAGGGCGTTGTTTCTAAAGAAGATATCCCACATTCCGAACTTATGACGTTTCAACATATTACAAAGTAACATCTCAGCGTAATCCATGACGTAGGTTGATTCACCTGCCCACTTCTTACCGTGATGTTTTTCCAACAGACCAATTGATGTAAACTTAGGACCTGCGTCGTATTCCACTTCGCGAGATATAACATCGTAGAACGAATCAACTATAAACCGCTCAAGTGCCTCATTGCTTTCAGGTAAATCGAAGCCTTCATCTTTAAACACTTCTACAGTGAAACGCTTCAAAGCTTCTCCATTAATAATAACACTACCATTGGTGGTTACTTCTTTGGAATCCCTGATGAGTTTGTACTCTGGGTATCTTATAGTTAACATTCTATCTCCATTAAAGACTCTCGGACTTTTATTCTAATTGTGTTCACGTTGCACTCTCCCAGTGTGTCCCGCATATGACGTTCCCGCCGATACAGTGCCTTATCAATACTTGCGGTTAGTTCTGTGGGTACAGAGTACAAGTAACGATACAAGGCGTAAGGGATTCGAGATGAAGTGTCGATATTTCTAGATGCGAACATCAGGGAAAATTCATCTAGTCTCGATAGGATAATAGTTTCAATAAACTGATTACGTAGGTTTTGGTATTCTCGATATTCAGAGAGTACTTCATCAACGTATTTGCCTACCTCTCTAATTTCCCACAAGGCATCTAGAAGAATTAGTCTTCGACGATTATTCATTTTGCCTCTCTCGGTTTATTCAGAGGATATATACTCCTCCCCCTATACTAAAAGGGTTTGGTGTAAAAAAAAACCCGGGTTATTCGCGGTAGCAAAATCCGGTAGGTTTCCCATTATTCAATTACCTGTATATGGACATAATAGGAATGGAGTTCAAAGTACTGGCGGACTTAACATCGGCATATATTTCAACTACATCTCCTTACTTGAACTATTAAACACGCTAGAGCGGTCATATAGTTCTGGATTCATTACATCTTCTTTACTTATTAATTCACCCATAACAATTACCTCTTAATGTATTTTTTTACCGCCTGTAAGCTTCCGTATTGGACTTAAAGATATCTGGGCATATATTTACTACTCTAGATATTAAAATCCTTCACATCGCTTCTCAGGGGCTCTAAGCATCTGGGACGTCTATCTGAAGTCCAACTTCACTACAGTTACTCAAAGCAATCATAATACACTGTTTAATACGAGGGTCGAGTATGGGGTCTTCCACACAGTTCTGTAACCAGTGATGGTGTTTATGTACACTCATCAAGGCTCTGAACTTTGCAGCTTCCATTTTTTCTTTTACGTTAGGGTCGAGCATAACTAGTTTCCTTTTATTTAATTAGTTCACCAGTATAATATAGTTTTGTAATAAAATAGCATAGACGGCATAAGTGACGGCACGAGCCGTCGTACACGCTAAGGTGCAGCTCCGCCAAGGTTCTTATGTATCATGGGGTCAGGGAGATTCGTCACTATGCTTTTTCTTTTTGCTGTACTAATACATGTCCACACCTAAATGCTTAATCATATACGTTCGGAGCAGTTAGTCCTTATGGACCACTTATTTGCCCATTTAAGGGTTCGTCTTTTAACCAGATTGTATTTGAGTTGGAACTGGCTGGTTCAGAAGTAGGTGCCCCGATAAGCGTTCCTACCTCATCCCCAGCTTGGTCCAGCCCTGACGGGGAATCGCAACTTACTGTTAGCACCTTATACGTTGGATAAATGTGCTGGTCGTTTGTACGACTCAAAAAAGGGGTTAGCGAAATTGAAAAAACTCTAACCCATACTTCGGCTGCTTGCCCCGTCAGAGCAACCACAGCAACGCGAACGTAACCTCAGAAAGGTACACGTCTACATACTATAGTAGTATAACCTAATAAACCTTTACAGGACTAGGTTGGTAGCACTATCGACTTTATCTGTAGCACTCAATACTTTCTTAGTATTGTTGTTACGAGATTCAGTACTGCGATTGTAATCGTCAACTTCTTCTTGGCGATACTTAATCAGTTCAGCAATGCCATCAATAGAGATAACGTAGTGAACTTCAGTAAGGTCATCTTCAAGACCTTCTAAACGATAACCGATACAAGAGTACTCAGGCATTAGCTCTGGAGCAACTGCATCTTTATCAGTTAATAGAGAGGCAACTGAAATTGGAGATTCAATTTGTTTAGCAACTTCTACAGAGTCACATACTTCAAGAAGAGACAGTTGTGCTTCAACTGAAGTAGAGTGGTTGTAGAATGCCCAGTTTTGTACATCACGTTGGTCAAGCTCGTCGTTCTGTTGTGAACAAAGTGCAGACAACGCATGGATAGTAGCTTTACAGATAGCATCAACTTGACTACGTTTAGTATTAACGCTGTTATGTTGGTAACTAATAATAGTAGGCTTATCCAAAGAACCACCGATAGCCGCTAACGACTTCAATGTGTTCAACGAGTTCAATGCAGTGATTGATGATTCAGAAGAACCAACGACAATTGCTACAGCCGGTACACCACGTGACAATAACTCACGCATTAGTAGTGGACCGATTACTGAACCAGAACCACCAGATGCAGAGAATACAACAATGTTGAATCCAGCAGGTGGAAGTTTTTGTAAAGCTTGACGAACATTGTCATTAATAACTTCAGCGTTATCACGACGAACCTTACCAGAACCTTCACCTTCATCAGTAGCAAGGAAGAACGGTACGTTGTTCTCTTTATGCTTGTCAGTGTAGTTAGAAGTAGAAGTGTCAATAAGACCTACTTCAGTAGTTGAGAAACCACGACCTGCTTCGCCATTGGCAAAAGGAGATACTAAGTTAATACCACAGCCACCACAGCCGTACAAGCGAATTGAATTGTTACCATCGGATTGCATTTTTTCTTCCTCTAGTTATTTGTAATCATCATAGTTAATATCAGTATACACACCCGGAGCACTGATAGGGTAACGGAATACCACACTGGTACGAACATGGTGTTGAGCACGAGCTTCTGCGTTAGCAATCTCTTGTCTCCACCAATCGCGAGGTCTAACACACACATGCGCGTTTCGACCATCAGGTAGTATTGTAACTGCTGGACCTAAATGAATAGATACATGCAGAACCTTAGTTGAGAGTTTAATCAACTCATCTAAGAACCACGGTATATCTTGAGCTGGGATATGTTCCAATACATCAGTACACACAACCATCTCAGCAGGGAAGTCAGGATAAACCGACAACTCTTCAATACCCGGGTCATACATCTTCACATAAGGTCTACCAAGGAAGTCAAATACTGAATTGTATTGTGGACTAACTGAGCCACCGCCTTCAATTGGTTTAGTAACGCTTTTATCAACGTACTTATGTTTGTAGAATGCATCTGGGTTACCACAACCGAAGTTTATTAGAGAACGACATTGGTGTTCTCCCATTAACTTCTTAATGGCTGGGGCTTCTTTTGCGTATTCGCCGTTAGCGAACATTTTTTCAGGAGCTATTTTTTTATCGTTGGTTAAGGTAGCGCCCTTTTCAGAATAGAGCAACCTGTACTGCTCACCAAGGGATAAGTAATCTTCACTTGGATTTTTACGACTGTACTTCATTATGGAGTCTTTCCTCTTGTGTGCAGTAGTTATACATAAATACTAACAAAGGTGTAAAATTTTTTATATCGTCAAAAGAAAGGGGAACATGTCCCCAAACTTTTATAACTTACTATAACTCTTGTACTTGAGTTTAGGAAAGCTTTTATCTTCGCTGCTATCTGCCAAGAATGTATTTAGAGCACGACGGTCATGCATTAGTTTTGCAATAGTCGCATCAGTAGTCTTCTTAGGTAATAGACGGTCATCGTCGTTCTTAAGGAAACGTTCTTCTAGCATTATGTCGATAAGATACTCTTGCACTGCATTTAAGTAGCGTCTAGCTTTCTTATCATCATCTGCCATCAGAGGTTCTACTGTAAACTCCATCCAAGCAACTTTAGAAGATGGTGGTGGGTTCACTAACATGAAACAACGAGTACGGTCACGATAGAAAGCAAAGTCACCAATCTCAGCGTCTTCCAAATACTGTAAGTCATCAATGCTGTCAATAGGCCATTGCGATACAGATACAGGAATACCACCGGGTGTAACACCATCACCTACCCAGAAGCGTCTATCGTCTGTAGTAAATAAAGGTTCACCTAACTGTGGAGTAAAAGAAGGTCTAGCTTCGTTTAACCCTACTCGGATACGGATAGGTATGTTAACATTCTTACCCTTTCCTTTCTCATTCAGTTTAATTGGTGCAGGTAAGCTCTTCTTCTGAGATACATCACCTTTTTTGTCGCCCTGTCTGATAGCAGCCCTTGGACTTACATTACGGCGCGACCTCTTAACTTTGGAGTTCTTAGAAACTTCATCAGTCATTTTTCAACTTCCTTTATTTTTGGAGTTAACATGAGTGCTATTAATAAAGCAATCGATGAGGTCCGTTTCGCAATCCCTTTTGAGATTCTTAACGAGACCTTCAAAATTGAAACCAGTTACAGCTCAGGTCGTATATCTGGCGTTAAGACTTCACTTGAATCAAGGATTCGGGATGAAGTCATCGAGGAGAAAGTCCTCGTAGATTGTAACCTTATGGGTGGACATGAAGTTGTCGTTCCATTAGCAGGATTACAGGTACGTTACAATACCGATAGAACTTTCGTTGTTACGATACCAAAACGTTTGACCGAGGGACAAAGTATCACTTCTGTTCTCAGTGTAGCCCAAGCTCCTGATGGATGGATGGGTTCTATCTACTCTGGTCCACATAGTGGTACTTCTTACGATAACCGGATGGATGCATTATTTAGCTCTGTGTCACCGGGTAGACACCAATCGTTAATAGATGGCAGAGTTCGTCTCATAGGGGATAACATTATATTTGTTAAACTCGTAGATGAAACTACTAGCGATTTATTCATTAGATGTCGTGTGGGTTCAGATAGCAACATGTCAATGCTCCCAGCGAATGCTTGGTTGGATTTCTCCGAGTTAGTTATTCTTGCTACAAAAGCACATATCTACAGAGAATTATCAATACGTATGGACGCAGGACAATTGTCTGGTGGTCTGAACTTAGGTAGATTCAAAGAGATAGTAGACGAGTATTCGGATGCCCGTACTCTATACAATGAATTCATACAAGAAAAATGGGGCCGCATTGCAGCCATTAATGATGAGGAACGACACAGCAGAGTAATCCAAAGTCAATTTGGAAGATTCTAAATATGCCGTATCAATTGGGGAGTTCCTAGTGGACCCCCTGATTTATGAAGCTTATACTAATTAAGCGAACATAAAGCCCTCTCCTCCTAGCGTCGTTTCGGCTAGGTTACTCGCATTAAGCTCGTAGACAATTCAACTCTCGTAAACAAGTTACTCGACTTTTTATTCAAATATTAAGATACTTGAGTAAAATTTATTTATTGAATTGATGCCAGAAAATGCGAAGCTTCCCAATGAAGCACGTGTTGCGATAACGCCTAAGGATATATTCATAACGCTTACCCAACTTACTCATCACATGACCTAGTTCCTCTTGCGAGAGTTCAGTCATTTGAGGGTCTCTGAATTTGGATGCACATCTAAGCTTATACTCTAGCAGTAGTATTTGCTCACCTAGCTTCCCATCAGTTTGTCGGTTAAACCTTTTGAATAAACTTCCCAGTGCAGAGGAGAGTTCTCTGTCGGATATTGTGTACGACATTACGGAACCCTCGACTTGTTATTCATAACAAAAGTTTAAAATTACATATACTGGTTATCCTAAGATAGCGAGTGTACCTTACACACACCACTTGAATATAGAAATTGGAGATTAGAATGAGCAATCAAACGCTTGAAGACCAAGTAAAACAATTACAAAAAACGGTCAAACAGCAAGGTGAACAAATCAACACCTTAGTTACATCTAACCGTAACCTAGGCGGTAACCTGCGCTTCTTACGCGACCTTGTAGAAGAAAGTGTACACTTGACAGAGCAAACATCTGGTATCGTCGTAGAACACGTTACAACGCTTGATAGCCGTATGAATTCAGTTGGTAGTATCTTCACTGATAAAATCAAACGCACATTGAAAGAGATGGGCGAAACCAACTTAATGGAAAACGTAGTAGGTCAAGTTGAGATGGATAGTAACGAACCTGACTTAGACATCAAAGCACCGGAGTAACACGCCATGGGATTACTATACGAGAAAACTGTAAAGTTCGATAGTAAGGCCGGTAAGTTAGCACACTCAGGTTTCCTATCACGTTCAGACGCTATTGCAGAGTCTAACAAGATGTACAAGTATCTTGAGCAACGTTGTAAAGAACTTAAGCGTAAGCTGTCTTACGATTTGTCTTACGATGGATTCCCTCAGGACTTGATTGTTACTGAAGCATTTGGTGGTCATGGTTGTTTAATCATTCACCCTGCTGACGATGGCTTTACTAACAAGTTATTAACTAACACTGGTAAAGGTGAACGTGACTTAGACTTCTTGCAAACCAAGAAAGATAAGTATTCTTTATTCGATGCTGAACATCCTGCTACTAAAGTAGTTATCCTACCGGGTACTAACTTACTTTGCCGTATGTCAATGAACGTCATTAAAGGCATGAATAAGCCTGATGTCTATTTCAAGCCTCATCCAATCACTACTGAGTTTTACATTCGTGAAGTTGAAGTAGCTGTTGGTAGAGATAAAGTAATTAACAAACTTGCCTCTGGTGCAAACATTGTTGATAACGCAACTGAACTGTGGGTATCACGTTCTACTGAACTTGGCTTATACGCTAAGCTTGCTGGTAAGACTGTACACACGTACCGAATCGAATACAAGAACAAAGGTAGTTACTACGGACTATACGACCAAATACATCGTATTGAAGACGTCCTATCTACTGCACGTTCTGGTGTTATCTTTCCTACTGATGATTACGAAGCTCAGATTGATGAGTTCCTTGCTTACTACGAGGATGAAGTTATTAACTACAAGCCGAAAGCTAAGAAGCGTAACAACAAGAAGAAAGGACGTAGATAACCAATGATTGTTTTTACTTGTGTAAATAAAGAAAGTGAAGATGCAGCGGTTATTTGGGCTGCCTCTTTAAAGCGCGCACTTGGAAAGGGTAAAGGTGGGATTAAAACCTACATGTTCCATACTCCAGATGTGGACACCAGTCGATTCTTAGACTTCAATGTATTCAGTGTTGCTATCGGTGACATGCCTAACCTAACTCGTAAAGAGATTCTGGTTAAAGTATTAGACATGATGGTAGAGCGTAACTTTGCTGACCGTGTACTATATACGGATACTGATGTATTGTTCCAAGGTGCTTTGGATGAATTACATAAAGCACCACTGAACGATAGAGTTTGGTTAGCTGCCCGTAATGATAATGTGGGATACGACAATAAACGTAACCGTAAGTTCTATCCGCATTACGATACTGAGTTCAACCGTAAACTATCTATCAAACCAGATGGTTACTTGAACAGTGACGTGTTGTACTTGAAGTTAGATGGTTTCAATAAAGCTGTTAGACGTAAAGGCGTATCTAAGTTAGAAGACTTCTATCTAGCTCAGAAAGCTAAGAACGAATACAGTGTAGAAGATTGTTTCAATCTAATCTGTGGCGAGTATGTTAACTTACCTGACCAGTTCAATACGTTTGCTGAAGACGTGTTAGATTTGGACTTTGGTGAGATGCTAGGTCGTAGGAGCGATTTACGTAGGTCTTGTATTGTTAACTTCCGTGGGGTGCATAAACCTTGGCGTGAAACTAGCGAATTCGATTTACCTGAAATAGCTGGTGCACAGTATCCACATGATACATACCTGTCTCGTGTAGAAGCTCACATCACTTACGTTTCAAAACCTTTCCTAGAAGCTGTTAGAGCTAACGCTAAACGTTACTCACTAATCAACGACTGGGATAAGAACGTATTGGCTAAGGCTGGTCCTCTTAAACAAAAGCTTGCTGAGTTTAAAGAGAAGTTAAAGAAAGAACCTTTCGTGTAGGTGTACCGTATGAGATATTTTTTATTCGCATGGTGGCTCCTAATAGGCTCGGGTATGATATGGCTAAATGATTTTGAGGTAGATACCTTGGGATGGTTATTCGTATTGGTATCGCCCCTATGGCTAAAAAAGAAATAAGTTAGTTCTAACGGCATAAACAGGGGAACCGCGAGGAACCCCTACTTATGACCGATTAACGATTTATAGCTTCCACCTCGTAGGCTACTGCATTACGTAATACCTCTAGTATTTTGATGTCCGGAGCACCCTTCTTTATTTCCTTGGCTGTAACAAACCATTCAAGGGACCCTTTTAAATTTCCAGACGTCGCAATCTTAGATAGAACCGCACCCTTAAGTATTTTATCTTTCATTAAAGTAACTGCCATTCTTACATGTAGTACGCTGTGTCTATAACCACCTAATCCCATTACGGATATAATTTGGTAGTCTTGTGACGTAAGCTTATCAAACCAAGGGACAATAGATAGAGCTGGGGCAGTGTCATGACACAAGTATCGTTCACACTCCTGCTCTAGCTCAGCTTGCCAAGATACACAATCCAGTTCCGTGGGGTCTTCTATCTTATTCAATTTCGAGTATAGGTCTTCCGCTACGACATCAAGTATCTCAGCGTTGAAATTCTCTAATTGCATATTCCAGACGAGTGTAGCTATCGTACCTTTGACTTTTGCCAATGTAACCGCTTTTAAGATTTCTTCAGAATCGAGAATCATTTCTTTTCCTTTTATACATTTCATTGTGGGGGTTAACTTACATACAGCACAGCTGTAAGCTAACGTCCCTAGTCGAGATAAGATGCATAGCTAAGAACTTCCGCATACCCTTTAACAAATCCGCCGGCACTAATTGCATTTGGTCCAATATGAACAACACGCTTAGTTAGGAATTCGTCAATGACATACTTTGTTTCATTCTTAAACTTAGGCCAAAGCCTTACAACCTTATCATCACATTCCGCTTCGTAGGTAATGACACGACCGTTGATGTCCCAGATATTCGGGAGATTTGGGACATCTAATATCGCGCATATGCTTTCACTACTAGCTATCGAATTGGAGACAACCAACTCAATACGCATTTCTTTATCGTAGTAAAGACGCATCTTAATCGCATAACCAGATTGACTAATCTTGGCTGGTGATTCAAATACTATATCTTTAACTCTCTCCCAAGCTGTGGAATCTTTAGTAGGTCCTGAAGAACCTGCGGTGAAAGAGAACAATAAAGCTATTATTGCTAGTTGTAGTTTATACATACGTACGCCCTAGTTTGGTTGATAAAAGTTAATGGTGACGTTTTCATGGCACAGATACTTCTCGACCATAGGCCTAACGATATCTATATCCAATCCACCAGCACCACACCCAATTGGAGGAACATGGAAAGTATCCAGAGGAGAACGGGACATACAGCCACCTAACTTCTCTAAGACTCTCTCCACCCATTCTAACTTACTTGCATTACGCCACTTATACTTGGTTGGGATAAGTAGTATAGCGTAGTCGTCCCTGATTAAGTAAAGCTTCATGGTTCCCAATATAAACTTACCGCTCTTACACAAAGCACGATAATCTTTATAAACGTCAGGATGTCTCTCTTTGCAATCCTTAGCAAGTCCAAGACCCATGACTCCCTCGCAATTCACAGGAATAAGGACAATACCCTTATCATTATCCCAGATGTCTTCTCCCGACCTTAAAACTAGTCCTGACATTTAACATCACCTACTTTATCATCGTTATCGAAATCTATTAAGCCCACAAGGTTTTCTTCCTTAGGTATTGGTGCATTCTTAATTTCATTGATGATTTGTTCTTCGGTGAATGGAACTCTTTCTACGCTACTCATTGTTTCTCCTAAGCCACGTCCTCAGTTATAGTTACTTTAAGAGCACGTACTTTAGAGTTACGTAAGTTCTTAGTAGTAGTTATACCTTCATGGCAAATGATTGCATTGCTATTTAAGTAACCCTCAGGGTCTGAATACATATCTCGTTTATCTATAGTAGTCAGTCCGCGTTTAACGGCTACAGGTTTAGTAAGTCCCGGTACTTCAACTAAGATACCAGCAACCTCATTCCATCGTTCGGATTCAACAAAGCCTACTATCTTTAAGTAGTCCTCTTCAATCTTACAGACACGATAAACTTTTCTACCGACTCGAACAACAGCTGAAATATATCCACGACCATAGATATTTTTCAATTGTCTCTTGAAGTCTTTAGTACCAGAGACTTTGTTCCACTTAAGCAACTTCATCTTCTTGGTTTCACCAGAATCCCATTCGATTTTACCGATGTCTTCTAGTGTTTGATAAACTTCCCCATTCTTTTTAAGGGGACTTAGGACGAAGCCTGCTTGGGACTGCTTACCTAATAAAGCTTGTTTTGCACAAACTGTAGATTGTTCTGCACCGTCACGTGCTTGACTATGTCAAAGGAATAGATGTCTACCTGTGGATAGTTGAGGTTCCAAATCTTTCATCAGTTCAAGGACGGAAGGGAAACAGCTGACATACTCTTCACCATCTATAGTTGCCTCGATATCTGCAAAAGATTTTTCGACATGAATTAGGACACCGTTAGTATATGGCCTAATAGTTACACCCTGAGATAATGCACGGTCACTAATGTTTCCGAGCACCATATGGTCTACCTTAAATGAATTATCCTTACGCATTATTATTGTCTCCTTTTATTGCGTGGACACCTAACCTTTATATATGATAAATTCGTAAATATAAATACTCAACGTCTATCAAAGATTAGGTAGTACGAGTAAAAAATGTAGGGTTTAAAATGAAAACGTCAATTCTAAGAATTTTTGAAGAAGAAGCCCGTCACCTAAAGATAGACAGTAGATTGATTAAGGACTTAACACGTTACGTTGCTCGTTTCGTAAACAAGAACGATGACACGTTACAGTTCCTTGGCTCACCACTTATTGGGGTCTACCCTTTCCGATATGCTAAGACAGATGAGAACGAATGGTTCGACGATGTCCTAGAGATGGATGACCTAACTCTTCAAAGCAATATTAAAGAACACTTCGGCGCTGGCGACAATAATCTTGATGCCAGTTGGAAGATTTCCTCTAACGTTACTAACCTTTCATTTGTATGGTTAACTCACAAGATACTAAACTCTAAGCTAAAGGATAAAGAAAAAGAAGCTGGTACAATGGCATGTATTAAGATGTTACAGTACAAGTTAATCTCTTCTTTAGACTCTCACTTCTTTAAGTATCCTGCTAATTCTGAAGTTGCTGCTGCTGTATACGCAAGCCTAACTAAGAAGTACCTACTGAAGAAACATGGTAGCTGGGCAAAGGTAATCGAAGCCCGTTCAGAAGACTTACTTGGAAAAGATTCAATCCATAAAGATGCTCTGAACAAAATGAACGATGACCATGATATTGTCTATCTAATAAACGATACACAGGGTCGACACAAAGATATCTACAAACGTGTTACTACGTTGTTCTATGAATTCCGTGAACAAGACTCTCGTATTCAATCTATCTCTGCCACCATTGAACTATCTGGCGAAATGGGTGTACGTGATAAACAGAATAACTATGGTAAGTATCGTACAGCAGCACATGACCTAGCCTCTACACCGTCTTCTCTTATTAGAGAGAAAGCATTGGTTGCTATATCGTCTATTGTACATACAGCCCCGCCACAAGCTGTTAAGGAGTCTCTCGAATGGATGGCTTCTAACTATGGTGCGCCACGTACAGGTTACATTAAGGAATTCGTTGAGAAGAATATCACACATGCTTGTGAGTTCATCCGTAAGAATGAATTACCTTTAAGTGACTTAGCAAATATCCTCGTTAAACTCCGCGGTATCCACCTAGCCTCTAGACAATCCGATGAAATAGTTCTAGATATCCGTGAATTGGGTTCTAAGATTACCGACCAGAGTGTTAAGAGTAAGAACGATGCCGTACATGCGTCTGTAAGAGCCGCTATTACGTTATATCTAATATTACGAGTATTGGCTAAAGATAATCTTTAAGAGTCAAAAAAAAAATGGGGAGCACAGGCTCCCCATTTTTTGACGACTATAGTCTTTTATTGACACCTCTTCGATACTTGGTATACTGGGGATTGTTTCTTAAGAATGTCTTGCGTTCAGCCAAACATTTCTCAATGGCCTCCTCCCTAGTTATTTTTCTACCGTACGCAAAAGATTTATTATGTACTACCCTCCCCTCCCAAATTACAATACTTCTCATGATGTTACTAATTGTAGTGCCGCTTTTAGTCTTACGTTCAGTAGTGAATTCGGACAATCCAACCGGTAAATCCTGAGATAGTTTGGATGTACGTATGTTAGAAGTGCTTACACCGCCTATAGATTCTCCATTCAACTTAGCTAACCTAGCTTTCAGGGCTACCATAGCAGCTTCAAGCGTTTTATATCTCCCACTGCCATATTCAAAAATTCTATAATGACCAGGTATATAGTAGACATTGCCACAGTTATCACGGGCCGAACTTAACTGTTCATCTAAGTCTATTGAGTTCTTCAGAGCATAGACAATCCTTCTTAGTTCTAGGTTGATGACAATATGGGGTAGGTCACTAACATCCGTAAAATTCTTAGAGAAAGATTTCCGTCTTCCATCGGTCTTTATAATCCAAATACATATAGTACCTCTAGAGGCATTGAGAGTACATTGTTTGGGCATTCCCCCCATGGCATAGTATGCATTATACCTACTAGTGCTCCATATGCGTCTATGTAATCTACTAGCCTCCATCCTAGCTAGGTCTTCGTTAAGGTAGTATTTATAACTACTACCTTCCCTAGTTTTACTTCTTACTTCCCACGTAGGTAGTACATAAACCAAGCCTCGCGGTAATTCAGTACCGTCGGGAGAGGTATGTTTTATCCTATCTCCCTGTAACTCTATTGACATTATCTTTTCCTTTTATTTAAGATTAAATGTTTAATTCACTATAGTAATATATGTTTATCTTTCTTTAGTTATGACGATAACCAGAGAGGAGATAATATGGAAGATGTACAAATGGAAACCATTGGTTTCTGGATGAATTACGGCGGTCTGTTCATAGACCTATTAATAAAGGTGGTGTTAGCCACACTTGGATTAACTGCTTCATACTTCGCGGTAAACTTTATACAAGCCCGTGATAAGAAGCTATCTGAAATTAGGGAGAATTGGGGTGACGTTGCACAAAGTATATATCGCGGTCTTACTCTTGTTGGTATCTGCATACTCATGGGGCTCATCCTTTCCTCGCCAGTATGACGACTACTTCAAGTCTGCGGAGAAGTACCTACCGCCGGGTATGACATGGCAACAGTTAAAGGCTCAGTGTTATCAAGAGTCTAGACTGAATCCTAACGCTCGTTCTCCTGTAGGTGCTCAAGGTCTTTGTCAGTTCATGCCGGGGACTTGGAAGGAAATGATGAAGCATGGGTTAAATAATCCATGGAACGCTAAACAGTCTATTAGGGCTGCTGCTATATACATGAGCTATCAGTTTAGGTTCTGGAGCAGTGAGAGACCGTGGTTAGATAAAAGTAAACTAGCAACAGCTAACTATAATGCTGGTGGTGGTAATATGTTAAAGGCCCAACGTAAGTGTTTAGATAAAGCATTGTACGATGAGATAATTGTTTGTCTTCCTGATATTACTGGACATCACAGTAAGGAAACAATTGATTACGTATACCTCATACATCACAAATGGTTACCTGCTATCTTAGCGGATTATCGTAGATAGACAGAAAAAATAAAGGGAGGGCGCGAGCCCTCCTATTTGTGTCGACGACATAAATAGCGGTTTCCCGCTACTTATGCTCAAATACAATCATCGCTGACCCTAAGCCTTACATGACAGTCGGTCGGCTATCAGAGCAGACTCCTTGAAGTTCGGCAACTTAAAGCTTAATGCTTCCCCAACCTCTAATAGAGGAACCCTTTTGGCACAGAACGGTATACCCTTGGAGGTATCCTGTTCCATTAGAAACGCTACTCCACCAGAATCGTCATACACAATTTTGAAGAATGCGGAGGGTACGACATGACTTTCGTCTGCACTGGGCAAACGTATCATCTCTTTACCATATACCGGACCTGCAAATGCGAACAATGAATCTCCATAACGAGCCGCTTCTTTTATCTTACCTTCAAGTTCTTTCCAAACGCCTCTATTGAGACTTTCGTGTTGTGGAACTATATTACTTAGATAATCTAGTTGGTGTCGATGGTGTGAGCCTCCGTGTGCGCCAACTGGTGCAAGATGACCTTTGTCAGCTTTTAACTCACTGGCATAGGCTCCCTTGTAGTCTGCTGGCTCTAACGTTTCACCACGTGGGAGTAAAGGGTCTCCCCTAAACGTTCTACCTGTGGCACCCCCGAAGTTCTCTGGACTTATTTCGTACGCTACCCAATTCGCAAACTTAGTTTCCGGATTGTTTGACAATGCATAGACGTGACGATATATGACGGTTGAACCTTGGGGATTCTCAGGGCATCCCTGAGGACAGTGTACTGATATGACATCGCTGGCAAAGGTCGACAACGACATAAACAGTAGCACCACTAATGAAAATATAAATTTCATTGTACTCTGCTCCTTCTTAGTTTTTTTGAACAAGGATGTTCATATTAAAAGGTAAAAAAAAAATATAAGGAGCAGAAGCCCCTTATATTTAGCGTAGTGATTAACAGGCAGTTAGGCTGCCTGTACCACCTGACCAAGTTCCACATTGCTTGCTTTGAGTACCGTCGTTGAAGTAAGTAGTAACTTCGTAAACGTCATCAGAGTTGTGCATGTGTACCGTTTGGTCTGCTTTCCAAAATACTTCTGTGCTGTACTCGTTGTTTAAACGATACCAGCTGTCAGCATCATAGCCGTAATCATCTTCAAAGCTTAAAGAGATATGGCTCATGTTATTAGATAACCAACCACCAGATAAATCACTTGCGTTGGCACCGATTAGTTCAGTGTAACGGAATTCATTATCTACACCGTAGTTGTGAGTAGACTCAGTACGTACAGTATGACCATCGCTGTAGAACGTTTTGGTAATGAACTGTTGCGTGCTATTCATAGCCACACGGTCAATACCTACACATCCAGACCAGCTAACATCTACTGCACCAGCAACGTTTGCTAAACCGTAACCTACACCACCAGAGATTTCAGTGAAGTTCTCAGTTAATGTACATACGCCATCTACAAGACCGATGTTAGTTTGTACTTCTAAACCAGATTGGTTAGTTGTACGTTGTTGGTAGCGTGATACTAATGCACCTACAGAGTTAAGGTCATTGCTTACTGCGTTTGTTTGCTCGTCCCAGTTACCTTCACTTGACTTGATGTACTGTAGACGGTTCCAAGAACTTTCTAAGTAGTATTCAACATAAGCGTAAGATGCGTTAGGATTAGCCGCTTCGATAGCAACTGTTTCTGAGTATGACTTAGCAAGACCCGGAACTAGTGACTGTGCAAGACCGTGTAACTGTGTGTTCTCATCAGCAACGAAATCGCTGTATAAAGAATCCACTGTTACGTTGTAGCGTTGTGCTACACGTTTCTCTTGGTCACGTAAACGTTGTTCGATAACCTTACGTAAGTTTTGCTCTTCAATGATTGATTCACAAGACAGAGTAGTTTCGTTACGCTTAAGTTCTTTCTCAACTTCATTCCAGATGATTGTAGTCAAAGGAGTGATGTTGATTAAATCTGAGTCAGTCGCTACTGCGAACGACGGCGGATATACGATGTCATATGCTTCTTCAATTGGCTCATCAGACTTATCCAAATCGATTGCACCTACTGGTACATGTACGACCATAGGAACGTACTGTCCACAGTCCTCATGTACTTCAGGGATTTCGATTGTCCAACTTGAAAGCTCACTTGGGTCATCGCCTTTTTCTTGTGGGTCTACTGTAACTACGTTTGGTTCACCGTCGTCAAGTACGCCGTTAAAGTTTAAGTCCATGAACATAGTTGCACCAACTAAATATCCATCGATAGCCATACCGCTAATCTTAGTTAACTCTACCGGAGTAGGAGTTGGAGCTGGAGTTGTTGTTACTGGGTCTGGTGTAGAAGAACCACCACCACCGCCACATGCAGAAAGTAATGTAATTAATGATGCAGCGATAATTGTTTTGCTTGTTAAAGATTTCATAACCTTTTCCTTTTATTTAAAGATGTTTCGTTAAGTTAATATATAGAGTTACAGTTGTTTAAGTAACTACTTCACCTTTAGAATATAGGTTTGAGGAATCTTTGAATCGATTTATTTGGACGGCATAGGAGAGAGGACTCACGTCCCCTCAACTACACGAAGTGTATTACTTCAACTGCTGCTTACTGTCGGTGTTATTTCCACCACCGCTTCCGCCCGGAAGTTTAGAACCAATTGTAGCTTTTGGCTTAGACTTCTTTTTACGGATTAAATAAACAACACCACCGATAACGGCAGCTACGATAATATAAGGAATGGCTTGTTCCATGACTTACTCCTAATCAATGATATCGTAAAAGAGATTGAACCAACCTCTCATACTAATGGTCTATCCGAAAAATTCTTTAAAGCCTTGGAAGCGCATTGATAGGAAATCGTCACCCACTATATAATGGTCTACCAGATAAATGTCCAGAGGTGTTAATACCTCTTTAATTTTTTTAGTGAGTTCAATATCGTGAGCTGATGGAATGGGGGACATGAAAGGATGCGAATGAACTAACGCTATACCCACAGCTTTATGCTTAAGGGCAGTCTCTACGATAGGTCTACAGTAAGCCGTTACTTTATCTATAGTACCGAAGAATAGTTCTTCGTAGGCGATAATGTAACGACCTTCCGACATCAATATAACTCCGAATACTTCACGGTCATGTTGCGACATCTTAGCATCGAGATAGTTCTTAATGTCCAGAGGTCCATTTACCTGTTTACCTTTCAGCTTACGCTTGAAGATAATTTCGCTAGCACGTTCAAGAATTTCTTCTTCAGTTAAGTCCTGCATAATTATTTCTTCTTACGCTTCTTCTGGTTAATTTTACGAGCTTTGCTTTGAGCTTTACGCTTCTTCTTACTTGTGGTTGTTGCACCACTAGGTCTAACGTATTCACTACGTCGACTGTAAGAGTTTTGAACATTACTCATTGCAAGACCTTCTGCCATGGCTAACATGGTCATCATGTCACTACTCTTCATAATCTTCTTCCTCAGAGGCTGGTAACATACCCAAAGGAGCATGGTACATAATTGGATTAACTAAACCACGTCCCACATCACCATGTTGACCATACATACCAGATAACTGTAGCTTCTGGATAGATTCGTTAGGGTCTGGTGTATATGTAGGGAAGTGACGCTCTAGGAGCTCTTCGTCGGATAGCTGTTCTTCCTTAGCCATTAATAACTTAGCTTTGGCTTCTTCGCTACTGAACAATTGATGTGCGCGTTCCATGTTGTCAATGTCGTCATCAACAAGTTGTCTGGTCTCAGGGTCAAAACGAATAGGTTTAACCTTACTCCAGCTTTCCTTAGTTGAATCATCACCTGCAAACATTGTGGAGTTTCTACGAGCACGATATTCATCAGACTCTTCTTTAGTATATCCACCAGAACGCCAGTTATCTTTAACATCCTCATAATCACAAAGACGTACAGCAATAACTTCATACTCACAATGTGAACCATTACCATTACTGAACTTATCAGCATTGGGATAACACATCTTTTCAATCGTACCATCTTTCAGCATGATGTCGTAAGCATCTTTAAAACGCCACGAGTTGTACGCAACCCAGACACCGAAGTCCTGAGGTCTGTGAGTCCAGTGTGTTAGGTCTTCTACATCACGGGGTGACCATTCTATACCTAACTCTGTTTGTTCCCCACGTTTGATTTTAGGTACGTATGGAGTATGCTTAACTTCGTCATCGTTAGACTTACGTTTAGCAGGTAAGGTAGTAATGGTTTTAACGCGACCAATACTATCAATCTTAGATACCAACTGTTCATAATCGGCAAGTGATAAAGTACCATCATGTTTATCGGTTTCGAGAACCTGAACCTTTAAACGGGCAGACCATTTAGTGTAACTACCGCAATTGATACAAAGACAAGAATTGGCTGGAACATTCACGTATTCCTTCTTGCCTTGTACAGAGACGCCTTTCTTGGTATTTACAATGTGTGGAGACTTACAACTCGAACACACGTAACTTATCTTACCGCCTTTACTCAACATCAGCTTTGTCCTCTGTCCACAGATTAAAGTAGTCAACACCGCTTTCATCTTTGGTTATATGTTGCTCCACTAAGTCCCAACGTACAGTATCATCACATAGTGAGATATGGTCAAAGTGTCCACCAAGTGTAGTTAGAGAATCAACTGTCGAGCGCTTATCGTGAGAGTTTAATAGCACTAGTCTATTGTTACCCTCTTTACGCAATTTAGCGTACGTGGTTTTATGACTGGAGAAAATGAAGTCTTCTACTATAACTACATCATAACCGCTAAAGTCTTCTATCTCACCCTCTACGGCGATGTTAGGTAAGAAGCCTACTGTCTTTTCAGAGAAAGATATAAGTTGGTCTTTTGCAGTTTCATCTCGCACTAAGATAATTGGATTAAGTTGCATTACTTCTTCCAAGAACCTAGCACCTAGACAGGCTGTTAAAGTTAGACCCATTTGACGTATGGTAGAGACAATAAGATGTTTACGGTTAGCCATAGCAGATACTATAGCGTACTGTGTACTTGTCGGGGTTATTGTCTTGTTCCACACAGTAGTTAATTTTGCTTTGCTAACAAATGATTCAGTGCTGATAAACTCAGTCATTGTATTCTTCCCTTTAAAGAGTAACTACATAGCCCATAGTACCAACCAAACCAATTAAGGTAACGATACAAAAAGAGCCAGCTATTTTTTGCTGCTGGACAGCCAAGTTTAGCATCGATGTATATACGCATGATGCCGTCATATATAGATTTCATGATTATTTTTTCCCTTACCACTTAGAACCAGCCACAGTGAAAGCGCTATTGACAATGGTATCTCTCGTAAGACCGATATCGTGATTTATAAATTGTACATAAGGAGTTAGTGCTTGACTGTAGTCACCTGCAAACACAATCTCTCTTGTTTTAATTGAATAGTGAATCTCACGCAAAGAGTAATAAGGTATCGAACAGAATACTTCATTGAGAAGCTTTTCCACCCCGTACCATATCTTATTCATTATATCTTCAACGTACTCACCAGTAACTAGAGATACGCCCTTTGTTTGGACATAGCCCCACCCGTAGAAATCGTCCTGTACATTCCCCATAGGGTCTCGAATATACATAGCTTTCCTAAGACACATCTCTAGCAATGTAGCCATAACTTCGTCTTCAGTTCTATTAACAGTAACCCAATTACTGTATAAACTCGGCAGAAAGTACAGGGACTCGACGACAACTTTCTTGCCATCGTTTGTCCCTGCTATATCTGTCATGGAACCTATCATCAGTTTCATTGACGAATCTACGACTTTAACTCTACAGTCGCGTGTTCTCATAGGTCCCCTTCAAGTTACGGGTTGTGGTTAAGTTGTACCACAGAGTTCTTAACGAAACGGATAGCATCATCTAGACTCATCTCATCATATTCTTCAGAGGATGTTAAATCGCTAGAGTAAGTCCAGCCATCTTCAGCTAATCCAAGTTCTGTGTATTCCACATTACCAGTCTTCTTATCTTTCTTGCTAGTAGCAATTAAAATACTAGCACCATCAAGAGAAGCTTCAGCCCAAGGCATTTCAGTAAAGTTCTTACGAACGAATACTTTTTCCTGTTGGAATAAAACAAACTCAACTGACTTCTTGTGGTCCCATGTAGCAGAAGCTTTAGTAACGTCTGGAATAACAAGGTCGGTGAAGACTTCGTAGTTTGTACTTGTTGTCAATGATGTACTATAGACACGTTCAAATACTGGTGCGCCCATAACCATATTGCCACAGAAGTAATTGACGTTTTGTGGTAACTTCAGTGCAGTGTCAGCAGGCAGTTCGTTTAATACGTCCACTAACTCAACTTCTACAATCCAAGTCGTTTCAGCGAACTTGGTTGTCTTGCTAGGAATGAAAGTTACTTCATCAATATAACCAGTTAGGATTTTCTTCCCGCACACTGGCTCTTCTATTTTACATTCCTCACCCTCGTTACGTTTAAGTAACTCAGCGAATGCTTGGGTTGTTCGGCGTTCAAAGTTAAATATAACCTTGTCACCGTTTACTTCGTAATAGAATGACATAGCGTCCACTTCTCCCGATATATTTTTTATTTTTTAACGACGCCAACGACCAACCCGGCGTCTACAACTAATAAGCTCGTAAGCTTTTTATTCTCCATGACTTCCATAGCGTCTCCAAAACGAATTCTTGGATGACAGCATTCAGGACGTCTAGTCATAGAATCGTAGATATTAGGGTCACTTTGGTTATGTGTCTCTTCTATAAATCTACGAACGTCGCCATCAGTGATAATTCCTATTACATCGGTAGGTGTACCAATGATAGCTAGACCTAGTTTACCTTTACTCATTTCACACATTAAATCCATTGGATTGGTATGCTCACGAACGAAAGGTAAGTTTTCTGTAACCATTACATCTTCTACACGGTGTAATAGCTTTTTACCAAGTGCACCACCCGGATGAAATCTTGCGAAGTCTTCTGGCTGGAAATCACGTGCTCTTAACAAAGCAACTGTAATAGCATCACCCATTACCATAGCTGCTGTAGTAGAACTAGTAGGAGCAAGTTGTAGAGGACATGCTTCTTTTGTTACACCAGTTCTTAAACTAACTGTAGCTGCTTTGGCTAGAGGGTTATCGTGATTCTTAGTAAACGAAATAATGACGTTACCATTGTCCTCAAGGAAAGGTAGTAACTTCAATACTTCTTCTGTTGTCCCCGAATTACTTAGAGCGAGGAAAACATCATTCGGTTGCACCATACCTAAGTCACCATGAAAGGCTTCTCCGGGATGCATGAAGAATGAGGGTGTACCTGTAGATGCAAGACTAGATGCTAGTTTCTTACCTACAATACCAGACTTACCCATACCGCAGACAATTACCCGTCCATCGGTATCTAGGATATGTTTGATAGCTAGATGAAAGTTAGGGGCATCGTCCCTTAGATTCTCAGCCATCTCTTTCAAGCCATCTATTTCACAGTAGATAGCCTCTAAACCATTTAGGCTAGCCTCTACTACTATATTGTCTAACTCAGTGTTAGTCCGCATGACGTTTCCCCATTCTTAATACAGCATCATCATAGTCCTGTTGGGTATCTATCCCGTGCTTCGGTTCTATTGCTGCTGTGATAACCTTTATAGACATACCGTTCTCTAATGCCCTTAGCTGTTCTAAGCCTTCGGTTTTTTCTAAAGTAGACGGTGGTAACTTACTGAACTTCTTAAGAGTTTTGACAGTGTAAGCATAAATACCGACATGTCTGTAATTATTATACCCATCCACAGTGTTACGGATGAATGGTGCTTGTCCCCTAGTAAATAGAAGAGCTCTACCATTTACACCTGTGATAACTTTCACTACATTTATATTGGATACGTCTGAGACATCAGTGATGACAGTTCGCATCGTATAGATGTCTGCATCCCCTGCTTCTGCTGCATAAGCTAATTGCTTTACTAAACATGGGTCTAGTTCAGGTTCGTCACCTTGAATGTTAAGAACGATAGTGTCGTCCGTTAAGCCCATCTTAATACATGCTTCTAAAACTCTGTCCGTACCTGATGCATGGAACGGGTTAGTAAGTACGGATTGTATACCGTGCTTAGTCATTGCGTCTTTAGTAGAGCCGTAATCAACTGCTACCATGAAATTCTTATCTTTAAACCCAGCTTTCTTACAAACCTGAGCAACGTGCCAAAGAATTGGCTTACCATTGATTGGTAACAATACCTTTCCGGGTAATCTAGAAGAACCTATCCTTGCAGGGACAATCGCAACTGTTCCAGCTCTTCTCTTTATTCCCAATACAACTAGTATTGATTCCAGTAACCTTTTCATTTTAACCTCGGATGGAAGTGACCTATAGGGTAAGGGTAATATGTATATTAATTTACCTAGGCAGCATAAGTGGCAGTCCGTTAGGACCGCCACCGATACTTAACCACAGGAGATAAAAATTACAAACTTCAGAAACTAAAAGTCACTTCGGTAGGTTGAGGCCTAGTGTTCATGGAGTAAACTCATTGGTCTCGGGGTTTTCTTTTAACGTTTTTCATGAAACTGGAGAGGGTAATGAGTCCTCTCCTATATAATAAGATTAACTGTGTATTTTTTATACAGGGCTTTTGCTTAGACAAAAAAATAAGTGGGGGATAGTCGACATCCCCACTTATGCTTACTCTGAATAGAAAGGAAAAGGAATTAAACCTCTCTATAATATTAACTCGGGTAAGTATTTTTTATTAGTCGCGTTTAGATGGATTTAGAAACAATGATGTAGATACTACCTGTTCCATGTCGAACTTGACAGATATTAGTCTAGCTAGTTCTTCTATACTAAGGAAGTAATGGTCATTGGTACAAGTCATACGCATTGACATCTGAGTTTTGTTCAGACTTCTGTAAGTATCAGGATTACGCTCGAAGGTATTTACCTTACGTTCCAATTCAAGATATACACTATCTATAACTTCAACTAGAGTTTCGGTATCGGTAGTCTTCTCGCAATAACCTTCAGTTATTTTAATATCGCTACCAACAACCTGAGCTCTACCTATCCCATGTTTAGCCATTTCAATAGCTGTATCACGACGTTGCTTTATAAGAGCCATTGCTCCCATTAACATCATCGCATTACCAGCCATCTTTATCTCGTTAAGCAAAATCATTTACATTTTACCGAAAGCTTTAATGAACTTGGAGTTACTATCCACCATGTCCTCTTCTATCTCGATGCCTAGCTCTTCAGCCATGATACGTATACTATCCATATAGCGATAGATGTTACAAGTACGCTTCATGGTTGTTAGTTTAGAGTTTAACGTTTTAGACTTCTTTAAAGCTTCGTTTATCTCTGCGTGCATCGCTAGATACTTTCTATCTAGAATTTCAATTAGGGTAGTTGTATCACAACGTATTATTCTACCCTTAGTAAATGCTTTGGCTTCATTGCGCTTCAGGTAGAGGAACGACAAGGCTCCCATTGTTACTAAAGCATCATCTGCTACTTTTACACTACTCATTGTTATTCTTCCTTACTTTTAAATACATTTCTATATAATCACTGAGTTGCGTAATAATTTACTTTTTCTATGATTACAACCAACAGGAGACACAAGGTGAAAGAAGTCACTATTGGCAATATCAAACTCGTCGACCTAGAGCGGATGATTGACGGGCTTAAACTATTTAAGTTAGCCGAAGAGCACAGAGATGATGATTTTCCGGAACATCCAGTTCCAAATGGATTCATCGTTAATGGTGCGTCGGTGCCTAAGTTCTTAAGAGATATTATCTCACCTACGGGTGAACTATTCCGTGCGTCTGTGCCACATGATTATTTCTACGCTACCAAGGTAGTTAGTCGTGCCACAGCAGATAGAATTTTCAGAAAGATTGTTTTAGACGATACAGGGAATGCGTTCCTTGCATGGGGAGCTTGGTTAGTCCTACGTTTATTCGGTCGCTCGTTCTGGAAGAAAGCAGGCACTGTTATCGAACAGGTATACCTAGAAGCATAAGGAGTAGACCATGTCAATAACTACGGCGATTTGTTATTTAGATACTGACGGAAAGGTCGTCGGGTTAAATTACGAATCTACTCAGTTCAATGTTAAAGAAGGGACGGTTACCGAAATAACTAAACCATACCCTTTTACCAGAGTCTTCCCTATCGAGTTCTTATTGGTAGATGCAGAGACTGGTGACATTCGTGTATACACTCATGAAGAAGTTGTCTTTATGGCATCTGTCGAAGAGGGTGAGATTGCACGTGACGCATACATCGAAGCGGAAATTATCGTTCACGATGGTGTGTGGAAGATGTTGGATAAAGATAGAGCTAATATTCAAGATGGTATAGATGAAGCTGCTATGGCTAATCTACCTGACGATTTCAAGCAGAACTGGATTATGGCTAACGGAAGTATTTTCGAAGCTACTCCATTAAAGCTTGCTCAGGTACTATCTGCATACCGTGCTCGTAAACAAGCAATCTACAACGAATATATTGGATGGTTGCAGTCAGGTGCTAGTGGTGAGTTTACAAGCTCAGTAACTAACACGTATACGTTCTAAGGGGATGAATTTTATGGGCACTAATGTCGTAAAAGTTCGTAATGGCCTTGAACAAGACAGACCGAATATAACTCCCGGTGTTGGCGAGTGGATTTATGCTACGGACTCTAAACGTACCTACATGGGTGACGGTGCCACTGTAGGTGGTGTTAGTCTTAGTAAGAAACACTTTGAAGTCGACACTGCGGCAGATATAGCTTCCTTACAATTTGTTAGAGATGGAGATACTTGTGATACCACAGATACTAGTGATGTGTTTATGCGCGTCAATGGTACTTGGATAAATATCTATAGTCCTACTGTACCACCTCTCGTGTGGGCAAATGCTACTCTAAGCAGTGGTTGGGATAACTACGATAATGGGATGTCTAAGGTACGTTACGCTAAGCAAGGTAATGTAGTACTACTTGAAGGTGGTAGTAAGCGAGATGATAAACGGAGTACTGATACGGTACTTACTTTACCTGTAGGGTTTAGACCACAGTATGCTATTACCATTCCAGTATGGGGTGAGAAAGGCGTAATGCGTTTAGACATACAACCCAATGGTGAAGTCATCTTGCAAAAGAACGGCACTATCAAGTGGGTATCTTTCAACATTCAATTTCCAATAGGGGGCTAGGACATGACTGTAACAAATAGAACCATGCGTTTCGGTAGAGCCATGTCTTTGAATATTGGTACTGAACCTACAGTAGTTGTTCCTGAAGGGGTAATAGCTATCGATTCAACTGAGAAGATTATTGTTCTTGGTGATGGTAAGACTGTAGGTGGTATTGATATACCCGGTAAGGTTTGGGAATTCGGAACGATAGAAGAAGCCAACACTGCTCGCTTAACTGTTGGAGACTACGTGTTAGTTGACAACGATAAATTCTGGGCAGTTGGTGATATCGAAATAGTTGAAGTAGAACTTATCACCGAAGTTGAATATGAGGAAGAGGCATCTGCTTCACTACCAGCGAAAGACTGGGAAAACCTCTCTCTGTTTAACGGATGGGATATGAGTGACGATTCTGTCGGTAATGCTAAGGTACGTAAAGATGGTAACTTTGTAACCATTGATGCGGTTATGGAAAAGAAGAACTGGGCTGACTGGTCTCCTTTCCGTTTACCTGAGTGGGCAAGGCCTTCAAAAGTCGTTTACACTACAGTAGAACTAAATCAAGGTAGGGGCACAGACCCTCTGGTAATTTATCCAGATGGTTATCTCTATCCTCGTAAGTCTTACAGTAGAACGCTAAGTCGTTTCTCAATACAGATTACTTTCTATCTTTATTAGAAGGCAACATAACGAGGAGAGCGTAATGCTCTCCTCTATGCCGTATAGGCTTTTATGCATCAATGATGTCAGATACTTTAAAGTTCCAACGTTCACGAATGATGTGCTCTTCCAAGCTACCCTGTGCTCTATCCGATAACCAGATATTAAATACTACAGGTTTACCAGTGCCATCGCAGTCGTCAACTTTGTGACTGTCTAAGCTAGTGAACTTACTCGCATTTAACATTGGAGCATGTGTATCAGAAGGATAGTTACCGTAGATGATTGTTTCGTAAATAACATCAGCCATTGGGAACCATTGTTGATAAGCATAGCCACCACCTACTACAATCAAGTCCGTGTCCGCTTGGTCAGCAAGTAGAGTAGGAATATCAGGATAGTAGAAATCACCATTACGACTACACGCAGTCTTCTCACTAACAGTAGTGGTAAGGACAGCGAAGTTACGGTCTGGTAAATCTGGTAGATGTTCGTAGGTGTTACGTCCAACTACTAACAACGCATCTGGGTTGTGTTTAGTTACACCTTTAAACCATTTAAGGTCTGTAGGGTAATCACGTCCCCAAGGTAAGTCGTCTTTATGACCAATGCCATGGTTGTAGGTACGGGCCCAGATTAAAGCTATTACACCACTGTGTCCGAAGTGGTCACGTAAAGCAGAACGGTCTACATCAAGGTTCGCATTTTCGTAAGCTATGCCACCCATGGTAGCAGGTAAGTACGCTTCATGTTCGCAATGAGTACACTTATAAGGAAAGTGTGATTCGTTAACAGACTCACCCATAAGTATCTTTGCTTTATCATTACGACGATAGCTACCGTCTTCACAGTTATTACATTTAATAACTTGCATATACGAATTCATTGGAACGCGAATCGTATCTAGTTGGTCTTCTTTAAGAATGACCGGTTCTTGTTGTTCTTCAGTCACTTTAGCGACTCCTGATTGTTTTGTTTAGAATTGACCATCCCACATACAGTGAAAAGCCATACCCGAGCATTGAAGTTATACCGCCCATGGTAGCTAACATGTCACCTAATGTACTCAACTTGGTTAGTATCTCCACGAACACTAGAGATATTAAAGAGAAGTAGGTAAAGGTGACAACAGAAACTATGAAATATTTCTTAGAGTCCATGTAGTAGCCTTATACGCTAAATGCGTACTTAATTGCTTCTTGTGGGCTATAGTTCTCTACCTTAAAGTCTTTAGGAGTTAACCACGTCTCAACATCTTTCAATGTCTTAAGGTTATCTGGCAAAATCAAGGTAGGTGTTTCGTCACCCGGCGTACGCTCCATGTGTTCTTTGAAGTTATCCAATTGGTCTTCATAAACATGGGCGTTAACAATCTTGTGGAAAACCTTACCCGGCTTGTTACCCGTTATACGAGCCATTACAGCAAGCAATGCGTAACATTGAACCATGTTATAATTTAGTCCCAAAGGAACGTCACAAGAGCGCTGTGTTGCGTTTAGATGTAATGTACCATTCAATAAAGAGAACTGATAGCCGTATAGGCATGGTTTCAAACAACCAAGGTGATTCTCACCCGGATTCCACATCATTAATATTTCAGCACGGTCATCTTTACCAGCTCTAAGGTTATCGTACACCTTACGCAGTTGGTCAATCGTACGTACAGGATTAAATTCGTCTTTAGGAATGAACCTATCAGGGACAATCCAATTACGTAACTGTTGTCCATAAGGACGACCCATAAACGTTGGTGGTGGAAGACTATGTTCGTTGCCCGGAATTAAATTCCATACCAAGTTACGGAATTTACTGTGTAACCACGTAACGGATTTGGCATTAGCTATCCAAGTACCAGTACCAAGTAGTTTAAACTTACCAGCATCATCGTACCCGCGTAGGTAACCAAGAACTTCCGCAATAGCTCCTTCCCAGTTACTCTCACGAGTATCGTCGATTGCCAACTCACCTTTACCAACATCATATTCCATGTCGTGGTTGATTAACACTAGACAATCTTTGCCAGTACGTTCATTAAAAGATAATTCCCCTTCGTCTAGGATTCTACGTCCTAGTTCAATATACTGTTTACTCATCGTACTTTTCGTGTTCCTCTGCTAAATTGCTAAGTAGTTTTAAAAGCATCCACGGCACTATACCAGTAACCACTACTAAAGCAGCTACTCCAAGTCCCATTAACATAGAGGCATCATAACCTAGGTTGGCTATGTTTTCCATGTAGAATGTAATTGTTTGAAAATTGACGTACCCGAATATTAGGACTGCTACCAATAATAGAAAAAAGGTTTTACCCGCTTTAATCTTTATGGTCAAAGCACGCTCTGCCTTTTCTTCTTTACTGAATGATGACCATGCGGTCATCATTGTGGTTATCGGAGATGTACTCTTCATACCTTACTATCCCTAATAATTTTAAATATTACCACTGTGAAGTATATGGCTGCGCCGTATAACGCTATGCACAGTAGTGTGATGAACCAAGCGATGGGGTCCAATCCTAATACAAACAGGTCTTTAGTTATTTGGATAGTCTCTGGGGCAATGTTCCCTAGTAGTATCCAATAACCTGCGAGTAATAAAGATATCACAAATGTTTTAAGTTGTGCCTTAATCGCTTCTAGAACAACAGACTGTTCCAACATAATGCACCTACTGCTATTAAACCTAATGCCAATATAGCACGAACACGCAAGTTGCCTACACCAACAGTTAGGTGGTCGTTGTGTCTGCGGTTAGTATCGAGCACATCACTTGGGTGAGTTTCACCATTTCTATCTTCAGAACTGTGTCCACAAGTAGGCCAGTGTAGTTTAGGTAGATTCTTTGCAGTGGCTATGTTAACGCAAGTGTTACGTTCCATGTCCATACAAGTTACTGGAGTTGACCCAGCACTAGCTGATATCTCTATATCATCACGATGCCATAATTCTTCGGCTGTGTTATCTTCACACATCTTTATCCCCATGTAGGTCATCTAGATACTTACTGAAATCTGCCCCCGTATATCCCTTGGCTGATAAGTAGTCTAGAATACGTACTTTATGTTCGACTTCATTAACAACGATATAGTCAGTTGGTAATTCGTCTCTATCTTCGTAATCCAACCCAGCATGAATTTTACTGGTGTTTGTACCTAGGTAAATTACACAAGTCACATCACGGTCTATGTTTAGGGTTGGGCATGTTCTCAGCCACTATCGTTACGGCAGTTACTTCTGCACCTGCATTCGCCATAGCTATTAACATACAGGTTGAGTCAAGACCTCCTGACCAAGGTACTGCTACTTTCTTACCTTTGTACTTACCGAATAACTTATTCAACTTAAGCATACTACATTCTCTTATCTAGTTCACTGGCCAATTCAAGTAACTTAGGCATGTCGGTTTTAGCAAATAACAATCTATCTTTGCGATACTCAAGAATTTCTTCAAAGGCCTTAAGCATTATCTCACGGTCTCTATCTTCAGTAACCGCATTGGTAGATGGAACAATCAAATGTTCAGAGGTATTTGAAAAACCCGTAAATATTGGATGGTCTGGATTATCTTCTTTAAGGACTGCTACCAACTCTTCGGTATGTTTAACGTCAGCTTCTAATTGTTCTATACGTTGTTGTACTGCTTTCACTGCTAAATTACTCATGGTTATCCCCTAAATTGTTTACACGGTGTTCCTTTATCATTTAAGAACTTCTTACCGTCATGTTTGGTATAGTCATTGTTATCGGGTAGACTATCGTGATTACACATAAACTCTTCTAAGTACCATACTTCACTAATACCTAAAAGATACAAACTCTTAGCACATTCAATACAAGGTGAGTGTGTTAAGAAAACTATGCCGCCTGTAGCAACAATACCTGTACGAGATAACTTATCCAGAGAATTACGTTCTGCATGAACTACTTCTGGTCTGGTTTTTCCTGCTAGAGTAGGATGGTCATCATCATATTCGCACTTGTTAGGTGAACCGGGAGGCATACCATTCCAACCTACAGATATTAACCCGTTAGTCGTTACCAGTACACTACCCACAGTTCTTTTCTTAGCTACAGATTCTTGTCTACACCTTACAGCCATATCCATATACAGTTTAAAGTACTTGGGCTTTAGTGGGTCAATCATCATAATCCTTTTATTAATATCGATGGTTCTATAATAATACATGCTGATGTATTTTTTTAACCAAAAAAAAAATAGACGGCATAAGTAAAAAAAGGGGGACCAGAGGCGGTCCCCCAAAGGGTGAGAGTCGCGAACTCTCCTGTGGACGCTAGTTTGACCGGTTGAATAAAAGAAAAGAGGTACGAACAACGTCCTCTCTAAAAGGGAGTATACTAGGGGGAAACCTATTACTCCGCAAGTGTGTTAGGTATCGAAACCCATTTCTTTAAACAATGACGCACATTCGAAATAGTAACTATCGCTGGTAGAGTAAACAATTAACTCACCATATTTAGATTCTTCGAAGTTGATAGCTGTCGATATACCGAAGTATTGTGAACAACCACGATTTCTAAATTCATGATTCTCCAATACGCCGTAGGTATGTTCAGCCATCAGTGCTCTATCTTTACGGTCTAGTGGAAACTCAGGAGCAACACCATGTGTAAGGATAAAGCTAATGTCATTATCTAACAGGACTTCAGTTAGTTCTTTCCATAGTACGCTTTCGGTAATGTTATCTTTACCAAATAAACGTTCTATACCCGGTAAGTCGATGAGTACTAAACTAACATCGTAGTTGGATACATTGAGATTATGTTTCAATAGGTCAATGAAGCAATCTACTGAACCAAATGAATTCATAGTAGCGCTAACTAATTCGAACCCAACTGGACATAACTCTGGAGACAGTTTCTCCATCAATGCAGTGAACGGTGATTCGGAATCGAATACCATTACTGACTTACCTTGTTTTAATTCTTTGTTCTGCTTACCCATGTTAACAGCAAGTTCTCTAACTATCTTTGCTGAGAATAATGAACGTCCACCTTGGATAGGCGAGTACACTACAATGCCTGTTGCTTTATCTTCTTCGTTAATAGTAGAAAATATTGGAGCTAACGGCATGTCTTTAATTAAACCTTTCAACATCAAGTGATTCCTTATATATCATTTTTAGTTGTTGACTACACTCACTCAAAAGATTACCTGAGGGTGTAATTTTGCGCCCAAACGACATAGGGGGAGGACGAACCTCCCCTTATATTTTAGGCTAGTTAGATTTGTTCTACGAACAATTGGTAACGAGTTCTAGTATCGCCATTGTCCACAATCAAGATTGGGAAAGCATCTACATTTTCAGCCATGCCAGTATAGAACATGTTCTGTTCTGTAACTTCAATCATGGTTTCACGGTTAACCGCTTCGATTACTTTACGATGAGGGAATAGAACACCTTTAGCTATTTCAGGGAACATACAGTTATTAATTGTCTTTTCACCGTATTGCTCAAGGCGCTTAGAGAACTCATCAGAGTGGAACGTTAAACCAGACATACCTTTCCAAGATGACCCATACCATTCACATGGTAGTTTGTGTAAAGAGTTTATCTCTAGTTCAGTCTGTCCCGACATTAACTGCGTAGCTGGAGTTAGTTTAGGATTCATTCCCCAAGAATACTGGTTAGGTGTTTCTGGAGTATCCCACTTAAGTGGTGATGGTGCATCCTGATTAGCAGAGCCAAATACGCAACCTATATTAACGCCACGGCTAGGTGTGTTAAGTGCCATGAACAAACGCTTGGCTTGAGGTAGTACTTTATTCATGAACGTATCAACAGTAACCTGCTTAATGTCCGTGAGTTCAGTAATAGATGGTTCTTTATCCGTACCACGTGCCTTGGAGAAGATATCACCTTCATCTTTCTCTTCAGTAGGAGTCGTAGTCCAGATTGCTAAGTCTGCAACTTCTTCCAACTTAACTACGCGACGAGCAATAGAATCTTTATAGCCCAGCTTTTCGATTTCAGCAACAGATTTATTGAATTCCAATTCAGAGATGTCAGCCATGGAAGTGGTAGGTCTCTGGTAGGTAGTAGCACCTGCATACGTTTCAATAATCTTGAATGCTTTCTCGATATCACCAGTTTCCACGAACTTGTCAAGTGTCTCACCAACCACAGTACCCTTAACGCCAGCACGACCATCTAAACCAAATTCAGAAGCACACTGATAGATTAAAGTATTACGCTCATTACCTTTGGCTGCTGTTATTGCTTTTAGATTGTCAATATGTCCCATGAGAGACTTAGCAAAGTTTACCTTACGGTTACTATTTGCATTAGCTAGATGTTTTTGTAACTCTTCCATAACTGGAATACGGTTACCCCAATCGCGAATCATTGTGCCAATACGTGCCACGTTAACATCGACAGCTTTCTTCATCTGGATTGTGTTACGTAATGAACCTTCTGAATTGTTAACATGTAGATGGTTAAAACCACCTTTAGTTGCAAACCCTAGTGTTGCAGGATTTGATTCAGGAGATACGTAAGACGACACTACCTTACCTGTAGCGATTAGGTCATTCATCTTTCTAATGATAGTTTCAACATGCTCGGGTAGGTCAGTTGATACTATGTTCCAAAGCACTGGAATTATCTTACCAGTATCTTGGTCAATGATTGCTATACGACCATAACGGTTAAGGAACGTGTCACAACATGAACAGTTCCAAGGTTTTAGCCCTGCTTCCACCATTAACTTAGCGAAGAATACTGAAGGCTTGTACTTACCAACCACATTAAACAATGGTGTAGAACCACATGCAGCTAGTGAGTTTTTAATGTTTGCTTGTAGAAATTCTACTAATTTACCGTCTTCCATCGTACTTTCCTTTTATTTAAAGATTTATGTTTTAGGTTACTACTATATTAAAAATGAAGCGGGTAAAAAATCACCCGCGGTTACGTTCCATTGAGTTTTCTGCCATCTCAACTGGTCTACAGGTCTCGTACATGACATGACTATCCTGTTGTTCTTTAAGCACTTCAAGAATATCATCATATTCACAATCCCAGTATTCCATTTCGATAAGAACCTCACCAAGTCTCAAGTCGGGCTGAAACTTAGTTAGGCGGTGACACAGACCTTTCTTTACTAAAGTGTGGGAGAATTCAAATACATCACCCTGACACTCTGCACGATAAGACATAACGTCTAACACCAATTACTATTCTAGGACCGCTTCCGAAAGCTCCAGTATGTCTTTGCTTTCTACGTTCAGCCTGACGTTCTTCCTCTTCACGTTTGTACTGTGCATGAGCTTCTTCATCAGCCTTGGGGGGTATAGCAACTAAACGATGAGCAACCATATTCTTCATTAACATACGCATTTTATCAGCTTTCATTTTAGTGCTCCCAGAAAGATAACCAGCCTTCACGAATAATCGTAGCAATCCCATGTATACACATTGCTAAGATAGTCCATATTGTTAATATCGATACAGTGACAAACATAGAGCCATCTTTTTGTATCAATTCCCACTGATTTACTATATCCAACATTGTAGGTGCATATAGAAAACTAACTTTAACTACCATTACGTAGGCAAGGGCGATTTGGCATAAAAGCCCGATTGGGCCGAGTGTGGTTATTATAGTTTTAAACATTTCTCTTTTCCTGTTATTAATGAGTTTTATTTCAGGCGGTACTAGACCGCCATCATTTAAGTAATACTACAGTAGATGAATAGTAGGGCCGTTAAGCCTATAACCATATTCGCTAACCATATTACTTTCTTACGGATTGCTTGCCAGATATCTAACCAGTGTTGTTCCTCCAACAAGATTACCATCATCGTTATATAATAGATAGATATACCCAATGGCCATAAGAACCAGAGGATATGGAATATCACAGCAGCTGGGTATTCACCCACAGCGTATTGCAACTGCTTATATATAAACAAGCTATCTTTACCGAACAGTAGGTTTAGAGCTATTACGCATGAAAGTATCCAGAGAGTTAATCCTACTCCAAATAATCCCCATGCTGGTAACAAGTCCATGAACCACTTTAACGTTTCCATGTTTCCCCCTATGCCGCCTTACGTTTAGGCTGCTCTTTTAGAGCAGCCTTATGTCGTCTTTCAACTAGACGTGCTCTTTGCTTCTTAGTTGTACCAGACACTTGGTCTAGGTAGTCTTTACGGTTGCCCACATACGCCATAAAGGCTAATGAGTCAGCGTAATCTTCAACTGCTTTTAACGGCTCAGGATATTCTAAAACATCCTTTGTGATTTCACCGTTCTTGTAGACACGACGAGTGTGTCCATTATACGTCACAACAATGTGAGCGTTTGAGTCTTTGAAGCGGAAGCGATTAACTTCACTATCTGGGTTAGTACATTCTACTACTTCAGGATTTTCCTGACCATTAACTTCACAAGCTACATTCCACATAACTTTGTTCCTTTCATTTACAAAATCAGATTCTTTTGAATCGTTGGTTTAATTGAGGTTAGAATACTACGACCTTTTGACCTTTAGGAGTTTCGATAACTCCACTAAGCCAACCAAAGCGGTCTTTCTCACCAGCGTATACTTTAATACCAGCAGGTTCCATTACGTGCACTATTGCTCCGTAGTTAGGATTACCTTTAGGTGTTATTAGAATATCATCCGCAGCGGCTACAATTTCCGCAGGGACTTTACTTTCTTGGATAAAGCCATGTTCATCACACGGTAGGTTTGTTTTATCCAGTTCGAGTATCTTAGATACAAATACTTGTGCGTCCATTTATTCACCTTATTAGCGGTGTTCAATTTATACTGAGTTAGTATTCTATCTACAATGAATCCTGAGGTACATTCTGGATATTCTTTAACTAACTCTATAGCTCTTAACATTAAACCCTTGGGTAACGCATAGCCACCCTCAATAATAATATTGGAGTATGTATTTTTCCACCCGTCCTTAGTTAGTTCAATGACTGGTAGGCGTTTACCTAGGTACGATACGTGAGAGGCACAATCTTCATGTACTTCCTCGTAATGCCGTCTTAATCTTTTATTGACCCCTTCTGTTGTTACAGTTGTATGTTCCAATAATTGTAACGGTTAGATTCTAGATGCAGATATAGAACACGCCTCATTATTTTCAGCTCGTTTACTCTGGTATACATCAGCAACTCCCTTTCATTAGTTACATTAATACTGATACCACTAAGATAATATGTCTTTGAAATTATTTAACATAGATGGCAAAAGAAAGTAGAAGGCCGTCATTGAGACAGCCCTCTATTACTCGACTACCTGTTAGTGAAGCAATGAATCGTCGTTATACTTACCACACCCGCAGGAGTTCTGATTCCCTGAAATTAAATCCGACTCCGGAACCATTACACTACTGCCACATGTACACTCACACTTCCAATGCCCTACTTGGGCTACGTGTTTCATTGGTAACATCACCATCCCATAAAAGTAGAATGGGGTGTATTTTTTATTAACCGCAAACAAATCTCTCCATATACTAAGTTAACAGTAAACCACTTCTGCGTCAGGATGAGCAGCTAGGAATCTATCCGTAGCAGTCTTCTTAACGTAACTAGGTTTAACATTAGCCTTAGCTTCCTCAGCATCCTTAACCAACTCATCGTAGGTTAATGGGACACCACCGTCGTCCTGACTGATTGCAACAAGGTACTTCAGACTCTGCTCCAGACGCACTCTAGAGAACGCATCAGTAATAGTAGACAATTGGTCCTTAAGTCGGTCAATCTCGTCTCTGAGTTCTTTCTGTTCTTCCTGAGCCATGATTTGCTGCTCAGTAAGTTTGTGTCCATCCTTACCAGCAAGACGCATACAATCACGAGGGTCGATACCGTAATATTGTAAGTTCTTAGCTTTCATGATAAACCATCCAGCAAGTAACCAAGAGATAACCATATCATCGTGTCCAGATGAAGTGTGGTCAATGCGACCATTCTTAACAACTAGAGACCTGATTTGGTCAGACAGTACTTTACAACAAACAGAACCACCAGCTCTCTTAGCGAGTTCAGGTAGAATGTTGACGTATAGTTCCTTACGAGACTCAGCAGTTGTAACGAAACCAAACTTAGTTTTGATTGATTCGTAGAAGAAACTAGAACGACTAGCTAGAGGCGTATTTAACATAGCCTGTAACTTAGTGTTACCCTTCGCTTCATTAACCACTGTGTTGTATATACGAGTGAACGGGTCAATACCGTATTTAGGCAATTCGATGAGGAGGGTCTCAAGGAATGTAATACCGGATGACTTACGTTCGATGTTGATAGTGATGTTTCTGTACTTAACCATCAACTCAACAACATACAAGGCAAGGGATAGAATATAGGATTCATTAACAGCAGCTGTAGCAACAACAGACATATCAGTAATGTCCATCAATACTAAACCAGTGTCATCTCGTCCAACCAATTCTGACGTATCCATTCCGAGTACGAAATTACCATTCGCCATACGTTCTTCAATTTCATCTTCGTCAATGAGCCAGTTGAACAAGTATCCATCTTTAGAAAGCGACATGTGGTCGTATTCTCTTTCAGATTCTTTAATCAGGTCATTTAACTTAGGTGATAGAGGTGAACGCAATGTACCAGATGTCCATACGTTGAAGAAGTCACGGTCGGCTTCATCCCCCACAGCATTGGTGTTAGCAAGTACTTCTCTTAACCATTTATCATCCTTACCAACCTGACGGTGAGAGAATGTTCCATTGATTAGAGGTTTCTTACCCTTAGAGTTCTTCAGTACGACTTTGGCGAGTTCTTTCTTGTTCTCTAGGTCAAAGTACTTCTCAGACCAGATAGCTCCACCATGAATGATGTCGTACATGTATTTACCATCACGGTCATCTTTCTTACCAGCAGTTGTGGTGAAAATGTTTCCGTAAGGCATCCCATTTATTTCAGCTTCTTCACGTGCCGCAGTACCTGATGCAAGTAGGGCAGGAATGATTGTACCAATGAACTTAATGAATGGACCCTCATCGATGTGGATTATTGGAGAAGTCAATCCACGACCAACGTTAAGTGCAGCTGCTTCTGAAGACTGGGCAACTGAAGTTAAGTATTTGTTACCACGTTCATTATAAGTAACTTGCTGTTGGTTATCGGCATCGTTACGGTTAATAGAAAGATAAGGTGGTAAAAGGTTGATGATGTTCTTGATACGTTCAACGTTGGCAACACGTAGACCATTATCTTTAGTCAACATGTTAATCTTAGAGTTCCATAGAACGAATAGCTCTAGGTACACAATCAAGAAATCTGTTCCGAGAGACTTACCTAACTGACGAGGCATGATTAACGCAAAGTCAATGTTATTAAAGAAAGACCAATACAAAGCAATGTTCGCACGGTTCAATCTATATTGGTTAGGTTTCAAACCAGCCTGTGCAGGTACTCTGGCAATCTCTCTAAAGAAATACCAAGGGTTGTACTGACACTCTTGAGCAATCATTACCTGTTGTCTTTCAGTTAATGTTTTAGAGTAAGGGTCAACACCTTGTAATTCAGGTTGTAGTAGTAACAATGGGAAGTAACAATTGTCCACTCCCATTGAGCGATACAGACCTACTAAATTCAGGGCTGACTGATTACTTGTCTTAGTATCAATCATTGCCCCGGGATATCGCTGATAATCCTCTTTAAATAGAATCATGGTGAATCCTTAGCTGGTGACTAGTTCGTCTTCCAGTATCTTAACTTCAAATGGCAACTGTCGTCCGTAAGGAATAATTATCATTCGATAAAACATTCTCATTAAGGCAACTTGTTCAGGTTCAACATCCCTCTCGATTAAATCAAGAATTCTATCGTGTTCACGCTTAAGGTCTTCGTCGGTGTACATAGTAGCATAAGCTTCTAGCTCCCAAGGAAGCTTGTACTGCGATTCTAAGTCACGACCATAAGTTAGGTAGTCTGGTTTAGGTTCACCCATCCAGTGACGTTTAAGACCGATACGAGTATCCAATCCCTCACGTACTTGTTTAACGTGCACCATCTCATGTCTAAATACTGACAGACTAAATGTTTCTTTCTGTAAGAACATGATAGGTCTACCATCAAGTAGAATATGTACTGACCCACCAATTACATCTAACTCTTCGTCATCTATAAGAACCCCACCTTTTAAGATAACTCTTTTTATTTCACTGAAAGGTACGAGGCAGAATACAATACCTTCTACAGCGTCCCACAGATTATACATATCGAAGAACTTAGTAAGTCCTGCAATAGTTTCTGGGTCATGCGGGAGATTAACTAACTCCTCAACATTCTCTTCGGATAAGCCAAAGAAATCAAATGTTCCCTGTTCCTTACGGAGTAGGTCTGGAGTAGCTAGGTTAAGTCGGGTCATAGGGTTCTCTTATTATTATTTAAAAAATGGCACTAATTCATATAAAGACAAAAAAAGAAAGGGCTTGCGCCCCGTCTTTCTTTTGTTTCCCGTCGGAAACTGTTTCATGCAAACTGAAGGATGTTTACATATATATTAAGGTGCGTGTTATTTTTTATCCAGCCGCAGAAAGTACACCAGCTACGAAAGTATTGGTTTCCTTATCCCCAATGTTAACATAACCTGTAGCCAACCTGTCCTTGTAACCAGACGGTTCGTTTATTTCGTTATGTCGCATTTGGTCGACTATAAACGCTAGTGCGAATATATCTACTCTAAAGTCAAGTCGTCTAGCTTCTGAAATCAGCAAATCTTCAAACTCAGCTATAGTCCAGTTCTGGGTTAACTCTACGGCAGATAGATGATGTAACTTAGACAAGTCATCTACATCTTCAATTGGTTTGTTAGTACCATCTTCCATAACCAAGTGTAGACTTTGCCAATTAACATGTTGCTCAATTGTTAACACCGGACTTTTCAAAGGAGCTGTTCTATACATCAAAGCCACACCAGCTTTGCTTTCGTAGAAGAACCCCTGACCATGCATCTTAGTCATGTCCGTAATGATAACACCATCTGCATGTGGCTTACCGCCTTTTAGACCATTGTCGTTATTGTCCGACATGTTTATCCCCTAAGTAGTCGAATGAAGTAATGCTTGTAAATGTACGATGCGGATATGATTCTTTAGAAGTTATTCTACAAGCACCACGAACACCGAACGATGGTTTCTCTGCACCTATTAACACATCATGATATTTACCATCCACCATGCGGATATAGATGTAGACCATATCGTCAATCACTTCGATATCCATTACTTCGTGAGATACCTTATCTAAATCGACAGTGTTACTACGCTCAAGTTTTTGGTCTTGAGGAAGTTCTTCAATTTCCATCTGGGGAGAACCATACTCTCCAAATAGATTGCTTCTTCTAATACGTTCTTTGACTGCGTCCACCATAGTCATGTCGTATAGGTAACCGCTGTGGTTGGGTTCGGTAGTGCTACCCATACAAACCTTTAACACTGGTTCAATGGCGGCCTTAGAATTGTTTACAGCAGGAACACGTGGTATCTCTACCAACTTGTCCTCTTGCTCAATAGTCATAGACTGTATACGTAGACCAGACAGTGTAGGAAATAATCTCCCAACTATCTCTTTTCTCTCTTCTACCGAAAGTCCCCAAAATGAAACTGTTGTTTTATTTGTATTGTTCATTGTTGCCAACCTATAAGTTGTATGTATAAAGTAGAAAGGTCTATCGCTAGATAGTCCCAGATTTTATCAGTGTATGCTTTCAGGTCTTCTTTTATTAACTGTCCCGCATAACTAACGTCGAACTCGTGGGGTAAGTCATTAACTAACTCTTCCCCTAAAATGATAAGATATACCCTGTCGTCTAAACTAGCCATGAATGGTAGTCTTCCAGCAGAGATGTTCTCCTTAAAGAAATATCCATCTACCTTGTAGCCCGGAGGACTCAGAGGGTAGACTTCAATTAAATTACCTAACCCCTCCGGATGTTTCTCCAGTAGATTAGGTATACCGTACCTAGACATATTACGCCCCTATGAAGTAGGACTTTACCTGATACCCTATAAACCCTACAAGGATACCAAAGATAAAGATAGCTCTAATCCAATCGGTAATTGTCATTTTAGTACTTGGTACGTGATGATTTTGACCATTACAGAAAGGTTCCATAATAGAAGTACATCCGTTATTTTTATTCCAGTCTTCACAGCTATTACAAGACATCACGTATTACCTGCTCTGAATTGTAGGTAGTCGCCTTCTGGAACTTCGTTAAGGTTAGTAATGACCAATGAGTCACCTAACGGTTTAAACGAATTAGTAGCGTCGGACCTATTCACTTCTTGAGGCATCCATTTGTCAAGTCCGCCTTCTTCAAGTGCGAAGTTTAACGTCTCAAGTGCATGTAGGTTATTCACATAACCCCTAGATTTATACGGTACTGTAAAACATACTGGGATAGGGATTCCACCTAGTCCATGTATAAACAATACCTGTACGGTTAAAATGAAATATCTTTCTTCCATTACTCACTCTCCTCTTCAGGATGGTCTCTATAATAGGTCACATCATCAAATTGTTTATGGTACTCAACAGCCCAACGACCTGCGGCTACTTCCATCGCTACGTCATGTATGTACCAATCATTAGCATTGGCAAGTCTACGAAATAGTTCAGGATGATAGTTATGGTCAATACGTGGACAGTCCACCTTTAACTTAGGTACATCGTACATGTCAACACCCAAATCATGTAAACCTTGAACAGTACCGTCTGGAAACAGTACGTACAAATCATACCACTTGCCATAGTTCTCAGCAGTCAGTATTGGTTTATCCGATGGAGTCTGACACAGTAACATCATACCACGTTTAGATTCGTACGGACCTGCCTTAGTTAGAACCACTTCTTCACCATTAGGTAATTCAGTAGATACCGTACCAAGTTCATGATTGACCTTAAGTGGTATAGTACCATTGTCAGCCAAGCGTCGTTTCGGTACGGTGAGATTGAGTATACCTTCCCCATCAGCCACTCGGTCACCTGTTAGAATAACTTCACTTTCCATTCGGTTAAGTAAATGTTGGGTAGCTTTCATACCAGCACCGGCGTCTCCAATAATTACAGTATTAGGATGTTTGATTTCTCTAGCCGTAATTACATCTATTGGGTTATCCCTAGCAATCTGTCTAGCGCGTTCAATCATACTGGTTTCGATAGGACATTTATAGTCACCGTCTCGAAGTACTATAGAATCATCGCCCGCTAAGAAAGCTAAGTGTTTGGTAACAAAGCTTGCCAGTTCACACACAGGTTTAATCTCTCTCATTATAGTATCGTAACTAAACTCATAGCCGTTACGTACAACGCACAGAGACACTATCTTTACATTGTTACGTTCACATTCAGTAACCAATGCTTTAACTACCTGACTCTTATATAGCGGGTGTGCTCCAGTACAGTCAATTATACCGGGAACTTTCTGTAAGAACCTAGTAACTAAAATGGTACGGTCTTTAGATTCTTGCACCAACATCATTAGTCTACTATAGTCGTTATCGTTGGCCACTTCAGTAATAGTCTCTGCTGGACATATACTAGCCAGATTACTAAGGTGACTAGCATATTGTGCTTCATGACATACTACTTGAACTATGCCCTTTTCAACGCGGTCTATCTTCTTTAGATAATTTAACATTTACTTATCCTTTTAATTTAAGTATACGAATATCTTCTTCTTCCAAGAATGTTTCTGCTATTTCAATAGTATCCACTCTCCATTCTTCCGGACAGTATAGTGTACCTTGAGAAACGAAACATCCACCACGGTCACTATCCTTTTCAATTGGCACATAAGCCCAAGGATTGTTACGTACTAAGCCATCGTACTTGGTCATGGTTTCTCTATCCATCTCCAACTTAATCAATGACTTCTTTTCTTTACCTTGACACCAAGGATAACGAATACAGATTATGTTCCAGTTATATCCTGAAACTAAAGCTTCATAACCGTCTTCTTGTATAACCCAAGTGTTCTTAACCTTAGCAGTACGTTCACGTATATGTTCATCCCATACTTGCTGTACTTTCATTGCAGTATAGACGATTTCCTTTACACGCCAGTGGGATATCTCTTTAGGTGCGGCCTCTATACGCATACCCAACGCTTGATTGATTAAGTTAACCATTTCCATTAGGTAGGACTCTACCTGCTTAGGAGCTTCTTTAAGCCATACTTCCAAGCCATGTTCTTTGGCGTTCTTTAACTCTGTACTGAAATAGTTATCAACGAAAGAGATTAGTCCCTCTTTCTTTAATCCTAAATCAATAGCCATTTGACCAATCAATACTTTACGAGTGAATGGGTCTATTACAATTTTGTGTTCTGGTGTAAATGGGAACATTATCTTTTCCTTTTATTCTTTAAAGATTTGTTAGTGACCGTAATTAAAACCAATCCAAAAACTATTGCCAGTCTTCTCATTGGTTATCATTTTATCTATCGTACCACAACAACCACCTTTCATGGCTTTGATGTAGTCTTTAGTTTTACCACCGCCCTCTAAGGTAATGTCTACTCTACAGTTGTCAATACAACCGTCGTTAATCTTACCGTACAACTTACTTAACTTATTACAAAGCCAAGCGAAGTCTTGTTTGTTATCCACAACAGGTTTAACTAAGTGCCCGTATAATCTGGAATTGTAAGTACCTCTACCCATAGTCACCCCCCTAGTTGAAAGGCCTTAACTACCAGCCATAAAAAAATCCATACTAAAGCTACCGTCTCCAATAACCCATAGATGTGTTTACCAATAGGGTCATCTAAGAAACCCTGACGCATGTCTTTTAACCAACCAAATACATTCATGTTGTTTTCCTATTGTGGAACTACAATAAGATTATATATGTCTGTAAAAATCTGACTTGCGACATAAGCGAGCGGTTGCCCGCCCACCTATTATTTTCAGTCTATACTGACTTAACCATCAGACCAGAGACACCTAGATATAAATCTTCATGTTCTGTTTCAATAATCCAAATAACTTGGACTAATGCACCTGTGTGTAAGTTGACACCGAAGTTCAATGTATCCGACCAACTATTGATTGGATAACGCTTACGCTCTGTACCTACTACCACATCGAAGTGTGTAGGGTTAGGAGTAGCAGATTCTACTTCTTTGTCGTACAGTGGAACGATTGGTCTAAATACTTTAGCCAACCAGTCATCAACTGATGTACTGTCAGACGCTAATGTAAACGCGTAATCACTAACAGTTACCAAACGTTGCTCGGCGTAGATATCTTCACCGTAAGCTTGTTCACCTGCGTCGTCGTAATGAACTAACCATGATGCACTATTAGAAATGCGTGGTTGTCCAAACAATACCAACTTGATACTTTGTACATGACGATATGGCGCGTAAGAACCATCTACTTCATCTAAACGGATTGATACTGTAAACGTTTGCTCAACACCCCAGAGGGTAGGATTAAACGATGCAACAGCTCCATCGCCGTAAGTGACAAGATTAGTTACTTCAACTATTTCATCACGTGACAAGTTAGCCAAGTAGTAACGAGGTATCCACATGTTACCATCCCAATCAGGATATACGAATAACTTGAGGTTGTACTCATGTTTCGCTGGCAATGTGTGGATGGTATACTTCTCAGTAATGTGATTACTACCGGTTGAAGACTGTGACGTTGAAACTTCATTATCGCTAAGAAGATAACTCAACACTAAAGGATGGTTATAATCAGGAACAGAAGCAACGTAGTTGTCTAAACCGTAAACGCTGAAACGAGTGCCGTCAACTGGATAAGGTATACGCTGACCGTTGTTGTAAGATACTTCAGCCATTAGACCTAGTGAGCTTACAGGTAGGTTGACAGGAACATCTAGGACGTTACCATCGGAACGCATCCAAGGAGACTTAAGTTCGATACCCGTAACGTATCGTGCACTGTTAAGACCTTTGTTCGAAAGAGAACTATCAACAGCAACCAACTTAGTAGTAGATATCTGACCGCCTTGTTCATTATAAACAACAGCTGTAACGATAGCACCAGCAGCGATAGTATGGGTAGTGTGTGACTGTACCGGAACAAACGCAGTATCAACATTTGGCTCACCTACCTGAATTGCTTCAAGTAAGACTCGGTCGTTAACGTACTGTCCAGCACCATCGTACTGTTTAGATATTATTACATCAACTTCTTCGTCGTGGTAACCAAGGTAGTATTTAACATGGTCTGCATCTTTACGATACATACGTAACTTAGCGTCTGGTACAAGAGTAGCAGGAGTAACTGAGTTATCAACGTGTAATACATAGAACTCTTCAGGAGAGTGTCCACCATTACCAATCAACATGTCTAAACCACTTGCGTCGGCATTCTGGTTAGGTGAAGACCATGGGTCAAGCACTGATTCACCAGTATCGACATTGAGGCTGATACAACGCATCGGGCCATGAACCCAACTCCATATCAAGTCATCAACGTTAGGACAAATCTGACCCGTAGGATAGATGTCCTTTTCAGCCCAAACAGTGAAACCTCTGTTCAGGTCAATTATAGGTCGTGTAGCTAAGGTCATTAGTACTATTCCCCACCTGTGTTAATTATTAAATGTCCAGTCATGTCGACTCGACTATTAAGATACAGTATCGAGATTCTATCCATGAATGAATAAATCTTTTGTGATACTTCAATTACATTACTTTCCGCATGTGGTCTAACAGAAGCTAGTCCGGCGTCAACTGCACCGTTCACACCAGTATATGCTGGGTCACTAGGTAAAAGCTCTTCATGGTGTTTAACCATAGCTTTAATAGTAGCATCAACTATTCTGGTTTCAGGTATCACTATTAACCCATTGATAAGGTCGTCTAGGATACGTGCTGCAAAGATACTATACAGTTGGTGTCTGTGTGTAATTGGAGATACGTTAGGAAACGGTGGTATTACAGCATGTAGCGACATGTAGTCACTTACTATCTGGTCTTTCTGCATCGCATCTGAGCGAAGAGATTTTTCAATACTAGCAGAGATACCAATAGCTTTAAGACTAGGTCTCACTATGGTAACCGAGTAAGGAGCACCATTTCTCAACCCGCCATCTACGGCTCTTGAGTCTTCATGATGTTCTACCTCAGAACGCTGTATGTACATACCATCCACAACTGGACGATATAGAATACCACTGTGTAAGTTGTAAGTATCATCCACAGAAATCATTCCATGGTCAATCCAACCTACATAGTCGGGTTTACCCCAACCAACAGAACCTGTCTCATCATCTTCAGGGAAACCATATGCAATCACTTGCACTTTGTTGTTACCTTCAAGATTCAAGTAGGCTTTCCCACAAATCCAAACACTTTGACGGCGTACAACATAGTCGATGTCTTGAGTAAGCTCTTTGCCATTCAATCTAACGATAATGTGTCTGAACGGTAATTCAACCGTACCAGTGTCATCCAACAAACTAATCTCTGCCACACCTTGACGTAAAGGTACATCGAAATCACGACACCATGCCCAATCAGAGTAACGGACTACCCATTCATGGTTAGGGCTAGTATAGTTATGTTTTAAATAACCATCGCCTTGGTCTGTGAACGTAATACTGTTAGTAATGTCATGCCAGTCCTGAGCACCTTTCAGGCGGTGATACAATCTATATTCTCGATGTCCACTTGGTACAACTTCAGTATTATAATAGTCAGGACAATTCTTTAAGAACTCTTCTTCGAAGAATTCAACTAACTCAGTCCCAGTATCGGTATAACTAAGACCATCTTCACGACCCTCCTTGATAGACTGCATGTAACCATCTGCATCGTACTCAATCATCGTTCCACTACGATACGCATCAGGAATACCAACACGACGAATACCACTAGAATCATCTGGTAGTATTTGGTTGTCTGCTGAATAGTAGGCTGCTGCATTATAACCGTAGCAACGATAAAGGTCGATGGTAGTACTAGCATCAATCTTAGGTAAACGCATCACTGTAGGGTAACCAGCTCGTTCTAGAGCATCTAACGTCCACAGGTCACATGTGTTCGAACGTCCAGTAATGACTAATCGTCTTTGTTCTTCAGGAAGCTTGTTAAGTTCATGTAAACGAGAACTCTCGAATACTAAACCACGCTGCCATCCAGACTTTCTAACAATCAATCGAATGTATGCTGTACCCGCCATCAATTCCTGTCTCAAGTATTCAACTTGGTCAACATTAACTGAATATGTAGCAGAGGCTAACATTCTTACATTACTTGGCTGGTTACGGTGAAGTAAAGAACCTTGAAGAACTTTACCATCGTCATCCTTAATACAGATACGGATTTCAATGTCGTCGTGGTACTTAATAGTACTACCTACACCTAAGTCAACTATATACTTACGGGCTTCGTCTAGAGAAGAATAGTTGTAATGTAAATCATCTAAAGCGATGTCCACTACTTCGTCCATAGACTCATCTACACGTACTTCAATTGAATCACCGACTAAGATGTCAGCTGGCGGTAAATCTTCCACTAGAAGTCCATTGTGGAACATCTGTGGGTTCTTGCCCAGTATGTTGGCTGTGTACCATTTATTATACAATACCAAAACTTCAGGTTCATTGGTGTTAGTACGTCTAATACTCTCAATCCAATAATCCATTTCAACACTAGAGCGACTAGAGCCCCAGAATGCATTAGTATAATGATGGAACCAGATATCTTCCGATAACATATCGATGGTTGTATTTTCACGGATAGCTAGAACAATCATCTTGTTCGGTAACTGTCTAATGAAACACTCAACCAACGGTAACATTATACCTTTGCCGTTGTAGATATTAATAGTACATTTACTTGCGGTACACAAACCGTCTAGCGGTATCCATTCATCCTGTACGCCGTTAAGCCCGAAGATGGTTGGAGGATAGTGCCCGATTTGGTAAACGATGTAGTTCTCACGTGTTGGAGTTTCTAATTCGTCCCACCCAAGTTTGATACGTTCATATACCCCACGAACCTTACCGTATCTGACAGGCTTAATAATAGCCTGCCTATCCTGTTCGGGAGTACACCATATATTAGCTATGGCGTGCTGTTGTAAAAAGTCGGACACGACCTTCCTCCTTTATTATCGGAAAAGACTGAGGATAGCGCGTTGGAAATCTGAAGCACTGTCACCTTTAGAGACACGCTGTAATAACTTACCAACACGAGAGTTGCGTAACATACGGTCACCAACTGCATGGTAAACACATGCTATCCAAGTCACAGGCATTTCAATTGCCGTACCCATTACTTCGTTACCGTGATGAGTAAACCAACCGTTAGCAAGGATGTTGAATAATAGTCCCGGTTCCATTTTACCTAAACGAGGATTGTCAAGCCCACTACGCATGAACATAGTTAACTCTTCCACGCTATGGAAAGATAGAGGTTCAGGGAACCATTCAATAACACGTTGAGCAGGTACACGAGTTACACGTGAAACCATTGCAACACTTCTTTGCCAAGCTCTGTCATTCATTTCAGGTTCAGCACAACCAAGGTAGAAGATACCAGCAAGCACAGCTAACTTAGCCTGAGTCTCTGGGTCTAAACCTAAACGTTGAGTGATGCCTTCAGAGAACCACTTAGTGTAAAGTTCTAACGGTAAGTCAGAAATACTAATAAGGTTATCACGGAAGTCCGCGTCTCTGTTCCAATGTAATTCAAGACCAGCACGAAGAACTCGGAAGTTGTATTCCCCTTTGTCCTTTATACGGTATTCGCCACCAGCACTAACTGTTCCGATTAGAGAACGTGCATCAATATAAACTTCATCTTCTGAAATGATAGAGTGAGCGAATACTGGTACGTCGCTCTTCTTATCAATGAGGGTTCTAACAAAATTAAAACCTTTGTAATCTGCATTGTGTACTTGTCCGTTGACTTTCGCAATGCGTAATTCCTTGACTATTTTGTCGATGGAATATGAACGAAGCGCCAGTGCTTCGTAAGGGTTACTATAGGGATACATATCTCTCTTCGCTCCTATTTAATATAGTAGAGTCATAAGAATGTTACCAATTTATTTTTTAACTCTAATAAAAGGTACTATACTTATGACGGTCTATGGCAGCTAGCGGCGATAGGTCAGATTTACATTTCTAATTTTTTTGCAAAAAAATGGAGTTCCAATAATGAATGTATTAAGTGGCGCGCCCACCGTACAGTTAGCAGGTATTCAAGACCTGTCTATCCGTATACCTTTACCTGAGGGTGAAGCTTTACCAATGCATTTGCCGTTCTGTGTCCTGAACACGCAACGTGGTCCTGTGACTACGCAGCTTGTGGCTGGCTCAGATGCAACGCGCATGTATGGTGCAAATTCGTTTGACGAAACCAAAGAATATACTAACCACGCTACAATGATGTTTAATACCATCAACGCTCGTGGTAATGTTCAAATGGTTCGTCGTTTTATTTCAGACAGTCATGAGAAAGCGCGTGTTCGTTTATCTCTTGAAATCAGTGAAGGTGATGTTCCAGTTTGGGAACGTGACGCTACTGGTGCTTTACTATTTGGTGCCGATGGTCAACCTATCCAAGTCGATGGCGAAGTTGGTCCTGAAACAACAAATGGTTACAATGCCCGTTGGGTAGTTACCTCTATCGACGATGTTCCTGAAGTTGGCCACAACTTTGGTTCTGCCCCGAAGACAGTTGGTTCATTTGGTGGTACTTCAACAATCTATCCTTGGATGGACTTCGAAGTTTCTGGCCATGGTGCCTACGGTAACAATGTTGCATTCGCTCTTAGTTGTCCTACAACTGAATCGTCTGCTCCTGTAAAAGAAGACGTTGTCGATGAAAACATGGCAATGATGTATCGTTTACAGTTCGTTGAGCGTCCAGACGTACAATCTAGCCCTAACATCACTCAAACGTTGTCAGGTGGTCAGTACACTGAGTTCTCATTTAAGAAAGGTGCTGTTGATAAGTCAACTGACCGTAACCTACACATCGATAAAGTATTGCCTAAAGCATACCGCGATGTTGATAGTAAAGGTTTCGCTCCTATCTTTGGTCCAATGGATAACTACCACGTCTATGAAGCTTTCATGACTGAAGCGTTAGGTCTATTGGCTGCTAAAGAAAACGGTAACCCAGAGTTCTTAGGTACACCTATTGAACCTCACATGTTCAACCCTGTTGGCGGTGAAGACGTTACTGGTATTCGTTACCACACGTTCAACCTACAAGGACCAGAAGCTGGCGGTTCTTTACTAGGTGAAGGTATTTACCACTACGCCCAAGGCGGTAGTGATGGTGACCAATCTCCTGAAGCTTTCGATGCGTTCGTTAAGAACCTATTCGATACTTTCGAGTTTAACGATGTTGATGAGTTCATGGACTCTGCCGAATTCCCATTCAGTGTGTTCTACGATTCTGGTTTCTCTATCGAAACTAAGAAATCAATGTTGGCACCAATTGGTCTTCGTAAAGATGTGTACACTGTACTATCTACACAAGACGCAAACCAACCACAAAACACTGCGGACGAAGAGCTTTCAATAGCTATCTCTTTACGTGCTCGTGCTCGTCTATATCCTGAATCAACTCACTACGGTACTTCTACATGTCGTGCTATCATCGTGGGTCACTCAGGTAAGTTGCTTAATAGTAACTACGATGGTTTATTACCATTAACTATTGACTTCGCAAACAAGTGTGCTGGTTACATGGGTGCATCTCATGGTTCAATGAAAGAAGCTGAGTCTATTGACACTTCTCCGTTGAACAACGTGACAATGTTCCGTGATATCAACTGTGTTTACAAGAACCCTCGTGTTCGCCAAAAAGACTGGGCTGCTGGCTTAGTTTGGGTACAACGTAAAGACAGACACGACTTCTTCTACCCTGCTTATCAAACTGTGTACGATAACGATACTTCTGTATTGAACTCTGCGGTTAACATGATGATTGCAGTGGAACTTGAAAAGGTTTGTGAACGTACTTGGCGTAACCTTACTGGTGATGCTAAGTTATCGGATGCTCAGTTCTTTGAAAAGTCTAACAAGATGATTGAAGATTACACAGCAGGTCGTTTCGACGGTCGTGTAACAATCATTGCTGAGACCTACAAAACTGAAGCGGACGCTTTACGCGGCTATAGCTGGTCTTGTAAGTTACACATGTATGCTAACAACATGCGTACTGTTGGTACTTACACTGTTACCGCTAACCGTGCATCAGACTTAAACGCTTAAGGGGAGTAAAACTAGATGGCTCGTTTATCTAATAAAACGTTAGTGCAAAAGCCTAACGATAAAAATGCTCTCTTCGGTGAGCAAAGTGGTGCGACTACTGATTTACGTTACAGTGGTCAAAATGGTTTCGACACCAACCCTAAGTCTTTGGTTAGTAATGCTAACTACGTTAAGCGTAATGTTATTGCAGTTCTATTGGAATCTCCAACAGGCTTCAACGACTTACCTAACTCAGAGTTACTTCACGGTACTTTGAAAGCGTTAGTTGAGCGTCATGCTAAGCAAATCACTGGACTTACTTCTACTCTTGCAGTAGAGTTCGTTACTCAAACAGTTGGTGGTGCAGGCGAAGAGCAAGAAGACGTATCAAACGTTACTCGTGCTCGTTCTAACCCAGCATTCGTATGGCCTGAGAAAGAAGGTATGCCAGTTCAGAAGTTCGTTGACTACTGGATTCTTAACCTTCTTGGTGACCCGGAAACTAAAGTTCCACGCGTTGTCCAATTCCGTGACGGCGATGTAACTGACATGTTACCAGATTACCGTGGCATGACTGTGTTGTTCTTCGAACCAGACACAACCCACACTAAGGTTGAAAAGGCGTGGTTAACTACTGCGATGATGCCTCGTGTTGGTGGTACTGTAGAAGGTTCTCGTGACCTTTCAGCAGCCGGTGAAGGTTTAGAACACTCAATTGAGTTCACTGGTGTGACTCAAGTAGGTGAAGGTGTTAAACAGGTAGCTCAGAAGTTCTTGGACGAAATGGGTCTTACTTCAGTTAACACTAATCTACGTCCTGCTATTGTACAGCAAGTATCAGCTGATGTTGAAGCTTCTGAACAAGGTAATGCGCAGATGATTGATGAAGCAGCTAAAGAATACGTTTCTTAAGTTGATTAGTTAAATCGCATTTCTGGGAGAGCCTAGTGCTCTCCTAGCTATGTCGTTTAAACAAAAAAAATAAAGGGAGCGCAGTGCTCCCGATGTGTGACGTCTAGATGATGCTATTCTTCTTCATCGTTATCTAGGTCATCAAATGCATCTGTTTCATTCGCTTCTGCTTCGTCATCTAGGATATAGAACTTCACAGAGAGGTTGTACAGACCCATGTCTTTAATAAGACCGTAGGAATGTGAATGAGGTGGTTCTTTAAATACTTCTACACCGTGTACGTTATCCGGCTGGATGTTAATGTAGAGTATGTTATCGCCGTAGGCTATTTGTAGAGTACCGCCATTGAATGTGGTATTCCAAGTTTTCTCATCGAAGTCAATTACTGCTTCAATGATTTCATCGTACAGAGTAGGTAAGTCATCACCCTCGATTAACTCAAGCCACATTGACTCAACACTGATGTCATCTGCATCGGTTATAAAGTCATATACGCCAGCAGGGATAGGTACTATCGTATCCTTACTGTTATCGAATTCTTCACCTTTATAGAAATCTAATACAAGGGCTGCTATTTTAAGTTGTTCTTCGGACATAACGTTTTCCTTTTAATTGAACGTCATAAAAAAATAAAGTCGAATAAGGGAGGACCGAAGTCCGTCCCCTACTCTTGCAGGTCTACAACTTACTTAGCTAAACCAGCGAAGTGTTGCTTAACTTTAGACAGTGCACCTGATGGAGCAGCTGATTGAGTTTTGTGCTTAACAATTAAATAGTTCTGACGAGTTTCTTTAGTTGCTGGAGCACCATTGCGACCCGGGATAGTAACTTCACGTGAACGGTCCATAGATGCTGCCATCTTGTCACCGAACCATTTAGCTGCTGCTGATACAGACTTAACGTCTTTGCTTTCTGCGAATACTTCTTGAGCAATGTTACCAGTCGCTAAACCTAACGCTGCTAATGTTACTTTTTCTTCGCCTTTGAAACCTTTGGCCATTTCCGGAGTCATGCCTTCGGGTAAGTTCGCATCGATAACCGCTTGTAGCGCTTTCTGGTCAACGTTGATGATACCTTCACCACCGTGAGTCATGTGCTTTTGGAATTCTTCTGCGCGTGCTACTACGTTTGCTGGAACTGTGTTTTCAGTTGACATATGTCTGTCCTTTTATTTCATCATTGATTAAGATTTTAGTTTTATACATTCGAATGTATAGAGTAAGTCTCTATGCACTAGGATGATATGTGTTTAAAATTATGTTAAACTAACTTATATCCTCTTGTACATATAAGAGTTTGTGTATGTATTTTTTTACCTGCGTCTACAGCGCAGTTTGCTTTTCCCAATTGTTCTGGAATTCGCGTTGGTATTCACCGCTACCTGCGTGGTCAGTGACGAACTGAGCCATACGTGGACGTGTGATTTCACCTAGACCTAAGTCTTCCGCATTCTTCATATTGTACTTTTCGAACAATGAGTTAAACATAACTTGGTCGTGTTCACCAACTACTACTTCATTACGATGTTTAAGAAAGGTATCTCTCCACTTCTCAAACGAATCTGTCATGTTAGTTATACGACCGCTAAACGAGACTATCCAACAAAGCATTGAATAATCTTTTTGTACCGAACCGCTTGGTTGTGTACGGACTGCTTTACTGTACCAGTCTTTGAATTGTTCTGTTTGATGTAATTGCATTACAGCTCCCCTAAATATTCAAATTCGATTCCGTGTGATTTTGCGACCTTACGGAATATGTCTACTAATAAATACCTATGGCAGAACCCCCCAGACGGACAATAGCAACCAATAGCAAGTGTATCATGGGAAAGTATCCTCGCCCATTCATTCGGATTATCACGATAAGATATACGCATCAATTCATAGAAGCGCTCAGTGTATTGTGCATCATCTATTAAACCGCTCTTGTACTTAGATAGTAAAGGCCAATTAGGTGCGAATAACTTATTCCCGCTTTTCACTGTTGTGTCCAAGAACTCTATATCTAGTTCCTTAGCTCTACGCCAGCTTTGTACTCGTATTGTGTATAGTTTCATAGAACCCCCCACATGCGTCATAAGAGAGGTGCCTACCGACACCGCTCAAATTAGAGGCTTTATATTGAATGACCTACACTTGTCAAAGACATGTGCAATCCAACCAACTCCGTCCCTATAAAATATATTACCTAAAACTAACCCGTCCTTAATGTCTTTGTCAACGATGGACAATATACCATTTAAAAACGCTTCTGCTTCATTATCCTTGAGGATGATACCGTTGTGTTCACGCTCCTCATCGTAGAATTCAGAATCGCGGTCACCTTGGTAATATCTCTCCGGGTCTTGAAGTGCTGGTTCATGATAAGATATTTTATTCACTATCGCGTTCCTATCGAAGCAATCGGATACTTTAGACTTATCAAGGTCATATCTACTTACCAAACGGTCAACGTGTGGAAATACAAATATGAATTCTTGCTTTAAAGTCCAGAACTTATCTTTAGCCATGGCTACCGCAGCATGTTTGGTGATGGTGGGATAGTCGTGTTCACGTAAAGCGAACCCTGTACCAGCCTGTAAATCTTCCATCTTAATTAAGTCACTGAGAGGAGGATTACTTCCGCCATTTGGAAACATTGTAGGTTTCGTTATGTCTTCGTAATTCTCAATGAGTAATTGGGTTAAGTTATCAAACTCGGAATCGCTAATGAAACTATCCAAGTCACTTCTTAGGTAATACAGATACGATGCCATTAACCATATTCGTGCAGCGTGATTAGCTGAACGTATGGTAAAGTTATCATGTATCATGTTACACCCTACGCTGGTTGTTCTATACCGGCATCTACTTTCTCGATGATTTCCTGTACGTCACTTGCAGCGATTAGTGCTAAACGTTCTTTCATGTGGTCGATATCAAAGAAGTTGACATTGGCCATCCATGATAGAAGTTCGTTTATGTAATCTATTTCGTCAGCTTGTTCAGGAAGTGTTTTAGGGATAGCCATCCATACTTGTCCCAAACGGGTTAGTACTGGTTGATTCCTAAACTCCTGAGCCATGCCGTAGTTAGCAGCTAAAGCCATCTCTTCCGAGGTAGCTCCAGATATATCCATAGAGTCACACTCGATACCAAACGTCTGCATTCCATCAACTATTCCATCATCATGAATAAATCCATAGATAACAGTCCAGTTGTGGGGAACAGCACGTAAGCATTGAGATACGGCCTCTGGCAACATTTCCCTATCCTTGATACTTGTCACAGTACGGAGTATAGATTCCATACCAGTCAACGACGTATCGTCTAAAGCAGTGCCACCGATGAAGCGTAACTTACCACCTCTTCGCGCTAATAGACTTTGCGCTTTCTTTGCAAATCTCTTTGCTAGTGCTTCATTGTTCTTTGCCATTTTAAGTACCTCTTTTATTTTACTGTAATGGTCATTATTAATAGGGAATGGTGTATTTTTTATTGTCACCACCAATATTTACTTCTGTATCTGGGACTTACCAACGCTGGTTAGTGCACCTACTACATTCATCACACCGCGTCTCATGCCTTGCATCTTAGACATAGGAGCCATGTTACCTTTACCGTCTATGAATTCTGCAATACAATCCTCGAATGAGATGTTTGGGTTAATGTCGTACACGTGTACATCACTGATGGCGGGCACTGTAATTGGCTTACCGTCTTTAAGAACGTATACTCTATCTTTGTCGTTAAGGTTAATTTCAAAACCTACCGCAATGGTTACAGAGCGGTATTTCATTAGTTCAACTTTATCAGACATAATTTATATCCTTTTACTTAGGACGCTTGTACCGACTAATGTCAGACTTAGGGCCTTTATTAATACCGCCACCGAGAGGTTTGGTGAATAGCTCACCTTGCTTGATACCCGGGGAACCATCTTCTTTAAATTTCAAATCTAGTTGGTCGGACATTTCTTCCATGCCTTCATCCACTACTTTGACTTCTACACTCGTACCTTTAACTATCTTGTCCTCTTCACCAATGGGGTCGGAAGCGAATGCGATAGCTTGTTCAAGATTAAGTGTAAGTTGACCTATTCTTGGACTGTGGTATATGTAGCCCGATTGGGATTTAGTGATTGAAGCATCACCACACTTTATTGATTTACCTACACGTAGGCTTTTTAACTTTTCTTCAATTCTACTCATAATCTTTTTTCTCCTGTTATTTAAAAGATTTACTTGTGTGCAGCCTTGCGGCAATAGGAGCCGTAAAGGCTTCTTGATTAGGCGCTAACCCATGAGTATTATATATGTTTATAATAAATTTCACTCTATAGGATTTGCCTATGCTGTAAAAAAGTGAACACGGCATAAGTGGACGGATGACCGTCCACCTAATAACAAGTATTACCAATCAGCTAGCGAGCTAAGATTAGCAACCTTACGGCTAAAGCCTTGTTGGTCTACGACAGTTAACATGTCTAGTCCAGACTCTACAGACACACCAGATGTTTCTTGGTCTGTCTTAGCAGCATCAAAGTCTTCAATACCTAACGATACACTATCACCCATAGATTCAAGTGATGGGTTGTGGTACTTAGTAGCAACTGAGATTCCCGGCTCATTCACTTGGTCCCATGTAACAAGGGTAGTCATGTGTTTGAACTTCTGTCCAGCAAGTCGTGTATCACGAGTTAATGAACGTACAGAGAATGCAACATTCTCATTAGGGTTTTCCAATTGCTCTTTAAGTGCAGGACCAAATGGACCAGATGGTCTTACCTTACCCATTACTGCAACTACTGGACGACCGTTAGGGCCTTTGACTTGTTCTTTATCAATCCACACTTCTTTGATGTGGAAAGAAACACGAGTCTCTTCAATAGTACAGATACGAGTAATGTATTGGGCTTTAGTCATGCCCGGTTCCATCTTAGGATGGCCACATTCACCACGTTGTTGACCAGTCGTAATACGACGTATCAATGCACCAGAAGTATCGAACAACTTCTGAGCAGATTTCCATGGGTATATGTCACCCACTGAATTAGGGAAATCGAAAGCACCTAAGATGACAGTATAATAACCGTCCGCATCTGGCGTTAATTTCCCTACCTTGTTTGTACCAGCCAAAGCAGTACAGTTATAAAACACTTTATCTGACATCAGATTTCAACTCCACAAAATAAATTACCAGCAGCAAGCTCTCAAACAATTACCTACGTAAGAGGTCTTCTACGCCTTCTAGGCGTTCTGTCTTAGTTACAAGAGCTGATGATAAGCCTTCGTTAAAATAGTTACCCATAAGCTTAGCAGTGGTGTTTGTAGCACCCAACTCAATGTTCTTGAGAGAGATGTATGCAATACCGCCACCCGGTAACATTTCAGGATGTTCAAATTCTGCTTGACTCTTAATCAGGTGTCTGAAGTACTTAGTTCTATCTTTAGCTTGTCTACCTAAACTAGAAGCAATTAGTTCTAGGATGGCAGGGTCAACGTTCAAGTCAGTACCAGCATGTTTAATACAAGTATCGAACAATTCTGATAAATCGTTGTAGTTCATGAACCAAGGAATGTCACCTTTAGAATAAAAGTGGTCAGAGATATAGTAAACTAATACCGCTGATTGAACTAAACCTAAACTCTTAGCGATGGTAGAACCAGCCTCGAAAGTTAATTCAATAAACTCTTCTTCTTTAATAACAACACTACGAGTACTTGTTGGAGTCAAGTCGATATTGGCACACACTTTCATTACCGAATAGTGATTACCGATAACAACTGGAAAGATTCCCACTGTACGTGTAGTTGGCCCGAACGATGCAAGGTTACGAGTACGGTACTTAAGAGGTATATAAATACGAGTTTCTTTTTTAGCTACAAGACTACCGTCTCTTGCCTTAGTCAAATGTGGAAGAACCGCATCTGGCTTTCTAATCAATTTTGAGATATCCATTATATTCCTCACATGCTGGGAGACCGAAGTCCCCCAGACATTTTAAGACTATTCTCGTTCAGTAGTTAACTGAGCCGCTAGCCATTCACCAACTAAATCGATGGTAACCATCGTAGCTGCTTCACGGTTTGACAATTCAGGATTGTTTTCTTTGTGCGACATGATACCTGACAATACTGGATAAGCATTGTAGTTAGGGAACAATGCCCCACATACTGCACGTAGACAGAAACGGTCTAAGTCAAACTTCTTACGGAAAGGATTAGCTTTTAACCAATCACGTACGTCACGAACTGTAGGGGCAGTCATGCCTTCAGGGAATTCGTTAGCTGCAATGATTTGTCCGAAGACTTCAATGATTGCATTGTGTACGTTAGCTTCGTATTCGTTAACGATACGGCTTTGTAAGATACGCTCTTGTACCTTAACAGCTTTTTCGCCACCATGTGCATCTTCTAACAAGTCTGCGTATGTAGGACGATTAATCCCACGTAGACAAGTACCGATGATTGCTTCAGGTGTACCACCTTCTTTTAAGAAAGCTTGGTAAACAGAAGAGTTCACTTGTATTTCAGCACCGATGTTGTCTGCTAGAGGCATGTGAGCAATTAAGTCTTTCTGACGAACGATACGGTCTTGCTTACGAAGCTCTTGGAAGATACGACGACCAAACTCAGCCATGAAGTGTGCAGTCTGTTCACGGAAGAAACCTAACTCTTCGTTAACGCCACTAGGAACGTTAGAGTTAAAGCTACGAGCAAGAACATAAGCTACAACTGTTTCAGCTTTACCATTACCTTGTTGTTCACCGAATGTACCACCTTTACCAAGGAAGTATTCATCGTAGACACGACTAGCAATACCAGTGTTAGCTTCAATCATTTCAGTCAATGCTTTATCAACACCACTCATGCCAGTTTTAACACGGTCGATTAAATCTTCCGCTGACATTTCAGGCATTCTATTACCGAACGGCTGTAAAGTGATTTGAGGCTGTGATTTGTAACGGTCAACTAAGTCTTGTAATCCGGCAACACTATAAACCGCTGGACAACTAACTTCTTTAATCGAATGGCGAAGTTCTTGAATTGGAGCTTCATCCAAGTATTTACTAACACGTTCGAATGCATCAGTAGAAACTGGAGTAACTAATTCACGAGCGAACTTTAATTGTTTACGTACAGCAGTAGCTGCAATAGTAACAAGTTCATCGATTGCTTGAGAATGTTCTTTATCACCTAGTACGTCCGTAGACTCACTGGCTGATACTAGAGCAACATCAATATCGTCTGCACGACTGATTGTACCAATAGTACTGTTAAGAACGGCTAAGGGCGTCTCAGCATGTGGTAACACAACTACGCCTGCTTGTTCTGCTTGCTGTGCAAGAGAGTAAATAGATGCAACGCTATTACGATTCAACATTACGCTTTACTCCCTGCAATCATTAATGACTTTGACATACGGGCTGTAAGAGAATCTTTAACAGTCTCTTTAACCAATACACCGCCTACTTGGTCAGAAGCTTCGTTACCTGCCACTTCTTGAACCACGCGTGCGCCTAACTCAACAGCGTTAGCTAGAGTGGCGTAAGTGATATGTTTTCTATCTTTCATATTTTCAGTAAGGGGAGCAATTAACTCCCCACTCCTTTATTTACAAATTTGTAAAGTACTCGTCCGCTACCTTTTTGGAGAGAACCTCTAAAACACGATTCGTAGTGCCCATCACATCAGGGCTGAGTACGATACGGTTAGCAATCGATTGACGTCCAAAGATTACATCAATAGGCTCACCGCTCTCTGTTTCATTAGTACCAGTCATTACTCGACCGATAATGGTTTTCAGCTGATTACCAAGTACCGCTTTATCGCCAACACCTGCCGGTAGTGACTTAGTGATGTATACTTTAATCACGGCTTGGTCCATTACCAAACGACGACCCTCAACATTGATAGGTTCATTTACCTGACCGGTAAGTGACTCTTCAACACCAAGACGTTTAACTCTTTCCGCACGTTCTTTATCACCACGATTAACAACGGTCTTCAAAGTCTTAGACATGTCGGTGGTATCACCATTGTAGAGAACTTCAATTTTCTCCACCACGCCTTTGTTCTTGGCTTTCGGGTTTAACTGTCCTAATGCTTTCAGGGAATCCGCACTCCCACTATCGAAAAACGAGTTATCGGCCGTAAGTGGGTCCTCTAGCGTACATAGGATAGTTTCTAAATCTACTTCATCTCCTACCTTAACCAAGTTTAGAATACCTTGACTAAAGTCTAAAACGATGTTTCTAACTGCTGTCATTTCCGTAGAAAGACCATCACCTAGATGTTCGGAAACCGCACATGAATCTTCAAGGGTATCAACTGACTCCATCAAAGCTACATTAACCAACGCACCTGCTTTCCAGTTCACCTGACTCTTATCAAAGTAATCACGTTCGAAGAAACCAGTATTCCATGATAGGATGTGTCCAGCTTTAAACTTCTGACCTTTAGTTAAGTCCGAGTCTAAACGCTGAGGAACGTTAGTACCATTAACAGTACCGTATAAAGTTCCTAACTCTATCTTCACAGTATTACCGTCTTTGTACTCCACAGTAATGTGTTCTTCACCTACATCAGTTACTTTACCGTCCTGTTCAGCAGAGACTGCAAACATTGGGTCAACACGATGGGCAAGTACTTGCTCGTACCCAGTTGTTAAAGGCATGACCTTATAATTATCAGCGGCTACACCGTGAGAATGTTGGATACTAATGAAGTTCGTACGCTTAGGGTCATCACTGGTTGCACCGGGTGATAATATAGCGGACGTAGACAATAACTTAGTTGCAGACTGTTCTTTGTCATCTACACGCTTAGTTGTACCACGAATCGAATTGAAGTTCGGGTCAGCGGTCAAGTATGTATTAATAGCTACAGAACCAGAGTCAACCGTTGCCTCAGAGATAACGCCCATATCGTTCTTGTGGTAAACACGAGAACTGGCTACCATTGAACGAGTAGAGCGTCCACCATCGCCAGAGTAAGTTACTAACTCTTTCTCTTTAAGGTTATGGATTGGATTTAATTCTTCTACCGTCTTAGTAGTTGCATCTTTGAGGATACTCATCCACACTGCTTTAGGGTTCATCTCAATACGAGACTGTGAACTCATTGGCTGTGCTTGTTGTTTACGAATGGAAGCGATTAGCTCTTTGTAGATAAAGCCCGGCATACGTTCGTAGCCTTTGATACGCATGTACTCCGTATCTGTTTCATCAGGAGTGCGGTCGTCTTTTAATAGCTCTACAGCTTTAACGACTAAACCTTCAAATGAACGAGGTTCTTTACGCTCTTCCAAAATACCATCTGTAATAGGGTCAATGAACATTGGTTGTAACAAGTCCATCTCACGAATGTATCTTAGACCGACACCACGTGATTCCAATACAGGTTGATACACTGTTTTCTTGTCAAACTCTTCACGAGTGAATTGCTTGATAGCTGAACGGTATTCGTAGAAGCCATTTAGAATCATGGTGATTTCTGGGTCATCGGTTGTATAAACCAATGTCTCGTCTTTAAAGACTATACTAGCCTCACCATCTTCTAGCTCCAGCCGCTGGCCTTTCGGGACAGTTCGTACTTTTGCTTTAATGATTCTAATAAGTTTCGACAGACCAAGCATGTACGCAAGTACCACGCCTGCTGGGATACCAGTCGAGTAAATCTTAACTTCCGCCATGTCGTTGGGTTCGCGACCCAAGTCAGTACCAAGTAAATCAGACAGACCGCCAATGGTATCGATAGTACCATCAAGCCCGCGATAGTTAAATAAGCCAGCCCTATCCAGAGTGATGTATCTATCATTACCCCTTTTACCGCAGACCACGTGTCCGAGACGTTCAAGTTTCTTAAGCGCTGTATCACCGTATAACTCCTCACGTTTATCGTACTCGAAAGATAATTCACCAGACTTACATTTAAAGCCTAGTACACCTTTAGCCATACCACTATAAGTAGGTGGAACCTTAGCTGACTTAACAATGGAAGTACCCTGACGAACAGAAGTAACTGCATCATTAGAATCATCAATACCTAGAGCGATAACTTTCTTACGTTGCCAAGCCGAACGGTTATAGACTGCTTTAGGACTTCGCTGTACGAATAGTTTACCGTAGTAACTTGTTAAGGCTACTGTATCTGCTTTGGTTTTACGAATGGGGAGCATTCCCATTCAAAATGGACCATATCTTCATCCTCTATTGAGGAGCCTACCGTTTGGGGTTTCCCCTACTCTACTCACTTTAATCACTTCCGTGACCAACTGATTATTACACTACAGTTGTCATTAGTTCACACATTGGCGAATGTAGTTTTCGATGGCCTCTGAACACATCCCCTATCCGTAGACTTAGGGACTTCGCTGCGTCGGTTGTACCTCCACTAAACGTTTTTACCGTTCTACCCTCTTCCATTACTGGGGATAGTGTCGTAGTGTGTTTCCACCTACGAGTGGTAGTTTAGTAGATTATGGGTATTTTCCCGCAATTAGGTAGGTTTATCTTAGACGCATTACTGCGTCTGGGAGACCTATGTTGAAAATTTTAAACAATTGAGATATCGTATTTCGATAATTCTAATGATAACATTTTCCTAAGTCTTCTTCTATCTAAATCAAGATAGTTCAGTACTATGAGAGGAATTTTCTTACCGTTAGCCAATCTTAACTTGTCCCAATCCCTAGCCTTGCATTCTTCTAAAGCTTCATATCCACCGAACCTTTCCACAGGTTCGTAATGTTGGATACCGTGGAACTCTATAAGAATTTCAAACTTGGGTAGAAAGAAATCGTATCTATATAACGACCCGTCGAATTTATATTCTCTTCTAAACTCAATGCCATTTATATCTAAAATGTGAGCTATCTGTCTCTCACCGAGAGATTCTCTACATCTTGGACAACCCTGTTTCTGAGAAACATGTCGGTTGGGAATAGTTTTGAAAGGACCATGTTTTTTACAAACCACCGTTATTGGGGTTTTGTTATTAACATATTCGACTTTATCATAGTTGTATATATAGCCATGTACTTGCTGTGCGTCTTGTATAAACTCGCCTAGGGTCTTTTTAGTAGACTCCCTATGGCAAGTTGGACAACCAGAGCCATTTAAGTGAACTCTAGCTTTCTGATAGAAGTATCCATGTTTTGGACATCCTAATGTGACAGCTTTTGTATACCCTTTAAAGCTAACATTACCATAGCAGTATTTATCGCCATGTACCAACTTAGCTTGTTCTAAAAAAGTACCCTCGTCCATTACGGATTCCGATTGGGCACACGCTGGACAATTGGTACCTAACTTATAGTGGTTATATGGCTTAACTTTGAAATCGCCATGTTCCCTACAAGTTATGGTTACGGGAGTATCTACATTTCTGAAAATAACCTTATCGTAACTGTATCTATCTCCGTGTTGTTCCTTTGCTAGCTTAATAAAGTAATCCTTACTAAACTTACTGGAACAGCCTATACATCCCTTAGCTCCTCGCATTAGATAACATGGTTTAGTTGTATACTTACCATGACTAACGCAATGAACTACTATGGGTTTTTTAGAACCTAGATATTCGGACTCAGTAAAATCTAAAGAGTCTCCATACATTTCTTTCATTGTGTCGTAGAATTCTTTTTCTCTACGTTTAAAACCTTTTAACATAATACATATCTCATGGATACTATTCACATAAGATATGTTGCCTTTTATCTCCCCTCTGCTTAGCCATGTGGTAAACAACACCGTTAGCTTTAAACTTACCATGCTTATCTACACTAGGTAGTTTAACATGTACGGTAGATGGTTTCCCGCCAAGTGGAGTTAATTGGATAGAGTAGTGGTCGTACTTATTAGCAGCGTCTACTACTGTCTCACGTTTAAACCCAGTTACAGCTACACCAGTATTCTGAGTGTTCAGAACCATAGCAGCTATATCTTTCTCCATAACCTTATCGATGTAATGTGCATCGGCAGTTTTAAGAGAAGACTTAAGCATGGTCTTATCTAGAACACCATCTAAGTCTGGGGCTGTCCACTCCGGGATACTAAGGTCAGCACTGGTGACTTTTGCTTGCTCATCAAGATTGCCACTTCCCGTAGTAGCGACGATGGTCTTATACGAGTTGGCCAGACGTACGGCGCGTTTGTATTCGGGTAACGACATTTGACCTGAGTCTCGTAGCTCCCTTGCTTTTGTTTCGACAACCGAAGAACGGTCGTCAGTGAAAACGTTAGTAGATAAATCCAAATCTTCATCAGTGAAATCTTCTTCAGTTGTTGCAGTTGCAGTTTCAAGTTCCTGTAACTTAGTGATGTACTGAACGAAAGCTTTATCGAATAGACCATTAATGGCTTCCCCGTCATCAAGCTTCTCTTTCTTCCACTCTTGGAACTCACCTAAATTCAATACGCTAAACTTACCACCACGAATGAATACTAAATTAACGAACTTGATATTCTTACCAAGGATGTCATCTAGTTCATGGTTACCTTGAGTACAGTAGCTCCAAAGATAGAAGAAGTTTAATGCTTCCACTTTCTTGAATGGTTCTAATGCTTCAAGGGTAGGCTTCTTAGTCAATAGTCTAAGTTCCTCGATGGTAGGTATTACATCAGGTATCTCAATATGGATAAACTGATTACGTAACGTTTCATCTGTATACTTGCGAACATTATCCCACAACGTACGATTCATGTTACCCCATTCGTTCCAGCTAGATAAAGCATTACGAGGATAACGATACATGTGTGGAATTAAGGCATAGTTGATTGTTACTAAGTTATTAGCATCACGAACGCCTTGTTCGAATTTTCTAAGCTGGCGTATCTTACGGTTACGCTTATGGTAAACCTTAAGTCTTGAACGCATCTCAGAGGCTTTATAACGAGGCCTACCGTTTTCAACAGTTAACTTCTCGATATGCCAACAATGACTAGAGTCTCGCCCATTAAATAACGGACCACTCTGGTCTGGACCATTTTCGGTCTCATCGGTTGGGATATAATGTAGTAACGATTCTTTAGGGATAATCAAGGCCGCTATCTCCGTAAAGACAGGGCTCTTGAGTTTCTCGAAGTTACGTACACCATACTTCCGATAGAAATCAGGATATAGCATGGGATAGATTTCCTATTTAGTTAAGTCTTCAACGGTTATATATTTATCATTGAATTCTTCACTACTGAAGATAACAAACTCGTTGTCGTCATTCTTTAAGATGAACTTACCAGTGGCCGCATATTTCTTAACTGGTTCAGTACCAGCAATGGACACCATTACGAATACTCCACCATCTGGACCTTTGGTAATCTTACCGCCACCCCAAGCAATTAAAGCTTCTTGTGGTGATATATTGGAATTGACCCTAGCCCATTCACGAACTTCCATGAAGTCGATTACACTATTCTTTAATACTGCTTTCATTTTACAATACCTCTTTGAGACTTTTTAGATTAACCCTATCCCTGTCAGATAACTTATAATGGTCGGGACTTAGTCCATCGTCTATAAGTGTTTCTAGGACAAGTGTAACGGTATGTTCTTTAGCGAAAGGTAATCTATCCTCACCTTTGGAGTGTGCAACCCACACTAAAGCAGAGGTGTCTGGCCTAGTAAACTCTTCACCCGGGTCTAGCTCTACTCGGAATCCCAAATCCTCTAGGATATCACTTACTTCGCCGTAGAAAACATTGGCTTCCGTAGACATCTTCTTTAGGTATTTTGGATTTCCAGTAATTATTATGGCTAGGGGCTTATCTTTACGACCTTCGGTAGACGGTCCAGATAATACCTTTTCTGAGCCAAATGTTAAACCACGCAATAACCAATCGATAGTATCTGTACCAAACATCTGTAATCCACCACGAGGGTCGATATAACCAGTAGGTTGGTCAAAGTAGTTATGGATTTCTGCTTCTGCATCATCCGACAATAAGAAGTTACAACTTACTGTATCACCATCGAAGTCAGCACCAAGTCCGACTAGTCTGTTAGGGTTAACACCAATTGTGTCGAAGAATGGAACTCCATGTCTTGGGAATTCGTAAGCAACGTGGTCGTCACCTAAAGGTTCCCAGTCATCACCAAGCTCTTTCAGTATATCACCTTCAACTGTAGTTTTTAGATATACAGTAGATGGATACGTTGAACCTAAGCCAGTGATTGGATAACGAGTAACTGTACACGTCAACCTATTCCACTCACGATACCCAGCTATATATAAGAACTCAGCATACGTGATTGCATGACACATTTCTTTACGACTAGGTACAAGACGTTCGTACTCCCCCGGATTAAGAACACGGAAGTTGTTATCGTCTTTGTAGATTAAAGCTAAGTACTTACCTTCCACTAGGATAGGTTTGTGGCGAATAGTTGCATTACCATAATAGTTGATGAACTTCTCTAGTCCTTCAACGGTAGCCCATCTATCCATGGTATCAGTAGAAACATCTACCCACACAGTCTTCTTAGACTTACGGTCTACTAGCGGTACGTTATTGCCACCTGTAAAGATTTTAGACAACAGTCCCTTAGACAACCAAGAGGTAGCTAGAGGCAACACACCTTTAGCTGTTTGGTAAAGTCCCACAACGGTGTCAGTAGAGTCGATACTACGAGGAGAATCCAAATCGTCAGTACCCACATCCATACTAGTGATAACGTTACGCGTTCCGTTAAAGATGCGTCTCGACCCCCACTTAGCTTGAATAAAACCTTTCTTACCTGTAAGGAAATTTTCGATGTGTTCATAAATAGCATTGGTAGCCAACTGTAATGAATAACGTGAACGGTCGTACACAGGGTCGTTATCATTATTAACGCCAACTAATATAGTGTTAGCAACTGACAGTACTTTACGATACATGTCATTGATTTCGTCTTCCTGTACATAACCATCTTCAGAGATTTGTATCTCACGTAAACCAGCAGGTAACACTAACCATTTATTAGTAGTAGCATTCTCTCTGTAGGTATTAACAACCTTGATACGTAAGTTACGTTGGTCTGAACTAGTTTCTTTTAACTTGAGTTCCTTAAAGTGACTCATGAAGAAAGCATAACCAGTTTCGCCTTCGATATCATCGGAGGCAACAAAGTCCTTTTCTTTCGGTAACCAAGTAGCGTACTTCTTACCTGAAAGGATATCACCGTACAAAGCTTTTATTCTTGTAAGGTGTCTGTGAATTAGAGGATGTAACACCTGTACCTTTAAGTCAATAAAGCTAAACTTGTTACTACGCTCTTTGGTTCCTGTTGGCCCAAAGATTGAAACAGAGTATAATCCATCCTCATGGAAGTTAGTTGTACCCCCATCGTATATATCCGATACCTTTATAGGTTTCAGAGCGAGGGTATTCTGACCTGTTAACTTAAGCAGTTCTACGTTGAACGGCAACTTGCCTAGTCCGGTCGACTGGTAACTCATTGTCATTGTGCTGTTCCTATGATTGGGTGGTCTTAATATAGGCAACCACAGTATTTTTTAATTTTGAAAGGAGTCCGTTATGTCCGACGATATAGACATCGATGATGATGGCTTTGATAGCTTTGATGATTTCGATGCTCCTGATTTCGACGGTGATGTCGGGGGCGGCAACGAATCACGTACGCCTATAACGGCGGCGGCCTCTAGTTTCACCGAAGCAGCTACAAATAATCTACTAAGTGTTAATGCAGCACAACGTGTCCTTAGAAAGGGTTTACCTAAAGGATATGGAGAAGCCGTAGACCTAGCAGATGACTTGGCGTATGAGGCTTCTGACCTATACGATAAAGCCGAGAAAAGGTTAGAACCTGCTATTAAATCCACTAAGGAAGCCACACGTGGTCTCCTACCTAAGGCTGAGGGTATCTTACCCAAATCTGTTTATAAGAAGTTAGCTGATTGGTCAGAGGATACTTCTACTAATAATGCACAGGTTAATGCTGACGAAGAATCGATAGCAACATCTCTTAGTAGTATCTTTACTACACAGATGGAACAGACCGAGCAGGACAAACAAGAACAGTCGGTTAAAGACAGTCTTAAGACAGAGGTGGAAAACCAACGTCATGAGAAATCATTTAACCAGATGGGAATAGTACAACAGTCTCTTAGTAGGTTAGTTGGTTATCAGGATAATGTAACTGCTGCTTATCAGAAGAAGTCATTAGACCTACAATTCCGTCATTACTTTGCTGCACGCGATTTACTTAAATTGCAAACAGCTGGTAACGCAGATGTTATTACTGCATTAAATGATATCAAGACCAATACAAGTTTACCTGATTGGGTAAAGACTGAGAACTCTGAAAACTTCCAGTCTATGTTGCAAGACCGTCTTATGGGTGGGACTGTAGAGAGCGTTGCCGATTACATGGGTAACTTCCGCTCTAAGCTTATTGATGGTATCAAGACTAAAGCTTTAGACAAAGTGGGCGAAGTATCTGATGGTATCTCTGAAATAACAGGTGGTATAAATCAGTTAACGGAAGCCCAAGCAATGATGGGTGAGTTTGGTGACGAAAACCAAAGCTGCTGGATTTGCCGGTAGTATGGTTGGCGACAGTGTCGTTAACAAAATACTAGACGTTGTCGGTAAGGCTGCCAATAAAGAAGGTAGTAAGAGACAATCTTTAGTTAAGACATTTGGTAAGATATCTAACCGTGTACAGGGTTTCGATGGAGAACTTAAAGAGTTCATCGATACTGCTGACCAAAGAGATGGTATCCTCGGCACTATAGGTGGTATGCTTCAAGAAGTAGCCCCTAGACTGAATGCTGAACCTAGAGTTCTTAGTAACTTAGCTGAACGTGGACATGAACGTGTAGATTGGGATTTACTATCTAGACGTACATTGATAGAAGTTATACCTGAGTACTTAGCACGTATTACTCAGAACACACAGTCTATGGCAACAGGGCAACCTGCTGAGAAGATGGTGTATAGTAAACTTTCTGAATCGTTCGTTAGTGAGGCAGATGCTGTAGCTGAAGCAACTGACAAGTTTGTTAAACGCGATGAGATTAATATCTATCGTGAGCAGAGTGATAAGTTACTAGATAAGATATTTGGTAGCGCTAAGATTTCACCCGAAGCAAGACTTGTAATGTCAGAACAAATCCATACTGACGTTAGTCGTGGTTGGAACGTTGACCCTACTCGATACGTTGAGTCTGGGACATTCGATGAAAGACATGATGCTGGAGCTGTAAGTGAGTTACACGAGTTCTTCCGTGAGAAGTACAAAGCTAAAGATGTGAGTGAAGGTGGGAAAGAGAAGTGGGACTTAGACCTAAGTGAGCAAGCGCTTACTAAACTAGGTGCTATCAATCATTCTGGTAGACAGTTAATGTCTGCTATACCTAACATGCAAGACCCTCTTAAACAGTTCATGGCCTCTGGCGATAAAGACTTGTTAAGAGCTACTGGATGGATAGATAACACATCAGGTACAGACCAGTTCAATAGTGAACGCATGACTAGTCTAATGACTGGTCGTTTATCTCTGGATGATTTACAGTCTGAATGGGATAGAGGGCAGTTAAAAGAAGAGCGTGGTGAGAATGCTACTAAGTGGCGTGACCAAGATAGGGATGAATGGCAATTACGTCAAGAGCAACCAGTGGCTGCTCAACCTGAACGTAAAGTCGAAGAGTCTCGTCCTACTAGAGTAATGTCTGGTGGTGAACAATCTGTTCTTACTGACCTAACTAAAGTCATGAATCAGACAGGTAGCGATAGTGCTGCTATGCTTGCCCGTCTAGATGCGGTAGTGTCTGGTGGTACTGAAGTTTACAGCATTAACAACCAGCAACTCGAAGTCTTGAAAGAGATTAGAGAATTACTAGTTGCACAACAAGCTTACGAAATGTCTAGCGAAGACGCTAAGATGGGTGCTGAGTTATTGAAGAAATTTAATAGCATGAGTACTGAGAATGGTCCGGGACTTATGTCTCAACTATCAAGTAAGGTGTTGGATATTGGTAAGTCTGGTGTTGGTGCTTTGGGTAACTATTATAGTACTGTAGGTAACTTAGCTGGTAAGGGCGTTAACTTTGCAACTGAGAAAGCTTCGTCACTGATGAACTTTGTTGGTAAGAAGAAAGAAGACGTTGATGTATTCGTTGCTGGTCTAAGAACTCCCGCTTTACGTGGTGAGTTTATCAAGGCTGGCAGATACGTTGATGTTGCAACTGGTAAAGTAATTACTAAACTAGAAGACATTACAGGCGAAGTAAAGGACTTAGAGTCAGGAAACATTGTACTTTCTGCTGAGGACTTTGCGAACGGAATCTATAACGGTTCTGGTGACTCCTTAATGGATAGACTAGGCGGTGCGGTTAAAGGATTTGCCTCTGGTGCTGTAGACATGCTTGGTGGTTACTACGGATTCCTTTGGGATACATCCAAGAAGGTTGTTAACTTCGTAAAAGAAAAAGCTATCGGTTATAACCGTAAGCTACAAGTGCAATCCGACGTGTATGTTAAAAGTCGTATGGAAGACGGTCCAATCTTGCTACGTACTAAACTTCTTCGTGGGGCTTACTTTGATTTAGATGGGAATGCTATATTCTCCGTTGCTGACATCAAAGGCCCTGTGTACGATGAAGAAGGAAACATGCTACTCTCCGATGAAGATATATCGGACGGTCTTGTTAATCCTCAGGGTGAAGACATAGACGTATCTGGTATATTCGGCAGTGGTGTTGGAATGGTAGGTTCTGGCATTGGTTTAGCGAAAGCTGCTGGTGGGAAACTACTCGACGCACTTAAGGGTTATTACTCTGGTATTGGTAAAGCTGGTAAGAGTCTTCTAGACAAACTTACAGGTGGGTTCGGTGGCGTAACTGTTAATGGCGAAACAGATGTTGAAACAATCAATATCTCTGCTAACAACGTTTACTTAACTGGGAACATCGTGCAGGAATCTCCTGCTGAACGGGCGGGTACTGCAAGTCCTACTGTTACTGAAAAGGTTAACGGCATTGGCGAGCAATTAAAGACCACTACAGAGAATGTTCGCAACCGAGCAGAGAAAGGCATTAAGGATGTAGCTGACAAAGCTTCAACTATGGCTAACACTGCTGTGGATAAGGTTAAGGACATTGATACTACCAAGGTTGAGGCTACTCTAGTCAAAGCTAAGGAACGAGTAGGTGAGCGATTCGATAAAGTTAAAGATACCTTAGTTGGTACTGAACTTGGGGAAGACTCTGTACTAGTTGGAGATGCTGATGGTAACGTTAGTATTAAATCTGGTAAAGAAGAAATACCTGCTGGTGATGGTACTACTAATGGATACTTGGCTTCATTGCTAGCATACTTCCATGGTCGTGACCTATTGAAAGATGGGGATACCGATGGGGATGGGTTCCGTGATGGTGGTTGGCGTTCTAGACTCTTTGGTCGTAAAGACGAAGAAGAAGACGGTGAATCGGATGGGAAGAAGACTGAAGGTAATCGTAAGGCTGGTAAAGGTATCTTAGGTACTCTAGCTGGTGCACTTGGAATGGGTGGCGATGATTCAGACGACGGCGGAAGTCTTGCAGGTGACATTGCATCTGAAGTTGCTGGTGAAGTTATCGGGGATAAAATCTCAGGTAATGGAAAAGGCGATGATTCAGACGACGACAAGAAGAGTCGTAGTAAGGGTCCTAAAGCTAAAGGTAAGATGGGTCGAGCATGGCAAGCAATTAAAGGGGCTGGTTCAAAGGTCAAAGAAATTGCGGGCGGCATGAAAGGCAAAGGTCTTATTGGAGGTACTGCTGCGGGTATAACCGGAGTGGGTGGAGCAATCTCAGGTATGGGTGGTTCGGTAGCTACTAAAATGGCTGCTACATCTGGACTTAAGAAGGCGGCTCTGTGGGGACTTAAGGGGGCTTTAGGTTTAGTAGGTGGCATATTGGGTGCTCCTATAGTTGGAACGGCTTTAGCGGTTGCTGGAGCGGCTTATACAGCATACGAAGTCTTCGGTTCCTTTAGAGACCGTGCAGGCGTAGAACCATTGGAAGAATATCGTTACCGTCAATACGGTTTAGATGTTGAAGATAGTTCTCATCGTTCGTTCTTACGTAAACTTGAAGATGAAGCAATAGAGTACGTTAACTATCGTGGCTCTGAAGGTACAGAGAATACTTTGGACATTGAAGACTTTGAGTTCCATGAGGACATGATGACTTTAGTAAACATTGACCCTAATGTACCTGCTGAACGTTTTGCGGCGTATCTAAGATGGTTTAAGAATCGTTTCCGTCCTGTATTCTTACTACACCACGGTGTGGCTAGAATGTTAGACTCAGACGTAGACCTATTGGATATCGACGATGAATTGGATGACGATAAGAAAGCCAAGTTCGTTAAGCAAGCTTACTATCCTAACGATGGTTCTGGTAATAGTCCTTACATGGTAAGTGACTCGCCAATGGAAGAACACACTGCTACGGTAGGTTATAAAGAAATCGACGAAATGAAAGAAGCTCTCATGACTGAATATAAGGTCGATGAAGAGAAGTCTGAAAAGGATGGTGAATCTTTCCTATCTAAAGTTGCTAAAGGCGCAATGATGCTTACTCCTGTTGGAATGGCACATACTGCTTACAAAGCTGTGACTAAGGATAAGCCTGCTGATACTAAGACTGGTAAAAAGGTTGAAGTAGAAAGCGGTAAGAAAGAGAAGACTAATACCGCTACCAAAGTTGCGACTGCGGTTGGGTTAGCTGTAGGTACTGAGCAAGCTGTTAAAGCAGGTACTGAAGCAAAGGCTACGCCACCAGTTTCAAATGCTACTGCTGTGAAGCGTAAGTTAGAAACTAATAAGGCGAAAGGGAAGAAAGGGTTCGTGGTTCCAAGTGAAGGTAGGATTAGTTCTCCTTACGGTGACCGTGTACATCCTATCTCTGGGGAATCTAAGTTCCACACTGGTATAGACATTGCTGCTCCTACGGGAACAGATGTACTAGCTAGTCAAGGTGGAGCGATTACTCGTAGAGGTCATTCACGTAGTTATGGTAATGTTATCTACATCGACAATGATGATGGTACACATAGCCGTTACGCACACTTACACAATTTCGAACCCGGCTATACAGTTGGTGACAGAATTGAACAAGGTGCTAAGCTAGGTGAGATTGGTTCTACTGGTTGGTCAACCGGACCACACTTACATTTCGAAGTACGTAAGAAAGCTCACGATAAGAAATCTTCTCTAGACCCATTAGAACTCTTCAAGGGTGATACTGGTAAGGAAGCGAGAGCTCAAGTCAGTGATGCTATAGCTGCTGCTAAGATGGAAGTGAATCAAGATGATGACGAAGCAATCCTAGAGGGTGAAGAGACTATTCTCTCTACCATGAAAGGTTCATCTGAAGTTACCCATGACCAAAAGCGTGCACAAACTGCAAGCATGAAAACTCCTTTAGTTAAACCTAGTTTAATGACTCCTACTAATGTGGGGATTACTAAACCTGAATACACTGAGGATACTGTTGCTACTGCCGATAGAGATACGGCTGTTGCTATTACACCTGCTAAACTTAATATGGCACCGGCTACGCCTGTCAGAAAAGTAGTAGATGATGCACCAGTAGTGGAAGTTGAAGTGTTACAACAGAAACGTGCTCAAATGAGTCAGGAAGATGCGAACGTTCGTAGTGAACAACAGTTAGAAGCTATAGGTATATTGATGACCGAACAGCTTAGAACTCAACAACGAATGGAAGTACTATTAACTGAGGTAGCAAGTAACACTAAGGCGACGGCTGATGGGGTTGCAGAATTACCAATGTCTGAGGAGAAGAAAGCTGAGAAGCCTAAGTCTACTCAAAGTGCTCGTAACAATCCTGCCTTAACTGGTAATCAATTGACTGCCATGATGCAGAGTAAAGATGCTAAGTCGGTTTCGTACCCACTACTTATGAGTCGAAACAAGTAATAACTTGGGAGGCTTCGGCCTCCCATTATTTTTTTCTTTTATTAAGGAGTAGTTATATGGCAGAGATTAAAGACTCGTCATGGTTAAGACAAGCTTTCATACTACCAAGTACTGAAAAAGCTATATCTGCCAAAGACAACTTCAACCGTAGCTATTCTGCTGCATTTAACAAATTCACAGATACCACACCGGGTGGTAACTTTACTATTAACAATCCACCACAAGCGTGTCGTTATGCTGACCGTAAGAATAGTACTTTACGTAACTATCTAAAGAGAGAGAACGTTAAAGCTTCTAGCTCTCGTGGTATGGGTAGATACTTCAGTGAAGCCTACGATGATAACTCAGTTAAAGTTCATCTTAGTTTTGGTGTACCTGAATATAATAGTATCACTAGATTCTTCTCGAACTTCTATGACCCTGAGATGGGTTCAATGGCAAGGACTGGTGAAACTACCTCACTTAGCTATAGTCTAGGTAAGGCTGTGGGTTGGTTGGTATCTGCTCCACTGATTCCTTTTGTATTAGCTGGTTCACTGATACGATACTTGAGTGGTAAACCTAATAGTAAGTTCTATTACGTTAAGCCTACCATGGGACCGTATTGGAATGCTGTTAACCTAATGGCCAACAAGCTGGCTGTAAACATAGGTATCCAACCGGGCGTATTCGGTGAGTCTACTACCGAGGAAGATACTCCGGGTGGTGGTAAAGTAAAACGTGCTGATTACGCAAGTGATACTCCGGGTGCTAGCTGGGAAACATATCAGCGTATGTTACCTAACTTGTTTAGAAGTGAGGGTGGTATAGATGTATACGCTATGGCTACACGTGCTCAACGTTTATACGATGCTCAACTTAATGCTCAGATAAGTGCCATCAAAGGTGCTGCTACTGAAGCTGAGTTAGAGAAACAGTTAGCCTCTATCGCTGCTGGTAACTTCGATAAGAACGTTAACAACAAGAACATTACTAGTTATACTGAAGAGTATCGTAAATCTAGTCTTGGTAAGCTTAGAGATTCGGAAGCACAGGCAGCAGCGGCTGCTGGTGGCGAAAGTGTGTTGTCTACGGACGACCAAGGTTTCACAGACCACTTACAGGCAGAGCTGCGCGATGGCTCTAACTGGGTTGCTTTCCGATTAGATGAAGCGGGTAGCATTGGTGAGAGTTTTAGTAACGCTACTAAAGAACCGGGCATTGCATCTACCATCAATGGCATGAGTGCTAGTGCTAGAGATGTGCAAACAAACGCCATGAACTTTAATTTAGGTGACGGTATTGTTGGTGAGACCATCGAGGCATTTAAGAATGCTGTTGTTGGTTTTGCTAAGGGTACTTTGGATGGTGTTGGTTTAAGTGGTATTGCGGTATTAGGTGGTGGGGCGTTTGCGGACATTCAAAATGTTTGGGATAGTTCTTCTGCTACACTACCAAGTGAGACTTTCACAATACAGTTAAGAACCCCATACGGGAACAAGGTTAGTATCTTCCAGAATCTATACATTCCATTGTCAATGATTCTTGCTGGTGCTTTACCATTATCCACCGGTCCTAGTTCTTATACTTCACCGTTTATGTGTCAGTGTTTCGTTCCGGGACGTATGCAAACTCGTTGTGGTATGATTACAGACTTAAGTATTACTCGTGGTACTTCAAATGCTGGTTGGAGTGTAGATGGATTACCTCTGGGTATTGACATCTCATTTACTGTTACTGACATGTCTTCTATCTTACATGTGCCTCTCGATGAGCGTGCTGGTATTCTAGATGACGACAATGCTTTCAACGATTACATGGCAATCTTATCTGCGTTAGGTGTAGCTGAACAATTCTACCCTACTGCTAAACTTAAGAGAGCTTGGGCAACTAAGGTAAGGAACTTCGAGAGTATGTTTTCATACGCTCGAACAGCTCAATGGGCTGCTGGTACAATGCCGGGTAAATTATTAAGTGCATTCTATCGTGGTAATGCATCTATCGGTTAAACTAAAAAAATAAGGAGGGCGCAAGCCCTCCTATTTATGTCGTCTATACTTTCGGCAATATCTGGCTAGGGTATAAGGTATAACCTATCTTGCGGTACGTACTTACAATAGCTACGTTAGCGAAGTGTGGTTCTTTGTATCCAAGAACATACAGTGCTAGTTCGGATGCTTTATAGTAGTGTGTTAAATCATTAACCAATGAACCGTTACGATTAACTTTGTACCAGTTAGGGTCTATGTCATCCAATGCTTGGACAAGACCAGCATGTGCTGTGTCTATATCCTGACTATAAGTATCTTCAAACCCAGACGGATAGATAGATAATATCTCTTCTACGAATCTAGGATTATAACTTGCTAGGCGTGCTGTAGCTGGAGTACCATCTTCAGTCTTCATCTTAGCTGCTACTTTACGGGCAAAGCGAACTTGTTTATTACCTTGGAAATCAGTAAGGATAGACTTCATGAAATTATCAGAAGCTCCTTCCATCCTAGTACCGTAACCATCTAGTATAGAATCGTAGGAATCATCAGTTAGCCATTTAGCCCCACATCGAAGTGCTGCTAGTAGACTGGTGTCCTTGGCTGCTTGTGAACCTTTACTATCTTCATTGCTACCAAATGCCACGTTAGGGAATAGTGTTGTAAGACTACCCAATAGCTGTGTCATTGATTTGTCACAGGCTGTAGTGCTCCAGTCGTAATCTTTGAGTAGACTTAGTTTAAGTTTGTTATTAAACGTCTTCTCATCGTAACTGGGTGTAACATCTTTAAGTCTCTTTTCAAGACCTGTAGCTTTAACCAATTTATCAATGGCTTTAGTGTTACCCTCTAGAGTATCAATAGAACCATCTTTCTTCATGTCGGCAACAACTTTGTTTGCTGCATCTTCATCGTTGGTTGGAATATTAGCAACTGCTGTCAGTGCCTTTGCTCCACCCGAACTAGGATTAACTTCTGAGGAAGAAGAGGACATTGCTTTACCAGCATCTGACTTTATCGCTTCTTGCTTCTCTGGTTTGGTTACTTCAGGAATCAATTCTTCGAACGTTCCTATTTCACCCTCTGAATTTACAGCCGCTGCTTCTGCGGCCACTACCGCCGCAGTATCACCTACTAGTAAATCATCGTCACCACCGTTTACAAATACGGGGTCTGCAATTTTACCTGCCATTACGGTAGCTCCAAAAAAATAATCAATTACATAAAAACAGCAAAAAAAAAAAGAGGAGGTCGTGGCAGACCTCCTCTTCTTACTATTATATATCAAATGGAATAAACATAATTCTAGACTCTATAGATACAGTGTTATGTTTACTTCGTTCCTTAAGATTTCACGATTGGCTGTCGTAATTTCTCAAATCGTTCTTGACGAAGTCTTACAACTTCTTCATATCGACGCTGGAAACACACTCGATTACATACGTTACTAATTTTAATACGGTGACTAGTCTCTTCTCCATCGCGAAAGCAGATTACCTTAAGTGCCATTTCATGCACACCTAAAAATCTCATTCCACGAAGAAACATTTTCCAAGTCATTGTTGGGGTATGTAGTTCTTTTTCTACCCTCGACTTAACAGCACTTCTCTCACCACCTCTGTCTGGTAAATCCAAATCAGGGGCTTTCAAGAAAGCATCCATTAATAACATCCACTTGTCAGGTCCCACGCCTAAATCTAGTTGTATGCCTTTAAATATTTTCGCTAGTAGTATACCAGCATCCTTGTTACGAACAATGTCTTCGCAAGAATGTAGTGATACAGTATCGAAACGTTTAAGTTCAATTTCAAAAGCGACTCGTTCGAATCCGAGTACCATAAAGGTTTTACAGAAAACTTTCCAAGCTATTTCATCTTTGGAGAATTCCTTTGTAATGTTGCCTTTAAGTGTTGAGCGAGAGCTGCCTTTATTAGCGTCCTCTTTTAACACTTGGTTAAGATACTTATTTACTTTCCTTTCCCATTCCATAGCTGTGACCTCAAGGTCAGACAGTACAGTTCTAAAAAGTCCAGCAAGTGCATCTCTTACCCTTCCTCTACCGTAGTCTTCTAACTTAAGCAATTGAACCATGCGATTACGTCCGCGCATGATAACAATCCTCTGTGGTTTAAGTTATATTACTGACTAACATTCTAAATGCTATAGCCTCTGTTATGTAGGGTTTGATGGTACGGCAATAATAGCTGTACTTAACTTCCTCATCACCTTCCAACTTATGGAGAATATCCGATAGTTTGGTTAGTAGTTGATTTAGTTCCCTGTCGGCCTTAGCTATAGAGTAGTTAGGTATTTTGTTAACGTTATCTCTCCTTTGTCTCTGCTGATGTTTTTTATTCTAGGTAGGCTATCTAGAGTCCACATTGAGTTATGTAGTTTCTCTAAAGAGCTTATCAGTTTTTCTACTGTGCCACACTTTGACATAATCGATAACTTATCTAATTCCTTGGACGGCAGTTCGTCTTTGTCATAGATAGCTAACACATTTTGATTATGCAACTTATAGTCCCACGTGCTTTCTACGGAGTTAAATACACTTAGCTTCCGTTTAATTTGCCAAGCATCTAACCATTTAAATAGCATTCGTCTATTTTCCTATGTATAAGTGCACCTTGATAATATGTGTTTCAAATTTATTTCCGGAGTTTTAAAATGACCCATGAAGAACTAATGAAGTTAGCCCAGACGGGAGAACTTACTGAAGATGCAATACTTCAGATTACCCAAGAGACCCGAAGGTCTATGCTCGTAGGTGCCCTCGCTGAAGGTATCCCCGGCGGTAAAGATATGTACCGTGTGATGAAACTTCTTGAAGACATGGACGGTACTGCACTGAATATGAAGAAGATTGAATCAGACGATGCTAATGCAGATGCTGCTCGTAAGGCTAGTATCTTAATTGCTGAAATGAATAAACAGCTTGATGGAAACAATCCTTTTGAGCGTCAACCAGAGGGAGGTCGTATTATCGACATCACTCCAGACGTTGCTGAGATACCAGTTATCGAACCAAAGGCCGAAGAAGATTCCATTGGTGTATCGACACTTAACTACGACGAGTTCATTAGAAACGAACCCGATGAATAGTTAGATAATGATTGATACTTCCTGTGGAGTAATCCATTCGACACCTAGAAACTCTACGAGTGCTCCGGACACCTCTAGGGTTGGGTCCATTTCTACATCGTCAGGTAAAGGCTTCTTTAGAATCCTTGGTACTACACAGACGACAGATGGGATTGGGGTATCGAGTAGTGCTTCACTGTGAAGTGTTAACCATTCATCGAAATTGTAGATTGTAAAACTACACCAAGTACCACGTATGGCTTTAGGGGTTAACGCCTCTGGAGCTATACTGGTTATGCCGACGTCTATATCTTCACCTAGAAACTCTTTAAGTAGTCCTTTCAGTTCAGCTGTTTCAGTAACACCAAAATCATAAGGCCAAACATTAACGTCTACACCTACTCCACCAGCCATTGGATGATTAGCAGAAGCTTCTTTAAGGATTGTTACATCAGCAATTAAGCGAGACATATAGCCAGTCATTAAAGCATTGGTGTGCACGTCCCCATCTCTGCCTCTATACCAGTAATGAGTATTGTACAAATCACGGTCGAAGTTTTCAATCCACTGTTCGAAGAAATCACCATCTCTGGTTTTCCAACCATGATGCAATACAATAGACGGATAGCTTTCATCCATTTTAGCTAGTGCCGCTAGTCTAGTGTCTAGCATTACGTCCAGACTAATCAGAAGCCTTTGTTGGTCTCGTCTCATTGTATTCTGCCTCGAATTCAGATAGGTCTATAGAAAACAATGCCAAGATAATAATTGACCACTTGTGTTTCTTTAAGAGGTTGGTTACATCATTAGCGTTTTTACTAAGTCTTGAACCTAAGTCATCGTCACCGTATAACTCTTCGACATCGCCAATGAAGATACTGTTAGCGTAAGATTCACGGACATGGTCAAGTATAGCTTCTTTACCCGCTGTTAAACTAACTAGTCTATAGGTAGCCATAAACCAATCTATAATTATCTGGTCACGATTACGGGCAGTGTTCCACAACTCAACCAACTCATCTTCAACCATTAAGGTGTTTGGGATGTTAGTTGATATTACGTCGATTAGATAATCAACTACTTTCGGTGGAGCTACACTGAATGCTTCTATAACCACCTTTTCTACTATGGCAGTTGCATCCAGTACATGGCTAGAGAGTTGGAACATCTCCAACTCAGTCAACGTTGTTTTAGACATTGGTATTCCCTATAAATTAATAGGTGATATCATCATCCCTTTAAAGAAAGCTGCTAGACTTTCTGTGGACTTAACTTTACCACCTGCTTTGGCTACCTGCTCAAGAGAGAAGCCACCTGTTTCGTGTGCAGCTTTATTCATTGCTGTATATGCTGCTTCATTACCACCACGAACTTTCAACAACTCTTCGATTGTACTGTCAAGACCTAGTGCGTAAAGAACTTGCATCTCTGGGTTAGAGAGTGAAGAACCTTTAGACTTACCTGTAGGCTGTCCAGTCAAATCGTCACGAGAATCATTATCAGCTGCTACGGACATCTTCTTAACTAGATGCTGTGCTTGGCGACGGAAAGGTAATGATAGAATTAAATACTTGTGCGGAGTAGTATACTGTTGACCAGTTGCAGGGTCTTTAAGATTTAAGTGCTGAAAGAACTCGTATCCCAACTCTTTACCAATCTTAATGTTTCTACTTACGCTAAGTTTACTTGTTGCTAGATTCGGAGCTTTAATTTGTAACGTCGTATTGCCGTCACGTAAATCTTGCATGAATGTTGCGAACTGTTTATCACTCATGGCTTCTAAGCGGGCTTTAAGCATCTCTGCATTACCAGACTTAGGGAAAATATTTTCAATATACGACAGAGCCATTTCTGTCGCTAACTTACGGGCTTTAGACATTAGTTGTCTCCAATAACCATTCGGACTCAAAAGATTTAGGCAGCTTTTGGAAACTCTTCGTTTAATAGAGGTATTAGTTCACCCCATGAAGTCTCTTTTAGCCTGTGGAGAGCTAGTTTATCTATCCCTCTTGCACCATCCTCAAGTAATCTAATGTTGTTCTTGGTACGGTTTATTTTTAGGACATCATCTAAAGTGTTAGCAAACAATTGGAACTCAGTGAATTCACGAGAGCCAGAGATTACTATGTTAAAGGTGTCGTCCATAACCGTTCCTTTATTAATTAAGATTATCTACTAAAAATGGTAGTACATGGTTAGTTAGATTCAAACGCCAGAATTCAATATTATCGTAATCATCCAACATGATACGAATTTCCATAGTGTTTACAGAAAGATTCGCAAGAGTTGCACGTAACGAGCGATTAAGTGCTTTACGGAAATCGTCAATACTTTGGGCACTTTGACCACAAGCATTGATTGTCTGTCCAAGCGTCGGTAGTAGCGAGGGACACGATGACTGCATCTGTCCGATTAGTCGCTGACTATACTCCGAAGCACATGACTCTTTTTGCATTTATTTTTTCCTCAGGTATTTTAATATAATTACACCACTATATAAATGGAGTGTTCAGTAATTTATCCAACAACAATTCCATCGTTGAGTATTATGTTTCTATACTTAGGGAGAACCATGGTACGCCTGAGTAGGAACAACAACATGTAACAATCGTACCTCTTAGAAAGTCCCATGTGGAACGTATCTTTAAATACTTTCAGTTCGTATTCAGTTAGGGTATCGACGAATGGTTTATATAGACAGAAGCATAGTGTTTGGAGATGTGGGAACTGTGTAGCGAATTCATCATCGAACCATGCGGTGGTGACATCTATCTCGTCCCTTAGTGGGTGCAGGCAGAAATCATTTAACTGTTCAAGATAACCATCGGTACGGTCTTTGTTCTTCACAGCATTAACGCCAACCATTACACCTTTAAAAGATGCGACTAGTGGGACAAACTTTTCGAACAAGTCAAATACATTAGGGTTCTTATTGACCTTTGGTTTTTTATTTAACCAAGACATTTTTCTTTCTCCGATAAAAAAATAAAGGAGTCCGAAGACTCCTCATTTATACTTGTCTAATGGTTACGATGGTTTCTTTACTGGGTCTAACCAGTAAGGATGATACTCATCATTAGCCATCTTTAACAAGTCCATGGTAGACAGGTAGTTAAGCGGGTCTGTAGAGCCCTCAAATACCCAGTAACCACGAGTGTTTAATAACACCGACCAATCATACCCTTTTTCCTTAAGGCGCGTGTAGAGCTCCTCAGGCGTTATACGGTACTGGTCTGGTAACTTGTCACCTTTCCAGATTAATTGCATCTGACACATTTCAGAAGTAATTTCCATTGCACGCTGCATTAGGTAGCTACCATCGGCAACACCACGAACAGTTGTACGTGTCAATTTAACATCTGGTAATAGGTCAAGCATGTAGCCACGGTCATTACCATGAATACCGAAACCCATTGGGTAACTGTTGTTAGAAACTTTCTTATTGTTACGCAAGTAAGTTAATTCAGTAAGAGTCGGCAGTAGACCTTCTGTTTGCGATACCACAATCTGGAATGGAATACCAGACGGGCCAGACTTAGCACGTAAGTTCTGAACCTGAATGATTTGTAAATCTTGGTCCATTGGATTACGGTCATTTGCGTCCTTAGGGAAGTAAGGAGTTTTGTCGGCTTGGTTGTGATGTGCTTTAGCACCTGAACAGTAATACAAGTTGTTAGTAAGGAACGTGAAGTTCTCTGGTACTTTCTTAAACTTGATTTTCTGTTTCATTGCTGCAAGTTTCTTTTGCGGCGGAGCCATTGGGTCTAACGCTAAGTCATCGCCCATGTGTGCTACTACAGTTGTATAGATTTGACCTTTAGAGGCAACGCTTGGCATCTGACCTAACATACGTGACTTAATCAAGTTATCACGTAGAGCAATAGTGTTCTGGTCTTTAGAATCTACTTCTGCTTTTTCATTTACGGTTTCAGTTGCATCGAACTGCATCTGAGACATTGAATCCAGCAATAGTAGGCTTGGTGCGATAATAGAGATTTGATGCCCGTCTACAAAGAACGGAGTCTTTAACTCAGCCTTTGCCCCCATCTTAGCTTTCTTATCTGCAAAGCCACGAACCATTTCCCAGTAGTCGTTAGCCATGGTAGTACCGTCAGATAGGATACAACGTCCCTCTGCGAATAAGTCAAGGCCACCGATGTTGTGCATACGGGATGCTAATGAGTTAGTACGTGCTGGAGTTTTTGAATACTCTGAATCGTACGCCATTTCATTTACTTGTTCGTAGCGGTTAACTACTGTTAGGTTAAGCCAATCCGATAGTGTTGACTTGTACGAGTTACCTCGCCCACATGTACCAGTAATCTGTTGCAGTCCACCGTTTAAGATAGCCTCTCCGTTCTTACCAGTGTAATAAGTACCGATAGGAATATCGAAGAGACAACCAACGTTCATTGCTGGTCGCAAACTTGGTACTTGTGGGAATAATTCTTCAGCTCCGAAATTCATCTGCTGTTCCTTTTAACTTCAAAAATATTTGGTTATGGTTTAGACATAAGTAGTGGTACTTACGTAATTTTTAATAATGGTATGTCTAGACACCATTTCACTTGCATCTTAAGGAGCTCTAAAGTGCATAACTTAAATCAATTATATCAGCGTGCTTCACTTGAAGCCCGTACTGACTCTAAAGACCAGTCAGTATTTGGAGCGCACCTAGGGCGTTTCATCAAAGGTCTTACAGAATTCACCGATGGTCTTACTGGTAATGGCGTATTCGGTTTTAATCCTGACCTTAAGCGTGTTAGTAGTAAAGAAGACTACATGGCAGTACGTAACAAGAATGTATATCGTCCTATCCATCTTAAGTCTGGTACTTCTATGGTTGACTTTGTTGAGTTAATCAAAAGTAACTTCGAAGCACAAGAAGACCTTGAAAAGCGTGTACTTGCTCCATGGCGTGGTATCCTTGCTAATTTCCTTACTAACCCAGGCGAGTTGGGTAAGATTTACGACATTAAAGAATTAACTAAAGGTAAGTTGTTTAAACTATCTCCGTTGGAAGACATGGAGAAAGACTTAAAGAAAGTTTACAATCCTAATTCTTCACAACCTACTGAAATGTTCGGTAAGTTGTATCGCAATGCCGCTGAATGGAAAGACACTTGTAACATCACTGCTAAGTTAAATGAAAGAGCCGTTGCTCTTAACTTCGCGAGTTTGATTGAACAAGCTACTGAATTAAATGAGATGGCTAGTCGCTTAGCTGACAACATCTTTAATAATCCTGAAGAGTACGCTACATCAAAGTCTGCAATGCAGTTACTTACTGAAGGTAGTTACATCATCGGTAAAGAGTTAGAGTTCCTAGGTGCTACTGGTAGCATGTTAGACGCTATCTCAGGTGCCGTAGCTTCTACTACTGACGTACTTAAAAAATAGTACTGACGACAAAGACAAGGGCGGGTCACCCCGCCCTTACTTTTTTTTGCTTTTGCATTCTTAGGCGGTGTGGCCAAGTGAGAATGAGACTGCATGTTCAACATCTTTCTTCATATCGCTAAAGCGACCGTAACGTAACCAGTTAGGAATATTGTCCATAATTTTGGTTACGATAGAATCATGTCCACCATGTAAGTCCAAATCATCTAAACCTTTACCCTTCCAGATATTCTGTCCGATTTCGGATGGAAACTCCAGAGCTCTATCATCGTGCGATAACCTGCACGCTTTGTTAAGTTCAGAAAGCTTACACTCTCCGCTCTTATCTAGGGTATGTAAATAAGTCGCTGTAGATGCAATAAGTATCATGCGACGCATTTTCTGGTTTAGAAATAATCCTACCAGACCACCTCCTATACTTCTACCGAAAGTTTTGAATTTGCCCATAATTAATCCTTGATTAAACAAGACACATGTTAGAATAAGTCGAAGCGTAAAGTGCTACATCATCTTCAGTCTCGACCACCACTGCGTACCGGATAGTCTCTTTGGATTCTGGCCAAGTAATAACCTTAATGGTTGGTGCCTCTTTGGACAGTGCGTTTAACATGTTCTTAGTAGGGGCATCCATACCAATGGTTAGTACTACGTCTTTTTCACCAGTACGTTTACCAGACTTCCAGCCGACAGGAACAGTTATAAACTTAGCATTGTCTAAGATTTCTTTACTTGGGACAAGTTTGATTTTGTCCTTAGAATCCTTATCCTTTACATAGAATCTGTCTGTAACATCGGTAGAAACCATTTGCGACCCTTTCTTACTTGTATTGGTCTTAGGGTCTAGGTATTCTTCTAACCGAGTAGTTAGATGGTCTAGGGTCTCTAATCCGATAAAAGCTAATCCGGGTGGATGTGCTGGCTCAGTCAGTACTTGCTTACCGATAGTAGATAATGTAGGCTGGCGTAAACCAACTTCCATATAATCCGTACCGCCGTGGTATATCTCAGGATAGTTCTTAGTGCTTCTAATCGCATCGAATTTACCAAAGACTGGAACAACGTAGTCGTTAGCTAAGGAATCTTGTTTCTCGCGAATCAATTCCATAACCTTGTCTTCTTCTTTTAGGAAGACTACAGAGTTAGAAGCATCCGATACACGTTTGCCATGTAATTCATTTTCACTGTGGATACCTAACATGTAAACGTTGCGACCATCTTTCGATAGTTGTTTACCAGTGTTAGTTGTGAAGTACCACTTCGAATGTGACATTAAACGATTGTAAGGAGGGGTCTTAGGCTTCTTAGGCTTAACTACCTTAGGCTTATCGTTCTTGTCTAATTGTACTTCCATGATATCTTCATGCACTGGTTCGTATTTACCCGCCCCAGCTAAAGCACCACCTTTCTTAGCACACTCATCCGCTTTATCGTTACCTACGTTACCTGAGTGACCTTTTACCCAAGTGTAAGTAATCTTAATATCTTCAGCATTAGTTATCGCTTTATCCAATGCCTGCCATTGAGGAATGTACTTAGGTGCAGTTCCATCACCTTTCTTCCAACCTCTATTCTTCCATCCAGTAATCCACTTGGTAGCGCCGTTAAGGGCTATCTGAGAATCTGAACGTACTTCTAAATTGTGAATGTTATTATCGATTGCATAGTTGATTGCGTTTGTGATTGCATATATCTCACCCTCGTTATTATCAGCTCTGCCTTCCAGTCCGCCCCATGATTGCCATTCTTTCAGTTTTACTGGCTCTGCTGGCTTACCCTTACTATCTTTAACAACTTCACTTGTAACCTTAAGACCTTTGGTGTCTTTTGGTTTCTCGTAAGGTATTGTTTCAGAATAAGTGTATCCATAGTTACCCCAGCCACTCATTGTGCCTGGATTAGGACGAGCCGAGCCATCTGTATAAATTATGGCGCTTAGTTTAGTCATTGTTATCTGGCTCCGTTAAACGTACTACTACACATCATAGTGCGGTTAATTATTTTTTGTCTGGGTCATAGAGGCGGGAAACCCCGCCGTCTATTAAGGATTGAGAAGTTTATTCTCTAATGACGAAACTTTATCATTAAGGAGAGTGTTTCTCTTTTCCAAATCACGAGCTCTGGCGTAATCTGAAGTTCGGTTCTGTACATCGATATCTCTGATTGCATCCAAGATTGGAACATCTTCCGAAGATTGACGTCCTATAATTGGAATAGCATGTAGACTAGCTTCTGGTTCACCACCAACTATATCACTTGCTAGATTAGAAATCTGAGTAAGTAAGTATTGTGGGTCCCAGTGACTACTGATAACACCCAAGTCAACCGACACAACTAAACGCTGTGGGATAGCCTCACCCATGTTAGGGTAAGACGTTATATGGCTGTCAGGGATGTATACAGTATTCTCGCCTTCTACTGCAAGAGCAATGATGTTAATACCTTTAGATGCATCATCAAGATACTCTGCTCGGTCAACACCATTTGCCTCGTACACTTCAGCGTACACGTCCATACCTCTATTCTCACATTCATCGAATGCACGAACGGCTTGACATGTATAGTCTTTATCTTCAATCAGAACGAATGGAGCTTTAACCGTATATCTACCCGAAGCGTAGATGGTAGGCGTCAGTTGCATTGCTTACTCCTTATTGAGGGATTTCAGTTTCCGCTGTTAGTTCAACGTACGAACGCTTAGTAAGAGCATGGAACAAGTAACCGTTAAGGTTGTATGTTATAAACTCTTTATCGTTACGAACTGTTTTACTAAAACCTGCTGGTAGAGTGAAGTAATCGTTATACTTCTCTGCATATGTCAGTAGACTATAGATTAATGCCACCACTTCACGTGTAGCTTCATCCATACGGTGGAAATCTGGTTCAGTTGTCTGTACCAACATGTAGTCTGGGAATAGAACACCAAATGCAGGACTTGGTTTATCATCAGATGGTTCATGTGGAGTAACAGCCATTACTATACCTCTCCAAAGAGTAGGTACGTGATTCACTTTCTCTTCGATGTGTAGAGGTGAGAAGTTAGGTGTAAAGTCAAGAGCCAACTGTTTAATCTCATCTGGATGCACAGCAGAGCGATAGATGTCATCTTCTAATGGGTCGTACGAATCTAGTGTAGACTCCCAGTAAGGAATCATCACCATTTCGTTTGGACTAAAAAGCTCAGGTAGAACCTTAGCCCAAGAAGAACGGTCGTAGTTACTTACTGCTAGAATATCTTTAACGATAGACTCACGGATTACATCAACGTTGTCACCTGCTTTGCCGTAGATAACTACCGCAAAACTAATAGGTAAGGTAATACTACCATCTGACTTATCTTGCCAAGTGTAATCTTCACCTTTGTTGATTGTAGCTGGTGCTTCTTTTTCGATAACCATAATCTTGTTAAGTATGGTAGTAGATGTAGAACGTTCTAGTTCACCAACCACATGCGCATAGTCACGATGTAAGTCATCTATGTTATCTACAGGGAATACTGTTTCAACGTGGTACTCATCGTACTGTCCACGGAACTCAGCATCACCAAACCATAGTTTCCAACTGCGACCATCGGAATTGTAACTAACAGATGAAGCGAAGTAGCCATCATTCATTAGTACCAGATTACCTACATTAAACTCACCCGCCATTGCAATAAAGTGACCCGTAATAGAATCAATGTATGAGGGGAGGTCTGATGGTGCTAGTCCTAAATCGCCTTGGGTCATTACCCATTGAGCGATAGTTTGCATCTCTGTAAGGTCTTCTTCTGATGGCGCTACGTAATCAGTCTGGCCAGATTCGTGAGAAGAAAAAAGGTTTAAAAGAATCTCCGGCTCAGTTGGATTCGGAAACAATTTAATGTCGCGGCTATACGAGCGACCAATTTTGCTTAGCTCCCCTATGGGGGCTGTCGCATTTGATTCATTATTGACATAAGTCGTCTTACTGACGAAAGCCTTAAGTTCTAACATGGACGTGGCTCCAAGATGTTTAAATAATAAGGGAGGTTCTAGGTTTGTTTAATATTCTAGAAAAGCTGCTTGTATTCATACTAGAAGGTGCAAAAGCCACTCCCGAGGAAGGGGTGGAGGATGCCCCAGTAGCTGGAAAGCGAAAACCAATGGTTGCTGTAGCTGTTGCAATATTGCTAGGTATAGCAGGTGCGATAGCTTGGTACGATAACTATTATAAAGCTAATAAAGAAATTGTTAAGCTTAAAGAGTCTAACTACCAGAAAACTATTGCAGATTTACAACGTGCAAACTCAACTCTGAAAGAAGAACGTATTCGTTTAACTGCCAAGGTTGATAACATCAATAGAGAACTTACAGATGCTAAGCGTACTTTAAACGAACTCAAACATGAGTATGATGTAGCTACAGGTGAGTTGTCCGATGAACGCGAAATAATCACAAGACAGAAAACAGCGATAGATAGTCAACGACGACACATTGAATCACTTCAACTACAGTTGGATACCTACGCTAAAGATAACCGTATCATCTGGGATAAGATGGTTACACTTGGACAAGAGGAGGGCTCGTAGTGCGCCATAATTTCTTAATCCTGTTAATGTTACTAACGTTGACATCATGTGTGACTACCTACGCCACCAAAGGACAAGACAATACTATCGATAAAGAGTTAGGACAAACATCCTATATTCCTTATCAGTACGTACATACCAATCCACCAGATAAGTTATTGCCGCCACCAACGTTTATCCATTCCGAAGCAGGTGAGTACACCTACTATAATGAGAATGAGTTGGAAGCATACGCTGATTCATTAGTTGAGTACCACAGTTACCTTGAACGCTATATTGGTTCAATGGAAGGTAGTGATGGTAAAACCTTGATTAGTGTAGGCGGTGAGCGATGCATGATGGAACTGGAATCTATTACCCCAATAGCTGCTCCACCTAGACGTCCTATCCCACCTAACTATAGTAGTGTGGAAAAGGCTGAGGGTACAGGGCTAATGGTTAAGTACTTGGGTGAGGTTGACCGATGGATAGAAGACTTGGAAAAACACCATGCCGAGTCGGTCAAGAAGTTCAATGGTAAGATTGCCAGATTAAAGGTTGCCTGTGCTAAATAGTTAAACGACATAGAGGGAGCGCAATGCTCCCTCTACTTTTTTGCCGTTACCACTAAACGTTCTTAGTAATGAACTTAACAAGTTGTGTCTTAGACACTGCACCTACTTTAGTATCTACAACTTCACCATCTTTAAATAGTAACATTGCAGGGATACCACGGATACCGAATTGAGGGTGGATGTCTTTGTGTTGTTCAACATCTAGTTTACACACTTTAACATCATCACGCTCTTCAGCGATATCGTTAAGTAATGGGGCAATCATTTTACAAGGACCACACCAAGGTGCCCAGAAATCAACCAGTACTAAACCTTCCGAACCCTTTACTTCAGCATCAAAGTTTTCTTGAGTACCATCTAGGTTGATAATCTTATCGCTCATTGTTCTCTCCAGTTATTTTACTAGTACTTCACCTAGAGTGGCGAAGTGTCTATCTTTTAATAGTCTACCCAGATGTGAACGTTTAACCGTTACACGTATACCGGGACTTTCAGGATGGAACAGGTTAATAGGTTTACGTCGAAAGAATTCTAACATTTACTTATTCCCCGTCATCATTGCATTGCTTCTAAAGGCTAGGTCATTAATGAAACTAGTTGCTACATGTGCAGGTTCCCACACACTACCAATTACATACGACTCAGTCTTCTTATTGGAATCAATAGTTACATGAAGCATACAGCGATTACACTTACGTGAAGAACCAGAAGTATACTTAACGTTTTCCCATTCGCCCCATTGATGCCCGTGGTCATAACACGCAGTGATGAGTTTCTTGTGTGCCTCACCCATACATGTCATTTCAACAGGTCTACTATCTGTTGCTTCTAGAGCTCTCCCGATAGCTTTACTTAATTCGCTTTTCATTATCCAAACTCCACATGCTCGTTGTATCTAATAGGAACTGTGATGTTAGATTTATCGACTACACATGTTTCACACGCACCTAATGAATTCTGTACGGCGTAAGCATGAGAGATAGTCCATAACTGACTACAGTTGCTACTGTCGATTAGCATCTTTAAGAACCTTGGAAGATTCTCTTTGTGCTCTTCGTCAAAAGATGAACCTAATTCATCAGTGTATAGCGGGTAGTCTTCCATGCCTAAGTAAGACATAGATACCAGAACGAAAGCGAAGTTGATAATATCTTCCTGACCTGTAGAAGTCATTGCGATATCAGCGTTAGGTTCTGTTTCACCATTTACTCTTAATGGGAATTTGTAATCGAGGTTCTCACCTGTACCTTTACAAGGAAGTACTTCCAAGTCATGTGTCCAGACTTTATCGATAATACCATTAATTGATTCGGTGAACTTGTGCATGAAACCAAGTAACTGTTCTGCAATCAAACCACTTGTAGGTGAAAGGGAACTAGCTAGTAGCTTCCATAGCTCTGCATCTTTTTCAAGTTTAACAGATTGTTCTTCCAAGTCGTTTAGAATGCTACGTTGACTTTCCTGTTCTTGGATAGTCTTAGTAACAGTAGCTAACTTCTGTTGATGAATACCAATGTCTTCTTGGAGACGTAACTCCCTCATTGCTTCCATACGCTCTGTTAACAATGTCTCGTAATCCGAAAGCATCTTATTGATAACTTCTTCAGCACGAGTAACGAAGTCAGCACGCTTATGACTGGCTTGTAAGAAAGCTCTGGTCTTCTCCAGTTCTTCCAAAGACTTGATAGATTCATTCAACTTATCAGTTAGGTTTGCTTCACGCATAGCGATTGATTCTAGTCTGCTACTAGCATTACTTGATTCGCCCGCCTTAATAAGTTTCTTCTCTGCATCTAGTATTGCATCTTGCAAAGACTGAATCTTCTGCATGTTCAACAATTCTAGTTCAGCATCCGAAAGATAATGTAAAACGTTTAATGGGTCGTTATAAAGAACTTCATCGGAGATTACTTCTTTCCATACACCACGGAACATCATGAAACCGTTAATGATATTGCGGAAGTCTCTCATGTTAGTTTCACACTGTTCGAATCCAATTACCTTTTCTTCGATGTGTTCAAGCTCTTTAGTTTCAGTACCAATGAATTTAACACTGTTGGCTATTTTATCTTCCAACTCTTTCTGTTCTTTCTCACTGACGCCCGGAATGTAAACATGCTTACAACTAGGACACTCTTCACGCTTGGCTTCTTTAATGTCCTGCACACGTTGACGCATTCTATCTAGAGTGTTTTCAACTCTAACGAATACTTCACGCCGTTCTTTCAATTGATGTCTGAGAGACTCATATTCAGCTCTTTCGATGTTACCCTTGAAGTCTATGGCAGTTTTACAATCAATGAACTCAGAGAGCATCCCACGGACTTCTGTGAGTAGTTGAATGTACTCAGCATCAAAGTTCATCCAAGAGAAACGTTCTTCTTTAGCTTTAAGCTTTTCTAGTTCTCTTTCCGACTCTTCTTTAATACGTGCCCACTTAACAGCATCGATAGATTCAAACTTACGTAAGTCTTCCAACTCACGTTGTAACTCATCTAGTTCGCCCATGATAGTATCACGGTTAGTTGCTAGACCAGTCTTGTTACCATTTAATTCAGCCAACCTAGATTGGTAGTCAGATAACGAGTAGATACTTTGCTCACAGATGACTAGAGGTTTGAACCCCATGTACTCATCCATGTGTTTATCTACAAGGTTGTGCATTCTTTCCGCTTGGTCTTGGAACTGTCTGTCCACCTGAGCGAAGTTCTTAGCCGCTGGATTAGTGTGGCCCATCAATTGGGTTAGCGTTCCAGAAAGTCTGTCCTGAATGCCTCTCCATTGTTCCCAGTCCTCATCTTTCCAGACATTAGCAGTTTCATTTACCATGCGCTTATCTAAAAGCTTCTTAGCACCTGCAACATCTCTACCAGCTGACTGTACACGTTTGAATAAACCAATTGCGTAAGTAAGGTCAAGACCTGAAATCTTAGTTAGTACTTCACGGCGTTGGGTAGGATTCATTCTAGTGAACTTAGCCTTACCCAACATGATGTCCATAACTTCTTGGTCTAAACCAAAATGAAACTTAAGTAGTTCTTTCTGAACTGCACCAGTCTCACCGTCATTTATATTTGCACCATCAACAATAAACTCAAACGTTGAATTCTTCTTGTTGAAGTATTGACGGGTTTCGTAGTTGACTCCATTATGTTCAACCTTACAAATCTTTTTCCCACCAATCTTAAAATCTTTCCTGTCCGCTACCCAACAGTTAATCTGCTCTTGTAGACTTGACTTCCCAGAACCATTGGTTCCTATAATCAACTGAATCAATTCAGATGCAGTTAATCTAATACTGTCGACTTTGTTAATTTTCAATCGACGATACCCTTCAAGGTATATCTCTAATACTTTCATTTCTACTAAACCCTCAAGGTGTTCTATATTAGAAGTCTCCTAAGTATTTTTTGACGGCATAAAGGACGGAAAACTCCGTCCTAGAATTATGCAACTTCTAAAGCTAGTTCTGGTTCATTATCGCCAATGGATTCACATTTGGCTATATTACCTACTAGTCTCTGAATGCGACTCTTGAATGAGCCTGTAGATGTATCAACATCACTGGAAACGAATACTTGAACATTGCCTTTGTTGGTCTCGCTGGAAACCTCAGCAAATGTTTGAGCGTCTAACCACGATACTGGAACTACTTCTACCTTACCGGCTTGACGTTTAGCTTTTGTCATCCGCCTGTTCTCCAATAATAGCACCCGAAGCTTCAGTTCTTGCCTCAGCTAGTTTCTTGCGGTAGAAACCAATAAGACCTAAGCCCTCAGGTGACGTGTGTCTGATTGAAAAGAGTTTGAATATCAACTCTTCTTCTTTGGTAGACCGTAACTCTTGTTCTGCTTCGTCTAGAGCTAAACGTTCAGAGTCGGAGTCACGGAATATTAAGAACTCTTCGGTAAACCAGTGAGGCTTCAACCCCATAGCTTTCCAATCTGCCAAATCTTTACTGATAAGGTGATTAGAAGTGAAGACTTCTTCTGACGAGATATTTACATGCTCGAACGCACTTCGTCTATGAATCATTCGCTTACAGAGCATTAGCATACGGACTAAGCCTGCCACCGGCTTCTCTTCGCTTAATTCCGCTAAACGTGCCTGCTCTTTGGCGTAAATTTCTTCACGACCTTTAAGAGGAGTTTCAGATAAAGCTTCTACGCGCAGAAAGAAGTTAGTTACTTCGTCTGGAGTAAGTGGGGCAGTGATGTCTGGTTCAATACCGTTCATAAATTCGGTAGCGAAAACCCAGCCATTCATAACTTCGGATGCTGGTTGATTGGCCTTATCAACCCCGATGATTTCTAATTGTCTTAATGCTGCTTTGTAAGCCTGCTCTCGATTGTCATTGTCCGGTATAAGCAATGTATCTAAACAGAGTTTAATAAAACGAAGACGCTTAACCAATGTAGCGTCCACAGCTTCGTGGTCATGTGAGCAAGATGCCATTTCTTTTTTCCTAAATAATTGTGGACGGGTGGTGTGTCCTAGTCTATAGTATTACTTAGGCGTGTATTTTTTAAAAGCCTCCGCTCGGTTCTAATTCACAGCCAAGTAGAAGTTGGCGTAAATCGTCAGGGTGCATCCTGACAAAAGTGTATTCAAGTTTTTGTGGAGCTAGTACTTCAATAGTTTCTACTAATTCTTTCTCCCATAATCCATACAGCGTTTCAAACGTAGCGTCAAACTCTTCTTCCGGTATGTACATATTGTTCAACCAGATGTCGATATAACCTACATCATCAACGACCCTAATCTTTGGTCTCATCCCTGTTGGGGAATTGTGACTATTGTTTATACGAATTATGCCTTGACTAACTTTAGCAAACTTGTTATCTCTATCCACTACAGATACCTCATTTATTTGACTTATTGAGTTATCTCTGGTAAAGGCTCTTTTTATTAAAACTTTCCATAGGCCCTCATCCAATAAACATAGAAAACAAAAAATACTTGTGCCCCTCCTCCTGTAGGGAAGGGAAGGTTTATGTAAAAAAAAATATTAAAGCGAGTTTAACGAGTGTTAATATTTATCTCTATTTCTCTTGTCTCTTGGTCATTAATTAATCAATCTCGAACGCTATCTTAAGGATAGCTATGTACTCAATATTTTTAGTTAGTATTTTTTACTATATATTATGTCTCACACAAATCAACGAGACAGAGAGAGTTCCTAAGGTAACTAAGGAATATCGAATCGCCAATGGCTACATTCCTGCTTGGATGCTTCTAACGAGGTGTCTGGGTAGGATAGCTACCACAGATTATTTAATCCATTTTGGCGTGGACGGAAAGCAGAAAGACACACCCCAACAAGTAGTGGTGTTATAACTTAAAGAGAGACTCCCTAAGAGTCTCATCTTGAAATTGTTATAGATTATGTTAGATATATAAGAGGTTATATAAAAATTTTGAAAAATCCCGTTTTTTCTAAAACAAGCCAAAAAAAAAGAGGAGCTGGCGGGCTCCTCGATTTATGCTGTCTAACCGTTATCCATTCTTATGTTTATCGGATAGTACCTTACTTGATGATGTACGCATAGTTGTCGACAGATTTCTACGTCTAACGTATTCAGTCAAGGTTACTTGCTCTTCACGGAAAGAAAACTGATAGTTATTTCTATCCCATCCATCAGGGTCAGTGATAACTACGCCGTCTAACTGTTCCCATTCAGCACTAGTTTTAGTCTCATTACCCATTACTCACCCAGCCCAGTCTTAAAGAAGTCAGGATTAATGATGTTCATGTGGTCTTCATGGGTTATGTGTATCTTCTCGCCATGTAATAGCAATACGATAGACTCTCCCGGTGCAGGCCATTCATCATCAGGTAAATCCTTGTGGGCTTCTCTAAGTTCACGTACCCCATCAGCAGTCATGTCACAAACACGATGTGTTCCATGTCTCTCCCAGTGTAAGATACTGGCAAGAGGGCGGATAACCTCATCATTGTTCCAAACGCGAATAACTTTACGCTCAGGAGTCTTCAGGAGCTTGTTATCTTCACCCATCTGGTTGGTAACAGTTAAGTAATACTGATTACCATGTTCAGAGATGTTATAACTAAGCTTACAGCTCTCAGCTAACGCACGACTGAATCCCATAATACTACGCACACTACTTTGTAGGAACACACGCCCCTTAAGCTTTTCACGCATTTCTTTTTCAGTGAATTTACCAAGACCGAGTTTACCTTCAATCTCGATACTAAATCCAATGCCCGGAGTACAGATGTAGTACGAGTTATAATCCTGTTGGACATCAGGTGTAGGGTTCTGCAACTTAACACTGTATAGAGCGTCTGGTGAGACGCCACCGTGTAAGATGTCTTTGTGACCCGGTATAATTTCTTCTTGCGCATGTGGTTCAAAATCTGACATTTTATTTCTCCTGTCATAATGTCATTTATTAAAGCTCTCTGGAGTAAGTTCCAGTAGAGTCGTACTTGAGTATATGTCTTAAGGCGACATAAGGACCTTCGAACTTGACGTTGTCCCCTTTAAAGTCTTAAGTTGAGAATGTTGTAAGTTAAGATGTGTTCCAACGTCACACGAGTTCCCCCGATAGTAAAGTAAATACCCATGCTATCTTTTTGTGGCTTTATAACCCCGTAATTGGCGTCTAGGACATATCCTTTATAAACGAAGGTGTATGTGTCACCTCTGTACTTAAAGGAACTACAAGAGCTTCTGAGGTCGCTCTGTGTTAATGTAAAGTCTGGATGAGCTTTACGGATTGCTTCGAACGTACCTTTGTCCTTAGCACCGATAGGCATCTCGTCCCATGCTAGCAAATCATTGATTAAATGGTAAGACTTAGTAAGGTCTCTGTTAGCACTCCACTTGTGGATAACTTCACCATAGAAACCTTCCCGCTTCACTAACTCACTAACACCCCCACCTGTAATGGTATCGTATTCGTAGTTTAGACTATCAGTTAACAACTTACTGAAACGTAAACAATCATTGTCGATGTAAATACAAGGATAACGACCAAGGATAGTGTCAGTGTCATGATAGTCAGTACCTGTGTCCATTGAACAAGAACTTTGTACGTGACCAACAATCTTACCACCGTTGCGCTCGATTAGTTTGTAGATGAAAGCACCTATCTTGATGTTGCCTTTAATTTCAACTAACTTCATGTTAACCTCTCAGTACCGGTATGACCATAGGACGGGTTTGTTTAATCAGAAGACAGTAGTTTCTACTACCCCACATATCTTCGACAATTACTTCATCATCGTGACTGCCACCGATTTCATAACGACGAGGACGTTCATTGTCAGTACGGAACATCTTGAGTATACTAGACACACCAGTATTCAGAGAGTCTATTCTCATCTGGAACATATGCCATGTACCATCTAGCTCTTCCGCAAAGTCCTGTAGTTTATACATTACCTCTTCTACCCCACGGTCATCCATGGAAGATTGGTTAGGGTAGACACCATCCGGACTTGCTTGAAAGATAGGAAGGAAATCCGATATGTCGGAAAAAATCGTATCTATACCAGCTTTAGTAGTGTCCCCTTCTTTAATGTCTTCACACTTGGTCCAAGGAATCGCTCCATTGGGTCTTGTGGACATAGTTAATTTTGTAACTCTTATTCTTGAACTCATTTTCTTTTTCCTGTTATTAAAAATGATAAGACGGCATAAACCGAGGAGCACTAGGCTCCTCAATCTAAGCAGTGTTTAACCTACATCAAATCCATTAAGGATAGACGTCCACTCAGTGTAACTTAACGTTACGTCGCCAAATGGCGTTGGGACTAAAGTGTCCTCACCTTCTTCCGGCCAATCTATGGTTGGGACATAGTTGACTAGATTAAGTTCTAGCTCTTGACGCTGTTGGGCATCTAGTTCTGATAATTGCATTTTAGGATACTCCGGGTTAGCTTTATCCATGTGTCTTACTGGACTGAATTTAATCATAGGATACTTCCAATCCATCAACTCAAGGTCTTTAGCCCTATCCATCAATGTACTTAGTCGTTCCAAAGTTACTTGGTAATATGGCCTACGGAGTTTAAATCCTGTAGCCTTTTGTAGATGCTCGAACTCAAGTTTATCAAGTGTAGCGTTTTCGTACACCTCACTCCAGATGAAGTTAAGTTTACGATTAATACCGTGACGGATATCCCAGTCTTTGAAGTCTATCTCATCACTTAGGATAAGCATAGCACTACAACCACTAAGGTTTCCACATACGATAATACGCCAACCGTGAGGACCTATCTTACTTGCAGGTTCTTTAACCTTAGCAATACTAAGTTCCCCTTGACGCAAGGTTTCCCTTGGGATAGGTTTAAGTTTACCAAGGTCCTTATCTAAGTCTATCCATGCTTCCATACCAACGGGACTGAACATAGTGCGAGATTTGTTAACTGACACTACTATAGATTGTCTATGGCTGTGTTCGTTAGCTGTATATAACCGTATGGCATCTACCTTACGGTCTTCGATGGGGTCGATTATAAAACCACCATCACTATGTTGGTATTGGGTAACTGACTTACTGAAGCTAGGGGGTTTACGTGAAACCATACCTTCCTGATATTCAGTAATTGTCAATGGTGTAGTGATATCTACCCAATGGTTAAAGTCAGCTTCCTTACTAATTTCAGATAGCCACTTAGCCCCTAGGTCAAATACTTGGTCGGTATCAAATACCACATTATCTTTCATCCAGATAATTAAATCCATGTAACGAACAGCAGTAGGTTCATCGGTTAGTTCTGGTGAAAGCTCGAAGCGAATAGCAAAATCTAATTGGTGTAGCTTACCGAAGACTGAGTCGTTATCCGGCAGGTCTCCTAGTGAAACACGTCGTAGGTTACCACGTGCAATTCTAATAGGTGTGTTACTCATGTTACTTTCCTTTTATTAAGTAAGTTTAGTTTGTACATTGCAATAATATAATATATGTGTCAAAAAAGATGGAGCCGTAGCCCCATCTAATCTGAGTTAACTACTACTCTGGTTGAGCGTCGTCAAATGCTTTACGAGCATCTGCATCTGATTGTGTCCAGATGTACCAGTTATTGCATTGCATGTCATGATGGTTAGGGAACCAACCATTAAATACTTCCAACTCTTCAGTTGTCATATCAAACTGAGTAGCATCGTATTCCATAACCATTGCTGGTGGATACTCTTCTAAACTACCATCGGCAACTTCAGCAAGTGGCGGTAATGTTTTCTTAGTAACACCAAGTTCAACACGCATGAAGTAAGTGTTCCAATGCGTACAAGCAACTTTATGTCCTTGTAACATCATGTGTAACGCTTCAGGGAAACCCATCTTCGTTACTGGGTTGTTAGCGGCTTCGAATGTATCTTTAGGTGACCATGACTTATAACCATCTTCATAAGTTACTTCGTAACCTTCTGCCCCTTCAGCTTGACCGCTCATTGAAGCGTACTGATTAGGAATAGCAACTGCCATTGCAACGGCTTCTACCAATTTGATACCAATAAATTGTGACATCAGATTGTCCTTTTTATGTGATTAAATAATTTTCCCGAGGAGTACAAAATGTTGACTGGTCTAAAGATGATAAGTCTAGGCATTGTAGCCGAGCATAAAGAAGTATCGTCTAAACTAGCGTTTGTGCATCCTGCGGAAGCGTTAACTGAAATAGATGGGGAACTAAGAGCTATTCCCATCACACTATATGCCGCAGGAGTAGATGGTGAGAACCGTGAATACCAAGTAAATATTCAAGCCACTACTTCCCTTGAGTGTGAATGGTTGTCGCTAAGCGAACATCGTCAAACTGCTCCAGATATAAGAAGGGGCGAACAAGTAATTATTTGGGCGGTCGATGGCTGCACTGATGAGAAGTATTATTGGAGTACATTGGGTCGAGATTCTAATCTAAGAAGACTAGAGAGTGTCTTGTGGGCCTTCAGTAATGTATCTGACCCTGAGGAAGATGTAGAGTCTTTGAACTATGAAAATTCATACACAGTTGAAGTATCTACCCACTCTAAACAGATTACTATCCGTACTAACAAATACGATGGCGAACCATTTGCCTATGTTATACAACTAAATACTAAAGACGGTAACTATACCGTTCAAGATGATGTTGGTAACTACGTACAATTGGATTCTGCTGAAACTACCATTGACCTTACCAATAAGGACAAGACTCACTTCAGGCTCAACAAGAAAGATATATTTGGATATGCTCCAGACAGTATCTACTTGGAAGCTGTAGAGAAGATGCGGTTTAAATGTAAAGACTATATCTTGGAAGCGAGTAATAGCATCACTACCACAACTAAGACAGTGGAACATACCGCTAAGACAGTGCTCTATAAAGCAGACAGCATGAAGATAGATGTTCCTGTTACGGAATGTACTGGTTTATTTAAATGTAAATCACTTGATGCTGGAGCAGGTGGAATGACCGCCGACTCTGGGGGACTCAAAGCCAAGGCGGCAGCGTTGGATGCGGCACCTACCGCACCTGGCGGTTCATGGCACTTCCCATAACCAAAAAAAAAATAGGAGGGCACTAAGCCCTCCGTTTTTGACGTCTATCCGATATCAGCATACTCTAGTTCAGAGCGACTGATTTGGTAACGTAGTTTATTTCCGCGTGCATTGCGTAGCCCATGATTGCGTAACATTTGAAACCAGTCTCTGTGATTGGATTCACCTTCCAGCGTTACAACAAGTGCAATAGAACCTAAGTGCTTTGCAATGTTGAATACCTGACCGAAGTAATGCTGGAATCGCATAAAGAATTCATCGACTCTAGTGATACGTATAGTAATAACACCTGCTACGTCACCATCTACGATAAACCCTTCTTGGGCAGATTCTTCTTTAAGTGCACCGTTCTCAATTAGTTGAGATTGTAATTGTGTATTCTCTGGCATATTCATATACTCTAGTTATTGTAGTCAGCGTCGTTTAATTCAGAAAGGATAGTGTCGATAGTATCTACCAACTCGATATCGCAATCGCTAGCTTTCCACAAGCGATACTTAATGTGTGTTTCCGAATAACCCTTATTTTCAAACTCTGCGTACAGTAATGGATAAAGTAACTTAGTAGCCGAACATACAGACACATCAAAATGCGATGCATCCGCTTTCGTGATATTAGTTGTTTCCATACAGTGACCTGTAACGAATTGTTCTATAACTGGATTTAACGCTGTATTTTCTAATGACATATTTTCTCACCCTTTTATTGGAGATTGTTATTGTTTTATTAAACTGCTAATTTAGCAACGTTCTTCTTGTAACTCCACACAGGAGTCTTTAGAATAGGCATGTCCGCTGTGGTAATACCTTGGTCTTCTTTGATAGCCTTAACTACCTTTAATACAGAAAGTTTCTTGTCGGTACAGTTAAAGTCACCAACAATCATTTCTCTTTCATCTGGGATTATTACTAAGTCATCAATGTCTTCATGTGAGACCGTACGGCCTTCCTCAAGTATTGTGTATAAGTAATAATGAATATCTTCGTTGTCGTCTACCGACATACGTTGTTCTATATATACTTTAGGAGCTGTCTTCTTGCCCTTAAGGTATTCATTGATACAATCGTTGCTATACATTTTCTTGTCCTTTCATTTAAGAGAATGTCGGGGTAGCGTTAACTACCCCTAATCGTTTTACTTCCAGATATCGGAACTGATATTCTGGGGCGTCGTATTCCACTCAGTAGCTACGTGGGCATAAAGCTTAGTATCGACGTCTTCAGCGCTATTTTCTTTTTTGTATTATCCATTTTATCCGCCTCCTAATTAGGCACGTAGATTATCTACCATTTCCGCAAGTGCATATTTGGTAATACCAAGTGCTTCCGCATTACCTTGGTATTCGATTGGTACGATACCGTCAGTATCTAGTGCCAATAGCGTTTTAGTTTTCATTACTTTAGAAATACCACTTACTACGGTATCAGTAACAGCTTCAACTACTTTGATTTCAATGTAGCCACCTTCAATGTTTACGTTACAGTATTTAAACTTAGTGCTCTTGCGTACAAGGTCACGTATTGCTAAGTTAAATTGTTGTAAAGTATTTAGGGGTTTGTCTTCTGATGTACAGTTATATGTTGTCATGATTCTCTTCCTTTTATTTAGAGATAGTTTAATTTGTATTCTTACTTGACCGTAGACAGGATTTGTTTACGGCCCATTGGCGATAATTCCCATACCTTTTCTAGACCATCTAGAATTTTGACATATACTTCATTAGGAGCTAAACCCTCAAGGTTCAACCCACTGGCAACTCTACCTACTTCAATGTTCATTACTTCTTTAGACATTTCAATAAAGTTAGCTATACCAGTTGCTGTTCTATAGCCTGATAATGTACTATGGTATTCCCAGTCACCGTTAGACTTAACCTTTAAAGATAAGTCACGTAGTACTGCATCTGGCGTAGCCTCTACTAGTTCTGCAAAAGGTGAAGACAGTCTGGTTAATAGACCATCGCTATATGTAGATACGATTATCTTTTCACCATCATGTTCGACATAGTTGAACACTGCTGATACGTCTGCTAGCTGTAGGTTTAATTGTTGTAATTTCTTCATGATTCTCTTCCTTTTATTTAGAGATAATTAATGCGCTACAGTTGTTTAAGTAGCTACTTCACCAATGTAATATGTATCTATCGTTTTTTGGAAACGACATAAATGGGAGTCTTTCGACTCCCATGAATATATGCTGTTTTAGAAGTTCTCTGGTAGTACATGGAACTGTACCATCTTAACTACTGCCATTCCAAAACCCTTACCGTCCACATAAGTACCTTGTGTACCATACTGGGTCTTACCTCCTAGCCTAGTATCGAAAGCACTTGCATACGAACCGAACAGTGGTAGGTTAAACAAGGTATGTTCATCCCTTGCTATATCGTAGGTACTACGGTCCCTAGTTTTCTTGTAAGATAAAGTTTCGCCATTACCAGTAAATACCATACCAGTTAAATCGGTAGGGTATTCGTAGACACCCGGGAGCTTCTTACTAATCAACTGGGTAGATGATTTAGTAATGTCTGGACGATTGAATACTAACAGATATGTAAACGGGGACATGATAATGTCTTCCACCCACTCGTTAGATGTAACATCAGCTTCGGAGACCAACTCGCGATTACGAACCTTACTTGCAAATGGAGTTTTACCAGCAGCTGCAATGGCTCTGTCTAACAATGGAACGTTTCTCCAATTAACACGTAACTGTTGCTTACCGACGATTTCGATTACATCATCTAACAGGTGTAGGTATCCGTCGACGACTATACCAAAAACTTTATCGGTAACATCATAACCCATATTGTAACAATTGTTGTCATGGGTCTTAACGCTACCGCCTTCCATACGGTACATTGACATGGTAGGTAAATTCTGAATAGAGAACCCACCTAACTTTTCGAAGGTAACCATACTAAGGTCATGGATGAACTCACCATGTAGTGCATCGTGTCCGCCCTTAGCGAAGATACCGTTGTCGTTAATAACCAACGGGTTGATTAGTCCATTGACCGATACCAGTACATTACCAACAAACTTAGAGTAGTCGGTATTGGGACGTGTAAGTCGTATATCATGACCTACTAAGTTACCCTCTGAATCTGGATGGATATAGGCATTCGCCCTTGCTGCACTAAACCCTACGTCGTAACCGCTATAACAAGAGATACTCTCTAACAGGTCAAAGCTGAATGGGGTACTGGTAGTATCCAAGTTGATGTTGTTATCATTACAGTGCGCAATCCATTCTGTAAGAGTATATGCAGAGGCATACATTGTCTTGTAGAATGTGGAAGTGATAGGTCTCCAGTTTATAAGTTCCCCATCTTTATCGAGTGTAATGTGGATTTCCTCATACGCCGTGAGGACTTCTGATAATTTCATATCGCCTAGATTAACACTAAGCCATTCTCGCTTACTTCTTGCAAACGATGCTGTTATTAGATACATCTGATTTCCCTCAAGGTTTAATAAGTACTAACATAAAAAAACCTCATTTTAGTATTTAATCTGTAAATAAGAGAAATAGTATGTGAATACAGTAAAGGCCTTTGCTGTTTCGATATAGCCGAATTCACTTAAAGGAGTTCATTTTGACTAGTCAATATCAATACCCATACGACCCGACTGGCCTAGAGCCGGATAACGTTGTTACGGATTTGCCACATCCGCTTACTCCTGTACAGGGTAAGGGTTACTCATTAATCGTCCCTAAAGCTGGCCCATTCTTTAAGGAAGGATTTAAACTTGTACACAAATCAAGTGGTAAAGTACTTACTCCAGACGTGGACTATGTATTTACTCATTTGGTGATGGATTTATCACATGCTCTACAGAAACATATCTATGGCTCTGTGACAGTTGTTAATCAATCAATCATGGGTGACGTTCTACCTACTTACAACACCATTGGTGGTGAGTATGTGTTAGAAGAAGATAAATTTGCACAGTATGCCATACACTTGTTAGAAAGTGATGGGGCGTACCCGTGGGATAAGTTAACGGATGTGCCGGGAGAGTTTCCACCTGACGAACATGAAGTTCCGATTGAAACTACTGCTGGTTACAACGACCTTATTAAAGCTATCCAAGACATTAGTCTTGGTGGTGACCACATGCACGACATTAACAACATCAGACACTTGGATGATAGACTAAGTAATAAGTTAGACAGTAACGGTAGTTATAAGATTCTGACTAGTGCTAATCTACACGTTCAAGGTATCTTTGTTGGTAGTATTCAATGTCGTCTGCCTAAGGTTAAGACACAGTGTCTTGTCAGGGCAAAAATACAAATTACCGAAGGTAATGATATCAAGACTATTGAAGTCACTGGTGCTGTTAAAGCATACAACGACGGCGTAATCCCTGAGAAGTGGACTAACGCTAAAATCACACCTGCTTACGATTGTTGGGACGGTAGTGTATTCATTAGTTACGATAGTGAACATTATCCAGTAGTTATACTGGGTAAAGATAAAGAATGGAACGATGCCCACATTTCTATAATCGAATACTTCACGGTTAACCCAGAAGAGATTGAAGGTGAGTTGAATCCTTTCAGAGTAAGTATGACCTCTACATTAGCAGGTCTAACATTTACTGATACAGGTGATGAAGGTCTAATCCTAATCCCTGCGGATACTGAAAGTGAGTTAGCAAACGTAATCAATCGTCGTTATTATGGTGTTATGCCAGACGGTATCTATTACGGGTTCAACATTACTCAAACTGCCGCAGACCAAATACGAGTAGGTGATGCAGGTAAGCGTAACTCTGCTGTTATATACGAGGGCTCTAAAGCAGCAACCGTTATTATGGACAGAGCAGCACAAACTATCATCCTTACACAACAAGGACAGTTCTACATAGTACTAGAGCTTGTTCCATTGGGTCAGGCAGGTGATTATCAACTAGAAGTAGATTTACCAGATAGAGAAGCCCGTATACGTCTAATTGATACCAATCAGGTAGTAGATGGAATGGTCGTCATTGGTGAAATTAATTGGCCACATGATGAACCCGTGTTGACAACAGCGCACTTGTCTTACAATGGGCGAGATAACGCTACTTGGAACTCTGGAACATTTAGTCCAATAACATCTGAAGTTTAGTAGATGTTTTCTTCTAAATTGAGCTAAAGAATATTGGATGGGGTACGCCCCATCCTTTTGACTGTCCAGTAGACCAACCATAGGAATAAATTATGGGTCCCAAATTTACAGTACTTACGGGTAAGGAAATCGATAGAAAATACGTAACCCCATCCGTAGGTGAATTAGTCATAACGTCTGACTCTAGACGTATTTACGTAGGTGACGGTGAGACACCGGGTGGTTTAAACATCGCCATGAATTGTGGTATCTTCGACAGTGAAGAAGATATGTTAGGTAGTACTTCATACCTAGGTGACTTTGGTTTCCGCACTGATGAACAAGTGTTGTATATAGCAGTAGCTTTACCGGTAACTGAGTTAAGTAGTTGGTTTGCTATATCAGGTGGCGGTATCGATGAAGGGGATATGGAAACCATCAATACCATATTAGCTGATAAGGCTGATAAGGTACATGCCCACACCAACTACGCCACTAGAGCTGAATTAGCTGAGAAAGCCAATGACGCACATACCCACAGTGACTTAGCTTTAAAGTCTGAACTTAATCAGAAAGCCGATACTGAACATACCCACACTGGTTACGTATCAAGTGAAGCGTTAGCTGCTTTGGCTGAAGCCATGGCTGTTGGTGATGAAAGTTCTCTATCACAGGCAAAGTCATATACTGATGAACAGCTAACCCTCAATCCTACGGCGGTTACGAACACAGTGCTATTCTTAACAGAAGAACACTTCACTGGTAATGTGATACTGAAAGTTGACGACATACAACACACAACGGTAGTAATACCAAATGGGTTGTTGGTTAGTCAGCCGTTGGTTATTACTAGGTTAGGTGAGGGTGATGTTAGTATAGTAGGTACTGAAACAGTATCAGTAGTGAATGTAGCTAACGGTAATAGTATTGCTGGAAGATATGGATGCGCTACCGTACTACCGGTAGGGAATGAAATGTATGTCCTTACAGGACCAGTAAGCGAGTTAGCGGTGGAAGAGTATCCAGACTTGGTAAATGGTGAAATCCCGATACCTGAAGGTCTAGGTACTATAGTGGGTGATGATAGCTCACCAGTGGAAGGAGAATAACATGGCACGGTATACAATGATGCCGGATAAAAACCAACCCGGACTTCGGTTGGTTAGTAATGTAACTCCGAGTGTTCCTCTACAATATAGACCGTCTGCAAATCCAGATGGGTATAAGTTAGCAGAACATCCGATAGTGGTACACGATAGTAAGGATAGGAAGTGGTACGTTGACCCATACGGCAATGCTCTAAGTTTCTCAGAACAATATGAAACATACGACATGACCATAGAGTGGACAATAGCCTCCAACCCTATTCTTGGACCAGTTGAGGAGACGGGAGTCTATCAAGTTGGTAACCTTAGGGTTCTGGCTAAGAAGGGCGTGGGTCTGGTATTACAGACCGTCTCTGTAGGTACCGATGAGATTATGTACGAAAGAGTACTTATCCCTGACGGTCAAGTGGACACTAGAAAACATTCTAGAGTTAATCTATATTTACGTAACACACCGGGCGATAAGAACTTTGATTATCGAGTATCCATATACCCACACAATGGTCACCTAGGTGATGAGTGGTATGATACTGGCTGGTTGAAGGGTACTGGATTATTACCAATAGAACGTTGGTTATCTAATATAGAGATACATGGTGGGGCTATCTTATAAAAGCTGGCTCTTACCAGACCAAGGATGAGACCTTACTATTCTTGTCACGTAGACGCCGACACTCTAAACGAATAGTATTGGAGTAAGTTTATGTCTTTACCAATTATATTAGTTCAGTTAGCTGGTAACGAAGCTCCAGAAATAGATTACGTTCTGGAACTAGCTAAGTCTACAGAACATCTAAGTTTGGGAATTGACCCAGAAGGTACTTGGGAAGATGCGGTTGCCCGTGTATTAATGATTGGTCAAATATCTGCACGGTCATCGGGTGAAGCTGGTGCCATCATGACATTTACAAGACCACCTGTGCCTGCAATGGCTCCTGTACCTACAGTAGTAACTGCCGCCACGGCAACTAACGCGAATGTCTATACGGCTGGCGCTGGCGCGAACGCGCCATTTACCATCACTCGACCAACTACATAGGAGGAAACATGGCTGAAGAAAGAACTGAGGCTTGGTATGTCCAATCCTTAATAGACAACTTACGTGTACCCCACAACATCACGCCTGAGATGGGATACATGGAGGCCATACAAACCTTCTATGGATTTGCTTCCATAGTTAAGGATATAGTAGGTATTGTAACATCGCCATCATCGTCAATACCTGCAATCCCTAGCAGGGTAGTGGGAGTTACCGGTTTAACCGAAGAATGTTCTTTCACTACGAACCACGATGATATTGTACCATCTGTGGTATTACCTGCTTCCAACATACCAGCGATAACATCTAGAATAGTAAGTATTTCGTAAATGAGGATTTTTTAAAATGTCAGTACAACAAATTAATGTTGCGGAGGGTGACGGTATAGTTACCCCGCATCTACAACACTACATTCAACGATTATTAAATGTCAGTAACAGCCAACCATTTGGTATCCCGGGACCCAGTACAATGGACCCAATCGTACCACTATCGTTAGCGATGTTCGACTCTCCGTCAGCAGCCGATGGGGTAGTGACCGAAGATAATATAGGTACCCTAATAGGCTACTATGATTTATATAAACATAGAGCTGATGATGAAACGGACAACCGTGCCGGTACTCGAATAGAGACATCGTGTAAGGTTGAAACCCTTGAAGACGGTAAGGTTAAATATACGTTAGTGGGTGAGTTTAACTCTACACAAGGTAACGGTGTAGTTAATAAGCTTAGAGTATTGGGCGGTACAGCAAAGGCCGATGAATTTAAGACTACGGCAGCCGACCGTCTTGAGCTACCATTAAAGAGTTGCTTTGTTAAAAGTCAACGCTACGGTAAAAAGGCCATAGTTACGTCAACACCAACATATAGGTCTACGGCCTCCGCCATAGCAGGTAGTAATCTATCGGCATCGTACGACGACTGGATAGTGTTACCTACCGAGTTTGAATTTGGTAACAATGCGGACACAGAACGACAAATGCGAGTTCTTCACAACCCCGGTTTGAATACGCCCACAATTAGACGTCCAGAGCATATGGAAATGACCGAGTTTAACTTTACCCATACTCAGGTAGAACCTACACGCACTGGTTGGGGTAATAATAGAACCATTCTTACGAAGAATTTAGATGTCTATATCTTCACATTGAACGGGTCTATGCAGAATATCGACGTTGCTAGATATCGTTTTGAAGATGGATATGCCATTAGAGTAGACCTAGTTCTTAATCTACCGGCTGTTATTACACAACAACGTACATTCGGTATCGAGATTGATGAGTCTGATGTTCTACATGTGGTGTTTGCAGATGTAGCTAAACCATCTACCATCACATACCTTACGTACGACTTAGAAGATATGACTACACCAATATCTTCTATGGATATCCAAGTTACGGACTTTGACTTTACGGATACTACAATAGCTCAATTTCATAGTGTAGTTTTAGATGAAGATGACGCTAACATTGTTTATTTACTAACCCGTAGTTTCAGAGCAAGTACCTCCACATATACCAGCATTAACCGTGACCAATCTGGTAACTTTACCGGCTTGACCGCCACTAGACTAACCGTGGATGGTTCACTGAACCCGGTATGGTTAGGTATGTGTACTGTAGGTTATGTCGCTATGGAGGGTACACCCCCCAGAGATACAGGACTTAGTAACTGGATTACTGGTAGTGCCTACGTAGGTGTTCCAGCGCTGGACGGTGACCACGAACGAGTTTATGATTCAAGTTACGCCCCAACTATACAACACTACGATAGAAAAAGAAAAATAGTACGCTCAACAACGCTACATACCGGGGATACGTTTGTTCACGCTTTTGTACCAGTAAATCATGTCTATCCGGTATTGGCGGAAGTGAACGTTCCGGAATTACTTAAAACCGAAGATTCGCAGTTACGTGTTGAATTCGAATTAACTTTAGATGGCACAATAGCCTAGTAGGGATTAGAAATGGCAGACCCAATTGAAATAACTGGTATAGTAACCGCAGAAGGAGTTACTACCCTACAAGCTGATTTAACTCAAGCAGTTGTAGATTCCTTGGCTAAGACTACCTCAGGTAGTGTATTGTTAGGTGAGGACGGCATCCTTCCACATGCAATTGCCCTATATGACTCAAGCACTGCCGTGGCAGGTGCTAGGGGAACCGCGGCACTGGGAACCTTAGTTGGATGGGTTAGCCTCAGTGAGGACTATACCAATAACGTAGACGCCTTACGAGGTAACCGTAACCTAGAATTAACTACTCGTGAGACAGTAGATGCCAAGACAGAAAAATATACCCTAGTCGGTGAGTTTGGTACAGTTCAGGCGGTAGGTAACATAGACCGCATGGCTCTCTTTGGAGCCACTGTACATAACCACCAACACCGCAAGGACTATGAAAGTTCAGTGGGTTATATTAGCAACTGCTTTAAGATGCTAGGTAGACATAGTGAGAACGCCTTTTTGGCACGTCCCATTGATGCTACTTCTGTAGCTAACATCACGGCTTCTATGTCTTTCTCAGACGTCACTAACGGTAGAATGATTACCCCTAAGGTTTGGGACAATAGTAATAGTAAGGACTATACCCTTATATTAAGTTCCGAATTTGGTGAGGACATGCGTATAGCTAAATACGATGAGTTCTATGAACCTGAAGAGGTAGTTATAGAACTACAGGAGTCTTCATGGAAGAGCTGGAGAAATAACAAAGCCAGACTAGCTCCAAATGGAGACATCTACTTATTTGAAGCCTTTTCAAGCAAGCAATATATTACGGTTTATAAATATAGTAGAGCCGCCAACTACGAAGACCCAGAACATATGGTCTTAGAGTTACCTGAGGAATGTCTATCGTTCACGACCTTACAGTATCGCATTAACGATGAGGGAGAACTGAGAATTTTCTACGTTCCAGCCTACAGCGATAAACGATTAAAGGTTTGGTTGTATGACCTTAATACCCTGACAGCCACTTCCGAAGTAGTAGACCTTGAGTTACCACACCCATTTACCAACAATTATAGTCCTAATGACTTAATTATGGATGAGACGAATCGTACTGCAACATTGCTTACGAATAGGTTATCTAACCTTGGTACCTCTGGTGACGATAGTTACCACTATAATAGTGAATATGCCATATGTTCGGTATTCGCGGTACTGTTTGACCTAGAGGACAAGGACGAGCCGGTACTCATTGGTCTAGCAGCTACAGGCGACGACGATAACGAGAATACCCCATCTACTGAGTGGGCCTTTGGCGGATTCGGCTATAAAGCATATTCACCGATATTCGATGGCGGTAGAGAGTATTATCGTTCCGCAGCTCGCACACAAGGGTTCTTTAACTACGACCATAAACGTGGGGTACTGAGCAACTACATGCATCACCATGGTACAGTATTACAATGGGGTTATTTAGGAGCTCCCCATTTTAGCTCTGCCTTAGCAGTAGTTGATGTTCCTGAAGTAGCTAAAGGTAACGATGCTCAAATGCGAGTACTGTTTGAATTTAGCGTTACTTCACCGTAACATTAATAATGTATCAGGGACATCCTAGGGGTGTCCCTATTCTAACTAGGAATGAACAATGAAAACTAAAGCATTTACCAGACATCGAGTTAATTCGTTTATCCCCACTGTATCAACGCCCGAAGTTGAGGTCGTGGAAGAACCAATTAAGAAGTCTGTACCCACGGGGGCACCTAGCTTCAAGACCCTAAACCATGTTGGTGTTCTTTTACCAATGGTAGGTGAAGCTGGATGGCTTTCCGATAGTGACGCTACAGTTACTAAGATAGAGGCGTTTTTAGGAACTGTCTCAGCCGGTGGGGACGTATCTTTACTCCTTAATAAGAATGGAGTAATGCAGGATAATATAGATATAGCAACTGGAGAAACTTCAGTTATTATGGACGAGTTGAATATATCTTTAGTCGATGGCGATGTTCTTACAATGGACATCGTGGCAGTTGGAAGCGACTATCCCGGTAAAGACCTAACCTTACGATTAACATATAACGGATAAGGAAAAGAAATGGCTCTGTTTAAATATATAGTATCTAGTACACCTACTAACGTTACTGACTTTAAAGGTGATGTTGCTAAGGTACTAACTGGGGAATATGACCCTAATGAGTTATCTAAGAATTGTGACAAAAAGTCTGGGTTCGTAGAAGCTAGTACCCCACTTGCTGAAGATAGACAATTTACTTTGGTGAAACACGATTCTGAGTACACTATAGTGAAGCGCCCGCACTCAAAGATTCCATCTAGGGATTTGTTTGTGGATATAGTTACCCCTACCAATAAGATGATTAGGTTAGCCTCACTAGGTAACTTCGATGGCGGTAGAGTTGACCCTGCTTCAAACTTAACTAACACAAGCTTGAAGTTTAACCAGAGCTGTCTTAGCTTAGTTGCTGGTGCAGTCATCTATATCGGTATCACTGAAACTAACGTGTTTGTCTGTGCGCACAATGGTTCGAATACTGCGATGCATGGTGAGTTATTTGAGCTATCTTCGGATAATGGCTTCTTCAGTTACGAAACTGCTCCTAAAGATACCATATTTGCAATGGAACTATGTTCACCATATTATTCCTCAGCAGTGAATCTACCTAGAGCATGTGGTAAAACATCTACTCCTGTATTACACGAGAGACCTGATTACCTAATGACTGTAGTGCAACACTTACAATACACGTTCCCGTTACCGTCTAGACCAGTAACGTATATGTCTAATGCGTTCTACCCCTTACCTCTTCCGGGTGGTAAACAAGGACTACCATTAATGCCAGCAAGACCACAACCAGTAAATGGTCATGTATGTGGTAGTCAGTATGCAATGGGCGGTGTTTACCAAGCAGGTGTTAGAGCCATAGGTTCCATGTTAGGTAAAACCATACGTAACAAAGATGTGGGTAACCTATTGGTACTATCGGTACATTCTAACAGTAATGGTAATTCTTACCAAAACTTATATATTGCTGGGGTGTAACATGCTTACTGGTATTGACGAAACCATAACTACTGAAGTGATAGCAGACGACGGTAATGTCATCGGTGTTGGTGGCAATGCCTACGATGAGTCAATGTCACTTAGCCCTGCGAATATGGGCGAGTTGGAATTAACAGAGAATAATTTCACTTACCGTACTGGTATCTGTTTAAGTAAGTATCATGGCGATGATGGTGAGGGTTCTCACGAGTATGTAAACATTGTACAATATTGGAGTTAAAGTAATATGGGCATTATAAAGAAAACCCTAGCTATACTAGCACCTGAAGTGACCGTAACTGGGGATGATAATGAATTTAGTGAAGAAGTATATGACTCACTAGACATCACTCCTGAAAAGTATAAGCCTAGTTGGGTAATGGTGGAAGTGACCGCTCAGGATGAGGGACTATTGGAACCTACAGTATCTGCATACAGCAGAATTACAATTGGTAGTCTGTGGGATAGGTTTAACTTAATGGAAAGAGATTTCATTAATAACTCAGCCGACCCTGTAATTCCTAGACCAGAGGGCAGTACTATACCACCTTACGATTTCGTAATTCGTGATATCGTTAAGAGTATGAGCTACTACGGTTATATTAACCTAGAACTAGAAACGTTTGGTCATGGTATGGGCTATATCTGTAATAGTCTTTACAATGCTGGAATCATCAGCGATATTGGCGTACGTTTGAACGAACTTCTGGTAGAAGGTACTTCTGCTGAGTTGTATCATGGCCCAGCTTAGGTTGGGTGGAAAAAACAGGTTAGCCATATCCCTACTTTTATGTAGGGTGGTTGTCGAGAGCAAATTGGAATACCCCCTACGTTATCGTCCTGAGGGGCGGTAACTTCAATGGGACTAGCAGGCCAATGACTCTCGCAAACATTTTATATCCGGTAACCCTTAAGGAATCCTAAAAATGACCGTTGAAATTCGTGTTAAAACTGGTTTAGAATCAAACCGTCTGGCGTACACGCCTTCTCTTGGTGAGCTTCTTGTAACCACCGATACTCGCAAAATCTATGCTGGTGACGGCGCTACCCCGGGTGGTGTTGGAATTGGTGCAAGTTGTGAGCTAGTAGCCGATGAACCTGCAATGCTTGCAAGTAAAGCAATGCCGGGCGACTTGGTATTCCGTTCAGACCTTGGACATGTGTTCGTTCTTGCTGGTGCTGATAGTTCAGTTCTTGCTAACTGGATTGACACTGACGTAACTTCAGCAGCCGATGTTGGACTTGAAAACGTTGCAAACTTCGGAATCAGTGATTCTGTTGACGAAAACGTTTCTAACCAATACGCATCAAGCAAAGCGGTTTACACTGCTAACCAACGTGCTATTGCCGCTGAGAACAATGCTGTTGCATACGCTGACCAGGTTAAGAATGACTTGTTAGGTGGAGCACCGGATGCTGCACTTGATACTCTTCTTGATTTAGGTGCTGCAATCACAGATAACGATTCTGAAATTGCTGCTATCGTATCAACTCTTGCTACTAAGCTTGACATTGCTACGTTCGACACTTTCATTGCTCGTACTGATAACCCACACAGTGTAACTAAGACACAAGTTGGTCTTGGTAACGTAGAAAACTACGAAATCACTGATGCTGTAACTGAAGACCGTTCAGACTTGTACGCTTCAGCTAAAGGTTTGAAAACTGCGTACGACATGGCTGCCCTTGCTCGCTCTGAATCATTAGATTCTCAACAGCTAGAAGGTAAGACGTTAGCAGAAGTTATCGCTCAAGCGCAAGCAGGTCTAGCTACAGATGCTAACCTACAAGCTCACTTGACTGATACGGATAACCCGCATAACGTTACTAAAGCACAAGTTGGCTTAGGTAAAGTAGAAAACTTCAACGTTGCTGAAATCTTAGCACACGATGCAGTTACTAAAGCGTCTTCTGATAAATCAGAAAGCATCGCTACTACCAACTTTGTTCACAACAAACTTGTTGATGACAAATACTTGAAAGACGGCGACGTTCTTGACGGCGGCACATTTTAGTACCCCTGAGACATAACCGTCTCTTAGGTAACTAAGTGTCAAAAAAAAAACAGGGGGCTTAGGTTCCCTGTTTTTTGACGTCTAGGGAAAGATATGTTTAATTATATCTACCGCAGACTGCTTCCCGTTCTTCCATGCTTCGTGTACTTTCCAGACCTCAGTACCTATTTCCCTTGCTAGTTCGGATAACGATAACCATTTATTATCTAAGACTACAAAGTTCTTCTGACCCTGTACGGTACGTTCCGTATCATCCATGTATACTCTCCAACATTGACCATAGTACATCTGACTTAACTGTCGACGTATAGTTGACTGAGCTACTCCTGTAAGTTTAGAGGCCTGTCTAATGGACTCATATAACTCTATGGTGCCATCTGGATATTCCCTTATGACCTCAACGTCTCCCCTACCTACCGGTTTCAAAGCCGCTATTTCGTTAGGTAACTTACCTTGACGAATATGGTAAACTACAAAACTGTAGGGTCTATCAATCTCCTTGGCAAGTTGAGCTAGGGTATAAGTCTTACCTTTATAGAGGGCAGTGATATTCCTACTAGTATTGTTGTTCTGGGTATGGTTGTCAGCCCACCTAACATTACCCGGTTCATAGTTACCGTCGCTATCAATCCTATCTATTGAGTGTAATGGTGTAGGTTTAGGACCAATGTAATCGTAAAAGGACATGAAGTCCTTTACCCACTCGTCATGTATTGATATGCCACGACCGCCATAACTATGATATTTCTCATGTTTCACATCATAGCACCTAGTCTTAATTTTAATCCAAGTTCTGTATTCAGGGGCATTTGTCATCCCATGTAACTTATAACTCTTCTTCATTGGTTTACTCTCTTAATAATTCTATATATGCCGCTTAGTCTTCTAGGTTATCTAGAACAGCACAAATCTTTTTAGTCCAAGTTTCGTTTTTATCGCCACCGATAACTAACAGCTCATCCGGACTAAACCAACCATGCATGTCTAACTCATCTTCTTCAGGGTTAGGCATAATGTTTGCTTGGTCGACATATACTACTGTAACCAATGCAATGTATTGACGGTCCGTAATTGTTTCATCTGCCGCGATAGCTAAGTCAAGTGTTTTGGCCTCGATGATTTCAACATTCTCACCAATGATGACTTCTTCAGAGGTCTCACGTTCGGTAGCAATAAGGATAGAACGTTCAATATCAATAACCGAAACATTATGCTTTAGGTCACTTAATTCAAAGTGACCGCCAATACCAACAGTTATCTTACCACGTAACGATTCATGTTGATGGTCCATCTTACGCTTAAAAGCAGCCACTTTACCGTGACAGACGAACACTGTTAAGGGAATAAGTTTACGGTAGTTGAAATCGTTTAACAGAGAAGCTCTGCGCTTAAGTACGATATGGTCAGATAAGTTTTCAGGTAACTTAGTAATACCATCAGTTCTTTCTGTAACTACTGATGCGGGAATAGCTACGATGTGTTCTTGGTGTTTCTTAGACATTGTATAACTCCAAATTGGTTAGTCTCAATAAAATAAATTTAATCTATAATAAATAACCCGACTAAAAAATAAGCTTATTACTAATAGCAAAAGATTACGGGCTATCCTATGAGCGGTGTCTCCGGGGATACTGCTATTGGTATTAATTTACCCGTCATTTTTTCGAAAAAAATATGGAGAACTCCAATGATTGTTTTGGATTTTATAGTGTCGACTGAAAGTGGGCGCAACAACTTCATTCCCGAGTCCGGACAGTTCCTAGTTTGTACTGACTCAGAGAAGTTGTATCTAGGCAATGGTCAAACCGTTGGTGGTGTACCTACCACTAAGAAAGCGGTGCGTTTAAGTGCAGGTCTCGATGAGCTAGGACTCAAAGAAGACTTGGAATCACATTACGTAATTACCTTGCCAGATGAAAAGATTACCGACGAAGAAGAAGGTAGCCTATTCTTAATCACCGATGAGGGTTCCAACAATCCTTTATTTGGTGCCCCTACATTACCAAACCCAGATGACCACCTTGTTGGTGACATCGTGTTTGTTTATTAAAGGAGTCTATGATGCAGCAATTAGATGTTTTAATGCGCGACCAGCATTCGTTGCTCCGAGTACGTAAAATTGTACAGAAGCAAACCGATGGTACATGGGGTACTCAGTACTCTTTGGACAACGATGCTGAAGTAGAAACGGTTTGGGAAACGGGTGTAACCACACAAACTCAGTGGGGTTCAATTTTTACTACGTCACATAATACCATCAGTGGTTTTGAAACTGATGTTGTAACTAGTGCGGAAACTGCCACAGCGTGGATTACAGACCGTACTACAGACGTGTCAAGAATAACAGCAGCTACGACGGAAACGGAATGGACGACTAATCGCGTCACTGAACATACTACGTCACAGGAAACACAGACTGAGTGGGATATTTCAACCACTACTGTGTTTACCACTGTTATTGCAACTACAACTAACTGGTCTTCTTCGCGCCAGACTGATTATAGTTATTCTAAGGCCACGGTCACGAACTGGTCTACCTCTGTAGATACGGATGTCATAACTAACCGTAATACTACAACCACTTGGACCACCTCACATTCATCTGATACAATGTGGGTAACTGGACATACTACAGATTACGATGTGAGTGCCAGTACTACAACCACTTGGACCACCTCATTTAATACTAATAGGTCTACAAACACCCAGTGGTTAACCGGTAAGACTACTTCCAACGTTACTGTTAAAAGTACCACGACAACTTGGGACACTGCTAAAAGTACTAGTAAATCAACTACTACTACCTTTGCAACTAATAGAGTTACGTCTAGAAGTACAAATAAAAGTACTACTACGTCCTTTAGTACGTCCATGTTAACTTCGCATACGACAACTACTAGTTGGACTACTGGCAGAACTACTACCTACGGTACTAGTAAAACCACTACTACTGTATTTGGTACATTATTTGGCACTAGCCATACTACCGATACTACATTCAGTACTGGCAGAACTACCTATTTCGGTACTTCTAAAGCAACTACAACTAGTTATGTAACCTCGTTCAATACTAGTAAAACCACTACTACTGTATTTAATACCAATAGAAATACCAATAGAAATACTAGTAGGTCCACAACCACTAGTTTTACTACTAGCTTTGGCACTAACCATGCCACCAGTAGAAGTACTACTACGACATGGGCAACTAGTGGAACAACAGGTTGGAGTACTAGTAAATCAACTACTACTACGTGGACTTCTAATTACAATACGTCTAGAAGCACTAGCAAGTCTACGACTACTACTTTCAGTACTAGTAGAGTTACTAGCTTTAGTACTTCTAAGTCAACTACTACTAGCTACACTACTAGTTGGACCACTGGTCATTCGACTAGTAAGTCTACCAAAACAGCTTGGAATACAGCACGTACTACGTATTGGAATACTAGTAAAGGTACTACTACTGTATATGGTACTAGTAGAACTACTGGTCATTCGACTAGTAAAACCACTACTACTACTTACGGTACTAGTAGGGTCACTACGTGGAATACTAATAAGTCTACTACGACAACTTGGGGTACAAGTAAAAGTACAAGTAGGGCTACAAGTAGAAACACGACTACGTCTTACAATACTTCATTTAATACTAGTAAATCAACTACTACTACCTATGGCACTAGTAGAACTACT